ATCAGTAGTAAGGAACTCTGAAAATGGCTGCAAAGAAGAAACCAGACGTTGATACTTCGGCTCGCACTCGCGGCGGCATCACCACGCTGAAAGCGAAAGACCCAATCAACGTGGAAGGTCTGAAACGTCCGCAACGCATTCCAACCAACGACGTGATGGACGACGTTATTGAAATGGGAATGTCCAGTCCCGCCGACGAAAGCCCGTCGCTGCAAATCTTTGAAATCACCCTCGACTACGTGCCGAACCTGAAAGTCGAAACCGGCGCCATGCGTTTGGTGCAACGTCGCCTGATGGAAATTCCGCAAACCCTGAGCGAAACTTTGACGCTGGTTGTGAACGACACCAACGACAAACAATCGCCGGAACTGGAAGACAAAAAGCGCGGCCTGCTCGTTACCGTTCCTGTTTCCTACGGCGTGGCAGAAGATTCCGATATTGCCTACGCCGATCCTGAATCCGTTCCTGCAAATGTCGCGCTGTACGCTCGCTGCGCTGCCGGTCGTTTTCAAGAAGCTGCCGATGATCTGGTTCGCGTAATCGCGATTCGCGTTCATCCAATCAGCACTCGCGAACTGATCTACACTTTGTAACACCAGAGCCGCTAAAGTGTTTGTGCCTTAGCGGCTTTTTTATGATTTCAAAAGGATGATGGAAATGATTGAAGGTTTGCTGCGCCAAAGCGCTACCGACGAAGCTCAACAATGGCTCGCTACTGCGAGAGCGCAAAGTGCGGGAAGTCCGTATTTCGCAATCATTGATCCGAATGCGAAAACCGAAGACAGTTCCGAACTGCTCGGCATGCTGCAATTGGTTGACGCAATCTTTTACACACAGCGCACGCCGCCTGTTTCCATCATTCATGCGAAGCTCGGGGCCGAAGGTGCTGCGCAGTTTTCTCAAAACGCAACTACCGATACGCCGTTGGTTGTGTTCCAAACTTTGATTCTGCAAGGTCAAATCATTTACGACTTCCTGTATTCCGGCGCGGTCAATGACTTGCCGTATTCCAACCCGCGCACGGCAGTGATTGACGCCGAACGTCTTTGCGATACGCTCGGTCGCGAAGAAATTTATCTCACGGTTGCAGGCCAGCAACTATATTACGGCAAAGGCAAACACGAAGCCGAAGCCAAACTCGGCGCGTTCGACAACACCCTGTACATTCCGCCAATCACCGGCGCCTACGGAATCGTTGCGTATGTTTAACAAAGAAAAACTCAGCGCATGGCCGTTCATTCAAGATATTTGCGAATCCAATCCGGACGCGAAGAAATGGATTGAAAAACTGAAAGCTCGCGAATACCCAGCGCGTGACTATCCGGGGAAAATTGAATGTCTCGGGCCGTCTGACCCAACGGAACAACACGCGCAGCATATCAAAGGCGTGGACATTCTGACCAAACTGGAAGCGGCGTATTATTCGGTGCGGCGTCCGCTGGAAGAATTGATTTTGGCAAAACTCGGATTGCAGGCGCAACCATATCCGGGCATTGCGTGGGTACTCGGGCCGTCCACTGGAATCATCGAACTGCAAGGGCGTGGCAAATCCGTTTATCAATACCTGTATTCAAACATCAAACATTTTGAATCGGTTGGCGACGAAACCTGTTTCATTGCAGCGCACAGGTTCTGCGATAAGCACGAAGAAAACTATGTTGAATGGGTTGACCGGACAACTGGCCGTTTCATGTATTACGCAAACACTGGCGCGTACTTCGATAGAGCCAAGTCGATGCAATTCGACCACACGAAATACATTCCACCGATTCACGGCGTCTACGGTTTCGTTGATCCGACCTAAACTTTTTGACCTTATGGAGTTGTAAGCATGACTGCTGTTGAAAACATTGACGTTGTAAATTCCAAACCAGAACAAGTCGAAGCGTCTGTCGAACTGCACCGCGAACTGGCGCGCATTGTTCAAATCGACGAAATCCTCGTTCACCCGAAAGCCGACCGCATGGAACTGGCGATGATCGGCGGCTGGCAGTGCTGCGTGAAGAAAGACGAATTCAAAGCGGGCGACATTGCCCTGTACGCTGAAATCGACGCCATGCTGCCAACCACAATCGACGAATTCGCTTTTCTGGAAGCGCGCAAAGACGACCTGAAAGCAGTCGGCGACAAATCGTATGCCCGAATCAAAACAATCAAATTGCGCGGTGAAATGTCGCAAGGTCTGTTGATCCCGGTTCCGAAAATGCTGGGCAAGCGCAAGGTCGGCGAAAACGTTACTCAGGCGCTGGGCGTTCTGAAATACGAAGGTAAGAAACAGAAACTCGAAAACGTCACGCAAAAGAATACGTGGCTCGACAAACTCTGCCGCTTTATCAGTGGCCCGGCTCCAGCAAACCCGCTGCTCGGTTGGCCGTCGTTTATCAACAAAACCGAAGAAGACCGCGTACAAAATCGCCAAGCTGTTTACCGTCAAGCGGCGGAAGCTGGCGAACTGTTTGAAGTTACGTGGAAACTCAATGGTTCTTCCATGTCGGCATTCCACCGCACTTGGCCGGAAGACGGCAGTGTCCATGTCGGTGTTTGTTCGCGTAACGACGAAATCAGTCTGGTCGATATGCCGTGGGGTTTCGTTGAACAATCGCGCCGTTGGTTTGCGTCTTTGCTTCTGGCGAATCGTCGCATTCTCCGCACCAAACATTTCACTGTTCCGAAATGGCGTACCGGCTACCGCGCCGACGAAAACGATTTTGTGAAAGCGTACATCGACCTCGACATTGGCGAACGTTTGAAATCGTTTTACGAAGCGACCGGCATTGAAATCGCGGTGCAAGGTGAACTGGTTGGCCCCGGCATTCAAGGCAACTTTGAGCGCCGCGAAGAAAAAGAATACTACATTTACCGTGTGTTCGTTTTGAAAGACCCGTCGCCGTTGTTTGCTCTACCGGTCGGCATGCAACTGCCTGCAATGGCGCGCAAGATTTGCAAACAGATTGGCCTGCCGTATGTTCCGGTTTGGTCGGAAGCTTTCCCGCTGCCTTCCACGACCAAAGAAGTGTTGGCCCTTGCCGATGGTGATTCTGCATTCGGCGCCGCGTACCGTGAAGGTTTCGTGTTCAAAAGTAACGAACGCGATTTGTCGTTCAAGGCAATCTCCAATTCGTTCCTGTTGAAAACGGAGGACTGATGAACAATCGTACATTCAAGTTTCCGGATAGCGCAGTGCGGATTACTGGCGACCGGCAAACTGGCAAGACAACCAAATGCGCAAACATTGTTGTCACCGCCCTGATGAAAAACCAGCAAGTTCTGGTGGTGTTGCCGCAAGCGTTCATGCGCGACATTTTCCAAAACTACTGCAAGAACGTGGCGGTCGATTGCGAAGTTGACCATATGATTTCGTGGTTCAAAATGGACATTCACATTTTGACTATGGGTGAATGGTCGCGGCCAGACATTGCCAAGATTTACGACCTGATTATTTTCGTCGATGGTACGGCGGAAGTCGGTGCCAGTTTCCACGGGCACAACTGGCTGTTTGGTGCAAGTCCGGAGTTGTGGCAGATTCTGGATTACCACACGAATCACGTAATCCTCGCCAACAAAACGTTGCCGGAAATCGTCGTCGCGTGCAATCCTGTAAACCTTGCGCATGAGCCTGCGCAGATTTGGTTGAATGATTTGGCGCGGATTCAACGTGGCGGTGAGCCTGCCGAGCTTCTGAAAAAGTTCAAAACAATCGGCGAACTTGATACCGAAGTTGCCTACGTCGTCACGCAAAAACTTTCTGTAAGGTTGTCGTAATGGAACAGCTTGATCCTGCCGCTGGCGAATTTCTGGTGACGTTGTTTTTCGTACTGTGCTTAATCATGAACGCAATCACGTTCACGCTTTGGGACACGAAAGGCGGCTTGAACGTCATGATGAAAATCGGCCACTTCTTTGTTTGCATCGGTGCAGTGCTGGCGTTGTTGCATCGGTTCGGCATTATCCGTCTTTACTTCTGAGGCACGACAATGAACAAACTTACGAAATCATTGCTTCCGTCCAAACCGCATGATCCTGTGCCGAGTGCGTATGCGCCGGACATGGTTGTGACGATTGTTGAAACCGTGGAAATGGAACACTTCATTTTCCAAACCGAACGGGTTTCTCAGGCCCACGATCCGGAAACGCAACCAAGCCTGCTCGGCGTCTGCTACACCAAATGCGAAAACCATTTCTACATCGGCGCGTTGCGTGATGCGAATTTCATCTGCAACGAAATGGGAATCACCGAACAGTTGCAGCCGACTCCGAATGGCAAAACCGTGTGCGTCGGTTTCTGCCCAACGACCCAACAGTGGTTTGGATGGTCGCACCGTGCTACTGGCGGTTTCACCATCGGTTCCGAAGTTGCAAAAGGTGATTGCGCGTTCAAACCATCGAATCGCGAAGAATTCGAGGAATCGTGCAAAGAGTTTTGGGACATTGGCAAGAAACAGGAACTACACCCGCGCCTGTATCGCACGCGGGAGTTTGTAGATTTCCGTCACGATATTGTTGATCCGGAAGTGAGTACCGAATTCACAATTGCGGTTTTGCGTTGGGCAGATGTTTACGATCCTGAGCCACCGATCACCGTCGATCCAAACGCTTCGCCGATTCGCGAAATGCCAATCATGTATCCGCTAACGTGGGGCCGTGGTGCGTGGAAAGCTGAAACGCTGGAAGACGCGAAGCAAATGGCAATCGACTTTGCGGACGGGGTGCGGTAATGCCGGTCAATCGCAATAAAGAAACCAAACATTTCATTCACCGGTCGATGGTGCGTAGCGGGATTTCGATTCCGCAGAAAGCAGTGGATGCAATAAAAGAAGAAGATGCAGCCTTCGACGAACTCGACCGGATTGAGGTTGAACAAAATGCAAACCGAGAATCAGAATCCGACTCCGCAACAGAATAAAATGTGTGAGCGTTGCGGCGTAGTTCACACGCAAGAACCTGTTGACGTTGAAAAAGTTTACGCCGAAGCGTTGGAAACAATTGTCGAGGCCGAAGACAACGAATGGCGGCTGGCGTCGGAAGGTATCGTTGACGAAATGAAATTGCGTGGGTTGGGAATCGACCTGTCCTTTCTCGACGGTACTTTTGCAGGCGATACGATGGCCGGACAAGCTTTGCGTATTGATTCGGAACAGACCGCTGCGCTGCGCGAACGCTACAAACTATTTCCGCACCAGCAAGCCACAATGGACTGGATCAAAGAGCAAGTCCGGGTTAAACGCATGGTTGATCCGAAACTGCCTTTGGATTGCGAAACGGACGAATTGAGTTTTCATCCGGTTATCGCCGGAGACTTCTTCGATCCACAAAAAGTTTATGCGGCGTGTATCAGTGGTCGGCAAATGCCCATAACGCCAATGGTTGTGGCCGGGCTTTCGGAAGGCATCTATCCGGATATTCACTACGGTATCACACGCGGCGTTACACGTTTCAAACATCCACAGTTTTCGCAGATTCCGAAAACGCCAGCGGCACAAAAGCTGTTTCGTGAACAGGTGCAAGCCGACGGGTTTACTCGCGACGGCCAGATCGTTGATTTAAAAACGAAGGGTGAGTACATTCCGAAAATGGGAAGCGATGCGCGCATTATGTATATGTTCGATTCGCTTTCTCCAATGGATACGACGCGACTGTTTATCCACGAAGCCTATCACGCGGAAACGTATCTCGAACACCAGTTTGCCCGCGCACGTCGTTGCGGTAAAACGCGAATGAACATGGCTCTGCATGAGTACGAAAGTAAACATGCGAACCACGCGTTCTATGATGGCGAACCGGGCCGACCGAAAGCCGACAAGGCCAAACGTAAGGCGCAGAAGGCCGCACGGAAAAGGAACAACAAATGCAAAAAGTGACAATCGTTAGCGCCGTTGGTGAGAATGGCGAAATTGGCTGGCAAGGAACTTTGCCGTGGAAAGTGCCGGGTGAACTGGCATGGTTCAAAGAGTTGACCACTTCCGGCGAGCAGGGTAACACGCTGGTTTACGGTCGCAAAACTTTTGAATCGTTCGGCAGCAAGCCTTTACCCGGTCGTAAAAACATCGTCATTTCCAACACGTTGCAACAACCGTCGCCGGTATCGGAATGCGGTTATGAAGTTCGCAAGATGTTGAAGTGGGCGGTGATGGAAGCGGCGCGGGACAACCCACAAGAAAAGATTTTCATCATCGGTGGCACTGCGATTTTCCAAGAAGCTTTGGAATTCGCCAATCAGGTTTGGCTGTCACACATTCCCGATTCGTTCAAAGGTGCTGACACGTTTTTCCCATTCATGAATCCGCGCACTTGGTATCCTGTGACCGAGCGCCGGTTTGAACACTTCACCGCTGTTCTGTATCACCGTCGTTAAACAAAAGGCTGGTTCCCGTCTTGGGTTCCGGCCTTTTTTACGTTTGGAATTTGGACAGTGATGGCAAAATGGAATCATACTAATTTATAAATAGAGTCAATCAGGAGGTGATCCACAATCTCCGAGTGGACTACGACTCGGTTATCAAAAATGTAGAAGGTGTGTTTTGCACCGACCGCATAGCGCGGTGTAAGGAATTGGAAAATGAAAAAACGATATGTCGCAGTATTTCCCAGCCCGTGGTTGTTAACGCCAGAGGCATTGAAGTGTGCAGTGGAACATTACGGAATGGCTATGGTCACTTTCGAGATTAGCTTTCTGCATCCAGATATGCCGTTGTTCAGGCGTGCTCATTCAATCTTTCCATGCCACAAAGGAAAGACGCTGAAAGCAATCGACGACGCATTCCCGATCCGCTACTTATCGGATGCGCCCCTGATGCGCGTTGTAGATGCAGATAAACTTTGTATCGTTGTGCAGTAGAAAAAAGAAAACCCCACTTTCCATTTAACCGGAGAGTGGGGTTTTTTCGTTTCCGACGTTTAAAACATATCGTCGTCTATTTCTTCGTCTTCGTCTTCGTCTTCTTCGTCATCCGGATCATTGCGACCCGGACGCCATTGGGAAGCGCGGTAAACTCCCTTTTCATCATCGTCTTCATCCGGTTCTTCTTCGTCATCCGCATCCTCGTCCGCATCTTCGTCTTCGTCATTGCGGGCGTCTGGAACATCGTTGCTCTTACGGTGCCATTGATTAAACATTGGCAAGAACTGCGCATCCATTTCGTCGAGCGAGGTTTCCATGCCTTTTTCGTCTTCCTCAAATGCCATACGCAGTCTGCGCAAAGCAGTTTTGGTATTCAAGGCTTGTTCCGTAATGTCCGACGACAGATTTTGCATTGTCGAATATTCTTCGTTGAAGTCCGCTGCGGTGTAGCCGTACTGTTGAATCCACTCGATTGCATGGCGTTCAAAGTTTGGCGACAAATCACAAGGGAACACCAGATAGAAGCCCATCATCTTTTTCAGATAATCGACCGCCTGCTGATACTTCTCCAACAAAACAGTTTGATTGCCCGCGTTATCAGATGCGAATTCGATAAAGCTGGAACGGCGACCGCGTGTAGTCGGCAAACCGATTGCTTCGGAGATTGCCCGCGTGTTGCCACTGCTTTGCATAACGTCACTGATCCATTGGCAGAACCGCTCAAAGGAACGCGCTTTCTTCGCAAAGATTTCCAGCGACGTTTTGCCGTTGTCGTCTCGCACAAACGAGGAAGGCGTAATGTTTTCGATTGCGTCTTCGTTCAGGCTATCCGGGTACAGATGGAAGTCGGCACCGGTCTGCAACAGGTACGAACTTTTCATCAGGATTGGCAAAACTTTATCCGAACTGAAATCGAACGGTGCGGCCACTGGTGGGTTTTGCAGATTCAACATCGTGCCAATGAAATCAAACATTCGTTGCTGTGCTGGATTGATTGCGGTGACGTGCAGACCAGAGGTAGCGAGTGCTTTCCAAGTACGCATCAAAGCTTTCAAACCAAACGAAATGAGTTCGTCAATGTCTTCAACGTTGTTGATTTCAAACTTGCCGCAATAGATGTACGGTGCCAAATCCTTGAGCGCCGAAATCATCTTTTTGTATTTGCCAAACGTTAGCGCGTCGATGCCGTGTTTCACAACGAACAGCCGCGCTTCCTTCTGCGCTTCCGGCCCGGTCACTTCGTCTTGCATGAACTGAGTGCCAATCGCGCTGCTGAGTTGCGATGCGACTTTTGGGTTTTCATCCGCAAGCTTAAACATTTCCCGCCTGAGTTTCCGCATGTTGACAACCATGTCCATGCTTTCTTCCCAGTTCCGTTCGATTTCGGCAAAGAATGTCGGATCGTTCTTCGCTGCCTGCAAACCCCAAACCAAAACAGTTACGGTTTCGCCATCTTCCAGCAAGCGGGCCAGTATCGCCCGTTTCACTTCGATAGAAATGGTTTCAGGTTTTGGAATCGTCGCCAGCGTGCGGTGAATCTGCCGAATGAATTTGGAATCCTGATACGGCAAACGCTCACGTTCCAGATTGGCAACCAGCCAAACGCTTTCCTGCAAACGCGGCGATTTGAGAATGTCGCTTTTGTTTAGCTTGAGTGTTTCGTTGTTGAAATCCACTGCGGCCTTACCGATGGAATCCAAGTCTTCCAAATCGGCTGCATACTCGCGTGCAAAACTTTGCGATGCGAATGTGAGAGCGCCCTGTGCTTCGTGACCAAACTTTTGAAAGTCCAATGCAGCTTGTGCAACGGCGGCTTTCATCGCTTCGCGGAATTCAGCACTGCGGAAGAACGGCGCAGCATTCTTGCCGGAAGTCATGACAGTCATTTCTTTGAGAAACGCCGACATGATTTCAGGTGAAAGGGCCATAACGCGTGCGGCTTGTTTCACGAATTGCGGTTCGCTGTCTTGCGCATACAGAATGATTTCTTTTGCAGCTTTGCCCCACTTGTCCCGGCGAACAACCGGACGTGCCATGCGACCGCGACCCGGTGGGCCTTGCCGACGTTGGCGTTCTTGCGGTGCGTCATCCGCATTCGGATCGGGTTCGTTTTTCGCTTCGCTAATTCGGAATGCTGCCCAACTTGGAAACAGTGCCGGGTTCGCTTCCAGTACGTGGCCGGGACTGCCTTCACGTTTCCAATTAACGCTTTGGTTTTTCGTGCTGCTGTCGAAGTGTTCGGTGTTTTCACCTACACCGTCGTCGTACAGTCCGCTAGTCAGCCAGTATTCACCAGATGGAACGCGGGCGTTCAGCTTGCGCACGAATTTGTTTAACGTGTCACCGAAACCGGGAACGTTGTTTCCGTAAACGCTGGATTCGCGACGATACAGAATGTCGCCCTGATCGTTCTTGAAAGGTTTGAGCAGGCAACGGCACAACGGTTGTTTGATGTTGTCGTCACCGATACGAATTGCGTAAGCAACCAAAGTGCCTTCCGCAACATCGTTTTCCAAATGCTCATGGTACGCGCCGTTTTTAACACCCTCGCGCCCATCTTTCAGACGCATGCAACTCGTTTGATCCCAATCGCGGCCAGTAGACATACCGATAATGTCATACGGGTGGCAGGAAACGACAACCTGAAAACCTTCGGAATTCGAGTTTTGCAATTGTGGATCATTGTCGAACGCGGCTTTTGCTACGCTGTCTTTTGCGATCACCTTGCCGATGTTGTAGAAGTTTTTCTGTTCTTTGTCTTTGATCTTGACGCATTTCTTCGCCAGATAATCAGAGACACGGTAGCCTGCAACGCGCAGCGCATGACGCACGGCCAGCGGAACAACTGGCACAACCGGATTTGTAGAACCGCCGATTGGCAAATACACACGGAAACCTTTCGAGCCGCGTGGCATAAACTTGCGGAGGAACCGAGGCGTCGGGCCATCCTTTTTCCAGTCGCGTCGATATTTCATCGCGGTCTTTAACGACACAACGGAAAGACTGACAAGCTTTTCCATTTTCTTTTCCTTAGAACATGCGCTCAATACGGGCATTGTAGTTGTCGTAAATGTTTGCGCTATCCCGGTGGAATTTGTACGCCACGTCGGTGAGGGTGTCCACGTCGGGCGCTTCCTGATTTAACTCAGGGTAGTTTTCCACTTCAAGTCGATAACCCGTTTCGGTTTTGTAGATATAGAACGTCGGTGCCTTCGGGTACTTGACCTTCGCGTCGTCGATACGCTTTTGTTTCTTGGCCTTTTCGTGTGCGGAAAACTTGTCGATCAGGTATTGCATCAACTGCGTTTGCAGCATACGTCTGTTGCTGAGATATTTGGAAATCTTTTCGACGTATTCGTCCGAATCGGCATAGCGCTCGCTGGTGTCCGATTTGAATTCAGCCAATGGAGCTTCTGGCCCATAGCTGACTCCCCGGCGCAGCGCATCGTAAACGCGTTGGCGGAAGTTTTTACGATCTTTGTCTTTCGCACCTTCGACGAAAACCTTGTGGGGTTCCAGTTTGTCATCGTCTGGAAACGCAATCGCATCCCACCACGCTTCGGCGCGAGTGGTGAATTTCTTTCCGTAGTTGTAGGTGCCTTTACCAAACTTCTCAACCGCCGGGGCGCTCACTTGCAGAGCGATACGTTTTTTCGGATTGAGTGTAATCAGGTCGGTGCCGTTGGCGTATTGGAACAGCGCGATTTTGTTTTTCTTCGCGATGATCGCCAGCATGCGGCTTTGATTCTGTTTGCCGTCACCATCTTGAGCGAAATGAATCTCTTTGATGTAACGCAAACATGGAATCGTGCGGGAGTTGGAGAACAACCGGTCTTCCGTTTCGTCATCGGCACTGTTGCCCGTAGACCAGTAGTTCACCGGTTTGATTTTGTAGTTTGCGTTCATTTTCTGGCCGTCCAGAACGAAAACCACTTTGTTGCCGGAGAACGTATTCTTGCGGAAGTAATCGTTGTCTTTGCTGCGCGCCAGTGACAAGAAATAGTTTCCAAGGCTGTGCTTGGCTTCGACTTCGTTGCTGATAACTGGTGCTAAAACAAACTTGTCATTGCGCATTGCGGCGACCGCGTGGCGCAAATCAATGATGTGATACAGGATCGACGAACCTGCGAGGGCGAGCATGACTTTCATTTTAAGCTTCCATGTCACGGAATTTATGCAACAACGCAAACAGCGGACGCTTGCCTTGCCCCATATATTCGACGGTGAACTGTTCTGCAAACCACTCGCCTTCGTGAGTCGCGGCGTATTCGCTCGGGTTGCCGATTTGTTTTCGTAACTCGCGTTTCGCCTGCATGTATTCGATCAGCACGTCATCATTGTTTTTGAATTTGAGCTTTACGGACAGGTCGATGAAGTGCGCCATTTCGTGAACGATTAAAGCGGTGAAAGCTTCGTGCGTTCCGTTGTGGACAACAAAACCGTCTTTGTTACCTTTGCTTTGACTGAGGTGCGCTTCTGCAACAGTGCCGCCCGTGCTCATTGTGCTGATTGTCAAAACACGATCAAACGGATTGAGTGAGCTGGTCAGGCGTTTCGTGTAGCGCACGCCTTTGAAATATTTCTTGGCTTCCGGAAACAGCAGGAGGATTCCGCCGACTGTCTTTTTGATAAACGCTGCAACTTCCGGGGAAACGAGTTTCTGTTCTTCGTCTTTGGAAACGTCGTAGATTTCTTCGCCAGCTAACGAGAGCATGACTTTCATAATCAGTCCTCGAAAGACTTCGCCGGTTTGAAAACCATGTACAGCGAACCGCCACTGTCTTTGAATTCTTTCAGGCAATCTTGCAGACTGGCTTTTTGATCCATCGCGTAGCGGAAACCATTCTTGTAAAATACGGCCAGACTGGCAACGCTGGAAACCTGCGCACCAATGTCGGAATGGTAACGCTTGATTACTTCCTGCACCAGTTCATGGCCGAAGCCTTGACCGCGTACCTTTTCGTCAACTTGAAATTCTGTGACCGAATGTTTGCACGGCGAATATTGTCCGCCAGTGTTTACGCAAATGTGCCCGTTCGGAGAATGCAGGCAGGTGCCGAAACCCGTGCGCTGTTCTTCGGTAAATGTTGTGGCGAGGCTGAGCATGACTTTCATTTAATGTCCCATACGCAAATCGAGTGGATCAAATTTCCCACTGTTGCCCATTGCTGATTTGATTTGTTCTGCACCGAAAACAATCCACTGCGGATGCGTACCGCCAACGTCGTAATGGTTCAACAGAAGAACGCCATCACAACCTTTGTGGAGTGCTTCGATAATCACTTTGTCGCGGCCTTCTTTGCCGCCGTGGAAATCGTGAGTGTGCAGTTTATTGATTTTCAAGTAACACGGCATGACGTGGCCGATTTCAGGCGCCGGGAAGTTTTCATCGTACCCGGCGTAGCGTCCGGCTGTTTCCGGATCACTCGTAAAGAAAATCCCGGTTTCGCCATGCGCTTTATTCAGGCCACGCATAAACAATTCAAACGTCGGCTTTGTGGTGCCGTGGTAAACGCGCAGTGGTTTTCCCTGAGCATCCACACATTTCGAGTTACCAAACCAACGTTTGAACGCTTCGGTTTCCTGTTGCTTTGTCGTTGCCAAGGATAGAAAAACTTTCATCGGCCAGCCTTACTGCGCGCTTCGTCGAGCATGTTTTTGAAAGCTTCACCAAAGAACCCATACTGCGGGCCTTTGAAATTCGGATCAGGTTTCGGCAAATCTTTGAACACGTCACCAAAGATTGCCCGCATGCCAGTAGCTTGTGCGCCCGGTGGGAAAACAGCAGGATCAATCACGCCGTTTTCCATGCCTTTAGTGTCGCGCATGTAATCTTTCTTTGTGTGTTCGACGAATGCTGCATACGCCCGCACTTGATCCAGCGGTTGCAGGAAAGTGGAGTCGATATTTTCCAACGGGAAACTTTCGTAATACTCGCCAGTGCCATCCGCGTACTCGACGAAAAGTTCGACCGCGTAAATCACTTTGCTCCGAGTAAACTTTACAGAAACCACTCGGCACTTCGGGCAACCCGGCAGAATCGAAGCCGGAATGTACAAATACATACCGATGCCATTTACGCCGCTCGCACAAAATAGCGCTTCGTCACCGATTTGAAAATGCGACGGTAGGCCAGACGAAAGAGAAAGCATTACTTTGCTCATTCAAATTGTCCTCGGTTTGCACCTTCGACATACGAAACGTGAACCCAGCCGCTTTCTTCAATGACGGTGTGGAATTCAGTTTTCAAAACATCGAACGGAAGGTTGGCGCGGATGTATTCGTACAGGTCACGGATCGAACCGTTCTTCGCACGAATGTCCACGGCTTGGCCCAACGGGTGTTGTTTGGTTTCGAGATAATCGCGCCAGCTATTGGCGTCGGCGAAGTGACGGCGATTGTCCACGCACCATTTGTAGAATGCTTGTTTGCACAAGTCACGTTCCAACGCTGGCGAGCGATACCAACTGTGAACGTAAATGAATTCAAACTGTTCGCGCAACGGTTCCAAAACTTTCTGTGCAAGTGCGCTCGCGTTTTTCACTACTGCGGCAGACGGGGTGTTGTCGATGCCGAGGCGTTGCGCTGCGTAGGAATAGGACACGTCACGCAAATCATAATTCTGGCTAATACGCTTGTTCATTGTGGCCTCACAAAGCAAGGCCGATTACGATCAGCGCTTGCATTAATGCTTTTTCGATTGCGTTGTACCGGCGTTCGCTTTCCAATTGGTTTTGCGATTCCGTATACAGGCGACTGTACATATTGCCACGGTCTTCTTGTTGGCGCACCAGCGTGGTCAGCAAATTGCGTTGCTGTACAGTTTGGTTTTGCGCTTCCACCAAAGTTTTCAACGCCGCCGTATTGGCTTCCGCCTGTTTCCCGTAGGTGTTGAGAGCATTGGCATTATTCAAATCGAAACCAACATATTCTTTCCCGTCGGTGGCAGTCACCAGAACGCCCGTTGGACGATCTGGCAACTTTGCATCGAGCGAGATTGGTTTCAAGTCTTGGAATTCCGTGTGCAATATTTCCGGTTCGCGTGGAGTTGCACACGCGGCCAGCGACATTACCACTACCAACAAAACCAATTTGCGCATTTTCAGGCACTCGGCGGTGACGGCTCTTTCGGGGAATCTTCTTGAGCCACCAGATTAGGGTCTGTCAAATCTTCAAAGTTCTTTTGATTTGTGAATTGCTCAGACGCACGCATTAAAGCGGCCTGTACCGGAGCGGGCAAAGGCGGCTTATTCAACATGGCATCACACGCAATACCCATTGCGAAGTAAGTTTGCTTTCCCAAACCCGGTTCGATGATGATCGTGGCGATGAACGCACCGACCGCACCGGCCAAGGAATAGAAAGTTGCCATTTTGTTGGTTGTCCAATACTTGATTGGATCAATCTTTTCGCGTCTGCATTTCCACAGCCAGTTGACCATGACGCCCATCAACATACAGAAGAAGTACGACAGGGCCACGTCTGGCGGAACGTCAAACATTTGCAGTAAAGCTTTTTCGAGAATGTCCAGCATGTTGTGTTACCCGGCTTTGCGCTCCTTTTCCTGCGCGACAACAATGTTGCCCATTGCGTTAAACAGGCGGAGGCGATTGAGAATGTCATCCAGTTTCCGGATGAAAACGTTTGAACGGCTGGTGTCCGTATTCGGATCATTTTCAGGATCGTTCTTGTATGCGTTGCAGAATTCGCCGATTTCTTTTTTGTACTGTTCGATGGATTGGCGAATGTGTTCGGCTTTCAGTGTCAGCTTACCGAGCCAAATGCGTTCGGCTGGGGTAGCGTTCGACGCCGAAATGTCCGGGCGCATTTTGAAAAGCGTATTGATATTGCCGACGCCGACGATATGCCACACACTCATTTCGTGATTCTGGCGGCGCGCGATGGTTGCCAGTTCCGAGTTAAAGTCACTCACGATTTGTTCCACTCCTTTAAAGCATCTTCCAGTTTACGACTCTCTGCGGGTTTTACAGGTTGAGCCGATGCGACCGCTGCCGCTTGCAAATCTGCAATACTGGTGTTGGTTGATTGAATGTCTTTTGCAGTCTCGACAATCTCTTTCGATTTGTCTTCCGCAATTGCTTTTACGGCGGCGGGAGTTGCTTGCCCGCGATTACGCCAGAAAACTGCACCAGCCAAAATGAGTAAGGCTGTCAGCCCGGCCATGATGTAGTTTTTGAAATTCTTGAGTGTTTCCATATTGCGCTCCTACATATTTGCGTCCGGAACATCGACTTGCCGCGCTTTAAAGCGGTCACGGCCCAAACGTTTCATGATGCGTTTCATGTGTGGATCAACAACGGTTTTTGCACCGCTTTCGGTTTTCTGTTTTACAACAACTTTCATGGCTTTCGATACTCCCCGCCAGAAAACAAAAAAGGGCAGGAGAATTAATCCCCTACCCTTTTAAATTACACTGTGTACGCCAAAACCATTAACCGGCTGGAGTAAACAGACCTGCAACCGAAACGCGAATCGCAGCGGCAACGCCGAGAGTCACAACCAGTTCGTTTTCAGAAGTGAATTCGATTTTGTCTGGAGTGATTGCTTCGTTGGTAGCGCGGTCGATCACAGTGACGGTCGGCCACTGGTATTTCAGGTTGTGCGTTACGGTGTGAGTAGTTGCAACAGTCGCACCGGAATCGAACGGGAAGAACGAAGAACCGATTTGAATTTGCAGCGCGTTCACAACGTCGGCGATTGGCGTAACGTCAGCAGCTTTCAGGAAACCTTCTGCGGCCAGCGCAGTCGGAGTCACGTAGGAGGCAGACAGATCACCAACTTTCAAACCGTTGACGCCAACCGAAAGCGAAGCGCCATCCAGTTTTACGGAAACAACGCCTTCATCCGAAGCGATACCGTTACCGGCAATGATTCCGGCCAGACCGCCAAACTCGGCCCAGTTGGTGCCGTTCCAGCGCAACCAAACACCAGCGGCGCGGTTCCAAACGAGAGCACCCGGCCCTTTTTCGGAAACATCGTAGGCAACCGAAATTTCAATACCGTCAGCGCCAACTTCAACAATGTCGTTGGTGTTGGAAGACACAGCCTGAATGCCGTGCAAACCATCGACCATGATGTAACGGCCAGCGACACCGGCGAAATCAGTTTCCAGACCGAGCACGTCGGATTGGAAATCCAAACCTGCAAGCGCAAGATCAATTGCGGTTTGCAATTCGCCGTCAGTAACCAGACCGGTTACGGCAGTGCTGATTTCCGAAGTTACGGAAGCCGAAGTTGCCAGCGGAGCGATTGCCGAAGCAATGTCAGCGGTAACGTCAGCAGTTTTTGCATATGGAGTCAGCGCGGTATTCAGCGCAGAGGTCAAACCGGCGCCAGTAACCAGACCGGAAGTTGCGGTTGCGATTTGCGCGTCAACTTGTGCGGCAGTTACGAAATCCGAAATCGAAGCCAGAGTGGCGTAGACTGCGGAAAGATCGCCAACTTTCAAACCATTCGCACCAACGGTCAGAGTAGCACCGTCGAGTTTGATGGAGATTTCGTCGCCGTTTTTGGAAATACCGTTACCGGCAGAAACGCCAGTCAGACCGCCGAAGCTTGCCCAGTTGGAACCATCCCAACGCAGCCATTCGGAAGTTGCACGATCCCAAACCAGCGCACCGGGGCCAGCAGCGGAAACGTCATACGCAACAGCAGTCATCAGACCGGCAGACGAAACTTCAACAATGTCACCAACGCCAGCAGCGGCGGTGTTCGTCCAACCTGCACCAGTCAGGAAAATGTAGCGACCGGCAACGCCAGCGAAATCGGTATCGAAACCGAGAACATCGGATTGGAAATCCAAACCGGCGAGCGCGTTGTCGATTGCGTTATTCAGCGCGGTAGTCGAAACCAGATTCGCAACGGCGGCAGTAACGTCGGCGTCAGAAGCCAGACCAGCAACAGCAGTGCTGATTGCAGAGTTTACGTCTGCGGTTTTTGCATACGGAACCAGTGCGGTAGTCAGTTCGGTATCGGTGATACCATCGCTGGCGCCGAGGTCGGTGATTTCAGTACCGTTGAAGAATTTCAGCATGCCGTCGGTGGTGTTTGCCCAAACGCGTGGCTCATTGCCAAGCGTACCGATCAGCGGGTCAGCAGCCAATGCTTCTGGTTTCAGATTCAGAAGTTGACCGAGAACCAACAGCGAACCATTGATTTTGTGAGACATAAAAGCTCCTTGGCTTTTCAGTTAACGATAAGTGTCGGTGGAACAGAAACAATTTCAAGAAGAACAATGTCTTCGTCTTGCAACTGTCGAAGGAGAGAAGCCAAAGGTTCATCCCCTTCAATGACGCCCTCCGTAAAGGATATTACTTCCGAACTGTAATTCTTAATGGCCAGAGGTAAAGTCCCGCAAGATACCAAAAGGTATTGTCGGATTCGTTCGTGCAACAGGAAAATTCCCGTCGCCTTGTAGTAGTCGAGTGCAAAGTTATCCACGTAAGCCACCAAGCGATTGGTGTTGCTGCGGTTTTCCGTGCATTGCTCGACTACAAAATTTGATCCCAGCAAACAATCAATCTCGTACAACTCGTACATGGTCGATTGTAGCATTGTGACCAAAGCGCTGATAATCAGCGGATACGCTTCAAGTTGGGATTCGCCGGTTGCTTTACGAACTTGTAACACGAACGCATTTCGAGTTTCTGTGTGAGCTTCCTGCCAAACCGAAATGAACTTTGGAACGAACACGTCCGTGTGAATGTCGAAAATATTGCAATGTGACCGGTGGATTTTTTCAATGCGTTCAACAATTACATTGATTTCATTCTCGCCGATCACAGGCTTGTTCAACATCAGGTATTCAACTTCGGAGGCCCAAAGGCTAAAGCTGTTGAATAGGAGCAAGAGCGATTCTCGCGCTACTTCACTGAACTGGTTTTTCTCCAGAATCAAATCATTTAGCATGAATGCCTTGGAGTTATAAAAATACTCCAAGGACTTCGCCGCTACGGAACGAAACCGTATGTTGTTTTGAACGAAAGCCACTGGTGTGTCCTCAAATGCCGCGTGCCGGGTTATGGGCATGTGACATAGTTAGACCAAGAATCACGCCGCTTACTTGGCTCTGTTTGTCATTGATTTCAGAAATGATACGAACAATCCTTTCCAGTTCGCGGTTCATTTCATCATCGGCCCGAGTTGTTTTGGTTTGCACTTCCGCCACTACGGCTTGAATATCCCGCAATGCTTTGTGCAAAGATGCTTGCTGCTCTGCAAGTTTCGGCAACAGTTCAACACTGATTCCGGATGCCTGATCTTGGCAAAGCTTTTTGATTTCTGCAAGGACGGCCAGAACAGCCGCGTTATTTGAAAGCTCTCCAGTTAATTCACTATTCTTTTTCCGGAGAGCCGCGTGGTCGCTTATCAGTGGGAAAACGAAAAAGTAATAACCTGCACCCATGAGCATTGCAATGATGATCGCAATCGTCGATGGGATTGGGCCGGAAAGCAAACCGTTTAGGAAGCCCATATCAATTACACCTATCGTTGCTCGGGCTTATCTTAATGACCTTGCCTTGTGGTTCCGCAACAATGGTAATCTTGGCCATTCGCGGTTCCGACAAAACGCAAGCGTCACCCGCACCCGGAAGCGTGGTACAAACTGCTTTTATGCAATCGTAATATTCACGCACTACCGGGTTAGGTTTCGCATTGCCAGAGTATCGGAAAAACGCAAACACCAAGCATGCCAAGATCGCCAAAACGATTATGCGGCTAGTCAGCAGGTGCGATGACACGATAAAATTCACCCATGTGAGAAGCGTATTTATGAATCACTCCCAATTGTTTCAGCCGGGGAAATGATGCACATACGCTTGCGGTTGTGGTTCCCTCTACAAGCAGATTTGATACTTCTTCCGGAACCGGGCCAACCGCGAAAGCCGTTTTAAAATTGGCGTGGCAAATACCAACGTCAACGTGCTTTCGGTTTACCTCTATCAAGATCACTTCGGCGTCGAGATAGTTGAGAGTCTGGTTCAGGTTATCCGTGAAGTTGAAAACATTTAGAAAGATGAACCCGTCAGGCTGCTCAGAAACCGTTGCAATTGTCTGCCGTAGCTCGTACTCAGTTTCAACGGTAAACTCAGTTGTGTTCTTCAACTGCGCTTTGATTACGTCCGCACGCTTTTCTGCGATTGGCGATTTACCGCTGATAATGTAGATCGGGCCGTCAAACAATTTCGGGTCTAGCTTTATCTGAGAAAGCAGAGGAACGTACTTGATATGTTTTGCGGTAAATTCGTAATTGTCGCCAAGCACGGTTGCGTTTTCGACATTGTTCTCCACGACAAATCGGGAGACAACTTCTTTCACATCCCGCGCTCGCGGACTCGGATCAAGAAAAACAACATCCTTGACGCCGATGGCTTTTACCAAATGCTCGCCGTAAAGCAATGTCACAGAATGAGATTGCACAACGAGGTCAGTGATCGGTCGTGGTGGCACATTGCCATAAGTTGATCCGGTACATTGGTAAATTAGCAAACAAAGAAAAAGTAATAGTTGTTTCACAGGACTCCTACCTCACAAAGTTCCGGAACCGGAAACCGAACTGCAATTGTGTTTTCGTCAATGACTGCGACTTCCGTAAACGCAATCTCCCTTTCGACGTAAACGGAAACGCACGGTGTAAATGTTCCTTTTCCGTGCGTAATCAAATGTTCCGTTTTCGCGCTGTTCGCCGTGTACTCGTAGCGTTCGGCTGGCGTGAAATCTTTCAGCTTGTCTTCAACGAATTTCTGACTCGCTGCATAATCGTCGCCAAGCGGCTGCTCAGTCCAAAGTTTCAGCGGGGCATTCAGAGTACCGCCCGCAAACTCGCCGCGTGTTTGGTGCGGGTCGTCGATGTTGGTACTGTGTTGCAACAAATCCCAATCAGCAGGTTTTGCTTTGTCCCACTTTTGCGGTTCCAGCGCTTTGTCGATTGTGGAAATCGCAATCCACGTATTTTTGTTTCCGCCGCTTGGGCTGCGCGAAGTCCGCACGTACATTGTCGTGCCTTTCAACCATTTAAGATTGATTGGCGCGTCGATGGTGTAAGGTTCGCGGCGATTCCAAACTGCGATTGTGGTTTGTTCGGTCGGCACAAGGCCAACCGTCAGCAAACAATCGAGGGAACCGCGTGCGGTGTAAACGTCATTCAGCCGTGTGACCAAACTTTCCAAAGTTGCGAAAGACATAGCTTATGCTCCAATGACGATTACGTTGAGTTCCCAACTGTTGTTGGTAGGCACGTCGTCTTTTTGCGTCACTTCGAGAATTGCAACTTCGACGTTGCTGATTCGATGCAGGTACTGGCCGCCCGGTTGCGTGTTGGAACAACGAGTTGGCAACGCCAGCGGCGAAGCGTCCCCCAAAGTAATCGAACCGGTTGTGTCATTGTATTTACCAATGTAAACCATTTGGTCACGCGAGTTTGTGGTGCCCGTTGTTTGGAACGTGTTCGCCACAATAACGTCATCACTAACGGCGGTTGCAGTGCGGGCCAACGCAAAGAAATATTCTGTGTCCAACCAGATAACGTCGAGGAAGAAAATCTTTCCAGTATCGCGCCACGGCGTTTCCGCACTGGCAGAAATCTGGTTGGTTTCGAGCGATTCCTGTTTACCGATTGTCAGTTTGACAAAGTTGGATTTAGGAAGTGCTGCACCGCGACCGAGGTTGTCCACTGCACCCAAAGACAGAATAGTGCTAGGAGAAATAGGCAACATATCCCGCGCTTTTTGCATTCCGCTATCGTCGTGCCCACCGAGCGCGGCAGTGATAGCAAACATTCCGTCGTCACCGGCGTAAAATTGCGGAACACCTTGATCGTCGAAAGACGCAAACGCATAGCCGAACGGTTGAATGTTGTTTTGCCCACTCACGTAGCTTGGTGCAAACAACGAACGGATTGCCATGAGTTTTCCGTTACGGTCACGGCGAAACAATTGCGTTTGGAAATACGAGTGTGCTTTCCGCTGGCGATCCACGCGGTCAATGCACCACGCCGAACCGACAGGAACAGGTGTAAGCGTAAACCCGGAAACACCAACATCAACGATTTGGTAAGTCTGTGCGCCGCTTGTTGCGGAAGTCTGGTTTCCGGAAAGAACTTTGGTTCCGGAAAGCAATGCAAGCCCAACGCCGTAGCAGCCCACGTTCGACCATGCAGGGGTAATTGGTGCGCCTGATTTGAAACTGAAAGAAACTTGATCGGAACCGTTTACGTCGAAAACGTAATACGAGAAAGCGGCGGCAGTTTCGTTTACGGTAGCGAGCAAACGCCCGTCGCCGAGTGCTACGATATTCGGGAACAGTGCGCCAGCATACGCAATGTTTTGCACTGCGCAAGCGGGGCCATACGTCGGTGCCGCTTTACCGTTGAAATAAACGGCTTGAATGAAAAGTTTGCGAGTGCCGGTGCCGATAGTGGCGCCAGTCCAGCCGGTGAAAATGATGAATGCTTTCGTCGGCGAAACACTGCACCAGCCAAAGTTTGTCGGGTCAGAAACAATTGGGCCGGTGAACGGAATTGTTGAAAAAGCCATGTTTGATTCCTTACTGGTTTTCGTCGTAAGAGGTGACTGCAATTTTCTGGCGCGTTACCGCAACCGCACGGGCAGTCATGAGCGAGAATTTGTCGCCGTAATCGTAACCGGTGATTGCAACAATTTTACGTGTTGGTGCAAGCGGTGGCTGTAGGCCCATCAACGGGTTGTCGGTGCGCGTTACATAATTCGGCACAGTGACAATCTTGCGACTGATGATTAGCTGAGTTGCGTTTGCAAAACCAGAAGTCAGCGCGTTCGATTCCTGAGTGTTTAGGTAAAGCTGCACGACGGCACTTGCCAGAATAGCAGTGGTGATCGTGACCGAACCCGCAACAAACGAAACAGGAAACTTCGTGGAGTTGATTGTGACGAATTTGAACTTCGACAAAAACGCGTCCGGGCCGCTAATGGTCAGCGAGCCACTGCCTTGCGTAATCGTCAATTGTTCGCCAGTGTACGCTTTCAACGTCGGCCCAATCGCAATGCGTGTCGGCACAACCATTGTCGCCAAATCAGATTGCGGAATGTCGGCTTTCGTCGTGTCCGCTTTTTTCACTGCCGCGTATTTCGTCGCCAGTCGCACGACAACGTAACGTCCGCAATCAAACGATTCGTAAATACGTTCGGCGAAATCGAATGTCGTGCTTGGGCCAATCACTTTGCCGTCAGCAACAACCGTGTGCGTGTGGTACATTCCGATAATCAAATCGGTGGCCGTGACCATTGAACCGACAGTGCCATAGCGCTTTTCGTCGGATACTCGCAACGTCGAACCGTTAGCGATAAATTTACGTCCGGTCAGATTACCGATGTTGATTGTGGAAAGAACGGAACCGACAACTTTGTATGCGGTGCCGTCGATGAATCGCTGCGCTGTCAAAACTGTTTCGCCCAAATCGTTGGTCGAACACAAGTCGCAGTAATCCGGAAGTTGAACATCAACCCGAGTTTTCGTGGCGATGGTATAAGTCGTGAGGGTCAATCCATTTACAAAAGAAATGTACTGGCCGTTTGGTGAAATCGAGGCTGCCGATGGAGCAGCGCCGAAACTCAAAATACGTGAAACGCTCAAGTTTGCAACAACGTAAACTTCGACGGTAGTTTCCCGAAGGACAAGCAACCGCGTTCCCTTTGCGCTTTGCAGCACCGTATTAAAAGCTCTATGCTGTTCGTGCTTTACAAATTCCATAATGCACCCAAAATAAAGGGCGTCGTGCAGACCGCCCTATAAAGTTTTGTATCAAAGGTTACGGCACATACTCAAACACAGGCCACCAACATTCGGTCAAGCTTGCGGCACCAGACGAGTAAACGTAATCCGCAGTCATACCAAGCAGCCCGCGATAGTTTCGGAGAACGCGAGTGGTTGCAGCAAACGGATGTTGTTCTTGGCACCATGCGCCGCAGTCTGTTGCACCAATCGTCGTGCCCATTTGTGCCGCCGTGAACTTTTCCCAAAACGTCGCGGTCGGGTCAGTGTCCCAAACGCGTTGCATGAGTTGAGTCCATTCCGAGTTTTGCGTACCGACCACGTTGTTTACAGCGTATTGCGAAGTAGGGCACGGGTCAGCGTCAGCACCTTTGAACAGCCGGACTAGGAATTTGTTTCCGCCGATTGTGATAGTTCTGTTTTGCGTTACGGTTGGAGTTGCAGGGAAGTTGCCAACACCAGCCACACCATAAACAGCACCAGCGGCGTAAATGTCATTCCATGTAACGTCACGGCGTAGAGGCATTTTCGGAACGAAAAGGATTTTCCCTTTGTACGCAAACTTCAACCAATCCGTTGTCGGGTTGATCGGCGTACCAACAGTCAATCCAATAAGTGCCGCTGCATCTAAAGTTCCCAACATCGCCGAACTGGTCAGCGTTCCGTAATAACCAAGTTGCGCATCACCAGCTTTCAAGGCAGTTGGGCCTTGCAGCGGAAGTGCCGCAGCTTGTGGCATTTTCGGAAGTGTTGGTGCCGGTTTAATTACACCTTTGTACATTGCGCGTTTTGCAATCCGCATATGCTTGATACTCATACTGTTGCTCATGGAGTTATCGCCCCACCAGTTTCGTACCGGGATTGTCGCGCTGTTATCGGAAAGTGGTTGTGTATTTGCGACGGTGCCGCAAGCCACGCCATCCATGTAAATCGTTAGAACTCCTTTATACTTCTCGATAACCAAATGCACATCAACGTTAAACGGAATTACCTTGGTTGCGGTAAGGCCAACCAACCCGTTTGCTGTGGAGTTGGAATAGAAAATAATTCCGCCGCCAGCGCTATACCAAATCAACCAACTGTTGTTCTGGCCGGGGTTAACGTATTGCCCCATGACGCAGTTTTCGTTTCCAGCCGTACTGAGCACACGCACGATTGCTTCAATGGTGTAATCCCCCGCGCCGAAGTACGGAATGAATTTCTGGAAGCGTGCGGCTGATCCGGTTTGCGTAATGTTTAGACGACCATTCGCAACTGCGATTCCCGTACCCGAAAGTGCGAGTGGCGCTTGGGAAACTTCGTCGTACAAACTATTTCGACGGAAGCACGTTTGGAAAACAATGTCTGCCGCAACACTGGAATCGTAGGTCGGAACCACAATTGCAGGCAAGGAGGCCGGTGGAGTGAACGCGCCATTGTACGCAGATTTCCCACGCATGACTCGCATGTTCCAACGCTTACCAATTGCACCTTGGCGAATACCCAAATACATCGTGGTTTTAAACGCAGCCACAACGTTTGCCGCACTGAAAATTTCAACACCGTTCAAATACATCTTGAGCGTCCCACTTACACGGCACGCCGCGAAATGGTTATCGGAGTTCAAAGTGATTTTCGGATTGGCTGGGTTTGAGAAACCGCCTGCATACGCGCCGGTCGAAGTCAGCATGAATCCAACAGTTAATGTCGAATCTACAAACAGGTTGAACGAGCGGTTAGTGTCAGTAAGTGCTTGGTTATCCATGCAGATAATTGCGGCACCCGCTGTAGAAATGCTACTGAAATTGCCCCACCCTTCAATGCTGAAATCTTCATTCGCACTGAAATACACTGGCGTCGCTTTATCCAACGGCACATCTGTTGTAGTCGTGTTTACCAATTTGTTTGCGGTGATTGCTGCATTCGTCGTCGCTAACGGACTTTCCGAAACGTCGTCAAGTGGGATGCCTTCCGCGAAACTCATTTGTGCCCACGTTGGATCGGTGTAACCAGCAACTGGCGCAGGGCCAACATATTCCAGAACCGGACGCCAACTTGCGTAAGCACCGAAACCGCCGTTTGTTGTTGCTTGTGTTACCGACATGCCTTGCACGTTTGGATAACCGCGAACTACGCGAGCCGGAGTATTCGCAAGCGTGGTGCCGCCGTAGTACGTGTGGTTTTCCTGACAGATTGTAATGTCTGAACTGCCCGAACCCAATTCCGCATCTGTGAACGAAGCCCACCGCAGGTTTGCCGGTGTTCCGGAATACACTCTTTCAATTGTGTTATCCCATTCGCAGTTGTCGGTGTTTTGCGTGGTCGTGCTGTTGATTACGCCGCTCGATGGGTTAGTGTCGGAGCCGTTCATTAAACGAATTTTGAAACGGAAACCGCCGAGGTCAACATAGACAAGTTGGTTTTTGTTGCCACCCGATGGAGCAGCGCCGAAAGCGTCCACGCCATAAACGAGGCCCAACTGGTACAGGTTCTGCCACAAAACATTTCGACGGATTGGAGCTTGTGGAGTAAAGATTGTTTTCCCTTTCCACGAAAACTTCAACCACGATCCGTTTGTGTTAATGTCAGTGCCATCAGTCACGCCGACCAGCGCTGCCAATTGCACGTTGGTAATTCCCAATTCCGTTTGTGACAGAAGCCCATAATAACCGGCTTGCAAATCACCGCCCACCAAAGTTTTCGGCCCCATTGTTGGATCGCCGACTGGTGGATCAGGAATTAGGGGTGGCGTATCTGGATCGGTTGTTGTGCCGAGATATTCCAAAACCGGACGCCATGCCGCTTGCAAAGGTGGAGCATTAACGTAAGTGTTAATCGCCGCCGTTCCGCCAGTGAGGCCCGGATAACCACGCATCGCCCGATAACCTGCACCGAACGTATGAGCTTCACGACACCACGTCAGATAGTTTACACCACCATCGTTTACACCAAGATCGGAATCAGTAAACTTTTCCCAAAACGTTGCAGTCGGGTCAGATTCCCAAACACGATAAATCAAACGCGACCATTCCGAGTTTTGCGTTGTTGCAGGATCGGTTTGGTTGATTGGGAATGCGGTCGGGTCTGCTTCTGCACCAGTCATCAACCGGACTTCGTATTTATTTCCAGCTACAACAATTTTCTTGTCTTGATCGACGGGCTGGCCGCTTGGCGCAGCGCCATTTCCCGGTGCGCCGTAAACCAAACCGAGTGCGTACAAATCCGCCCACGCAACAGATGAACGAATTGGTTTTTTCGGAATGTATAGCGTTTTGCCGCCGACGATAAACTTCAACCAATCCGTGCTAGTGTTCACCGAGTTACCGGCAGACAATCCAACAATGCGTTCCAGCGGACGGGTTGGGAAAAGCGTAGCCATTGGCACAGTGCCGAAATAACCAAAGCGCGAAGTTCCGCCTTTCAGCGTTTTCGGGCCGGGGCCAGAATTCGGCAGCGTTTCTAATGGTGGCTGATATTCCACTTGCGACGGTGGAACATAAGTCGGATCAACGTCACCGCGATACAAATCAAAAAGATCGTTGCCCGGTGCGCCAAATACCAAATACTCGAAACCGCCATTCACCAGCGATTCCAATTCCGACTGAGGTGCAACCGCGTAGCCGAACTCCAATGTTGGAATTTGTGCCACGCTCCAGTTTGAATTGTCTGGCGCTTGGTCAAACATTACTTTCTGTTGGCGCCACACGCCCGCATGCGGTTGCGGTTTTTTGTAAGTGAGGCTGCCATTGTTGAAACGCGTGGTCAGTTTTACGGGCGGAGCATCTGCACCTTCGCCGCGTGCAACTGTTGAAACCTGCACAGCAAGCGGGGCAATTTCTCCCGGCGTTGAAACTTTCGCCAAATCGTAAGCTGCCAGTGTTGGCGACGTGCGATAGTTTGTGTCGTAAGATGTGTTCGATTTCGCAGTATCAGAAACCGAAGTCAGTTGGCTTGCGTTACCGACGTAAGCGAATTGTGCAACCGACGCGCTGTCTGGTGAAATCGCTTTTGCTGTCAGCGAAGTGGTACGTGTGTTATTGCGCGGGCCAGAACCATCTTGAATGATGATCGAATCCAAATCGCAGTAACCGACGTGCGCGGTGAGCGTTGCACTATCGGCGTTTGGCGCACGCAACATACCAATGTATTCAAAGCTGGTCGTGGTGAAATAATCGGAATCGACTTCCCACACTTTGGCATTTGCCAACCAAACGCGCAGTTTCTTTTCTTCGCGGTTGATTTCAATATCTAGACTCGACCACTGAGTCGAATCCATCCGACCAATCTGCGCACTATCATTCGCGTACAGGCTGTAATACTGCACAGCGTTCGGCGTGTCGTAATTCAACACAACGTAAACAGTCACCGGCCCGAATTTAATCAACGGGATTTTCGACAGGCCGGTAGTTTGTGTCCACGTTTTCGACAACTTGATTTGCGTGCTCAAGCAAATGAAACGTTCCCAGTGAAACGAAAACTTTCGCTTGAGTGCAAGTGCATCAGTTGGCGGCGTGTAGTTCAGTTGTGAGTTTGCGTTTGCGTTTTGCCAGCACAGGCGCAAGCTGTTGCCGTTGTTGAGTTTTCCGTTTGCCAAAAACAAACCGGCAGCGAATCGGTTTGAACCGGGCAACTCATACGGCTGAGCGTACCCGGCTTTTACCAATCCATCGGCAGCGCTCACGTTACCGCCCGCATTCAAAGATGCAGAAGCGACGTAGCTGTTGAAACTATCTGCAAAAAGAATAGCCACATTAGGCTCCCTATTTACGGCGCGACTTTATCCAATTTTCTGGCCGAACGTAGCGGTCAATACGCCCGCAGGTTTCCACCGAACACCAGTGCTTGGATCAAGTTCAAAAATGCCTTTCTCGGCGGAATACGACGCGGCCTTCAACGCCAGTTTATCGCCGGTGTAAGTCTGGCCGAGGTTTTTAATCATCGGTGCCAAAGACAAACTATCCGGTTCGGTTTGACGCGCAGAAACTGCAACAGCTACAGCAACGATTGCGTTATCGTCAACCACAGTCAGCGCCGTGTTGTTTCCGTAAAGATCAATTGCACCGACCGTACCGGAATACACATACGACGAATCGCCGTTTGGAGTTTGTTCGTTCACACGCGAAAAGTTTGTGGTGCCCGAGTCGCGACCGAATGCAACTTCCGAATCAGAAAGCGGCAGACGCGTAGCCACGTTGATTTTGCCAAGACGGACAGTTGCAACGCTGGTCGCAGAAGTAGAACCGTCGAGCAAATAGTAATCGTCCACGTCCATGATCGACTGGCCCGCTGTGCCGTTTGCACGATACAGCGCTTTGATTTCCCACTTGTCGAAGTTTACCGTTTGTTCGGTGAGTGTTCTTTCCGAAATCAGAATGTCGTTCATCCACACGCGGTATTTCGAGTCGCGGGCGTTCACTTCGACTTCGCAATAGTTCCAGATCGACAATTCGATTTGGTACGCGGTTGGAAAACCGTCGGCCAGCATAAACATATCAATGCCGACACTCACGTCATGGTCGCCCACTTTCGCGATAATCAATTCGGCAGTCGGGTTGATAACCATGCGGAATGCAAAACCGAGAATCACCAAATCTTTTGCAACGTATGGGGTCGCGCTTTTCCACTGTTCCGGTTTGATCGGTTTGGAAATCTGCACTTGGTTTGCAGCGGTGTCAGCCTGTGTCGAAGAAACCAAACGCATGCCGTAGGAACCGGCGTTTTTTCCGTAAGCAGTGCCGAACGCCATTACGCGGGTTGTGCTGGACACGGCGAAACCAGCGGCCTCAAACGCTTGGCGGTTTGAAACGGTAGCCAGTGTTGCGGCGCCATAATGATCGAAACCATCAAATTGAAGGACTGCCATTTTTCAAATCCTATGTTGTGACTGGAACTTTCAAACGTTGGCCCCAACTTGCAGCGAGTAGGCCAGCCGATAACCAAAGCGCATTTGTCGCGGGATCGGTTTCAAACACTTGGAAGTTGCCGGTGTAGTTGTATTGCGTAAGCGTGTATTCCGCGCCTTCTTTTGTTGCGCTGCCACTTTTCACAACCGGGATGATTCGGAAATCGTCACCGTCTTCGCGTCGTGCCGAAGTGATAATCGAAATAGCACGAATCGGTTTTGTTGTAAGCATTGCAGCGTTGTTGCCGTACAGGTCGCGCACTGCTTTGTTGGATTTCACATACGACGAATCGCCGAGCGGTGAGATTTTATTCACATACGTGTGGTTCAAAGCGGCGCCACTTGAAACAGAAAAACCAGCCTCTACCGTAGCCGTAGGAATCCGAATGACCGAATTCGTCCGTCCAAGGCGGCTGGTGTTTGCGGTGCCTGATCCGTCGAGCACGTAAATATCGTCAACGTTAATCAAGTTTGCTTGAACAGCCGATGTGTTTTTCGCCATCAGATGCCAAGAAGTTACCGTGGCATTACGGCCTGTTGCGGTTGCCACTTGCGTGTTGGAAATCCAAAGCGTGGCATTGCCTGCCGTGTCGATTTGAATTTCGCCGAAATAGTAGACGCCAATCTCAACAGTGTAATCAGCAGTTGCGCCGAAGACTTTCACTTTCAGGTCGGCCTGAATCATGAGTTGGAGAGTGGAGTTTAATTCGAGGATTTGCGTTTCCGTTGCCGGAACAGCATTAACGCGGAATGCGAAACCGAACACTAGGCGCGTGGCCCATGCAGGCATTGCGCGCTGAATCCAGATTTGGTTTGCAACGTTTGAAGAATTGAGAGACGCACCACACGACAAAGGCGAACCGGTGCGGGCCGCAGTGTAACGTGCATACGTTTCTTGAAGTGAAATTGTTTGCGTCGGAATCGAATAACCGGAAGCAACAAACCCACCGACTTGCGCCAGTGAGTTTGGGATATTGCCTGCGCCGTAATGGTCGAGTCCGTCATGAAAAAGAACTGCCATGCGCTTTTCCTTTTAAGACGTGGGCGTCCCTGCCCAAAATCGAATTACGGAACGATACCGCCACCAGTGTTCAGAGCGACGATTCGCATACCGGCGTTGTTTGGTTTGTTGGCGTGCATCGCAACAAAACGGCGGTCGGAAGTTTCACCGTAAACGCGAAGTGGCAGATAGGTGTTTTCTGCAACCACGTCCGAAGACGTGTAACCCAACATATCCAGTTCGTAAGTGTAAGCGTAACGCGGCGTATTCAAACGCGCCGGGAAGCTCACAACGTATTGGTTGTTTTCCGAAATCGCAACTTGTTCGTTTGCGTTGATTACCGCTGCGCTGTTCGTGGTGTCGAGCGTGGCGTCGTAGGATTCGGAAGGACGCAGAACGTCGGATTCACGAATTACCATTTTGTTGATTACGCCACCAACACTGTACAGCGCAAACACTGGCGCTTTACCGGTTACAACTACGGCGCCGGTTTTCCGATCCACTGGACGTTGAACCAGCAACCACGCATGCGGAATTGCCAAAGTGTCAGTGGTCAAGTCTTCCCAAACGTCGATGAAAACGCCGCGAGGCGTAATGCAAATGTAGTACGACATTGGATAAGAAGCGGAAAGATCAACCGAGCCTGCCATCACACGGTTTTTCCGGTTAAGGAAACCTTGTTTAATGTCAGTCGGCAAAGGCGAACGCGTGATGCCGGTGCCTTGCGTGTATTTGCCACCAACAACGCCGAGCGGGCCAGCGGTGTCAGAACCTGCAACCAACCACGACTGCGCGCCGGAATCCGGAAGCGAAAGTTGCGAACCAACAACAAACGACGAAGTGTATTGATCGTAAACTTCTACGCGCAAACGCCACGGTTGTTTGTTTGGAAGTGCGACGGCGTTGAGCGGGTCAACAGTTTCCGAAGCTTCCAGAGTAACGGCCCATTTTTGTGGAGTGTTTGGAACAACCCACGGATTTGGGAAAACGGCTTTGAAACCGTTTGCCGTCAAATCATTTACGACCGAAATCATCAGGTCGCCAACAGTGACGAACCCGGAACGGCGAACTACAAAACCAGAAGATGCCATTTACTTTCCCCTATTACGAAATGCCGCCGCCTTTGACAAGCGCGACGATACGCATGCCGTTGCTGTTTACTTGGTTTGCGTGGACAGCCACGTAATTACGCGGTTGCGCTTCGTTATACAAAGTCAACGGCACTTCGGTATTTTGCGAAACCACGGTCGCACTGGTGTACCCGATCATGTCGAGTTCGTAAGTGTAAGCGTAGCGCGGAGTGTTCAAGCGGCTTGGGAAAGAAACCACGTATTGGTTATCTTCCGAAACAGCAACTTGAATTTTGTCGTTGATGATTGCGGCGGTGTCCGGATCATCTTTGGTTGCCGATGCAGGCCACGTTGCGCGCAGCACGTCGGATTCACGAACAACAAAACGAGTAATCTGCCCACCGACAGAAGCCACGCAGAAAACTGGAGCTTTGCCGGAAACAATTGTCGCACCAGTGTCGCGATCAACTGGACGTTGTACCAACATCCAACTGAAATAGTTGCCGTCAACGTCGGACGCTGCACCTTCCCAAACGGAAAGGAAAACACCACGCGGAGTAATCGACAGGAAATACGACATTGGGTAAGCGGACGACAAATCTTTTGTAGGATCAGTCGGTTGTACTGGCGCGGTTGCGGTCAGTGGATCGTTGTTGACGCCAACCCAAACACGCAAACCACGGTTGATAAAACCTTGAGTTGCGAACTTGCTTGGGCGAATGTTTGCAGGTGCTGGAAACTTCCAACGGTCGGCGCCAGTTACCGGGTCTTCGCCGAATTTCGAGTAACGCTGACCAACAGGGCCAACAACGCCGCCGTAAGTTGTGGTTGCGCCGGATTCAAATTCGTTGGTTACGAAAGGAAGTGCGCCACCGTTTGGCAATTGCGAATCAGGACCAACAACAATACCGGCAGTTGCGTTATCGTAAACAGTGACGTTCAAACGCCACGCTTGGTTTGCAACGCCGCCTTGTGGCAGCGGATTCAGCGGGTCAACGTTTGGGCCAGCTTCCAGCGTGGTGGAAAAACCTTCAATTGCGGCGCCGACTGGTTTTTGATACGAGCCAGTACCGCAATAAGTGAAACCGTTCGCCAGCAGGTCGTCGATCACCGACAACATCAGAGTGCCAGCGGTTTTGAAACCGTGGCGGCGAATCTGAAATCCAGTTGCCATTTAGAATTCCTCAACAATCAAATAAGTTAAATCCAGCGTAAGCTTTGCGTTGGTCGCACCATTGTTTGTGACTTGACCATACATGAACGGTTTGCTGGGGTTTTCAAGGTTTACGAAAATCGAATACTGTCTGGTTTTCAAAACCGTACCATCCCGCAGCAACGTAGAACCATCATCAAGTAAATGGTCATCGGTTGCGCGGAATGTGTAGGGGTTTGGGTCGATCGCGGGATCGAAATTCGGATCACCGTAAACTTCAACCAAACAAGGCCCACTTACTTTCAACCGCTGCACGATCACCGAATGCCCGAGTTCCATCGAAAACGATTCGCTGGCGTTTGGCTTTAGTGTAGCGGTTGTGTAAGTGAACGTTTTCCGTTTGCGTAGACCAGCCTCACTGAGTTTTTTACCCTGAGACATGACCATTTAGCTTTTTTCCTTCTCTACAATCCTTTTGTTAAATTATGTCAACCGCCGTGCATCAGCCACGCAATCGGCATGTTTGGCCCACGTACTTCACACACCAGAGTATCGTCTGTTCCGACGCGATACACGTAACCGTCAAGTTTCGTTTTCGTTGTCGGTTTCAGGAAGTTGACAATAAACGCATCGACTTCTGCTTTGGTGGTAAAGCCCATGTAGTATTTCGCTTTATCAATTTGGTTTTTGCCAGCCTGATAAAGAATCGGCTTCATATTGAACAGGGTTGCGTTTGCTTTCGTAACTCGATACTCGACGTTAATCAAAGTCGAATTACTGAGGCGTGCGGCGTACCCAACCGTCGGCGACAATGTTGCGGTCGTCGAACGGAATGTCCAATTCTGCACACTGGTAGACGATTTGCCGATTTCCAATTTCGCGAATTCACGCGAACGGTAAGCGCCACTCGGCATGTGTACAGTGAGCCAATCGTTTTTGCCAAACAAGTGAATGTGAACTGGAACCGCAGAAACGAAATCCAATTTCCCGCGCACTTCCGTGTTGTCTTTTGCCGGGGAAATCCAATCCGGTGTTTTCCACGCGAAACCGTGAACCATCGTTTGTTGCCATTGCTGGCCGATGTATGCAACCTTGTCCCGTTCTTGAACAGTGTATTCCACAAGTTCAATTGGCGAGAACACGTAGGTCGGCGCGTAGGTGTAGGCAACGCGTGCAAATTTCTCTGCGCGTGTTTTTGCCGCCGTGTACATAAGCGCACTCATAAACACAGGTTCATCAGTTTTGAAAACAGAGTACAGTTGGTCGGCGTTACTGGATTGTTGCGCAGTGCCGCGAACCCAAAATTGTTCTGCTTTCGCAATCGACGCGCCGTTCGCTGCACGGAACCACACTTCACCTTTTGCAATCCGTTGACCGGCGCCAAGTGTTTGTGTTTGATTCCAGTTTGCGGTTGACCCGAGATTTCGTGCAATCCAATTATTCCAGAACCACATAATGGTGCCGGGACTAGGACGCGCTGTGAATGTTTGCGTTCCGCTGAGAACCGTGTTGTCCTTCGCCACTTGCGTTCCGTTATTCGCGAGCAGTACAGCCAACGCCGAATCCGGAATAGCAGTTTGCTTAGGTGCGATTACAGCATTTTCTTTTGCGACGTTTGCAGTCAACGCATTTGCCAACACACCACGGCCCGAAGTTTTCAGACCAGTCGTTTTACCGGAAAGAATCGAATCAGCTTTCGACACAAGCATTCCGATGAACTTGCCGACAACACCAATCGTTGCGCGTTTGCGTGGAGCCAAATCAGCTTGCAGCACCGACCAGAAACCAGCATGCTCACGAATGATTTGATCGCCGCGTTGCAAATACGCATACAGGAATTGACTGGTAATGAAATAATTCGTCACGCCGCCTTTAAGCTGAATCGTGTCGCCGTCTTTCACCATCGCGGTTAGACTTCCAGTATCCACGCCATTAATAATCAACGAGGAACCCACTGGCAGATCACCTTCCAATTGCACGCGCAAAGTATTGCCTTGCCCCACACCGTCGATTTTGTTTATCAACGAAGTGTACAATTGATTCTTCAATGGATAACGCATTACGCCGAAGTCCATCACTTGGATGATCGTCGGGTTTTCCTTAATCAGAACCAACGAGGCAACTTGAGTTACGTTTTGCGAAACAGGATCAGATTCAACCAGCACCGATTGCACGTTTTGCGAAATGCGAGCGTTGCCCGGTTCCGCAGTCGTTACAACTTCCAACAATTGTTCGGTTACAGAAGTGCCAGTCGATTTCGGATTCCGTTGCAGAATCAGCATTACCGATTGGGTGACTTGCGTATTCGACGGGGCGCCTGCGTTGGTTTTCTGCAACACCAGTTGCGCAGCTTGCGTTACTTGCGTTTGGCCGATTGTGTTTTTCTGCAAAACCAATTCAGCAGTTTGCGAAGTCAGCGGGCCGATTACGGTTTCTGTTTCAAAGATGAAAACCGCGCCGGACGTGCCTTGCGTGCTGGTGATGAATTGCGGGCCGCTGAAAGTAATGTCAACCGAATGATCCGAGTTGAAATCTTTTTCGCCGAGTGCCACAAGTGCATAAGCACCAGAACCACCGCCTGCCCAATAGTACGCGCTGGAACTTGCACCATCGCCATAGCCGCCAGTGACGCCGGAAGGTGTTACGCCGGAAGATGCGCCGCCGAAACCTTGACCACCATTTTTTGAAGCCAGCACTTCACCGGAAGCGCTAACGACAACACCACCCGCACCCGGCGAAGAACCGTTTCCGTCTGGCCCCGCAGAACATTGGCCGGAACCAACTTCATATGCAACTTTGCTGGTAAAGATTTTTGTGTTTGGTGGAGCAGTTTTCGAGAAACCAGCACCGAGCCAAACGCCGCCGCCTGCACCAACGATAATTGCGTAAACAGCTTTCGAGCGTGGGCGTAGTTTGTGGCGGAAGTTTACGAGTTCGTTTCGCGTGGTCGAGAAATAGTTGGTGCGATAAAAACCAACTTGTTCTGTTGCCAGTGCAAGGTTGAAGTTGTTGAAAATTGGCGTGATTGGCGATTCGCCGGAAAGCGGGATTTTGTATTCATAAATGATTACAACACCGTCACCGCCTTTACCACCGCCTGCACCACCAGAACCACGTTGCCCGTTTGCGGATGTTGGAACTGTTTGTCCGCCGGTGATTCCGTTACCGCCCAAACCGACATTAATTGTCAGCGGTTTCGGCAACATAAAACCTTGAAGCAAACGACCAGATGCACCACCAGTCGAACCGCCGTAGCCAATACCGTCGATAAGGATTGCGTAAAGTTTTACACCGTTTGGCAGTGCTGCCGCGTTGCCGGTGAAAATCAATTTGATTGTTTGCGGGCCGGAAACAGTTACCAAGAAACCAGCCGCAGATTTGGTGCCGATGAATGCAGACTGATCGGTAAACTGATAAATCCCGTTTACCTGAAACTCCATCGAACCTTGATACGCAGAAGTATTCCGTCCGTAGTTGTACGAAAGAATTTGTCCGGCGTATGCGTTGATTGTGTATTCAACTGTCCGAATGCCAGCGCCGGAACCAGTGTTTACAAAACCTTCTGTAACTGTTGCGCTTCGCGTGAACCCGTTATAAACGACGCTGCCCGGTAAAGTTCCAGTGCCACCGAGATTGGTTGGCGATGCAACAATTCCGCTGTTTGTGTCAACGGCAGCCGTTGTCCACGCCGCGCCAGCAGTTCCGCTAAGCAGAGATTGCACACCCGCTGCCGCTTGTGTGTTTCCGCGACCGAGTGTGTTACCCGTGCGACCACCGGAATCCAAAAAGCGTAACCAGTTTTCCGGATTCGCCAGCAGTGGTTCATCTGGAACGAGAATTCCGATACCGCCCGGAGCGCGCCACAATTGGCCGTTATCAGAACTGATAAACGAATCGCCGCCAGCGGTATTTGCAATCGCCGCAGTTTCGAGGCCATCCGTACCGATGTTGATTCGACCACCGGCCCCCGCGCCTTGCAGAATTGCGAGAACCAAACTGGTATTTGCGGCTGGCGTAAAGTTGAAAGTTCCTGCCGCCGAATATTCGGTGCGCGTCCAGTTTGCGTTGGGAACCGCAGTGAACGGAAGAACCGGAAGTGTGGCTGGCGGTTTTGGGTTTGTTGCAATTGGTGCAGGCGGATCACTGTCGTCGGTGTACGCGCTAAATTCCAACAAACGCTCGCGGTCAACGCCGCCGCTGGAAAGTTTGTTTGCTGCGCCGCTAGTTGTCCAAACTGCCAACGCCGCTTTCGACGGAGTATTAGCAGGCAAAAGAATTGTGTTTACTGTGTTTTTCGCCCACGGAACTCCGAGGTCATCATTCGGCGTGGTGTTAACATCAATCGTGCGCAGAACAGTAAAACCGGCTTGCGATACGGGCCACGAGTCTGCAACGCCGACAACAATTGTTGGCCCCCATGTATGGAAATACAATTCAATTTTGCGAACTTTGGTTGGCGTCGGATAAACGTAACCAACGTAGTCAACAACAGAATAAGCGTTGCCCGAAGACCAGCCGCTGCCAAAGTTTCCGTCAGCAATTGCGGCGGTAAGGCCGAAGTCGTTGTACTCAGAACTTGAAGTTGGAGTACCGTATAAAATCTTTGTGTAGGTTGTTGCCATTTTTAACCCCTACGGAATTGAGAAAGGGGGCACGCGGCCCCCGATCTTTAGAACGTACCAGTTCCGTAATCCGGAGTGGCAAGCGTCGCGTTACGCGGCGAACTCAAAACCAATTGAACGTGGCGAGTTGCTGTGTCCGCTGGGTCGCGTCCGTAAATGGTAATCGGCACTTCTTTTGAGAATTCGCCAGCAGCGAACAACAAAGTGCCACTTTCCGATTTGTAGTTTGCAGCCGGGAACGTAAACACCAAGTTGTCGAAATAACCGGCAGCTTGAGATTGTGCGTACATTCCGAACAGCGCACCATTCTGGAAAATTGCCAAATCAGGATCGGTGGAAAGGTCAACGCTGAGATTGTACGCAGCGCCATACGAAGTCGAACCAAATGGCGATGCAGTAATCGAAATCAAATCACGATCACGCGTCATTTTGATTTTCGACGTTGCACCAGACCACCCACCGCGCACACCATCGTCATACGATGCGATTACTTTCTTTACAGTATTGCCCTGCAAATAAATCAATGCAAACGTTGGGCCAGCAGTGCCGCCGCGATTTCGCGAAGCAACCAGCAAATGGTTTACGCCGCTTTTCCGGACTGCCGCAATAACACCGCCGATTTGATCGTCGTCCGCATCAGTGGAACCGACCAACATTTCAACCGTGAATTTCGACGCCGGGAATTGCGAGAGGAACGAAATGTAACCAGTCGAATTAACGGAGGTTTGAATTTTCGTACCGCTGATAGACCACGATGCCGCTTCACTGGTGTCAGGAACTGTAGAACCTGCCGGGAAGAAATCGTTGCCCGCTGTTCGGTTCCACGTTGCAAAAACATCCGTCGCAGTTGGAATAGCTGGAGGCGTGCCGTCAGCATCAGGACTGCGCGTTGTCCATTTCACGGAAACTGGCAAATCGTAAGATTGCGAAAGCGAAACCGTGTACGTCATTGTTCCGGAAGTTCCAACACCGCCCGGACTTGGCGCACTGGTATTCGACGGAGTTACAACCGGCTGATTCACATCAGGCGTGGCGAGCAAAACGCGCCAAGTGAAATCCCAATTACTTTTCGCGCTTGGCAACGTAACGGTAAACGAACCGGCACCGCTTTCTTCTTCAATGTCAGCAGTCGTAACCGTATATTCCAAGTTTGGACTTGCTGTAATGTTTCCGACTTTGCGCCACGAAATGTAGACCAGTGGAATACGTGCGCCGAAACCGCCCATTTGGAAATTGATTGTTGCGCTCGCAATTGGCGTGGACGTGCCAACGTAAGTACCGCAAACTTCCAAAGAAACGCCGTCGGTATCAATTGTGTAATAACGACCAACGTTTGGATCGGCAGATGCCCATTTAGAAAAAATGGTAAGCGGAGAAACGCCCGTTGCACCTTGCGCACCTTTTGGGCCAGTCGGGCCGGTTGGCCCATCAACACCTTGCGGGCCGGTCGGGCCTTGAATTCCTTGCGGGCCTGTAACTGTTGCGCCAATTGTTCCCGGCAAACCTTGCGGGCCAGTTGGGCCGTCAACACCTTGCGGGCCAGTTGGGCCTTGCGGGCCAGTTGGGCCAATTGTTCCGACTAAACCTTGCGGGCCTGTAATTCCTTGCGGGCCAGTTGGGCCATCGGGGCCGCGTGGGCCTTGCAATCCTGTTGCGCCTTGCGGGCCAGTTGGGCCAATTGGGCCACGCGGGCCGATACCACCATAACCACCGGCTGGGCCAGCGGGGCCAATATCACCTTTTGGGCCAGCGCAACCGGCTTCACCGGCGCGACCATCTTTTCCGTCACGCCCATTTTTTCCGGAAACGCCTTGCGGGCCAGTTGGGCCAGTAGGGCCAACACCAATGTTTCCCGGCACCATAAAACCAGTGGCGGTTAATTGTGTGTTGTCGGAAAAACCAATTGTGAGAATGCCGGTTTCGCCGTCGTATTTTGCGCTGCTTACATATTTGTCGCCGGTTGTTTGTTCGGATTGCAGATTCAACTGATCGCCGTCAAACTTTACGGTATCACCGGCTTCACCGTTTTTCGCTGCGACCATTGTTAGCGGAACGCGCGTGATTGTACCAGCCATTATTTATTCCTCACTTCACGCATTCCCACGACTTGTTGTCAGCGGAGCGGAATTTTGTATTCGATGGCAACATTTTCACCCACTCGCACGCTGCACCAGCGGGGCATTTCGCTTCGGGGTCAGCAAGTCCAACGCGAACTTGCCAACCCCCTTTTGCAAAATTGTCTACCCACGGGCTTTGCGCGTCTTGGCGAACCAATAAGCGTCGAGCCATTTTTCAAACCCTTATGAAATACCGGAGAAGTCCATATCACCTAAACGACATTTCCATCCTGCCGTGTTGGTGCCATAAACCGTATTCCCACCTTCGTCGAGAATCGCAAAGATAAACCATTGTGGCGACGAAACGTTGTAATGCCGCACAATAATGTTTGTCTCACCTGCGCCCGCGTAGAACGAACCGGTTGCAAGCGAACCTTGACGCACAGCGCCGCAATACGCCACCGAACGACACTCGACGAAAACTTCAACCGTGTCATCGCCAAACATCAGGATGGAATAATTGCCAGCATGCGGGAAACTGAATTTCAGTTCCGAAGTTGTGTAGCCGTAGTTCTGACCAAACGGTGCGGAAATTGCGCGAGCGCCCAAACCACCGAGATAGTTGATTGCCCATGCACCAACGGAACCGCCAGAATAAATTGCAGCCGCGCCTTGATCCGACAAGTTACCTTGAATCGAACCCCAGCCAGTTGCCTCACTCTGATAAGTAACGTGAAGGTCGGGAGCGAGGAAAACAAATTTCACCCAACCCGGTGTGCAGTTTGGAATGTTTTGGTACATCGCTGTTACGCGGTGCATACCCGCCGTTACATAAACCGACGCGTAGAATGTTCCTTCCCAGTTGTTGCCAGTGGCGAACAGATTACAATCGAGATACATCCAAATGTTATCGTCCGCTGTACCGACCCAAGTATAAATACCTGTAACCGGGAACGCGATCATCGTTTCCAAAACGTAGAACGTTCCGCCCGGTGCGCAGTTCGGCGAGTGAAGCGTGGAGCTAATGTTTTGCGCGCCCGGATAACCAATGTTGTGCGTGTTGGAGTTTCCACCATTTCGCACGCCACCAGTCGGCGTGATTTGGCAAGTGTCGGGGAACTGTTTGCAAATCGGCGGCAAGCCCATATCCAAAACACGCGAACGCCAGTTTGCAGCATTCGACACGTAGAATGGCGAACCATTCGGATACATGATTTTCATCGAGCAGGCGCTAGCACTGCGCGAACGTGGGCCTCGGTTTGTGTAAATCAAATACAGATAAACTTCACCAGCCGGAACCCAATAAGGTCGCGATGCCGGGCCACTCTGAATGATTGTCGTGCCGGAAGACAAAACGTGTTTCACGACCAAATCGCAATCGAGATACAGTTCAGCTTCGTCGTCTCCCCAAACGTAGAAGCGATAAATGCCTTCTGCCGGGAAGTTGATTTTCATATCGAGAATGGACGAATACTGGAAGTTCGCAGCGCCCAAACTTTCTTGCGTGTACATCAAACGTGCGCCGCTGCCCATTGCTGCGTGAGCGCCACCATCTTTTACAACCAGTTGTGTATTGCTTGGGCAATTCGCAACGTAGTTATTTTCGATTGTGCCAGTGCCAACGCCGGGCGTACAGATTGTCGCGTTCTTTGCACTTTTCAAAACCACTTCAATCGTGCGGTCAGGGCCGGGGCGACTGATTCCCCAAATGTCGATGCAGACTTGGCGTGCAGTTTCACACGGCGAGAATTCGACAGTGCCTTTTTCCGGAACGTAATCAGGCGGCGTGTATTCCACACCGATAATCCCTTCCGATCCACCCGCTGCAAAAGTTTGGTTTTCGATTCCGTTCCACAATGGCGACGGGCCGTAAATCTGAATCGACCGTGCAATCGAAACTGGCGAACGATCCACCGAACCGGAGAACACCACGCCGTACTGTTTTGCAATCATGTTTGCGGCGTACTGGAAAGAGAAGTGGTCGGTCACAAGGAACAAACCATTTCCTTTCTTCACGAATTCGCCGTAAGCAGTCGCGGTACGTTCGGTGATGTTTGGTGCGTTGAATTCATCCGACGAAAAGAAAATCACCATCGAATACGGTGCCAGCTTGTCGTAATCGTGATCCATGACGCCCGCACCGAAGAACGGATCGTTCACACACGCCACGTCAACTGCAAAGCCCATCGCTGCCAAAATGTTTGGAACGCGAATTCCGAAACCGGTAGGCTGGCCGTCAGCAGGATACGCAAAACCGCGTTTCGCACTGGAACAAACAAGCGCACGTTTTGGTTTGTTTGGGTTGGCGCAGTAATTCACAACGTTGCGCAGGTACTGGTCAGTTACGCCGTTAACAACATTGTTGTAAAACTTAGGAAAGCCAGCATCGTAAACAACACGGCCAGTTCCCGAATCGGCCACAGCCAAGAAAGGGTAATTAAATTCGTCTTCAACCAAGACATTAGTTTGCGCATAAACACCAATCGCATTCGATGAACGAGTTTCGTAATCCACCGTGACCGTTTCGTCATAAATGTGATCGAGAGTCAGAGTGAAACACAGTTGGCCGACTTGACCTTTCGTTGGGCGAACCATTGAAGGATTGTCGATACACACTTGCGGCAACGGGAACGGGCACAACACGCTGAATGTCCATTCAGGGCAGCACGTACCAATTACACGAACGCGAATCTTTGCACCATTGGCTTTCTTAAACATGAAAACCAGTTTGCCACTGCCGAGTTTCGGGCCGATACCCGCGACGACATTTCCGTTTTGGTAAACCAGAATCTGCAACGGTTTGTCGCCGATTAGGTTGTACGGAATGTAAACTTTGCCGTCGATGTTTTTCGACAAGTCGTACCACGTATCGGTAACATCCGCTTTGTTGGAAACGCGGTTGAATTCCGGTGGGCACGGTTTGCCAATATCTTCGCAACGCTCAGGCAGGCCGGTGCCACAGCAATGATCCGGATTGTTGAAACTGCCAGTTGTTCCGGCGCAATAAAGCGAATACGTCCACGCCGTTGTTGGCTGGTCGCACTCTACGCGAATCGTCACCAAATCGTCGTTGCTTTTCGGTTGGAAATTCCACGACAATTGCGTCGAACTGGTAATCAGGTCAATCGTCGAAGCGAGCAACTGGCCTTGATAATAAGCAGAAACGCGAATCGGTTCTTTACCAACAGTAATGTCCAACCACGTTACGCCGCTGCCTTCCAGTTTGTGCATGCGCTCATAAACAAAAGCGGTGCAACCAATCAACGCGTGGAAAGTGCCGTAGCATTGTGCTGGTTCAATGTCGGTGAAATCCGGGTCTTGGTTCGGGCACGAAAGCGCCACGTCCCAAAGAGTGTTTTCGTTTTGTGCATCAACACGAACAAGCACGCGACCGATTCCGGAAGCGGTGTCATTCATGAATTTCGTCACGTAACTTTTGATTCCGTTACGCGTTGCGTTCTGCGCCAAATCAGTATCGGCCAACAGTTCGCAGTTTTTGTAAACACGGACGCGCACGCTGCCGGTAATCCCGCGAGCATTGAGCGTCACCATTCCGCTGACTTGTGAAAGTTCAACGTAGAATTCGGTAATCGTTGCGCGGCCACCGTATGCAGTAACCGGGCAAGGAAGCGGCATTGTTTTGCTGCCGGTTGCGCCAGCCTTTGCACTGGTAGCGAGCAATTGCCCGCCAGTGTTTGGGCCAGCGTTTCCGTTTCCTTCGCCACCGGGGCCGGGGCCGATGTAAGTAACGCAATTCTTTCCGTCGCAATCACAAAGTTGCGAACCAGTTGGCCCGCCGTCAATGATGATTCCGTTATCGAAATTGCCAGTCGCACCCGGCCAGCATTCCAGCACTTCATCTGGCGGACAGTAAATATCGTCAACGTCGCATTCGATATTCAACCAGTACGCATTGCTGCCGTGCCGTACTTTCATTTCTTTGGAAACGACCAAACGAATCCAATTCAGGTTTTTTGCATCACGCACGTACCATTCACTTTCGCAAACGTCGAGCCAGCTACCGCTGGGCGTGCGAACACGTAAACGACTCATTCAATCTGCTCCGATTCGGTATTCCGAAAGACATTATCGGAATCTTAAACTTTCACCCAAATAGCGCCAGCCTGTACGAGTGAACCGGAAGTTTCCGCAGGATCATCATTCTGAATCCACACTTGAACAAAACCGTCATCACCGCGTTGACCAGTCAAACCTTGCGGGCCAGTTGGGCCTTGAACGCCTTGCGGGCCGCGTTCACCTTGCGGGCCTGCAACACCACGCGGCCCCGCTGGGCCTTGGCAACCTGTTGCACCTTTTTCACCATCACGACCATCGAGGCCGTCGATTCCGTCACGACCGGGCAAACCTTGAACACCCGGCGCACCTTGTCCCGCAGAATTCGGCGTCAGAAAACCTTCAACTTTCAAAACTTCACCATTGCTCAAAAGCAAGGAAAGTGTGCCCGTTGTGGAATCCAATGTGCCACTTTCAAGTTTGACGTTTGCGTCCAAACTTTCTTCTTGGGTTGTTAAACCATCGCCGGTAAACGAAACTTTATCACCGGCTTTACCCCTCGCACCAACGAGTGAGAGGGGGACGCGAGTAGTCGTCCCCATTTTTCACATTCCTGTTTTACTTACGTTAAAATTACGCGGAATTGCGAATTACAAACCCGGAATTACGCAAACCTTATTTACCGGATCATACGTTCCGCCGACGTATGCACAATCCTGCGGCGCAGCAGAACGCAACATCATTCCGCGCAGCAAATACATATGAACGGTATTATCGGTTTTCCAGCCGTTTGTTTGAATCGTGTTCAACCAGTAATTCGCACCCGGTTCATCTGGCATACGGCCAAACAATTCGGTGTACAGTTGGCACATTACTGGAGCGCTCAAACACGCAGAAGGCGGAATCAAAACATTTGTATCGCATTCGCCCAAAGGTTTGTCGCAACATTTGCAACGCGGACGCAATTCAGCAGCAGTTGCGCAGCACGGATAATTCGCATCGGGGTTTACCCAAAGCATTCCGGGTTCTGGAGATTCCGGTTCGCAAGTGGAAACCACAATATTCATTTTTCCGTCAGGACCACGCGGGCCGGGTCTTCCTTGCGGCCCCATATCTCCGCGTGGGCCTTGTGGGCCAATCGGGCCTTGCGGGCCAGTTGGCCCCGGTGGGCCTTGCGGGCCTTCCGGCCCCATTAATCCGGTTGGCCCCATAATTCCCTGTTGACCGGCGCGACCTTGTTCGCCACGCGGGCCAGTTTGTCCCATTGCACCTTGCGGGCCTTCACAACCGGAAGCACCCGCTGCGCCGTCGCGTCCATCTTTTCCGCTTTTTCCATCTTTGCCCGGAAGCCCTTGCGGGCCAGTTGGCCCGGTTGGGATTTTATCGGCGGTTGGAAAGCCTTCAATGCGAACGTCTTCCCCGTTGTACATGCGCAAGATCAAAACACCTTGCTGCACGTCGTAAGAACCGCCACTCACTTCCGAAATTTTCGTTTCAGTTGATTCGGCAACCGTCAGTTTCTCATTGGAAATAACGATTTGAGTTTGGTTAGCCAAACCTTTCGCCTGAACCATCTGCACCGGAGTTCTTGTCAAACTCATAAATGCCTCACGATGTTATGCGAATGTTTCCGTCTTGTCCGCTCTTATACAGAACAGCACCCGTGACAGAGTTGAGAACTACAAACGAGAAACCAGCGAGGCCGGAACCTGCTTGACGCGTATCGACTTTAAACAACAAAGACGTTCCGCCGTAGTCGTTGGAGTAATTCACTTTGTTGAGCGGGCAAGCGTTCGGGTTGTTTGCCGGAACTTGCGAAACCGACAGCGGAATTCCACCTTTGTTTGTAACCGCAAAATCATACGCGGTCATTCCCGAAGCTGGCGCTGACTGAATTCGATTCGGTTGCGCGACTACAGATGGTTGCGGCACGATTTCCATAATGCTGCAACGTCCGTTCGGTTTGCTGATTGCAAAAGCAGTCTGGCGAACCAACATCGGCGCACCTACGCCAACACCAGAAGCAATCACTTCGACTCGGAAAATCGTTGTGAGCGCGGCACTGATTGGAAGCGAGATTGGAACCGAAACGTAAAAGTCTTTCGCAGGTGGTTTCGTGTTTTTGTTTGCACTGAACACGATCCGCTTAGCGCCGTATTGGTCATCCATTCCAACAGCGTAATTCGCGGCGTTCACCGGATTCAAACTTCCGTAAGGAGTTGGAATTGTCGGCGTCAAAACCGTACCAGCAGCGACTGCACCCTGAACAGCGGAATCTGGTTTGCCGACATACACCGGGCCAAGAATTCGCGGGTTAATGCTTTCCGGAGTCGTCGCGATAATCTGACAAACTGCGCCAGCTTCCCACGTCGTTTCCGATTTCGTTGTTGATCCATCCGACCACGTATATTCAATGTACGTGCCAGTGATTGCAGTTCGTCCGCCCGGTTGTCCGTTCACCGTTTGCCCATTTGGACACGGCTTAGAATCCGATTTGTTTACTTGCGAAACGATTGTCGGTGGAACATATGGTTTGGTCGGCAATGCACAAAACTCCGCAGGGCCATACGTTTTCTCGCTGTACGTTTTTGTACCGTCAGACCACAGATACTCGACGTAATTGCCAGTGATAAACGATTCGCCGCCAATGTAACCGCCTTTTGTTTGCCCACTCGGACAAGCATCGACACTCACTTTTGGAGTTTGCGAAACGATTGTTACAGCGGGTTTCAATGGAACGGCGCAGAACGAATCCCACGTTGTATCGCTATTTGTTTTCGTTCCGTCAGACCACGTTGTTTCTGTGTAGCTGCCGGTTTGCGTTGGCGTACCATTCCAAACACCGCCGACTGTCTGGCCGCTTGGACATTGACGATTCACGTTTACAACGCGAGTGCCGGTAACGGTTGGTGGAATTTTGCAAACGCCGTTCAAAACTTTCTCGGTGACTTCGACAACACCATCCGACCACGTAATGGTTTCCCACGTTGCGGTCAAATAACTTACGCCACCAACAACGCCGTTTAGCGTTTGTCCACTTGGGCAAGCAACCTGTTCGGAGTTTGGCACGCGAGTAACCGGCCAGCGTGGTTTATCGGAACATTGCAATTTTGCGTTGGTACGCACTTTTTGCATAATGTCGCCGCTGCGCCACACAACTTCGTTTGTCGCGGTACGAACAACTGCCGCGTAAATGCCACCGGTCATGAGTTTTTGGGAAGTAATGTCGTCCGGATAGCGCCAATAGATTTGCACAAAAGTCTGCGCATCGAAAAGCGTAACCGTTTCACGCAATGTTAGGTTCCGCGCCCGGTCGAGAACCGGATAACAGTTCACATACATTGCAACGTCAACATCGGCTTCGGACGCTTTCAAAACGAATGTGTAATCCTCGGCTTCCAGAGCCAACGGGAATTCGTAATAGAAAAAGAAATCCGAACCCAGCTTTGTTTTCTTCATGTTGTTTGCCGTAATGTCGCGCACGGCAGTCATGAGTGTTGCACCGTAAAGCTCAGTCGCGTTCATACCCGGATGCGAAAACGCACGGCTGGTCAAAAGCAGTGAGCAATCAGTTCCAGCGCTTGGAATTGGCAACGTCAAATCAGAAACGAATTCGAGTTCCGTGTTATAAACATCATCGCACGGCCCGTTGTTTTCGTCCGGATCATCCTCGACTGTACCGCCGTCGAAAATAACGTCAGGTGGAGAAATAACCAATTCTTCGCCAGCGCCCGGTGGGCAACCAATCACATAACGAAATTCACCAGTGCCGGTAAACGAAACATTTATCGGGCCTTCGGTCAGCAGATAGTCATAAACGAATTGATCCTTCACAGGGCCAGTGACTGTCTGAATGATTCCGTCAGATGTTGCAAACGTAATCGAACGCGGTGCCGCCAATTCGTAGGTAATGAGAACTTGCCCATTGCCAGAAATGCGAATTGGTTTATCCGCCTGCACGCCAGTTCCGGAATGAACCAGTTTGCCGCAGGTGCCTTCCGGCGTGCGTGGAACTGGACACGGGAAAAGCAGATCGAAATTGCCGGTGCCGCTGGAAATCAATTTCACTTCCACAACATCTGGAAGATACAAATCAACTTCGGCAGTGCCAGTCGTGGAACGGAAAAGCTGGCCGTCCAAATACCACGCGACTGTCACCGTATCAGGTGCAACAATCATTGCAGCGGTATCGCCGACGTTTTCATCAACGTCAATCAGGATTGTGTCACCAGCCAAAAACGTTTCATCGTCAGGGCCGCAAACCATTCCTTTAATCGACGGGCAAGTTGCTTTGATATTCAGCACACCAACTTCTGTGCTGACAACTTTCCACTGATCGCCAACGGTGTAGAAGAACGAACGCGTGCCGGTAAACGACGCAACCAACGTGCTGTGATTGTACAGCGCAATCGTTTTATCAACTGTGAGATTGAAGTTTCCGGAAAGCGCACCCATCGAAAGGTTTACGTTACCCGGACTATCGAATTGATTATCGACGCCGCAATTCGCCTGATATTCTGGAGGCGGTGGCGGGATCGGGCAATCAACCCACAATTGGAAATCATCGGTGCCAGTTGCAACAACGAGCAAATCGCCTTTCGACGGAACGTAGTTGAAACTGAAAGAACGCAAACCGTCTTGCGGATAACCGTGACCGATTTCAAGGCCAGCCTGATTGAAGGACAATTCGGTGGAACCGGGAATCACATAAGTGACCAACACAGAACCAGTGACATTCGGAAGTCGCACAGTGATTTCACTCGGCGATTCAAATGTTTGCAATGCGTCCCAGCAATCGAGGTCGTATTGTTTTGGCGGATCGGGAGTAATCGGCGGCGCTTCGTATGGGCATTTCACCGAAGTGCGGAACTGGCCGTAGTTTTCCGAAACGATTGTCAGCGGGCCATTTGCAGGATCGTAATCAAACGAAAATGCGCTTGAGCCTTCAAACTGTTGAACCTGATACAGCAACGTGTCGCGCTGCATGAATTTCAGAACGACAGTCGATTCCGTTTCAAACCAGATTTCCACGCTGCCTGTTTGGTCAGGTGGCAGAATCACATTCACCAGTTTCGGCGCTTGGAAAATGTGAATGTCGTCACCGCACGTAAACTCAAACTTCTCGGGAATTTCCTCGGGCGGAGTGTACGGACAGCTAAACAGATAATCGACGGTGCCGGTGCCTTGCGTCAAAGCATACACTGGCCCTTTGGTTGGATCGTAGAAAAACGAAAACGTGCCGGTGCGATTCGACTTAATCGTTTTCAGCAATACGTCGCCTTGGTAAAACTTCACCTCGGCGTAACCTTGAATTGCCCACGTCACATTCACGGTGCCGGATTCATCACCCAAAAGAATGGTGTTCTTTTTTGCGTAACCAGCTTGGTGGTGATAACGTCCGCACGTCGATTCTGTTTCTTTAACTTCGGAAACAGGCGGATCGTCTTCATATTCTTCCGGACAGTCAACGCGGAAACGCCATTCACTATCGCGGTGATTGTTGACGATTTCGACACGGATTTCGTCGCGACCGGCGAGGTTTGGATCATACGGCGCGTACTCAAAAGAGAACGAACCGTCTTTGCCACCGGTTGGAGTGGCGCCCAAGATTTCGCCAAACTGATAAGCATTCAAAATGTCATCAGTGTATTTCCGCTCAAACCAGACTGTCACCTTGGAGTTGATCTTTCCGAGGTACAGGAAAAATTCGTGGATTCCCATTCCGCAGGAACCCACCCAAGTGCCGCAATCGACAATTACTTTTTCTGGTTCAAGTGGTGGCATTCCAACGGAATTCGGATGCGTTCTGCAACAGGTCATCCCAAATGCTCCACAAGATTAAACGGTGAAACTGCCCGCGTAAGTGTAGATGTAGTAATTCCAGTTTGCGTCAGACTGAGTTGTCTGCAACGCGCCCTGCCAGAACTTCATACCGTCTTCGCGAATATCTGGATCGGCAGCGGTGTAATTGTAAGCGCCACCCGCAGAAACGCGGCGGACTTTGTGAACCAGCTTCCCGCCTTCGTAGAAGAAATACCACGCTTCGTTCGGGTTGGTTTTGCTGACTTGTTTTGTAACTTGCGTGCTGTTCGGAACATATTTTTCGGTAATGATTACGTGTGGTTCCGAAGTTGTCGCCACTGCGCAATATGCGCCGCCGTAATTGTAGGCCGAACGTTGAATCGAACCGTCCGACATTACCGATTCTGTGTACGTGCCGGAAGCCGTGGTTGGCCCGCCGACTACGCCGCCAACAGTTTGTCCCGCCGGACACAAAAGATCAGGTGCAATAAGTGTAATTGTGCTGACTGCATAAGTCTGCACACCGTCCACGAATTCCGGATCAGTTGGATCGAATGCACAAAGGCAATCTTCTGGTGCCGCCCAAATCAAATCTGTTGAACCGGGCGCTGCCAACAATCCAACAAACTTATTCATTTCTCGACCTTGAGGGCCATCGGGGCCAATCAAAGTTGTGGGGCACGAAAAACCTTTTGGCCCGCGTTTACCTTCACGACCGGGAATTCCTTGCGGGCCGATAATTCCAGTTGGGCCAGTTGGGCCGGGTGCGCCAGTTAATCCGTCAGGGCCGACCGGGCCTTCTTCGCCGTAGTCACCAATTTCACCAGTGCGCCCATCTGCGCCAGTTGTTCCAGCGCAACCCGTGTCACCGTCTTTTCCGTCGCGACCGTCTTCTGCATCTTCGCCATCCTTCCCCGGATTGCCACGCGGGCCTTGCGGGCCAACACCGAAATCAATCTGCCGAAGAAAACCGGAAATCGTAACAACTTCGCCACTGGAACGAACGAAAACGATTTGCCCGCTTTCTCTATCGAACGACCACTGTACTGATTTTTCAGAGTTGGCAACTTCCGGCGTTACGAAATCGAATTCGTTGGTCGCAGAGTTTCGCCCAATCTGTTTTCCATCGTAGCCAAGGGCTTCAATGGTTTGCATTTGCAACAGCGTCAATTGCTGGCCGGTCATCAACGCTTTAATTGACGTGGAATTTCCGTCGCGTTTGTTTGTAATGACCGGCGCGCCAATTGGAACTTTGACGCTGTTTCCGTCAAGACTCGCTTTCGTTAATTCGTTTGCCATCTGAATACGACTCCAGTGCAGCGTCCACCTCGGGCGGGGTTTGTGCGGCGTTGATTGCCGCGACAGCCGTGTGGAATAAACGGTTTCGGTTATTGATCGCCGAAGCCAGCGAACCACTGGTGCCTTTAAACAAACCGTTCCGCAAATAGATTTCGCCATACCGGGTTTCAAGCTGCATGACCAGAGCGAGTTCATGGTCAAAAACCTTGATCCCTTTGTGCTCCGTCCAATCTGCGAGTTTGATTTCCGATATGGCGAATTGTTTGTACGCGACCAGATCGACGGAAACCTTCAACCCTTCTTTGGCGACTTCGATATTCAACAACTCGAAATTGTCGCGGATGTAATTGAAGGTTTCTTCATCGACATAAGCCACGCCTTCTGGAAAAGGGCCGTTACCTGCGTAAAGGCCCGTGGCGCTTACTGCCCACATTTACGTGTCCCATTTTGGAATTTCAACAACGTTTAAGTTCACGGTAAGCAGTGCGGGGAACTGACTCACGTTTGCGTTGTTGATTCGCATTTTGCCAATGACTTCAACGTAGCCAGCCGGATGGTTGGATTTGTCGATTTCAAAAATGCGCGTCATGCTCGCGTTTGCGAATGCAGTTGTCGAACTGGAAGTGGTGCCGACCAGACTGGTAAAACCTGCCGAGCCTGTACCAATGATTTGCTTTCCGTAATCCGGTTCTTTCGTGTTGGTCGAACGCATACCGACAACGAATTCGATATTTTCCATACCTTCGGTTGTCATGAATCCGGGGCCGAGTTTCGCCGCGAAATCGCAAGTCACCATAATCAGCATGTTGTTTGTAATATCGACGCGGTGCGTGCTCAGCACTTGGCTGGCGTTTTTCTCAACTTTCAGATCGGTGTATTTCTTAATCGGGTCTTGCGCTGCCGAAGCTGCGAAAGTGTTTTCGATCCGAATCGTCGGATAGTTGCCGGTCAGCCGAATGCCGTCACCAGACTCAAAGTTTGGCGCTGGAATTGGCAGAGTAATCGGCGACATTCCGTTGCGCAGAAGCTTGAGGCTTTTGTACGAAAGGAAACCGTCAGTCACAATCCCTTTCAGGTTTGTGTTTTCGGAACCTTGCGCTTCCACGTTGTCGAAAATCAATACTTCAACTTCGACGCCATCTTGCAGCGAGCCGGTCAGGATCAACGTGTCTTCGACGATGGTATAAAGATCGTCGTGAACGTGCGTACCTTGGTGCGAAAGGAAAACTTGTTCTTTCGTTTGTGGCTTGAATGGCAGAACGAGGAAAAGCGTTTCGCCGGTAATCATGTAGGTCTGCGAAACAATCCGCGTGCTGTAACCGGTCGCAATGACCTGCACAATTGCACGGAATTCCAACGGCAAACCAGCGAGCGGCGGTTCGGTGAAAACGATTTCCTGAGTTTGATTGTCGTATGTGTAGGCGTTCATCGCCTGCAACGTACCTTGCATAAACGCAAAGACGTATTTCACATCGGCAATTGCAGTTTTCAGTTTGAAACGAACGGTTTGCCCGTCACCAACAAAGTGATCGCTGGTAAATTCCAAACGTGTGCCGGTGCTGCTCGCTTTTGTGAAAACGCGCAGGTCAATACCAACAGCCGCAGGAATGTTTTCGGCGAATTCCAATTCCGACGCGTTTACGTCGAAAGCGGTACGGTGCTGCGTGATGCCGCCGAGTGCCGGGTAAATGTAGTTTGCGTTTTCGACACTCAATTCACCGAGGCTATACCGCGCTTCCGCACCGTTGCCGATATAATTGAGGATGTTTACGTCGAGCCGCGAAGGTGCGGTGTACAGCGTATTCAAAACTTTTGCGCCAGATTTTTGCGGCCCCCACACTGGGGTTTCGCCCGGCCCTGAAATCAGAACCCAATCTTCTGGAACGTTGGTTTTGTCAGGAAGCGAAGAACCGCCACCTTGCACACTGCCACCCATTGCGCGCCAAACTGCAATTGTGCAATTCGCAAGATCGGTCAGGTTGCGACCATCCGATTCGATAAACGAACCGTTGGATGCTTCGTAATAGAAGCGGCGGGTTTGGCCGAGGCCGGTGCCTGCAACAACGTGAACAATCACAACTTCTTTATCCACGAAAACTTGAGAACTCGTAATCGTGAAACTGGAAACGGTTGCGGTTTTTGGTTTTGCGGAATAAACGCGAGTGTGTCCGGTAAAGCCCCACTGGAAAGCGCCCGAACCGTGACGCAAAGCCATGATAGGCGAGTCGCCCCCGGCTGCGTTGGTCACACCGTTGGCAACTGAAATCGCGTTGAATTGCGTAGCGGCTGGCGCTGGCAAACGATACAGGAACGGAGTGATTGGAATGGATTCGTAATCGCCGTATGCAACGCTAATTGCAGAAAGGTCGCCGCGTGTAGATGCGAGCACGACACTGATTTCGTAAAGCTCATTCGGAATCAGCACGATTGCTTCGGTGAACACGCAACGGCCCAGCAGAATGTCGCCTTCCAAATAGACGCACAGTTCTTTGATTTCGGTTTCAACCGTGACAGAGTTTCCGTCAAGAACGAAAAAGAATCGAGCACTGTTTGCGCTGGCAACCTCAACGTGGTGAATATTTCCTTGGATTACAACGCTGCCGAGAATATCGGTAGCATTCTCCATCAGGGGCGACAGAGCAGAATCGCCACCTTTGAAAAATACCGGATTTACCAAAACGCCGCCCGCATTCGCATTGTTGATTGCGCGCAGTCCAGCGTCTTGTAGAATGAGTTTGTCAGTCATTTGAAAACCTATTAAACCGGAACCGGGATCGGGTTAGTAACGCGGCATGGTGGGCAGTAATAAACTTTCTCGCCATCTGCCAGAATGCCGTTACCCATCATCGCACCGCATTTCGGGCACTGATTCGGATTCATGTTCGTCAGGGCGGAAGCGGTTGCGATTTCGCGATTGTGTTCCGCGTCAGAAGAAACGGAAGAAGCGACGGATTGTTGCGGGACAGCAGGCGCAAACGGATCAAACACCTTGCGGCCAGTAGTCATGATTTGCATAAAACTTTCTCCTTTTCCGTTAAATTAAACGGATGCCAGAATTAATTACGGGGTCGGCGGAACAACCGGAGGTTCTGGCGGCGGTGGCAATTCGACGGTGATGTTGATACATTTCGGTTCTGACACTTGGCCGCTATCATTCAAGATTGCGTAAGTAATCGAGTCCGGCCCTTCGTATCCTTTAATTGGGCAATACAGCAAAGTGTCGAAATACAAACTGGAACGACAAAAGCCCGCAGACGGTTGCACGATTACAACCGGGATAACACGCTGACAAATATCAGGGCCATCGCGCCGGTCGGTTCCGTAGTTTGCGTCTACAAGGCTGGTGTACGAAATCATGTTTTTGATTGGAATCTCGCACCATTCCAAATCGGTTGGGTCTTCATTGTCGCAAATAACATCGACGCGCCCGGAATGGGGAACGTCGAATGTAAGTTGCTGGCCCACAATCGTATAGCCGGTCAACATGCGCCGAGCGTTGTAATAAACTTCAACCCACTCAACGCACGGTGGCAGGAAATTCAATTTGAAGGTTCTGATGTTGTTACCCAAAACCTTCATCTTGAAAGCAATACGTTCACGGCCTGCAATGCGACTGGTCACGGTCAGAGTTTTTGCGGTTGGTTTAATCAAACGCAAATCCGGATTCAGTGCAATCATAAAAGCCTCACGAAAAGGTAACGTCAAACGCCGTGTTACCAATTGCAGAAAAGTTTGTTCGGTAGATGTACCATTGCGTGGTGATTCCGTTAATAACGCGGCTGACTGTGAGCGGCCCCGCAGTCGAACCAATGGAACCATCCGCAGGCCACGTCGCACCATCCCAACCGCCGACAATTTGCGTGGTGACTTCTTTGAAAGTTGCCAATCCCCAAACCAGCGGATACGCAAAGAAACCATAACGCCCGGCACCAACGTTGATTTGGAAACGGCCATCGACCAGTTTTCCAGTCATTGCAAAAATCGCATCGTTGCTTGCGTCAATTGCCGCAGTTCCCCAAAGCGGTTCGCTGCCAGAGACTGCAACGGTTTTGGAAACTTCAATCGTCTCGAAACCGTCGTTGTACGTGGCCTTGATTGTGAAACTGGTATTCACTACCGGGCCAACAATTCGCAAAAGGCCATTGCTGGAAACCTGAATGTTTAGCGAGTCGGTCATTACTTCCCATTCGCATGCCACCAGTTTACCGCCGCCAACAACCACAACGTCTGCGAGTGTGAAAACTTCTGCGCTGAATTGTGCAGTTTCGCCAATCTCCATTGTGTCCGGCGCGGCCATCAACATTGTGCTGTATGCGGAATCGCGAACGACAGAAGAAACAACGATACTGTCCGTAACCGTGTAACCGCCGCAGGTGTAAACTGCCGTAACCGTCATGGTCGCGGCGCGGTTGCCTTCCACAGTTAGGAATCCGTTTGCGTCAATCGAAGCAATATCCGAATCAACGTCGAGTGACCAATCAGATGAAACTGCCAATTCATTCGGGCACTGGTCGAAGCGAATCATTTGTGCAAACGATGCGATTTCGTTGGAGTAGAAAACTGGTGGCCCGCTGATTCGCGAAGTCATTGGTTTGTCTGGCCCCATCGGCGCAACGTAACGCACGGTGATTTTGTAATTCACTTCTTCCTGAAAGTAGCGCGCCGTAATGATTACGTCCATATCGGAATCAACATCGCGGCCCTGCACAACACCGGAACCGACAACATCCGCAGCAACGTAAGTCGCGTTGGAATCCAGAGTGGACGCGCTCCATTTCGGAGTAACGGTTTCCATTGTGCCGTCTTTGTAAATCGCGGTGGCGGTTAAAACAATTCGCTCATTCGCATTCACAAGGTTTGGCCCGGAAACAATCAGCCCGGTAATGACGTTGGTTTTCGCAATGCACACAACGGTTTTCGTTTGCGTGTAGCGCACACCGTCTTTCAGGTAATCCGCCTGCACTTCCAAAAGGCCAACTTCCGGATCATTGAAAACCACGATGCCGGTATTGGAAATTGTTGCCCATGTCGGATTATCAACAAGCGACCACGTTGGGGAAATCGCTTGCTTGCTGCCATCGGAGAAAATCGCCAATGCTTGGAACGAACCCGCTGCGCCTTCATGCAAGTTTTCCGGCCCTTGAATTACAAGGCTGGTCAACACGATTGGATCGCGTGTGATGTTTACCGAATGTTCCGCAGTGAAATCACGCACTGCCGCTTTCACGATTACTTCTTTTGCGCGGTCGCCGGTTGTACCGACTTCCAGAATGCCATCGGCGCCGATATAGTAATCTTCGCACGCCCATTCAGCGACAACGACACCGGTTGTCCCGTCTGCGAAAATACCCAATGCGTTGAATTGCAAACGGTTGTTTTCGTATCCGATTGTCGGGCCTTGGATCGAAATGCCAACCAACGGATTCAACACTTGCACAACAGTGGAATCGAAAGTGTGATCCAGCGAAACGCCACGGAACGTATATTTCGCTTTGAACGAAACGTCAGTCGGGCCTTCGGTGACGCCGGTTGTCACGCGTCCATTATTGTCGGCATACGCAACGGAAGAACTGGTAGACCACGACGACAAAACAGCTTGTTCGCTGCCATCGGAGAAAACCGCATTCGCCTGAAACAGATAAACCGAATTCTCATTCAGTTCTTTTTCGCCCGCAATGTAGAAGTCGGTCAATACCAGATTCGGATCAACGTGTTTCACTTCGACCAAAAGCGCTGCCGTGTAATCAACACCACCCACAGTATAAACCGCGTGCAATGCCAATTCCTGATCGGCGGAAACGTCTTCACAGGTCACGCGATTGAATGCCGCTTTTGCATACGGCGACATAAGCGTGATTTGCGTATCGAGTTCGTCATTACCGTGCGCGTGATAACAACGCACAGTGTAATCAGCATACGCGCCACCCTGAATTGTTTCCGGGCCTTCGATTTGAATAAACCGGATGTCGTCGAATGCTTTCTGAATCAACACTTGTTTGGAAATGGTGTAACCGAGAAACTTTGTGAAAACAGTCACGGTCGTATCGAACTGCACGTTGGCGAAACTGGCGAGGCCAGCCGGGGTGAAGTTGACCAAACCGGGTTTATCCGACCACCACTCAGAAGGAAAGAATTGGAAACCGTTTTCTTCCAAGTAGTATTGGGCACTGCCACCCATTTCGATTTTGTCAGTGCCGACCATGCTGAAATGGCGAACAGGCTTTCCGGTTTCCGGATCAATCTCAGTGCCGTTCTCGCCGAAACGCATTACGCGGCGGTGATGCTTTTCAACAACCGCGCTCATTTGCAGATCAGAGGATTCAACGTCAATCGTGAAAGCGAATTTGTCGATTACCAGATTGACCGGCGCATAAGAATAAAACGCTGAAAGAAGACGATCTTTCAGCGTTGAATTACGCGGCAGAATGATTCGGGCATCCGAACCAGTGGTTTGCATTGTCAGATTTACGTGCGTGGTTTTGTACCACGTTCCGCCATCGACGCGGCGCGGGCCATACGGTTCCGGATAGAAATCAATGTAATCCTGAGTCCAGAGATATTGCACAGACATGCGGCGCCCGAGAATAAACTCAATTACGCGCCACATTGAATCCAGACCGGAATGCTGATAAATCAACGGAATCATGTAAACCGATTTCATCAAACGATCCGGATTCAAAATCAAATCCAGCGGCGTATCAATGCCGAGGTCGCGCAGCGTCAACAGCACGACATTCGGATCGGTCTTTTCTGTGATGTTGCGGACTTCACGCAAACCTTCCATTGGTTCGCGCACTTGTTCCTGATAAAAGTCCGCCAGTGCTTCGAGGAAATCTTGCCACACAACTTGCGAGGTAAACATTTCCGTTTCGAGCTGGTCAAACGTCATCTTTTCCATTACGAATTCTCGCGCTCGGTGTATACGACATTAATAACCGGCGTACCTTGCAGCGCCACGTAAGAAGTTGGATCGGTCAACACGATGGATTCTTCACCGTTGAAAGATTCGACTTCGACGTAATCGACACCATCAATTTTGCACGCGTCGCGAATGTCGGATTTCGACAAACGCCGTTTCAGAATGCCGGGGCGTTTCTGGAACAGCTTGAGGATTGCTTCGTTGCATTTCAGTTTGATTGCGTCAGGATCGGCAGTCGAAAGAACTGCGACCAAAACACGAACTGCGACCATGACCTTTACCGGGTTGCATGTGTCGATTTCAATCATTGCGTGGATTTGCGGTTGTAGCCATTTGCAGAAGTTTGTCCAGCTTGCCGATTTCGGATTTGGGTTTGCACCGCCCCACGAATCAAGCTGTTCGGGCAGAATGCAAATTCGCATGGTGTTCATCCAAGTGCGATCTTGCGGTGCAATGTCTCGCTGGCCCAAAACACAGCAGTCGGCAACGCCCGGATAGTCGGCAATCTTTGCGCGGATTTCGTCGGCACTGATTGCTTTGTCGCGAGCACGAAACATCAGCGGGCCGAAGCGTTTGTAATACGCGCTGCTTTTTACGTTTGCACCGCCAGTTGTTGGGGCGATGGTTTGACCAGACAATTGCGGATATTGAATCGACCGCGCACGCACACCGGCCAACATTCCGTTTGCCGATTCACCTTGCGAAACAACGTAGCGCACAGTCAGCACGGAATTGCGTGGGAGTTTCGCCCCGTATTCGCCGTCACCGAAAATAAACGACACGTCGCCTTTTGCAGTTGTCGAACCGAAATAAACGTAATCGTCACCGTCGAACTTGAACAGGCCGCCGTCCGCTTTATCCCAAACGCGTGTGGTGCCGCTCACTTTGTCAGTCGTGAAAACAAACAGATCGTCGGTCACAACGAAATCCGGTTGATTCAGGAAGAACTCAAGGAAGTCCGGCGCAACAGTGTCCAAATCGTAAAGCTGAGTTTTCACTTCGCCTTGCGTCAGTTCAATGTCCATTTCCTGACCGGCAGTGAATACCAATTGCGTGCTGTTGTAATACTTCACACCGCCAATGTCGAACGAACTATACATCGGAATAAACAGCGCTTCCTGATACGAGTTTTTCAAACGCACGGTTGTGCTGGAACTGATACGGCGGGAAATGTGTGTACCTTGCTGGCGCACAATTGCGTAAATCGAACTGTCCCGCACAGCCGTGGAGAGGAACGCGTTTCGCATCGACATAATGCCGAGGTGTTGCGACGCCGCGACCGAACCGCCGATCATCGAAATGATTGTTTCGCCAACGTTTGTCGGCAACGTGTCGATCCACGAACCACGTTCGGTTAACTCGCGATGAATTTCTTTCACCGCATCTTCAAAGTCAACTACCGTTCTTGTAAAATCTTTGCTCATGGTCAGCGCGCCAAATTGAAGTCGAATTTCACCCGGCTTGGGTCGAGGTACGGCGAAGTGTAAGTCATCGAAACGAAGTGAACTTGTTCGTCCGGAACCGGAATCACAATTACAGATTCAACCGTAATCCGAAGTTCGCCGTTGCGTGGGAATAGCGTCAGAATTTCAGTTCGGATTTTCTGTGCCGAAATGTCATCGACTGGATCAAACAGATATTCCGGAATGTTGGAGCCGATGCGCGGGCGGAACCACTTGGAGCGAATCGGCGTTGTGCAAATCAACATGATGTTTTGGTTGACGGAATCCGCATCCGTTACCAATGTGTTTGGACTGCCTGCGCCCAAAAACAAGTTTACGTCAGAATAGACTGGCATGGTTCACCCTGTAAAAACATTCATGGAGCCATTCCCCGCCGTGTCGCCGCAATCAATTCCCGCGCCTTTCGTGTGAGCCAATCGCCCATTCACGTAAACGGTAGAACTGCCCGGTAAAGCTTTTCCTGTATGGCATCCCATTCCGGGGCAGCAATGCACCATGTAAGAATCGCCGGTTCGCACTTCGGCCAAACCGTTTACGAAAACGTTTGTCGATGCTTGCGCCGGAAGGAACGGAGGAAAGCAGCCGTGGCCGTTGGAAAGGTCGGTCATCAGACGGATATTGGGGCGCCCCATAATCTGCTCCAAAACTGTAAATTGTATGTGTATGGTTAAATTAGCCGAGCGAATGCAAATGATGGATTACAAGGTCGGAGACTCGACATTCACGTTTTCATATCAGGAAGTGCGTGAGCAATACCTGATCCTGTGCGGAATGACCGATGATGAATTCCGCAAAGTAATACCGCGAGCGTTGCACCTCGCCTGTTTCATCTGTTTCGTAAAAGAGATTCCGACTTACGTTTGTTTGCGTGATGATGGAATCGTTCACCAGCTTGCACACTTGCTGCACATTCCGGATTCGACGGAACCGGAGTTTCAAGCAATCCGACAACTGTTTAAAGATCAATTGGCTTTGGCCTAAAGGAGAAAAGCGTGACCGATAAGAAACTGACTTTCGCTGACCTGCAAAAGATTGGCGAACCGCTTCCGCGTGTACCGAGCCAATCCGACGAAATACCAAAGGCCAGCGAAGAACTTGACCCGATGGAACAATTCGGCCACGGCAATCCGAACGAACAGAAATTGCGCATTCGCACTTTCAGCGCATCCGACCATGACGCAATCGAAAAGGCGCAGGTTGCCTTAATGTTGGAAGACCCAAACTACCAGATTCAAATCAAGGCAGACCCGAGGCCCGACTTTACCAAAATCGACATTTACTATTTGCTGTGGCTGCGCCGCATTCTGGCAGAGGGTGAATTCCGAGGCGACCGCACCGGCACCGGAACCATTTCGATGTTCGGTCAAGTAATCATGCGTACCGATTTGCGTCTTTACTTCCCGGCGCTGACAACGAAATACGTTCACTTCCTTGCGGTGGACGACGAACTGGATTGGATGAAATCCGGCAGTTCCAATATTCGTTCCATGAAAAAGAACGGCACGCGCATTTGGGACGAATGGGTAATTCCGGGCACCGAAGAATGGCGTATGCTTAGCCACGCTGAGCGAATTCGCAAACTGTCCAAAGAGAAAATGGAAGACTTCCTTGAAGTTGATTCCATGATGCGCGAAGACGGACGCAGCGACGAATTCCGTTTGAACAAACAATCACAATACCTGACCAACGCGGGCATTCCGGAAAAGGTTTTGATCGGCGGTGAATTGGGCCGGGTGTACGGAACGCAATGGCGTTATTGGGAAGACACCCGAATCATCGACTCGAAAGAATGGGAAGCCGACCCGCAAGGTTGGCAGGACAAGGGTTACACCGTCGAAGGCAAAATGTATAACGGTTGGCAAATCGTTATCACGCGCAAGATTGACCAAATCGCGAAGATCGAAAAACAAATCCGCGATGAACTGTTGTTCCAGCAAGGCAAATTGGAAAAACATGCGGCTGGCCGTCGCATTATTCTGAGTGGTTGGAACGTCGCGCAGCTTGAAGAAATGGCGCTGCCACCTTGCCACGTTTTGGCGCAGTGGTATGTGTCGAGCGAGAAAGACGAAGACGGCAAACATTTCCTCGATTGCGAAATGTATCAACGCAGTGGTGATATGTTCCTCGGTATTCCATTCAATCTGGCGCAATACAGTTTGCTCACTTCGCAACTGGCCCACGTTACCGGAATGAAAGCGCGTTTCTTCACGCACGTAATCGGCGATGCTCACATTTACACCAACCACGTCGCGCAAGTGAAAGAACAGTTGGAACGCGACCCGTTCAAATACGAACACCCGCAATTGGAAATCACCGGCGAGTTCAATTCGATTCTGGAAATGAAAACCGGCGATTGCAAACTGGTCGGCTACGAACACTATCCAGCGATCAAGGCGAAAGTTGCCGTGTGAGGTTTTATGAATCCGAATGCTGAATTGATTGAAACCACTCGCGGCCTAATGATTGCGGTTGGCGAACAGGCAGAACGCGAAGAACTGATGCCGTATTTGCGGCGGCGCCGGGAGCCAATCGGGAAACTCGATCTTGAGTGGAATCCGCAACTGGTTGTTTTCCGTCCGGAGGAATTCATTCGCCGTGCGCGCTTAGCTTCGGTGATTCTGGTTCCGGAGCGTTTCGTTCCGTACATTCGGGCGAGTGCAGCGGTTTGCATGCACATGAATTGGTCGAATGTGATTCCTGACACAATAGGTTTGCTCGGGCACTTTGCAGGCTCGCCGGTTTTCACCGATAGCCTGTTGACGGTGAATCGCCGAAATCCAAAAGACAAGTTTTTGTTTGTGGGAGCGAAATATGGCGTATTCGCCGATGCACCGCGCCGTTGAAGCGTGGGAGAAATTGAAAGAAGTGTACGGCCCCGAAGCTGAACACCAAACAATGCGAACGCTGTTGATTATGTGCGACACGAAAGATTATGAGTTTCTTGATTGCCTACTGATTCAAGTAGAGCCAGCCGAGATTCCAAAAGTCATTGTGCCGCTTTTACGTTCCACGTTTGCCGCACGTCGCTACCTGATTGCGTGGGATCAGTTGCGTGATAAAACGTGGAATATGCGTTCCGATAAACAATGGCGTCACACAATGCGCGGACTCGATCCAACTAACTGCGCACGTTACACCGCTTTCATTGAAGCTGGTGGATATGCGGGCGTACTGCCACATAAAGGAGAATGAATTGAAAAAGGTTTTGATTGTTTGCGCGTTGTTGGCTATCGCCGGTTGTGACCAGATGGCGGGGCAACCAATTCGTATTTACCCAACAGTCGAACAAGCCGTTGCCGCATGCGGGGACGCTGGTTTGAAAACTTACTACATTGACCAAACACGCAAAATCGCATCGGTGCAAGTCGAGTGCAATTCGCCGATTCAGAAAGCTTCGATGGAAGGCGTTAGCGGTGCTGACCTGAAAAAGCATTTGCCGAAAGTGGTCATGTAACCAGAGGGGGCAGAAGATGGCAGACTTGAACGAAATGGAAAAAGAGTTTCTGATGGGATTCATCTTCTGCCCCGAGCGTTGTTGGTTGCCGGACGAGTATAAACCGGTGATGAAAAAGCTGAATGTGTGGGGCCGCAACGTTTTGTCTGATAGCCAGAAAGATCGTCTGTTGGCCCAACCAAAGTTTCGCACACGCGGTTGCACTTTCTTCACTGGTGCCGACATTAAGAAACTGAGGATGGAATGATGGGCCTAATGGAACGGCTTGGGAAACGGATCGACAATATGATTCGTGTGATTGCACAACACGGAAAGCTAGAATGCCGGAAGTGCGGAACATTCAATAAGAAAGGATACCCATGCAAATGTCAAAGCCAGTGAAACTCACGTTACGGAAATGCCAACGCTGCACCCGAAAGTTTCTGGAAGAAAAGCGCGTCAAGAAAGCTATTTGCCAGTGCGGTTCGGTCGGTTTGAATTACCGCATACCGAAAATGTTTTACGCAATGGACGCGCTGTACGTGGTGCTGTGGTTGCTGGCGTTGGCCGGTTCGTTCTGGTTGTGGCAAAACTACAAAACGAATCTCAGTGAAACGCTGTTCGCAACCGTAGGCGCGTGCGTTCCGTTCCTCACTTTGATTCTGGTTGTGGTGCCGCGTTTCTTTGAATGGGAGAGATACCGTGAGCAACATTCTGAAAGGTAGGCTGCCGCGTTACGAATGCTTTAAAGAAGTGAACGCCGGACAAATCACGGGCCTCGAATTCGACAATGATCGAGTGACGCTGGTTCTGGATAACGAAAACGTGCGCGTCGAAGTTGACCACGAATGGGCAAAGAAACACAATGTCCAAATCGGCGGTTACTACGTTTTGTACGATGATGCCTACGCGTCGTTCAGTCCGAAGAAACCTTTTGAAGATGGCTACCGGCGCAAGCATGTCGCCAGCATAAAAATTCCACCAATCCCGCGAGGTTGAAATGGTTTATAGCCAACCGTATGTCGTGCATTGGGAAATGAACAATTTCGTTTTGCGTGCAAGTTTCATGCACCCGGATCGCAAAGTCATTTCGCAAAGTCTCAAAGAACTGACCAAACTGGAATACGAGCAAATCAAACTCGGTGCTGCCGGTTATCTGGAGTTCAGCATTCGCGGTGTTTACGAAACTCTCGACCTGCATATCAGCGAGCGTTTTCCAGAACTGCGCGACATTGTGTTCCCGCCGAATAGTTCGTATCGCAAGCACTGCGCGGCGAAGGAAGAAATCGAAGAAAGAGGATGGGTCGGCGGATGAATCAACTTGACGAAAAGATTCTCGCCAAACGTTTGCAGTGGCAGCGTCCGGAAACTGCCGTCGCCGACATTTTGTATGAACGCCGGGTAGCCGATGAATTCGGCGTGTATGGAATCAAAACCAACGACACGCTTTCGGAAATCGCGGAACGCTTTGAAGTTGGTGTGGACGACCTTGTGCGCTGGAACAAAATCGAAAACCCGGACGTGATCTACTTCGGCTCCTGCCTGTTTATTCGGAATCACAAATATGCACACGCATGACAATCCTGTGTTGACGTACAAAATCGGATTCACTGGCCTTCCAGCACTGGAGCATGAATTCGGTTTCGTTCACCAGAAAGGCGAGTGGGTTCCGGTGAACTGGCGCCACGCAACAATTGCCAGTTCTGGTGCGCAGTTTGGAACCGAAGTTGCCGGAAAGAGTGCGCCGTTTTTCAAACGCGGTGCGTATGCGTATCCGATTATGGAATCAGCCAGTGAGGATTTCTATCGGGCCGGTTATGTCGGTACGCTGAAACGCCGGGAGCACGCGGGCTTCAACGAATTCTTTAACGCAATTGCTGCGAACGCCGATGCTATTTGGATTCCCGGTAATCTGTGGGAAGAAATTCGCACAAAGACCAACAACCGCAACAACTTCAAACACTGGTTGATCGAAAGCAAAACCACGGATGAAATTCTACGCGGTTACATTGCACGCTTGGGCCGGACGCGGATTTACACCGATGCGTTTAGCAATTCGTGGGCAGAACAATTCCTGAATGACGGAATGTACGTTCTGAAACTTCACGACGACGTTGAACGCTGTGCTGATCCGCTGGCAGAACATCGTGTGTGCATTGTCGATTCTGCAAAGAAAGGCAAACGCCTCATGATGGAAAAAGATGTATCCGATCAAATCACTGGCATTTTCGATTTGTTGGATCGCTGCCCACCGTCGCATATTCGTTCTGGTAAAAACTGGGACAAATTGCTACAGGAATGAAAAAACCCCACCTCCGGTCAAATGGAGAGTGGGGTTTTTTGTTTTCATCGACCGACAGATTGCGCACCGCGCATTGCCAGTTTGTACTTCTTGATTCCATCCAGAATCTTTTTGCGCTTTTCTTCCCACGCCTTCGCAGCATTCAAGTCCTTTGGACGCTGGCCGAGTTTGATGAAATGCTGTTCACCTTTCTTAATCAACTCACGGTATTTCTCAACACGTTCGTTGGCAGATTTCATCTTCTTCGCCTTCTGATTGCCCGCAGCTTTGCGTGCTTTCTTCTGCTCTTGAATAACGTGGTCAGGGCGCGGCGGGCCTTGGTTCGACGGATGGTATTTCGAGTTTGGATGCTTTTTCAAATAAGCTTCCTTGCCCTTGCTACCTTTCTTGTCAGTGAACCAATGTTTCTTTGCCGCTTCTGGTTTCTTCGCAACTTTCTTTTTGGTAGCCATTGCGTTTTCCTGTTAGCGGTTCGGTTTAACCCGAGCGCGTGGAGGTGCGGAGTTTGGTTTGGCTTTCGCACGCAGCGGCGCACTGTTTGGTTTCGCACCGTTGATTCTGCGAACCGATTGCGCACCATCCTTACCGACATGCACAACAACTGGAGTTGGGCCACGCTTTTGCGGATGCGGAACCACTGGAGCCGGAGCGTTACTCGGAGCGGGTTTTTTCAAACCGCCTTTGAGAGTTTTCAACACTTCCAAATGGTGCTTGGCTTTGGTCAGCAAATTCAGAAGCTTGTGACCGTCAGCGGTTTTGTGAATCTTGCGCTGTGCTTGCAGAGTTTTCATCTGCTCACGCAACTTGTCACGCTTCGCTTTCAGCGGAACTAACGCGTCTTTCTTTTTCTTTGGTGAATGGTGGCCGTAAGTCACCGCTTCGATTTGCGCACGTACAACAGTCAGGCCGGATTCAGCTTTGGCCTTCTTTTTGTAAATGTCGAGTTCGGCTTTGATTGCCGCGACTTCCGCACGCGCTTCTTTGATGGTTTTCGGTTTTGCCGCAGCAACAGCAATGTTTGCAGTCGCTGTGCTGACTTGCGAATTCAAACTGATTTGTACGAGCATGGATTACGCCGCCTTTTTGCGAGCAATGTCCTGTTTGGCCGCACGAATGTGAGAGCGTACTTCCGCCATCTTTTCGTACAGATCACCGAGTTTCTTTTTCTGCATCCGTTTGCCCGCCATGTCTTTGTGGACTTGATGGGAAACTTCGTCGTGCTGTTTTGCCAGATTGTGCAGCTTGTCTTCCAAGCGGCGCAGGCCATCCATTTCTTTATCCAACGGCGCTTTCTTTGCCGCAGACTTACGCGAGAAAATGGAAGTTGGGTGTTTGTCCGTGTACTGCTTTTGTTTCTCACGGCCCATTTTGCCAAACCAAGTTCCCGCGATACTGGCAGGGCGTTTGGTGCGGCGTTTCTTTTTCATCACTGCGCCAGTGCTGGCAGTTGCAACCTTTTTAACTGGTCGCTTGCCGCTGGCGTTTACAACGCGTTTCTTTTTCGTAGTCGCCATTTCAAAACCTCTAGCGTTCTCGACCGCGTTCCATCAGGCCGAGCCAATTGGCTTTGCGCATGTGCATTTTACCAATTGGCCCGTAGGAGCCGCCGTTCATATCGGTGTTTTTCTTTGTCTTGTCTTTCAGCCGACTTTTAACTTTTGGTTTGGTCGGCTTTCCCTCAAGATCGTTCCAGCGAGCAATACGTGCCCCGCCGTGTTCGCCGCTGCCAGTTTCTTTGTTTCGATTCGTGGCATCGGCCAAACTCAGCATCACTTCCATTAGAACCTCGGTTGCATATGGAATGCAGGTTGCGTATCCATTTCCGCGCCATCCGTTTTCGGTTTTACTTTCTTCCGTTTCTTACGCTTGCCCGAAACCGTTGGGCTAGACACTCCCTTCGGTTTCGTTTTCTGCATTTCGTCGTGAAACGGATCGGATGGAATTGTGGAAATGAGACTCGGCCCGACTTTCATAGTGTGTGCAATCGCTGCATCGGAAACCGACAAGCTGATTAGCACTTTCATTACTTGACTACCGAGTCGATTGCTTTCTGGATTTTCGAGTTTGGTCGGCAGCCCAACGATGCAAACAACTCAGCGAGAATCGCCGGGTCGATGTAGTTTGCGATTGCGGTGTTTGCCGTCACCTTGTCACCGGACATATGGCCGAGTTCCGCACCGACTTTCATCAGTTGCTGTTCAACCCATTTGTTTACGTCGGTGTCTTTGGCGCCTTTCTTGAACGGTGGTTTTTCCAGAAGTTTTTGCGCGAGTTCCGAACCTTTCGCGGTACGCAGTTTGTGAATCGTGAAACCATCAGGGAAGCCCAACGTTTTCAGATACGCGTTTACTGCGCTGCCCGGCAATGGTTTGCCTTTGAACGTCGAAAGGTAATCGCCCGGTTTCTTGTTCGCCATTGCTTTAATCAAAGCAGCGTGCAGAAGCTGGCCGCGTTGCGTATTGAATTTCACGATATGGCGTTGCTTACCGCCAGACTTGCCCGTGTAATTCATGATGATGCGTTGGTCGTTGATATTGCAGTGGCGCAACAGCAAAGTAGAAATACCGTGCGTGGTTTCGCCATCGGTCGCGCCTTTGGTGCTGCCGATTCGACCGGAAGTTTGGTACGTCAATTCGCAAAGCAGGGCGCAAACGGAATCTTTCGTCGCCGCAACTTTTTGCAGATCAGGCAACCACTTTTTCGTGAGGTTGGTCAGATTCGGCATTGCTTCGGCGACAACATCGAATTTCGCACTGCGCGAAGACTGGCGATAATCGACGGTGTAGGCGCGGGAGAAGTCCGCAGAGAACGGCGCTTTGAAAGTGCAAACATACGCGTTGTCGAGTTTCGCATCGTATGCCGGGTTCATTTGCACAATGCCGCTTGGCGCCTGAATCAGCTTTTTGCCTGCAACGGTGTAGTAACCGCCGTTGTCGTCGATCATGCCGACGAAAGTTTCCGGAATCGGATTGAGCGTTTGGCCCAATGCCTTTTTCACGTCGGCGACGGGCAGGTACGGTTGGCCGCTGGAACGAATCAGGTTCGACAATTGCTTTTTGTAGAACGCGTTCACTTGCTTGCGCAATTCCAGATACTGCTCATGTTGCTTGAGCTTCGTGCCTTTCGATTTGTTGTACGCTTGCCACTCGCGCAGAACTTCGACCGGCATTTCGTAACCGTTGACGTTGCCGTATTTCTTCACCAGTGCATTCAGTTTGGAATACACGTCTTTCATGTCTTCGCCAGCTTCCTCGGTGTGCAAAAACATTTCGTTAATGTCCGGGTCACGCAGCGAACTCACGTTTTTCATCAGGCGGTTTTCAGCGGCTTCGGAACCGTTGGCTGCCAAACGCAAATCGTTAATCATGCCGAGTTGCGCACGGGTTACGTCCGTTTCGCGGTCGATGATTGTTTTCTGTTCTTTCAGTGCGTCGAAAACGCCGTTGATTGCGATACGCACGTCGTCATGTTTCGCAACGTCGCGACCGGAGACAACCAGACGAATCGCCTGATTGAACACTTTCAACATTTTGAATCGTTCCGCGAATTCACGCGACTCATCGCCCCACAGAGTCAGCTTGCGCAGAAAACTTGTTTCATACGCAAACTCTCGGGTTTTGTATAATGCGATCAGACACTTAATCGCGGATTCCGTCGAACTTGGGTTTACGGAAGCCAGAGAAATGTACATGGTCTGTCCTGTTACGAAAGGTTTTTCAAAACGTAATCCATCCGCTCGAACCGAGTTTCAAAGCGGCGCGCTTCAATGTCGGAGAACGGAACAGGGATTCCGATGTAATAGCAATTGTGTGCCCACGAAACGTCAGCGCCCGGCTCCACAACTTTTCCGTCAAACACACAGAACGCACGCGGCTCGATGGAAGTTTTTTCCACGCTCGACGTGATGAAATAACCGTAATACAGTTCAAGGCCGTTGTCTGCCGCAAACTTCACAGCGGTATCAACGTTATTGCCTTTTTCCGTTCCGATGTAACGCGCTTTCGGAATGATTGGGATCACAGCCAAACGCTTGGGCAGGTCACGCCAGAATCCACGTTCCTTGACCAGACGCTCGACTAAACCTTTTGGCAAAAACTGTTTCAACTCGAAAGCCAAAGCAGTGAATACCGTGCTGCGCCGCAGTTTAATCTTCATCAGTTTTGTATCCAATACATTGTTTGACGTGATTCCACGTTTCGTCCATCACCACTGACAGCGGTTTGGTTGCGTCAATGATAATGGTGTTTGGGTCGTTGCTTGCCATACTTAGGAAATTATTTCGGACTTGAGTGAAATACGCAATCCCGCGCTTTTCAATTTTGTCCATTTTGTCGGCACCGCGAGACTTCTTCATTCGCTCCAAACCAATCTCGGCTGGAACGTCAAACAACAAAGTCAAATCAGGAACGCGCAAATGCGGTTTGCAAAGTTCATGCAGCGCGTGCGTTTCCGGGCAATCGACTGACTGATACGCTAGACTCGAATCGTAATAGCGATCCGACAAAACGTGGAAGCCACGTTCCAGATACGGCACGATCAAATTTTTGGTGTGGTCAACGCGACCGGTGTAAAACATCAGCACTTCGGAAAGCGGCGGCACGTCGTAATCGTCGGACAGAATCAATTCACGAATCCGTTCCGCAAAAGGAGTGCCGCCCGGTTCACGCGTCATTGCGTAATCAATGCCGGTACTGTTTAGGCGCATATCAACGTGGGTTAGGTTTGTGGTTTTGCCGCACGCATCCATTCCGGAAAACACAATGAATTTGCCGTGATTCATCTTACATTGACCCTTCTAGTTCTTTTCACATTGCGGCGACAATCACCGGTACGCCATGCCATTTTGACCAGCATGTTGTGCTGAATCTCTGCCGGAACTTCACGCCACTTTGCTTTTTGCAAGCAGCGGATTTTCCCATTGGACAATTGTAGAATCCCTGCACCTTCGGCTTTCAGTTCGGCGCGAATCTCTTTGAAACAGCGACTCTCGATTACCGAAGGAGGGAACAGGAAATAAAACTGGTTAACGTATGGGAGGTAGTTTCTCCATTTCTTGTCGGTGCGATAATCAGCAAGGCAGGATTTGATTTCCAGACCGACAAAGTTGCTTTTAAAATTCATGCACACAGCGTCTAGGCGACGTTTGCCCCAACGCTCGATTCCGAATTCCGGGTGTACGCTATACGTTTTCTTTGCCCAATAGAAAGTTGCGGCAGTCAGCAAGGCGGCGGTGATTTCGCGTCTGTTCATCGTCGTGTCAACTTCAACGTCACGTATTCATCGGCCATCACGTTTTTCGGATCATTGTCGGCGAGCATTTTCAGCATGATCTTTTTGTATTGATCTTCTGGCACACGCCCGGCGTAAGCATCAACAATGTCTTGCAACTTGTTGGTCAGGTCGGGAAGCGTAATCGAATTCCGGGCCACGCGGCCAATCGTCGATTTCAAATCCGCTTCCATGATTTTGTTTAGGTTGCGCAATGGAAACTCGTTCCACTTCGCACGCAGGAATGTATCAGAAGCCCCGTATTTGCGCATTGCCTGTTGGAAGCGCGCAAAGCCCAACGCGTAGGTTTCCGGAACATCCTTGAATGTTGGAATGTTTACGCCGCCGCCCACGGTTTTGGTTTCTTTGAGACGCATGCCTTTAAACATGCCGCCGTCCGGAACGCCAAACCATTTGGAAAGATTTCGCGGCGGAATCTTGCCGGACGCAGGCCACGCGGTATACGCAGCCATGCGTAGGTCAGTGCCTTTCAGCAAATAGATTTCCGTTCCCGAATCATTCGGATGCGCCAGCGAATAGGCATCGACGAAAGAATCGAATTGATCGGCCATGCTGGTGCGGGCGAAATAACACTGAATGCCGAACGAGCGGTTTGCAGGTTCGACAACAATACCGAAAAGCGTTTCGCTCGCTTCGTGGCTGTACGCTTCACCAGATGCAACAACGTCGATATTGAAACCGCGCCCGTTGATACGCGCCATTTCCGCAAGGAAGTTTGGCCCGTGCGAATCGAAGATGATCGACTTGTCGTTGAGCTTGATCCCTTTCGCGTAAAGGAAAAGGTGAATCATTTCATGCACGACAGTGTTGGTGAACAGTTTAATGTCCGCCATCGACTTTTCGTTGATCTTCATTGTGTAAACCGGTTTGCCTTTGTGCCATTCCAGCACGGCCAAACCGAGAATACTGTTGTCGCGAGTTTTCTCAAACTTCACTACAGGGCAACCGCCGTTGAACAGCAGGTCGTTGTAGTATTCATAAAACTTTGGAACAATCGCAAACTTCGGCGAGTAATCCAGATACGGAGGGTTTGCCGGATTCGGTACGATGTTTAATGATTCCGTACTTTCTTTCAGCAGAAGGCGCGCTTCTTTCGGCGTGATTACAAATGGGATCGAAGTGTCTGCCGCGAAGAACACCTGATAACCTTTGCCGTGTTTGTTCAAAATGAATTCGTCACCGACGATAAGGTCGAGTGCATACGTCGGGTTAGCGTCCTCGAAGGAAATTTTATCCCCTTTGAATTTATACAGCGCCATGAAAATTCCCTCTTATGTAAACCACTTTCTTTGCGTAGCGGACTTGGGAGTTGATATAGTCCGACTCGCTCACCAGATCGGGATTCAAACCCAGCGCCGCAATGTCGGAAATGTATAGGCTATAATCAGCGGTGTACGGAATGCCTGTTTCGATTTTGGCAATCCACACAAGCGGTTTGAGCGCATCGACCAGACTGATTTCTGCCGAGTCCATTTCGCTTTCGTGAACCAACAGAATAAACCGGTGACTCAATGCTGGCTCATTGCGTTGTAAATTTCCAAACCATTTAACGTCGTCTTCGAGAGCTTTCGTCAGGTTTGAAAGCACAGAAACCGCGCCTTTCGCTACTTCCACAATCTTTGGTGTGGGGAGTTCGTAACGAAATGGCGCGGTCATGTCAGCTTCGGTTGCGATCCTGAACATTTCTTTTCGCTTCCCATTCTGCCCAAGTCACAGCGGCGTGCGCCGAACTTGGATGATGAACGCCACGCATGCGCAGCAATTCAATATAAGGAAGGCCGTTATAGTCGGCTTTGAATTGTGTCACGTTCTCGATATTTACAGGGTCGTCGTCAATGGAAAAATAAACATCATCCGGGCTTTCATGCAATTCCAACCATTCGCGGATTTCACGTTCGCGATTGCCTTCACCGCCACCGTAGTTTTCTCCGGTGCGCCAGTGTTCGTGGAATTGGAAACCTTGCAGGGCGTAGCGTTTACGCAAATGCGATTCGGCGCCGACTGCATCCTTACAAAGAATGCGAACAGTGGAAGCCAATACAACGCGGACGTTTTCGTGCTGGAGAAATTCATTGACGATTACAACGGTGGCCGGATCATACTCGAAACCCGCAAACGCGGAACGCATATTTTGGATCGGGCCATCAATATCGAGAAACACGACATTCATTTATTCATCAACTCTTTGATTTGAGTTTGGAGTTCAGCGATAGTTTGAGCGTTCAGTTTGTCGCGCTCAATCAACTCTTTGATATTCTGAATAAACAATCCGGCGAGTGCGGTGTACAACACGGCCAGCTTTCCGTCACTGCCTTTCGTTACGAGGAACGGCAGTACCTTTTCCAATTCTTGCGCGATAACGCCCATTGAATCTGCATCGGTTGCCTTCCATGTGAAGAACACACCGCGCAGTTGCTCGGTAATATCCAAGCTGTTGGCAATCGTTTTGACTTTCTTCTTCAATCGTTTATCCGACGACAGCGCAATTTCAGTCTTCGCTGTAATCTGGCCGGTCTGAATGTCGAACTCGATTGTGTTTTCTGTTCCGTTACTGAACGCTAAACCGTTCGACGGACTGGTCGAAGTGTAGAGCACGTTTTCGGAATTGAGAGTGAGTTTTGCCTTTCCGTTGAAATCAATGCTGCCGGTATTCGAGAGTTTGAATTTGCCGGTCATGTCGCCGCCCGCAGTAGGAACGTAACCATCCCCGCCACCGCCACCACCTTTCGGTTGTTCAACCCACGCGCTGTTTGCCAAACTGCTAATTGGCAAAGTCCAGTCTGTAACCGCATCAACATCGACAACCCGAACAATCATACCGGGACGACGACCACCAATAGGAATTGCATTTCGTTCCGTAATGGAAGCAACGCAACGAAAACCACCTTTTAATTCTTGGTCATCGACAGTGTACGCAACAGATGCGCTCGCCTTTTTGAGAGGACTGCCGACCGTAATCGCCATTAAAGTTCTCCTACCGAAAAGATTAGCATGTAGCCAGTTTCCGGAACCAAGAATTCAACTTCAATGGTGTCGGTCAATTGCTCCAGCCGTTCCGGTGTAAACGCTTGTGAATTGGAATCGTACACTTGCACGATATTATTTTCAGCCAACCTTGGCACAGAGATAGCGGTTTCATTTACGAAATCCACTCTCTGCATTTTTGCATATTCCTTCAAATCCGTCACACGTACCGCGTGCATCGGATCAGAAGGTTTCGATTTGATCGTTACTCCTTTTCCGAGGACGACTGGTTCGTACAGTCTTGTCATATCCGTATACCCAACGTTGAATGAGTGGTGTATAAAAGTAAATTAAGGCCACAAACGGAAAAGCCCAGCGTTTGCCGGGCTATCGTAGGTACGTGGACGGTTCTTCACTGAGATAACGCCCGGTCGCGAATTGCGTGTTTTTCCGGTACAGGATCGACGGACGATTGCGTTTCAAAAGTTGAATCTGATTCGGGTCGGATTGCTTAACACCAACCAGCAATTCGCCCGAAAGGAACAAACGAGTATTCGGCATTGAGGCCATCAGTTTGTCTCCGAACGTGCAGCTTTGATCGAATGGGTTGCACCAATCTTTTCAGTTCGGTTACGCCCGACTTGAACATCATCGTTTCCGCCGATCACAACTTTGCGATTACCGCCGACTTTCAAAGTGTAATCCCCTGTGACTTCGTGGTGCAGGTTGCCACCACCGCTTTTGCCGAGTCCTTTGAATTTCACTTTGCCCGCTTTCTTCGCAGCGATTTCGTTTACCTTGGTGTCCGGCGCGTTTAGCAGATACGCCGGAATGTCACCTTTGGAACCGGAAACGATTTGCATGCTGTCACCGATCACGGTTTGGGAACAGTCGCCCAAAATCGTAATGTGCATATCGCCGGGATTGTTGAAAAGCAATTCGTTGGTTTTGGTGTCAACGATAATGAAGAACCCGTTGTTGAAGCGTAAAACTTTCCGGTCAGGATAATTCGTTTTCGCTTCTTCCATCATGACTAAATCGTCAATCGGGTAATTGTCTTGAATCGGGCGGTGCGGATCGCCGAGTGGGAAACGCAAACCGATTTTGGAACCAACGGGCGGAACGTCAAACCATCCGGAACGATCAACGCCAGCCGCTTTGTTGGCGCCAAAGTTATTCGACGGAATCGCCCACGGCAGAAATTGATCTTCGATGCCGTCCATGAAACCAATGACACGCGCTTGCACACGGCCACGTTTCGATTTGTCTTTGTTGTTTACGACCACAGCGGCGTATGTGATTTTCGGATCAACACCTTGGCGCTGCAAATGTTTTGTTGCGTTAAAGGGTGGCCCCGCCATTTAGCTCACTCACAAGTTCGTTGAATTCAGAAAGCGTTTGTTCCGGAATGAATTTCTCCAGAAGCGCAACGTCGAGTTCGATGGTTTGGTTTTCGTGGGCGTAGATTGCCGCCAGACTGATTTGCCCTTCTTGCAACAGGTTGATTATCTGGCGGTGAAACTCACGGATCAACATTTTCAATCGCGTGCCATGCACAACGGGCCTTAACTTCGGCTGGCATGTGCAGCATGTTGAAATAGTAGCGCTGCGAAGTATCGACCGATTGAATTTGTTCGTCAGACAAACCGCGATACGTGACCAGCGAAGCTTCGGCGCTTACCAAATCGGTATAACGCACACGCACGTCTTGGCGCATGTTTTCTTCGACCAGCCAAATCATTGCCATATCAATTCGGTCGCTTTTGTTTCCGGCAGCATTGCAAATGTAGAGCAATTGCTGCGACGCACTCATTTGTTCCCACATAATGAAATTCTCCAAAAACGAAAAAACCGCGCACTCCGGAATGTTGGAATGCACGGTTTCAGTTTACAGTTTAATCCGGATCATTCCGGCGTTCGTTTCATATTCGGCAACCAATTGAACACGGTGTTGAATTCTTCATTGGAAAGCGTTGGATGTTTCGGGAAGATTTCCGCGTGTTCCGTCATGATGAAACGGAAGAAATGTCGCGACGGTGGCACGCCTTCGGAAATGTAGTTGCCATACGAATCCGGCCAACGGAATGAACCACGCCAGAATTCAGCATTGCCCAATGTTCCACCATGCCAGCGGTGCATTGTCATACCGCGATAAACTTTACGCTCGGTCGCTGAATGGTTTTCAACGTCGCGCATACGCTTGTGGAAATCCAACGGGTTGTAACCCGGAATGTCGCGAGCAACCGGCCACGGAAGTTTTTCGTAAACGTCGGCAGCGGGCTTTTGTGGATTGTGTCGCCAGTAACCTTCGGTGTCTTCCGGAAAGCTGCAACCGAAATTCAGTGCATCATTCCAATCTGCGCCGCGCATGGTGTGTGGATAGAATTTGTCTTGCGGGCCAAGCTGGAACACTGGTAGGAAATCAGGTTCTTTTACTTCGACCGGAGTTTCGATTGTCGATGCAGGCCAGTCGTCAATGTGTTTGCCACTTTCAAACATCGGCGGGCCAAAGAATGCGTCCCGCGCAGCTTCATTGAAAGTGAATTCAATTGGCGTGTCACCACTGCCACCGGGCATTGGAATTTCGTTGCACAGGCCGAGGTGATTGTTTGGGCGTTCCGGCAAATCACGCTTGCCGATATTCAGCGGCGAGAATTGTTGTAGTTCCAAAGCTTCTTCAAGCTGCGCGTACTGGCGTTCCAGTTGTGTGCGCCGCTGATCCAAGCCTTTGATTTCCATATGCAGCGCTGCCATCACTTGCTTGATGCGATTACCTGCACGCGCTTGCTTGTGATAGATTTCTTTTTCGTCGAGTTGCTCAATTGCAGCAGATTCAGAACCGGCCATAATAGTGACACTCCATTTTTCAGACATAAAAAAGCCGCGCTGGTGGGGATTCCGAACGCGGCTTGGGGAAACGAATTCAATGAGCCGCTTACGCCCGGCAAATCGACCAAATCACGCACGATCATTTCAAAAATGTAACAGCCGACCACACGGCCCTATTCCCGTGGGTTTACCGCACAAACGAAAGTCACGTCCTTTTTACTACGCTTCTTAGGACATTAAGAAACGCAGGGAGGTAAAGGTAACGCTTTGGTTGCGGAGGAAGTTGTTTAGCTTTTATAGCACCACTTCACGCTGGGCGCTAATCGGATCACCTATGGCGACTACTAGAACCAACTCTCAGGAACAACGAGCGGCACCGAAGCGCAGGCGCAATAACGGATGAAGGACAGCACCCGTTAGTGCTCTTTCGGGAAAGCATCTTCCCATATTCAGTATTTACAGATTTGTGAAACCGGCCAAAAGAAATAACCGGCCACCAGAATGATTGCGCAAAGCGCTTCCATAAATAACGGCGGCGCGCTCAGTAAAACATTGAGCATTTTGTCACCGGCGTCGTCAAACTTATTGCGAGGTTGCAGATTCATTTTCCGTTACAGATTTGGCGTGGACAAAGCCGACGCAGAGTTGGGCGAACGTAAACAGCTTGTTGTTGATTTCCGCAAAGTCTGCCGAACGAATGAACACAGTGTTGGAATCTGGCGAACGCAATTTCAGCAACGCGTCACGCAGAGTCTGCGCCATCTTTTCGGAACCTTCGGAAGTTGGAAGCGTGATTTGCACCAGTTCCGTTTCAGCAACAGCCGATTCACCGGATTCGTTAATGTAGACGGGCACATCGCCGTGCTTCAAGAAAACAACTTCTACTGCAAGCCCTTCAAACAGGCCGACAACAAAACTCTTTTCGTATTGACTGGCGGGGATTGCGACGCTTTCCACTTGAAATTCCTCGGTGAGTGTATGCAGCATGTTTACAGTTTTGAAATAGGTGCCGCCTTTTAGGTTCAGGTCGCGCGAAAAGTTCCAGTTACGTTTTGCCGCTCAGAAAGCAATGTGACAACGGACTGCTTTCGCTTCCTAGCACATTACATTCGTTAGCAGCGCGATTTAGGATTTAACTTCTCAGGAGTAGTCCGACCAAAAGGCGGCGAAAAAGAGAATTCGGTACTGGCCCGAGCTAGGGCAGCCGAGCGTCTGCGGGAACAGACTTATGGACGAGGTAAATCTATTCGTTTCGGCAAGTTGAAGTCACCCAACTTCAAGTTGGCGACAACCACAGAAAAGGCTCTACCGATGAAAAAAGCTACCCTAGCTCAACCAGTATGGATAAATTAGGGTAGCCGTTTCCGTTTTACCATTTACCCTTTAAACGGGGTAGTGGTCATTCGGGACAAATGCGTGTTGTTTGCCAAACGAATAGATTGCAGTTGCTTAACGATTTTACGGTTTGCGCGTTCCTGCCCTTTCTTCTGATCGTGCAGGTAGCGGCGTTTACCGTCGTGTGTCATGCCAGCAACTTCAAAGTCTTCGCCGAAATCACGCGATGCCAAGCCCAACATTTTCCCGTTATTGCGCGCCAATACATCGGAGCGCGAACCGTTCTGAATGTTTTGCAAATAGCGTGCGCCTGCCAAAGCCGAAGCCATTGCAGTACCGTCGTCGCCACCATCAGCAGGGCCGTACTTCGCTTTAATGTCTGCGATTTCTTTGTTGTACTTCGACAATTCTTCCATCAGGTCTTTGTCGCCTTGTTGATCGGCGAGCAGACGTTCGATGTTGAAACCAGCAGCGGCAGCCATTGCACGAATTGGAACAGGCACACCTTTTTCGGTAAGTGCTTGCAACATATCCATGTATTGCTGATCGCCTTCCGGCTTCAAAGTTTTTTCCCAATGCACAGACGGAATCAGCAAACGCGAACCGTCATTGAGAATGCCGATGTTGCCCATCGGGTCGATCTTGTCCAGCATGTTACCGCGTCGAGTCAGCTTTCCGTTTTGACCGATTACAAAACCGTTCAACGCAGAAATCAACGGGAAGATGCGGTTGTACAGCATTTTGCGAACAAACAAATCACGCTGACCACGAATGCCGTCAATGAAGAACGACATAGAAGTGTCTTGGTTGGAGAATGTTGCGTCACCACTCAAGAACGCTTCGGAAATCCCGAGTGCTTTCAGTTTCATTGAAAGCGTCGAATCCCAAACGTCGGTCACTTTCCAGAAATCGCCGCCTTGGCGAAGTTCGTCTGCGCTAATCCCTGAGCGGGTTGCAATGATTGCACCCAACGGATCGGCGTCAGCATTTTGGAAAAGTTGCGTCATCATTTCAAAGTCGGCAACCGTCGGTTCCCATTCCCCGCCGCCGTCAAGCGTCAGGTGCAGAATACCGCGTTGGCGACGGGCCGATTCAACCAGCGTTCCCCGGAAAAGGTTTTTCTCCAAAAGATACATCGGCAGAATGCGGCGGTAATACGAAACGCCCGTGCTGTTTGTGAATGCTTGACGCGGCAAATAGATTGTCGATTTCGCATCCAGTTCCAGCGCGGCATTGCTGATTTGTGCAATTACTTCGGCGCCCAAATACTCACGCAATGCTTTCAGTCGCGGAGTGTCCACGCCCATTGTCGCCCGCACGTCGTCCGGAAACGCGACGGTAATCAACGGGTCTTGGTTGAAGAACGGCAGCATATCAACTTTGCAGTTCTCGTAACCGTGTGGCATCACATCGACAAACGTTTTCTTCTTTTCGTTGTACAGCAACGAGCCAACGAATGCACCTTTTACATCGTGGTCAACCAATGCGTGTGGCATCAGGTTGCGGATGTTTAGGTTTTCCAAAGATTCGCCAAATGCCTGCGCGACCTTTTTGTCCATAATGCCGCCGAGGTTGAATTCGGAAAACATCAGGTTCGACTTAATATCCACAATCGAACCGGCAGTCGGGTCGTTGTAGTAAATGTCGGTAAACAGACGCATGACCAGTTTTTTCTGTTCAAGGTCTTCGCTGAACACAATATCTTTCAGCAGTGGATCAATGTCGATTTCGATTGGCAACTGCGCGACACTGGTGTTTTTCATACCATTGCCAACCGCTGCCGTCGCCGACATTTTGTCGTCCATTTCGTCACGTTCCGGCCCCAAACGCCGACCGGTAAAGATACCGGCATTGGTTTGGGTTTTCGGCGCGGCGGTTGAAGTTGCCGTGTGCATTGCAGCACCAGCCCCGCGTTTTCGTAGTTTCATTCAGTTCTCTCTTTTCACAAAACCGCGATTGGACAATGTGTCTTTACGCTTTTCTCAGCGCCGTCGTTTCGGTTTTGTTTCCGGGGCCACAGCAGGTTTCGGCAAATCTTTAACCGCTTGTTTTGCGGTCTGCGATTTCTTCGGTTTGGCTACTGGCGGCACTTCTGCAACGGGTTCAACTTCCGGAATCGGAGCAGCTTGCGTAGGCATTGAGCGAACGCGATGTTGCGGTTTCACTTCGCGAATCTTGTAGATGAAATACCGGCCTTGGCTCGGTGATTCTTCCAGTTCGCGCACTTCGCGAGGCGTCACATTCAGGTACGCCCACTTGGCCGGGGAAGTGTGGAATCCGACGTAAAGAGTTTTTTCCTTTTTGTCGTAAACCGCTTCTTTCAGGTTGCTACTGTCGATTTCGAGGAAGTGTAGGTTTTTCGTATCTTGCGTACTTGGCGCCGGTTTGTCTTTCCCGCCAATGCCGCCTTTTACGGGAACCTTGCGCACCAATCCCGACCAGCCCGCCGACATTTTCAAAATGCGCAACGCATCCTTTTCCTTCAATTCAAAACGAATCTCCGGATTGGATTTGTCGATCACATAATGTTTGTCTTTGAACTTCTTGTAGCCGTAGATTTCACCATCAAACAAACTGAGTTCATGATCGGGGTGGCCGGTTGGAAAAATCAGATGCCGACCGGCGTACTTGAACCACTTATAGGAATCAACTTTGACCGCCATCTTTCGCCTCCAGCAATTTGGTGCGAAGCTCATAACCCAATTGCTTCCACACGTCGCTCATTGCTTCTTCGCGTGCGGCTTGCAAACCGTATTCAGCATCGTGCTCGGCTGGGTCAGCGCAGTTATTGAAACCAGTAGCGACGTAACCGTTTTTGCAAATCAACGCAACGATTGTCGCTTTGGTGCCCGGAACAATCCAGATTTCTTCGCGAACAATGTTTTCTTCTACTTGCGCAAGGGTAACTTTCATTTTGGTTTACCGTTTGTTGCGCGCCATTACGCCGAGTGGTGCGCCGTTGATTAGAGTTGCTTGTCCGCCGCCTTGGCCTGATCCAACTGTGCCGCCACCGCCCGAGTACAAACGGGAGAACCCGAGAGCAGCCGGTTTGGTTTTTTCAAAGTGAACAGGTTCGGAAAGCAGAATGCCTTGGAATTCTTCTTCCATCAAACCCCAAAGAAGCAAAGCAACAGCGCGCCAAATATCGTCCGTGTAACCGTCACCTTTGCCGACCGATTTTTCCAAGTCTTTAATGGTGTACAGTTGCTTAAACAAATGCGCAATTGGTTTGCCGTCGTAGAAGTCACGGTATTCCGAGTCAAGCACTTCCAGCAAGGATTTGACTTTGATTTCGGATTTTGGCAAACGGATAATACCTTGTTCAAGGCAAGTCCGCACGCTAACCATGTCCCGATACTTGAGGCTGTATTGTTTCGCAATGAAAGTATCTTCATCGTCTTCCGGATCGCCCATATCGAGCTTTGCGTCGTCCAGAAGTTTGATCGAGTTCCAGCGGTCGGCCAGTAGGATTTTGCAATTACGCGCTTCCATTACTGGCAAGATCAAGTCGGAGTAAACCAAACTGTGGTTAATCTTGAAACCGTTCTGCGGAATAATCTCGGTTGCGAAGTCTACTTTTAAATTAAGCCCGTCTGGTCGGCCACCAGCCATCGCAAAACTGTTGTCTGTCAAACCGGCGTCGAGTGCCATCATTGTCGCATACGCAGACTTTTTGACTTTCTTCACCTGACCGTACATAAACGACTGGCCCTGTTTACGGGAAGTCTTCATGACGATTTCGATTTTCACAACAGACTTCCGGTCGCGGTCTTCTGCGCCGGTGATGAAATCGTGGTTTGAGATAAACGGGTTTGCAATCAGTGGCGGGTTGGCGCCAAAGTTTTTCTCAGCCGAGTCCGGGTCTTTCCGATACGCTTCCGTAATCAAACGGGAGTTGCGCGGGAAGTCCGGGTTTACTTCCCATGTTGGCCGGTGAATGCCATACATGGATTGCGAATCTTTTGCGCGATTCAACAATGTGTGAATCATGTCGTTGCGCGCAACCGGCGACGTTACGTTCATCGAGTAACCGGGGAACACGTCGTCGGCGCCGTTGTTAATCAAACGTTCTGCCGCTGCCCGCAAGGTATACAGGCTGTTCGTCATTGCGTCGTAAACTTCGTGGGCGTTGATTTTTACTTTGGTGGAATCTTTCTGGCTGTCGAAGTATGCGATTTCGTCGATTGAGGCGCCGAATCGTGTACGACCACGGAGAACCCGTTTGTCCGGGCCAGCCGGATAAACCATGAGGCCACGCGGCTTGTAAACAACGAACGTGTCGTTGAGTTTCAGCAGCGATTCGCCGTATTTGTTTTCGTAGAATTTGAGCATGCTGTGATATTGCTGGAACCATTGGCTCGAAAGGATCGCGCCGTAAAACGGTGTCCACAAAGTATCTTTGGCTTGCGCATAGGTGAGTGCAACAAACGTGGCATGCAAAACGGTTGTCCGCGCCAAGCGATAGAACTGCGCGGGCTTTTGCATTTTCAACATTCGGTGAGTCAGATACGGGTAAAGGTATCCGCCGATTGTGTGAGATTTGCCAGAGTTGTGACTGATGATTCCGCCTGTTACAAACTGGTGAGTTTGGGGCAAGGTGAAATCGAAGGTATCCTGTTCGGCTTCCATCGTAATGGCTACAACTTTTTCCATTACGGTGCCGGAAGGAAGATCGTTGCCGTCGCCATGTAAAAAGGCAAAGCCGTCATCCGTCAAAATAATTGCCGGGCCGTCAATGCTATGATAAATGCCGAGGTTAAAGAGCAGGGCGCTTACGTCTGAGATTGCCAACATCGAAAGGAAAGCGCGTTCCTTCGACTGAAACATGCCACGCAAGAAATCCCGCACCATCCAAACATTTGCGGTACGAATTGTCTTGCTGACTTCTGGCGCGTTGAACCGGGCGCCAACTTGGAAAGCGTAATCGAGAACACCGGAACCGAAACAGCGCTGGCCGTATGCGACTCCGACTTCTTGGCCCATCGCAATCTCGCCCAATGTGATAAACGTTTCGCCACAAAGGATTGGATGGTCAGCGGTGCCCGCAATCGAAACACCGTTGGAAAGTTTCACGCGGATAATGAGTTCTGGTTTGGCGCGGTAGAAATCGGAAGTAGTTTCCAACTCATTACCGTTATGCACATCCATTTCAAAATCGGTGAAGTAATACGGCGCATCCGGTAAACATTCCGAAATACGCAACACACCTTCGGCTGTCAGAACCGGCGTGGTTCCAATCACACAACGCTGGCCCGCGTTCACCGCGAGTTCGTTGATGAATTTCATTTGCCCGGACGTGACCAATTCCGAACGGCCCATTTTGCAATGCGGGCAAACGCCGTGGTGCATCAGTGCAACTTTTCTTTCAAACTTCCGGTACGTGTCATCGACCTTGTGATCGTGATACAACCATTCGTTATCGGAGCAGCGCGGGCATGCGTCGTTGAACGTTACGATTCCCCAAATCAACTGTTCAAGGAATGGGCGTTCTTCATCGACGGCCCCGAATCGGTCTTCTGTAACCCATTCGTAAAAGTTTGCAGCGCAGGGCAAATCCCCATCGTCGATTTTCATATCCTTTGGGACGATGATTTTGGAATCTACCGTTTCGCGAATCTGTCGGGCAATGTCGATTTCCTGATCGTCATAGTTGCCCGCACCGATTACCGTTCGACTGGATGCCAACGCTGCCGGGTCAAAGTCTTCACCGTGCGTAGATTTCAATCCGCCTTTCTTCAACGTTTGCAAATAGTCGAACGGGTTGTCCGGCGTGATGATTTCCGTGCTCGGAACAATAATGTTTGAGCTTGTTTTCTTTTTGCTCTTTTCTCGTAGCTTCACAGACGCGCCCTCTTGTGGCCGAGTTTCTTGTCGTAAAGATCAATTTCCTCGGTCTGTCGTGATTGAGGTTTTACAACCGCGTGCATCTGCGCTTGCAGCATACGTCTAGCTTTCTCGCCATTGTCCATTGCAGTCATTGCTTCGACCGCTTTGTCCGACATTGCTTTGGTCAGATACCCCAGCAGCAAACGTTTTTGTTTGTCGCTGATTTTTAAAAGCTCGACGGCTTGCGATAAAATCTCCAGACGTGAAAAATGGACGAAAGCCGCAAACGGGCGATCATCCATATCGAGTCCTAAATCGAGGCCATCATTGAGCGCTGCACCAACGTAATCAGAAGCGGTGTCCATTGCGCTCAATGTTGCGGCGCTGGAATACATGATTTGTTTGAACGCTTCGGCCTTGTCAATCGTCTGATCGTTGAAGGCCAACAGTTCCGCGTCCGGTACTTCAAAAACGTTATCCGCAATCACATCAGCTTCGTGATAGTTGATGCCGTCACGGTAAATAGGTTTGGGCTTTTCCGCTGGCAACTCAATGTCTACCGTCATCGTGTTTCGGTAGCCAAGCGGGTTGCCAAAGAAAACTCCGGAAAGGAAATTGAAAGAATCTCGGCGCCGAACGCGAAAACGCGGCTTTGTGGGCCGCGCTTCGTGTGTTGCTACCGGGGGAATAAAACCGGAAACGAGTTCATCAGGAGAGAGCATCCTTCCCAGTGTCATCGTCGTCTTCGTCCTCTTTGAACTTAGACTTTTTCCCTTTGAGTTTTTTCCCTTCGATTTTCTTGTTTTTACCTTTTCCGAATCCGCCCTTTTTGGGCTTATCTTCATCTTCCGAATCATCCGGCTTGTGGACTTGGCCTGCGCCGCCGTTCGTGGTCACGTTCATTACGTCGAAACGTTCGCCCACGTCGAAGGTGTACAGTTCCGCGTCCCGGTCTTTCGACACTTGAATCGGAATCACGCGGCTTTCGCGCTGTTCCGGTTTTGAGTAGTTCCACTGCCACATTACGTCCGCGTGTTCCTTAATACCGCGAGCGTAACGCAACTTGTCCGTCGCATCGTCAAGCTGAGCCAACAGAATAACCAGCGCGCCAGTTTCACGCGAATAGTTTTTCGCAGTTCGGGCAGCGGCGTTGAGCGCCTTCCACTGATCGTCGCCATCGGTGCCGTCCAGCAAACCGAGATAGTCGATCACAATGATTTTGTGCCCGAATGGTTTTGCCATCCGCAGCGCGCCGTCGATTGTCATTTCACCTTTCGGGGAAATAGTTGTGTAGGTGATGCCGTGTTTCTTGCCGTGAGCTACATACTCTTTGTGCTTACGCTTGACCAATGCCTTGTCGGCCATCGTCAGTTTGTTTTGGGTGAACCGGCGAAGTGGAATGCCAGTGAGGTTGGAAAACAAACGTTGCGTTTCTTGCAGTTCCTGCATTTCCAAGGTGATGCGCAGTACGCTCATTTTGTTTACGAGGTACATGATCTTGGAAATAATCATTGCGATTGTGGACTTACCGCCCGACGTTGTTGCCGCAATAATCATGACGCCGTTTTCAGGCAAGCCGCCTGATCGTTCGTCATACTCCGGAAAGCCCGACTTGATACGCGGACGAATCTTGCCAGCGAGAATGTCGCCGATGATTGCGTCCGAACTATCGTGGGCGCCGAAGTTTAGGAAAAATTCTTCGTGTGCTCCTTTCATGTTTGCGCGAGCTACTGCCTGCGCGTGTTCTTCAAGGAGGGAATCAACATCGACTTCCGTTTCCCCCATTGCTTCAAGCGTGTCCTTTGCAGCGTAATAAAGGATGCGAATCTTGCGGTAGTTATCCAGCGTTTCTAATGTTTCTTTTCGCTGGCTCTTTTTGATTGCGGGCTTTTCGCTCATTGTCGAAAGCACGTCCCGCATATCTTCGTCGAGGCTTGGGTCTTCAATCAGCGCCTTGAAAGAGATAATGCGGAAACGTTTTTTCGCCAACTTGTCGATTCGTTCAAATGCCCGCTGGCAAGGCTCGAAGTGAAAATAATCCTTACTAAGCTGCCCTAGCCACGTACTTCTGACGCTCTCGTCAATTTTTGGGGAGGTCAGAGTTCTGATCGCCCGCAATTCCGCAGTTTGGCTATACAGCAGCATAAGTTAACTGGCTCTTTGGCAGAGGTGAGGAAAGTTTTCTGCGACGTAGGTTTGGTATTGCGTCCACTTCTCAGAGCGTGCCGCATTCAGGTGGAAGTGATTTCCCTTCGCGCCTTTAATCGGGTAGTACCCAATCGCGTCAAACTGTTTGAGTGCTGCAACTGCGTCGCTGAAATTCGTTTCAGAAACATTTGGGTATTGCTTCCGAAGCTCGAAGTAAACTTTCGAGGCCGATTGATTGTGCTTTGCTGCCGCCAATCGGTGAACCTCAAGCATCATCAGACGCTTGAAAGAGTCATTGGCATCATCCCGCCACAAATCAAATGCAAGTGCTTCAAGGTTTTTCATTAGGCAAGTTCCAAGTGAGACTTCAAGTTCCGACCGACGTGCGCGACAAACTTTTCAAAGCTTGCCCGCAACACGCCAAGGAAATCCGCCAGCAAACCGATAAAGGTTGTGTGAACGACTCGCTGTTGCAAGTCTTGGTGATCTTCACCATCCTTGATTCGGCCCCGTGCAAGAAGCCACTTTGTAAACTTCTGATCGTAGTTGCCGCACAGAATATTCAGCGCGGCCCTTTTCCGACCTTTGTACTTGTTCAGCAGACGACTCACAACTATTTCCGATTCCAGTTTCGTGGCGTCGGATCGGTTGTTGTCGTTCATGGTTCCGGCAAACTCTGTCGGCTCCATGTCATCACCAGCGACGGATTGCTGGTTTTCAGAAACGACTTTCAGTTCATAGTTTGAACCGCCGTAGCCGTCTTTCCCGGTGTTCTTCAACCGACCTTTTTTCTCCGTGGTCGCGGAGTCGATAATGTTTAGAACGTGGTTGGTGCAGGTCAGGCGCAAATAGTTTAGGACGTGGGCTTCCGACTTTGTGGTCGGCATCATTCCGTAATAAACGGTCAGTGCCTTCGTCATAATCTCGCTGTGCAGGTCGCGGTGTTCGGAGTTTTCCGAGTTTGCCACGAACCGCAATTTCTTGTACGTCTTGTTCCGGATGTGTTTCATTACCGGCGCTTGGAAGGTGGCAAACAATCTGCGCACTCTTTCCATGTCACGCGGGCCGATTGCCTTTTTGTCGATCCCATTCATACGCGGACTGTCGCGCATTTCACGACGGAATTTCTGCCGACTGAATATTGTGCGCAACAACAGCACGTCGGGCAACGTAATGCCAAAACCTTTGTGAAGGGTTTCTAACATTTTCACGTTGACCGCATTCAGGGTCAGGTTCAGCGCCGCGTATTTCAGGTTCAGAAGGTAGTACGCCTTCTTTGTCAGTTCCAGCCGAAACTTTTGACCGCTGAAACTCGATTGAGTAATGTCCACCCGTTTAATGTCGCGTTGGAAAGCGTAGGCGTCGATAACGCCAGTCACATACTTCACACAAATTTCTGCGACGTACCGCCCCTCTGTTGAATCGGGGTCATGTTTGAGTCCGTCGCGGATTAGGTCTGAAAGTCCCATCGCCTTTAAAGCTCCGAGCCAGCGCCAACGGAAAAGATAATATCGCCGCCAGATTTTTCTGACTTGCCTTTTCCTTTGTTGCGCTCAACCTCGGGGTCGTATTTGCCAGCTTGTTTGGAAACGTCGTAACCGCTTGCGGCACTCGCAACAAGGTCAATGAGCGTCGTGGTCTTTTTCTTCGACCGGCGCACGCCGTTTTCCTTGAACACTTTGTCGATTGTGGTGACGTTGCCAATGGCGCTTTCTTTCGTGAGATTGAGTTCGTGTTCTTCCTCGGCTTGGAACCGTTTGGACAGAAGACGCTCAACGTCAGGATCGACTAGCTTATTCTTTTTCAGCATCTTGGCCCGCAAGTCTGCGAACTGATCGACGGTGAAAATGTTTGGCTTGCACTGGATTCCAAAAGTCAGAACGCACCGGCCATCCATAGACATGAGACGGTAGTGCTCGTTGCTCACGTACATGACGTGGGCGATCATGAAATTGGAAAGGTAGTTCGACGTATTGGCCCCGCGATAACGCACGTAAACTTTTTGGCCGAAGAAGAAGCCGTTTTTCCGTGTGCGCTTTTCGTTGTAGAGGATGGAAGCCAGAACGCGAAGGGAGTCGTCGGGCAATTCCGCAATCATATCGACCATTGGCTCGAATGAACGTTTCTGCGAAATTTCCGAGAGTTGTCGAACGGCAGGTGCGAACGACGGGCACGCTTCGGATGTTGTAATCTTGTCAGCTTTACCGCAAACACTTTTGCAGTTTTCCAACAGTCGTTCATCTTTGAAGCCTGAGCAATCACCACAAAGGGGTTTTTGGTGTTTGAGTGTTGCCCGAACTTTTGCGTTGATGTTCTTCTGTACTGTTGTCATTGAGGTAGCCCTTAGCCCTTAAAGTTTCACTGATTGCGAGTATCACCGCCCGATCCAAGGAGGTGACACCACTGTCCATCTTGAACAGTTGCAGTGCTCGATGCAAATGCGCTGGCGCCTCGAAACGCATCATGTAGTTTTTCCCCACTACAGAAGCTGCGTTTTCGATTGCGTCTACCAAGATTTCTAACCAAGGTTGCGCATTTGATTCTTCTCTGGTGTTTTTCCAGAAGGTACGTGTATTGGCTTTGCCTCCCCGGCGCGCCGCTACAACGGCCTCTGAATTCGCGTGCAACAAATTGTGACATTGCGAACACAGAGGTATTTGCATACTGTCTTTTCCCCCCAAAGCTTGCGGGACAGTATGGTGCCAATGAAGGAGAGTGAAGTGCTGTTCGCAAATCGTGCAACTACCTTCTTTGTACTTTTTCATGCCTCAATATCTGCCGGAAGCCCCCACGTCACTTCGGACGTATGCAGCGCGTTGTGAATTGCGATCCGAACATTTTCCGGAACGATCCACATCAGCTTAACGTCTGGATTACGTGGGTTGGAAATCAATTGAGTCGAGGCCGGAACATATTTGATTGGGGATACGGAATTGATTGTGTCGAGGACACCGCCAACAATCGTATCAGGCCCATTGTCTGCCTTGGAGTTGTTTACAGTTTTGGTCTTGCCCGCCTTGGTGGTCTTCAAACCTTTCGGGATACCCAAACGTTTGCAGTCCAGCGCGAGCAGGTATTGCTTTTCAAAAACCGGGTAGTGATCCCCGATCATTCGTACCTTGATTCCGGCGCGCTGCATCGCATTCAGGAACTTGGCGCGGGCCGCACCGTTCGCAGTTTGCAAAGCGCTAAACAAAGGCACAACCACAAACTCGAAAGCCTGAAACGAACTGTGCATTGTGGAAGGCAGCTTCGACATAATCTTCGAGTAGCTGGCGACCAGTGCTTTCAGTTCATCGGATTCACCGTGGTTTTTAATCAGTTCTTCCGGGGGCATTTCCGAAAGTTCTTCCAGCGTGTGAGTCGCGACCAGATTTACTGCGTCGATCTTTTTAACGTCACGGTCGCTCATGCGCGACAGTTTGTTTTCCAGAACTTCGGTCAGTTCGCCACAGGTGCGAATCATTTTTACGGCAGCTTGACCACTGAGGTTAATGTTTACCACGTAGCGAGCGGCCAGTGCGGCGGCTAGTTCCTTGATCTTGGCTTTCACAACAGCAGACGCGGCCATTGGTTCCGTGTCGTCGTCTTCAAACTCCAAAGTGGACGGCATCTTTTTGTCTGCAACTTCCAGACGTTTCAGCAGCGCGTGTTCACGACCGATCTTGTCGCGGGAAACGCGGCGCAGTTCCGGATACGAAAGGTTTCCGGTATTCAGGCCAGAAAGGCAATCCGACATTACGCGGCGCAAAGTGTTCAGCGAAGAACGCGAACCTTTTGGAACCGTGACGCCGTTTTGCACCATCGTTGTGATTTGGTTGATAGCCGAAGTCAGCAACGATTTGATTTGACGTGGACTTTTAAGGGTCTTGTCTGCAAGCCCGCTTTCGAGCGTGCCCAATACTTCAAACAATTGGTCAAACACAATAGTCCCTCTTTATTTGGTCGGCGGTGCCGGGGTGCTGCAAATACAGCGTGGTTCTGAGAAATTATTGACCGCGAGTCGCAATTCCCGCGCCCGTCTTTTCCAGTTCCAAATCCCGGCCCCACCGTGTTCCGTCAAAGTTTGATTGCGTCCAGTTGGGCAACCAGTCGATCCGTTGGGTCTTTCAAATCGGCTTTGAGGTCTTTGATGATTTGTTGAATCTCCTTTTGTTTCTCTCTGATTTTGGAGAGGTCGAGTCCAGCCAATCGGAGGATTTGCAGGCCAAGGGCTTCGGTCGCAAATTCTTCGTCAACCTTTCCGGACTTCATCAGTGCTTGAACCGGGTGAACCTTTTTGCTGCGGACAGCTTCAAAGATTAGTTCGCGATTCTTCACCGCCCATTCCAGCAGTTCTTGCCGCGCAAGGTTTTTGTTCTCAACCTTGATTCGGTTTTTGATTACTGCCAGTTCCAGCGAAACGCGGTATTTCGTCCAGATGGTAATGAACTGGTCGAAGCCACCTTGCGCGAAAGAAGTGTCGTCCGCTTTACGGTGAGTCCAGCCGAGTTCATACGGGCCGCGACCGGAAACGATTTTCATGATCTCTTTTCCGAGTTCATACATTTCGTCTTCGTTCACGCGGCTGAATGTCGCGGCGTAGCAGATGTTGTATTTACCAACACCGGCAGCGCTTCGGTCGCCAACCCATTTAACGCCTTTCAGTTCCGCAATCTTGCCGAGCGCCGAACTGATTGTTGTAGCCGAACTGAATCGGCCCGGACTGGTCGAAAGGATTCGGAATTCTTTCTTCGCGTAGTTCAGTTCGTGGTCTGGTTCAAACTCCAGATTCCCGTAACCCGTCCGGTAAAACTCGATCATGTCTTCGTCGGAAGCGATGCAGTTGCCGCCCCAGCGAAGTTCGATTTGCAAATGTTTGTGGCAAAGTTCGGGCGTGATCTTCTTGCCCTTGATTGCCATCTTGACCAGCTTCACCACACCTTCCAAACCAAACGACGGATTGCCCGCACGGATTCCGTAAGCGGGAACCGTTGGCGAGCCTACCAAAAGTTGGACTGGAAGTTTTGCGGGAAGGAAGCGCGGCCACTCGGCGTCGTTAGAAAAGTTTTTCACTTTCGGAACGACGGCCAAGTATTCCGGGTCAAGCAGGAAGTGGTCACTGAATTTCGAGAGACGTGCTTCGGTGTATCGCATTGCAGCGGCGCCATCTACGTGATCGCCCCAGCCACCGAAACCATCGACTAGCGGAATGTTTGTGTTTGCAATTGTGACCATTGCGCCATAAGCGGAAAGGTCGCCGTGCGGGTGAAACCGACCGATTACGTCACCAACAGTTCGCGCCGCTTTTTTGTACGGCTTGTTGTGGTAAAGGTTCAGGTCATACATTGCCCAAAGAATTGCGCGGTGAACTGGTTTCAGTCCGTCGCGGAAATCCGGAATGGCGCGGTTTTCGACAACGTGCGAACCGTATTCGGTCAACGCGCCTTCGGTGAACGCTTCGATTTGAGTGTCAACAATTTCGCCGACAATCCCCGTCGCCATTTCTTCTTGGCCTAACTTCGGCCCTTTATCTTTCTTGGCCTTCGCCATTCTTTGCTCCTAGCGAATCAAATCGGTTACGCTTGTGATCGTATCCGATACTGGAATAGAAATCGAAAATGTTTTCGTGCGTGAGGTCAGGTGCTTCTGCCTTGTACAAAGCGTCGCGCAACTCCGGGGTTTCCGCAAACGCTTCCAGTTCGGCTTCCCGGTCTTCGATGAACTGAATTTGAAAACTCCGAGGTGGCCACGGCGACTTCCCGGTGCCCTTCTGTTTGTCGCTGTAGGCTGCAAACATTTTTGTCATGCGACGACGGAACCCGTTCAAACTTTTCAACGGGTGACGCTTCCGGTCTTCCGGCATTCGGATCAAATGAATCTGAACCAGTTTGCCTTTGTGGGATTCGGAGATTGCGTATTCGATTCGGGGCTGTTCGGTTTCCATTCAAACTTCCTCTAAGTCGTAAGTGTTAAGCCTTGCAGTCGGTGACGCTTGGGCGCAGCTATTGTACCACACCCTGCAACCCGAGGCAAATCAAGCACTTAGACGAAAAGCGGGGGCCGAAGCCCCCACCCTTCCGGCCTAGTGGAAGTTTATTCGTCGTCCAAATCATCCGAAACGCCAGCGGCAGCTTTTGCGTTCTTCTTGGTGTTGTTGTTCTTGATGGTTTCCAGATACAGCGCGTAGCCTTTTCCGGAAGCCATTTGGTCGCGGCACCATTCGTAAATGCGCAAAGGCTTTTTGCCCGGCGCGAGTTTAGCGCAACCTTTCTTGATAAGCTCTTTGTCGCCGTCGATCAGCGCTTTCAGTTCCAGCCAAGACACAACCTTTCCGGGGAACGGAGTCTTTTCGCCGAATTTGATTTTGTTACGCTGGCCGCTGATTTGACCGGTGGCTTTCAGATACTGCCAGCAGTCGTGAACGCGGCAGAACCCGGACGCTTCCCCGTTGGAGTCCGCAACGCGAATTCGCATATCGAAAGTCGCGCCCTGCACACCGCCAAGTTTGTTCTTGAAAGTTTTGCAGCGGATGTAACGGTAAGTGTCGATGCCTTCGCCGGAAAGCGAACCTTCTTCTTCCATCGAACCCTTCACGGTGCCGTGCGGAATCGAAATGGAGGTCATACGGAAACGCGCATCCGAGAAAAACTTGAGCGCTTGGCCGCAAGGTTCGTCTTCGGTCGGGCCGTGCATTGCCATCGGAATTTTGCGGAGTTGGTTAATACCCAAAACCACAATTCGTTTCCGCTTCATTGCACCTTTGACGCGCTTGATCCCTTCCGAGAACATACGCGCTTGCGAAGCCAGACCATCGGTGCCTTCGTCTTTGTCGTCCATCCGACCCGGCAACATTGCGGGATAGGAGTCGGTCAAAACGATTGCTTGCGGCAGTCCGTGCGGCGCCGGAACCTTGAACTTGTTGAACTTGGTGAAATACTTTTTGTCGTATTGCCCCTTGGTCAGCTTCTGGTTCGCTTTCGTGTTTTCGTAGATGTAGTAGAAGTTTCCGTCGATCAACAGAACGTCTGGCAAAGTCTTTTCGAGTTTGGCGACGTAGTTGAAGAAATCTTCACCGACCGAAGGCGCGTAGTAACGAATGCGTGGCGGAACAATCCACTCGCCTTCTTCGTTTTTCACACCGAAAACATCGGACACGGTATGCGGGCGACCGTTCGCAGCATATTTCCACATGCTTTCCGCGTAATCCGCAGAGAACGAACCTTCATAGTCGAAGAATGCCGCACGACCGATAAAGTTTACTTGGCGAATAATCGAACCGAGTACCGCAGTTGCGGTTGTGGTTTTACACGATTGTTCACCGCCGAAGAACGTGTACCAGCCACCGGCCAACAGACCGCCAGCCATTTGCAGGTTCAAGCACAACAGGCCGGTATCGAACCGATCTTCTTTTTCCGCAATGGACATAGAAGTCAGACCGAACTTCTTTTCCATGCCGTCGATTTCGGCGTCGATGTTTGCGTATGGGTTGAAGAACTTTTTCGGTTCAACTTCGGCGACTACTTCTTTCGCAGCCTTTGCCTTGCTGACCTTCGGCTCTTTGGCCGGGGCTTCTTTGGCCGCAGCTTTTTTCGCTGGTGCCTTTTCTTTGGCAGCCGCTTTCTTAGCGGGCGCCTTTTCTTTTGCTGTAGCTTTAGCCATTCTCACGAATCCTGAATATGGGCGGAAAAAAGGAGGCCGCTTTGGCCCCCTTCTTCGGTTACGTGTTACTCGTCATCGTCATCGTCGTTGATCGAGCTGGCTTTCTTTTTCTTTTTCTTGCCGGAAGACTTCTTGTCGTCGCCTTTGGACTTGGACTTCTTGCCGGAGTCTTTCGACTTCTTCTTCGGCTTTTCGTCTTCGTCTTCATCGTCGTCATCGTCTTTCGACGATTTCTTCTTCGGCTTCACCTTGTCTTTCGACTTGGCTTTGTCCTTGGACTTGGAAGACTTTTTCGGTTTCTCGTCTTCGTCGTCTTCATCATCCTCGTCGTCATCGTCATCTTTCGATGATTTCTTTTTGGACGACTTGGCTTTTTCTTTCACCTTGGACTTGGACGACTTTTTCGGTTTTTCATCTTCGTCGTCTTCGTCGTCATCTTCATCGTCATCGTCTTTCGACGACTTCTTGGATTTCTTTTTGTCCTTCACTTTCGACTTGGAGGACTTCGACGACTTCTTCGGTTTTTCGTCTTCGTCGTCATCATCTTCGTCTTCGTCGTCTTCGTCATCCTCGAAAGGCTTTTTGCCTTTTTTGGATTTCTTGTTCGACGGAATGTCGTCGTCTTCGTCGTCATCGTCGAGCGACCGGCCTTTCTTTTTCGACTTCTTGCCTTTCGGCGCGTCGTCGTCATCGTCATCGTCGTCATCCGGAATGTCACCGGCGATTTCCATGCGTTTGAAATCTTCGTTCGCGCCCTTCTGGCTCATGCGGCCAGCTTGGTCGAGTAGAGCTTCGTCGAGTTTGTAAACGAGGTATTCTTTTTCTTCCGACGACAACGGAGTGCAACCGCCGTCTACTTTGTCGCAAGAATATTTGTCGGTGCCAGCCGCTTTCGGTTTGTACTTGATCTGAACATCGAAGCCGTACTTCGGATGGGAAGCGTCGTACTGCGCTTTCTCTTTGGTCTTTTTGTCTTTCTGGATATTGGTTTCACCCAATTCCTGAATACGGGCGACCAGTGTGCCCGGCAGACGGATCACGCGAACCGGAGTCCACGATTTCGACCGCATATCTTTGAAGCCGGTCTTTTCTTCGTCTTTGGTGTACTTGGCTTTCTTCGCCGGTTCTTCTTCCTGAATGTCACGCACGATTGCGTTGATAAGGAAGAATTCCGAAGCGCGTTGTGCGCCGTCTTTGCCGGAACTGATTTCGCAGTACGGGCAGGTGATGCCTTCTTTCGGGGTTTCCGGATCGAGCGGATCGAACGCGATGCAGAAACGCGGAATGGTGATTTCGCGTTTGTCTTTGCCGCCGAGAATTTTGATCCAGTGCTGCTTGACCACAAGCGGGTCAACCTTTTCGATAAAGCGGAGTTGAAGCCACTTGTCATCGGGGAACTTGTGAACGTCGATCAGTTCCTCAAGGCGGAGCGAATCCTTGTTCCCGGTTTTTGGTTTCAGACCTTTAAAGCCTTTTGCAGCCATTGTTGGCATTCCTTCGTGAGAAAATAACAAGTTGTGTTTACAGTTTTGCCGGGGCCGGTCAGGCCAGCCCTTCGCTCAGCATTTGATCGTGCATCTTTCGCATTTCGCCCGGACTGAAATACTCCCCAATGTCTAGGCACAGGCGGGCAACGCCGCGCCGGTCAACGCATTTCGCAAGCGCTTGGACGATTCGGCTGGTTTCCATATTCTCAATGTCTTCATCGAGTTGGTTGTCAGAACCTAGCGTCGAGTGTAGCGCCAGATTGTTTTCGTCGTCATCGTTCTTGGTCAGTGCGTCGAGGCTGACACTAAAGTTTACTTCGCTACTCTGTTTCTCAAACAATTTCTTTTTCTGTGTTTGAGGAATCGTGTAGGCGATACCGTATTCATGTTCGGTCGAGCCAGTGGCCGCGTTGAAAATCCAGAAGTTGATGTAGGAGGTCAGCGCGCCTTTCCGGCTATCGTACTTATCCAGTGCAGTAATCACCGCTTTCAAAATCGACTGGCGCAAGTCCCGAAAATCCGAACCGCCATGACTCTGACTGACATAAGCCTTTGCTTGTTTGCTGCTATGTTTCAGGTAATGACCAATGATCGTTTCCCGATATTCATAGAAGCGTTTGAGGTACGCATTGGAAACGCGAACCGCATTAAAGAAATCTGCGCGTCCACAATCACCGATGATGGCAGCGCGGTTATTGAGGTAGTTGCGGACGGAAGCCGTCGGCGCCTCAATGTATTCGTTGTAACTACGGACGAATTCGAGATTGTCCGTCACAAACTTTTTCGCGAAACCATGCAGGAAATATCTTTCGATGCGGGCCTCGCGAATGAGTTCGTACTTTTTACGCCGGTCGGGTTGTGCCACGTATGCCGCCAGCAACTCAACCACAACTTCACGATCCAAACTACTGAGTTTGCGTTTGCCGTTTGCAGCGATAAGCATCAGCAAATATTCAGCCTGCGCGTCAAACGCATTGGTGTTCATGATTATGGGTTCTAATGCTTTATACAAAAACATATCCATAATCTGTTGAATCTGTTCACCTGTTAGGTTTTTGTCGCTGGACATAGCACACCGTTAAGTCAAACCACCCACAGTCGGGTCACAAGTTTCCCAATCGTTCGCCAGCAGGTCGCCCATCGAAGGGAGCCAGCCGGGTTGGAGTTGCCCTTGTGCATTTCGGATTACGTTCACTGGTTGGAAACCTTCAAAACCTCTTTCCAGCCAAACGTATTGCCCCGGCCCGTTCCAACCTTTTCGGCGGATTCGGCTACCGGCTATTGCGAGTTCCCACACTTCACCAAATGACATAACGCACCTTTTAGATAATGTTGAAGCAATGTTCCGGCACGTACACGCGGCGCGGGCCAAAGCCTTCCGTGGTGAAACCGTCTTGAGGCCATTCCGAAAGCACGCCGGGCAAGTGGCAGTATTCAGTGTAGACGATTTCGTTTTCGATTTTCACAACGCGGTAAAGTTCAAGGTCAGCGCGTGCGGTTGTGTAGAAGTCGCCAGCCTTCGGGCGCCATTCGCCATGCTGGTAATACTTGTACGCCAGCGCTGCCATCTTTTGGTTTTGCGTCAAGGCAATACGCGGCAATTGTTTTGCGGCTTCGATGTGAGCCGGGCCACCGTAGTTGACGACGTTTGCGATTCCGGATTTGACTTGATCGTCATCCAGTTGGCGCATTGCGAAACGTCGGAATTCAAGGTGCGCCGCCAGCGCTTCGGGATCGTCGTCTTTCGGCCATGCGATTTTCACATTCTGAATTCGGATTCCTTCAATGGCTGCGCCCATGCGGCGACCATTATCCAGAACCGTTTGAAGCGTCAGTTTTCCGAGAGACATTACGTTCCCCTTATGCAGTCAATGCGTGAAGCAATGATTTTAAGTAAGGCCAGATGTTGGCGAAACCGGCGCCGAGAATAAACCCAACGCTGAATAAAATACCGAACAGCCAATATAAAAGCGATTTCACAGGTTGTAAACCTTTGCGATCTTGTAGAGAGCGACAAGGTGTTTGCACAATCCGGGCATCAGTCCTGGGTTGGTGTACACTGGCGGGGCGCCGTTGGAATAAATCAAACGGGATGCGCCGACCGTGGCGTTTGCGTATTCAAAGTTGAAAACGAACGCCTCGCACTGGCACTGTACCAAAACTTTCCGGTGCGTGTGAACTTCTTTGTCCTGATTGTCGTCAAGACCGATGATGTAGGTTTCGTGATAACGGCGAACCTTGAACGGGCGATGCGGATCACTCGACCACATAATGCCGCGCAGCATTGGCTTGCCGGTTTTCGTGCGCAATCTTTTTACGGCACCGTGGGCGTCAACGTTGATTGCGTTGTTGATAAACAGCCGTGGGGTTCCGCGCAAAAGTTTCGGCAGGGACATACCCTGCTTTGTGAATGGTGTATCAGGCAAAGCGCGAATGCCCGGACTATCAAACTTTTTCAGTTTGAATGTGTGCCCGTATGCGCGGCGTTCCCCATCTGGTTTGGCCGGTTTGGCTTTCGCAGCCTTGCCTGTTTTGAGACGCTTCGTTCGGTTCTCGGCTTCTTTGGCGGCGGCGCTCTTTTTCGGTTTGGTACTAGGCTTGCGCTTCGTAACGACTTTTCCAACTTTGATCTTTGCCACCGTCAAATCCCCTTAACGACCGGTACGAGCTTTTGCTTTTTCGATGATTACGGAACGAGTGGTGCGACCGAACCAGTGCTTATCGAAGTGCGTGGTGAAGTGGTTGATTTGCGTAGCGCCGTTGGCGACCGCGATTTCAAACTGCGCTTCGATTTCTTCTTCGGTCAGCGGAGTCGGCAGCATACGCAGGTAGAAGTTTGCACTCGATTTCAGTTTGCAGATCAGGTCGAACTGATTCTGAATCTTTTCGTCTTCGGCGTTGTTGTTGAACTGTTGGGCCAGAGCAGCGGCGACTTCCAGCGCTACGGTTTCCGCGTTGTACTTCTTGCCGCCTTTCTTGCGGTCAATTTCGCCGAGCATGTAGGTCAGTTCGTTGAATGTCGGTTCGTCATTCGCCAAACGTGCGGCGGTTCTTTCGGCTGCCAGAGTTTCAAGGTCGGCAGCGGTGCCAGTGAGGATTACGTTCATCGCATGTTTCCTTTTATAAGTTTGAAGCGGTGGGGACAACTGCAAAGCGCCAGAACTTTATTGTCCTTGGCGCGTCTAAGGGTTCGGTCAAGCAGGATTGAACTAATGTCCAAAACCAATTCGCCGGATTCAGGAAGTTTGATTTTCTCGCCGACGTAAAGATCAACCATGACCTTTGCATCTGTGAACTCATACTTCCGGCTGTAGAGTGGTTCCGGAACAAACTCTTTGAAAAGCGTCCGGCCAATCCTGAAATCCAGCTTTGCCATTCGGGCCTGATACAGAACCGTGTGCAGCGCGAAGTAATCAACGATCAAAGTTGCGTAACCGCCCGGCTTCAAAAGCCGTTTGATTTGAGCAAACAATTCGAGATTGGATTCGCGCCACGCTTTCCGCGTCATGCTGTTGGTGGCGTACAGAATGTCGTGTTCGGGGTAGGCGAAGATATGATGGAATCGCCCGTCCGGAAGCTGGCGTAGATTATTCGGCAGCGTGTCGTGCCAAACAGTTACCCGCTTCGTTTTCAAAACCTCGCGTTGTCTCGCATGATCTATTGCGGCGACGATCCAACCGTTATGAATTGCACAACGAGTTAGGATCGGAATGTCGCCGGTTGCATGACAGCCACACGAATAGAGGTTTATCATTCCGGCACTTCTGGTTCCTGATATTCAGGCTCAGGGATTTCCGAAACGAAAACCGGACGATCACTCAGGCCAGCGGCCCATGCTTCGTGCAACCGAATGAATTCACCGTATTGAACAAACACGGCTGGTTCAACGTCGGTAACGAGTTTTACGTCGAAACCGTTTTGCACAATGTTGTAATCGAGTCGGCAAGTCTCGGTGTTGAACGATGCGTAGAACGCCAGTTCCGCGTCACCGTGTTGGAACCGGAACTCAGTGAACGCGGCGGTGCGCAGTTCATTTTGCTGATATTTGATTTCTTGTGCCGCTGTTACCAATTCCCGAAAACTCTGCGATACCATTTTGCATGGCCTCCATGTAACCAGATTGATGCGTGGCAATACATTTCTGCATTGCGTCACTGCTCTCTAGTCTAGAGTTTACAGTTTCTCGCAGGTCGTTCAAATAGATCGGTGACATTAGGGAAAGGTGTGCCCATCCCATTTCGGTGCAAACATAGGCGTAAAGTGCGGCGCGGGTTTCCAAACGGTCGAATTTGAAATCCAAACCTCGGGCCAACATTTGAGCATTGGATTCAGGACTCAGGGCGCCATACGATTTGAATTCGACAAACGCTTTCCACGCAAGGTCGAGGATGTTTTCGTAGTATTGGATTTTCTGGTGGGCGAGAGGGGCGGGGAGGTCTTTGTAAGCACGTTCGGATTCGATTTCCGAAAGGAGGGTTTGGATTGCCCAAATCTCTAGCCGGGCGGCGTCGAGGGCAGGTGTCGCAATAATGCTTCGGCTTTTGTTTTGCAGCAGATTGGCTTCCGCTTTCAGCCGATGATTCTGTTTTTCGTTCTTGTCCTTGACGATAGCTTCGTCAAGAATGTTTGAGCCTTCGCAGCGTTTAGCTTCCGCGAATGACGACACTACGGCAAACTGTCGATCTTCCAAAAGTTCGCACAACACGCGATAGTATTCATCGACTGTGTGGCTAGTGGAACCTACGTGGTAAACCAATTGGTCAACGGAATGTAGCCAGTGCATGATTTGCTCCAGAAATGAAAAAACCACTGAGGGTTAGTCAGTGGTTTTTTGTGGTGCGCGTTAGCTGTTAGCTAACAGGCCGCTCGGCGTCGAATCAGTCCAGATCGAATTCGTCGAAGTCATCAGCTTCCTGACGCTTGGTCTTTTCTTTCTTCACTTTCTTGCCGCCTTTTTCTTCGGAGCCTTTCTTCGACTTCTTGCCGTCTTTCTTGGAAGGCTTTTCTTCCTTCTCGGCTTTCTTCGATTTCTTGTCAGCTTTCTTGGAAGGCTTTTCTTCCTTCGCCGCTTTGTCAGCCTTTTTCACTTTCTTGGCTGGCTTGGCTTCTTCTTCCTTGTCGGCCTTTTTGGATTTCTTGGCCGGTTTGGTTTCTTCTTTTTCAGCCTTGGCCTTGCGACCGGCCTTGCCTTTCACCGGCGCTTCTTCTTCGGCGTCTTTCTTCGGCTTGCGGCCAGCTTTGGCTTTCGGCTTTTCTTCTTCGGCGTCTTTCTTGGACTTGCGGCCAGCTTTGGCGGCAGGCTTGGCTTCGGCCTTGGAAGCTTTTTTGGTTTTCGGTGCTTCGGCTTCGCCGTTCAGTTCTTCGACTTCACCGATGCGCGCTTCAACGTCGGCGATTTGAGCGGCCAGCGCTTCGCTGCCTTTGTTGATGCCGGTTTGGGCGGATTGCAGGGCGCGCAGTTGTTTGCGCAGACGGGAAACTTCTTTACCTTTGTGAATCACTACGTCGTTCTTGCCAGCCATTGCTGTATTCCTTGTTTCGATTTTGGGAAGTAAAATTTTGCGCGTAAAAAGCCCCCGACTTTTTGGGTCGAGGGCTTAGGGTAAACTTTTCGTTGTTACGACTCGCTCAGGTTTCCCCTAGAGTCGGCGCCGAAGTGTTTGCAGGATTACTCGTCGTCGTCTTCGTCTTCGTCGTCTTCGTCGTCGTCCGAATCATCTTCGTCGTCTTCGTCGTCTTCGTCGTCGTCTTCGTCTTCGTCGTCCTCGAAGTCGTCATCTTCGTCGTCTTCGTCGTCTTCGTCGTCGTCTTCGGAATCATCTTCCTCGTCGTCTTCGTCGTCTTCGTCGTCGTCCGAATCATCTTCGTCTTCGTCGTCTTCGTCGTCTTCGTCTTCGTCGTCGTCCGAATCGTCGTCGTCTTCGGAATCATCATCTTCCGAATCGTCGTCTTCGTCTTCGTCGTCTTCGTCGTCCTCGAAGTCGGCTTCTTCACCTTTCTGTTCTTGTGCCCACGCAATCGCTTCGTCGATTTCGGTGGCGCCGGATTCTTGCAGGGCCAGTAGCATGCTGATGAAAGCGTCCATGTTCACGATGTTCATATCGAGGGTGATCGCTTTTTTCGCTTTCGATTTCGCTGCTTGTTTCTTAGCCATTGTTTACAACTCCGAAAATTGTTTGGGTGTTTTGATTGGTGCCTGTTTAGCCGCAGGCACCATTTAATTCGGCGGGTGACGTGTACAGGTTTACAGTTTTGCGACCGGCGCTGACTTAGAGTTCGTCGTCGTCATCCGAACGCTTTTTCTTTTTCTTACCACCGGACTTGATGTCAACGACCGGAGCTTTCTTGCCGGATTTCGGGCCGCGATTGGAAGGCTGCGAACCTTCTTCGTCTTCGGCGCTGATTTGGATTTTCACGCCAGCCGTGCGGTAGAACGAAATTTGTTCGCCGCTGGTGGTTTGAATGGTAACGCCCGCAGCGGTGCTGGCGACGATGGTGCCTTGAGCTTTGCGAATGGTTTGATCCATCAGCACAGTCAGTTCAGCCGGTTCGCCCGGAACGCCGAACAGTTCCAGAATGTCGCTGGTGTTGAACACGGTTACAACCATACGCTTCGATGCGCTGGTGCGTTTGTGGCGGAAAGCCACAATGTCTTTCGACTGTTCAACGATGAAGCCTTGAATGCTCACCGGAACTTTTGCGACCGCTTCGATACCGAAAACAGCTTTCGACATTTTGAATGGGGTCTTGGCGCTGACGCCATTCAGGCGACGTGCAACTTTTTCGGAACGGGCGACTTTACCGCGCGGTTTTGCAACTTCAACTTTTTCTTTCTTGGCCATGACCGTTTACACCTTTGGAACTTGAGGGGTTTGAGTGTCCAGCAGTACCAGCGTGTTCGCGCTGTTTTGCTGGAATGCGAATTCGTGTGGCAGGCCGCTGAACGAATGTTTGCTGATTACGGCTTGCGGTTTCACCGAAAGAGCATTGCCGACCAGAAGGTTGAACAAACGGTAAGCCGGGCTGTCGGTTTCGGAGAAGTTTTCAACATCGAATACTACTCCGATGTTTACAGTTTCGATACCGGCTTCGGCGAACACAGTTTGCAGGAACTTCTGATAAAGCTTCAAAACGTTTTCGGCTTTATCGACATTGCCCAACAGTTGTGCAACGTGAACATTGATTGCGACGTTCACGTAAGCGATAACTTCTTCACCGGACTGTTCGGTGTTCAACGTGATCGAGCACGAGAACAGTTCGGTTTTTTCGATGGAGTAAGTGTCTTCACCTTCGCCCATCAGGAATGGATCAGCGCCGTACAGCAATTCGGCCAAACGGTTTTCAACACGGACGAACAAGCGATCCATGTATTCTTCACAGTTTTCGCGAGCGCCGAGGAACACCACGTTCTGGTTAATTACCGTTCCCAAATATTTGAAGAACTCGGCAACTGGTTGGCGGAGAATGCCGACCGCTCCAGCCGGTTTGCCTTTGCGTTTGCCGCTGGCAATCGGGTTGCACAGGTCGAACTGTTCGCCTTCGGAATCGGTATGTTTGCGAACCGAAACCAGAGTTTGTTGCAGCGCGGAATCTTGAGCGCGGAAGTAAACGGTTGCGGTTGGCACGATGCGAACGACGGTTTCGTCGCTGTCGCTTTCGGTGTCTTCGCTTTCGTCGTCTTCAAAGTCCGGCTCGTCGTCGGCTTCTGCCGGAATCACGATTTCTTCGACCGCTGCATGAGTCAGTTTTACAGTTTCGTGTTCGGACAGTTCGGGCGACTGTTGGGTGTTGGACGCCTGAGAGATTGCGTTGATCTGGTCAGCTTGTTGAGCCTGTTCGCTGCGCAGTTCGGTTGGAGTGTTCATGTTTCTGTTCCTCTTAGTTGGTAAATATCCGGCAACCTTTGAATTGCGGAGTTTCCGATTGGGGTTGAACGATCAATCCAGTTACCTTGAAACCTAACGCGTCTTCAAATTCGTTTGCAAGTTTGCGTAAGCGTTCCTCGCCGATCCGCTTTTGCGTACCGTAACCAACGAACCTCAAACCGGCGTTGACCAGTTCGGTCATACCGTGCGCGGCAAACATTTCGGAAGGGGTGGTCGCTGCGAGTTTGGACACAAACAATTCGCCGCGCTTCCAATCATATTGGCTGGTCGTTACCAGTCGAAGATAAGATTCAGGTAACGTGTCTAAGTAATTAGCGTATTCAGTTTCAGGATTCGATTTCGCCAGCGCCTCTTTCAAGTTCGCATGGTGCGTTACAGCCGTTTCGTATTCCGCTTTAAAGTTGACCCGACGTAATCCTTTTACAGTTTTCAGCTTGGCTTCCAGTTTGCGGATGCGTTTGCGGAAACCGGCCAGTTGTTCGACATAGAAAGAATTATCGAAAGCTTCCAGAGTTTTCCGGGCGCTGGTGTCAGCGAGCAAAGCTTTGAAAACGTCCTTCGTGGTCTTGCCGAACTGTCGAGCCTTCTTGTGGAGTTTCGTCGGAATCGCAATGGTGCCGGTCACAATTGTTAGTCGTGCCTTTCCGAACGGAACAAACGAATCGACCGCCTTATTGTTTTGCGTTCCGTCTAAGTAAACCGGAGCGCCTAGCTTGACCAAGGCGTCTATTTCTAAAACCGGTGAACCGTTGTCGAGGTAATACGCGGCATACAATTGCGGCGCCCCTTCCCCAACTTTTCGGTAAACCATAATCACCCGAATGCCAGCGACAATCGGAGAGACAAACACATCGCGCATCTTTTCCGAAAACGGTTTCAGTCGGCTAAGCCGTCCGGCCATGCGTTCAACCGGCAAGGTCAAACCTTCCGGCCAAACAATTGCGGAGCAGTTCCGGTAATCCGCTTTCAGTTTGCGGCATGCTTCGTCGAAGTCCAAAACGGCTGGGCTTACCGTTGCGTAATGCGCCCAAACTTCGGAAAGGCCCGCGTCTTTCGGCAGGCCGTATCCAACGTTGTATATCATCGAAACAGTTGCTATGTCGGCCAGACTTCCTTCCATTGCCCGCCCGACGATTTGCAGCAATTGTTTCTTTTCCATCGCCGGGTTAATCACAACACGTTGTTCGGCAATGCGCCCGAAGTACGTGTACGAATACGAATGAATGTTTCCGGTTTCTGCCGTTAACTTCAATTCGCCCCGCTCATACAAACGGTGTAACAGGCTGTCTAGCGGAGTCAAAGCAAATGCTCCTTTTTAATAAGCTTGAATCCATCGTTTACAGTTATTCCGATCAGGGTGTTGCGCAGTTCCGGGTCGGCCACAATCGACGGTTCGTGAACAATCAACAGGTCGCCCGAATCTTTCATCGGAACAACGAAAAGTTCTTTTGCGGCGAGCGAAAGGTTTAGGGCAATGCAAGCCTCAACCGCTTCCAGCTCGGTATGGTTCGCAATGATGCCAGCGGGAGATTCTGCCGGGTCGAGCGAAGCCATTATGATTTCTGCGAATTGAGCGACTTGCATTGCCTTCACCTTTAATGCGTGAGTATGAGGTTTTCCATATCGTCGGCGGTCGCAACGAAATCGTTTGCGCCACTTTCCGAAACAATGCGCAGGTTAAACAGCGACTGCGTTTCGGTTGCCTCTGATATAGTCTTTACAGATTTGCCGTCACCATCTTTTTCCGTCACGATGATTTCGGCCAACCGGTATGCGACGTGGAACCGCGCCATGATGCGGGGGTTTTCCGTCAAACGCCGGAACAGTTGGAAGCGCCGAGGCTTTTCCGGTTCCAGATAATCCGCAAAGTGCAGCACCAGTTCCGAATACCCATTGAGGATGATTTCGGATTGGATTGTTTGCGGATCGAGCAGCACCGCGAACCGGAACGCCGGGGTTTCGTCTTCGCCCTTTTCAGGCCACACGCCAAACAGTTCGCCAGTGTTGGCCGTAACCAAAACGTGCGGGCCGATTGCCGAAGTCGTCACCGCTTGCGGCTTGGCGATTCGTTCGGGAAACGCGGAAGCCAAAACAACGCAAACCCTTTCAGAGATTTGCAGCGCCAACATTCCGGAAACGTGGTGGTCATGGGCCGGGGTCGGCGCCACAACTTCCGGTTCGATTGGTTGATTGGCCGCTGACTCAGGAAGTTCGGCGCGCACGTCGCTAATGTCGAGGCCGGTCGCTTCCGCAAACGCGGAAAGGTTCAGCGGTTGAACATGCACAACGTTACTCGACAAATAAACTTCGATGAACTGCGGGTCAGATTGGCGCACGGCCATATGCCACGCGCTGGTTTCCAGTTCCACTTTTATGTCTTCGATTGCCAACGCAACGTGCGGGCTTTCGGCGCTGGTGAAATGAATCACCGTATGCGTGACATAATCGGCGCCGTAAACACAAAGGTTTGTGGCGAACGCGTGGTGGATTTCTTTGTGAAACCGGGCTTTCAGGTGATTGGGTATTGCGCCAATCACTGCCGAAAGGTCGATACTCGGATCATGTTTTGGTTGCATCGCCGTAGACCTCTTTCAAGTATGCCATGAGCGCACTCAAACTAGCAAAATGCAGAGTCGGTTTTTCCGAAGGCGTGACGTGGAACACAACGTCTTGAGTTTCAGACGCTTCGTCAAACTTCGCGGCGACTTCAATTTCTAGTTCTTTTCCATCGCGCATTAGTTCCAGCACAACAGTGGTCGCGTCCAACTCGACAATATCTGTCCAGTCAATTGCGCCAGCGCTGATTGCGTCACCGAATTCTGAAATTGCTTCTACCAGAATGCGGGTGCCGGTCGGCGCGGGTTTCGGTTCGGAAACTTCATCGTCGTCCGAATCTACCGAATCATCTTCGGCGTCATCGTCTTCGGAATCGTCTTCGTCCTCGAATTCCAATTCGGTTTCCGAATCATCACGGAACTGAGTTTCGGAATCGTCTTCGTCGTCAGCGTCAACGTTTGCAGAATGTTCGGCTGGCGGTTCAACTTCGCCGTGACGATCCAGCGAAAGCATTACGCCCGCATCGTGTGCGGGGTCGAAGTCGTCCGGGTCGCGTTCGTCTTCGTCGTCTTCTTCGTCTTCGGAATCGCCGAGTTCGGAAAAATCAATTTCGCAAACATCCAGCGTGGCGCTGTGGACTTCCGCAAACCATCCGGCGCCCCGAACTGTTTGCAGCATGAGTTCCATAACTTTCGGCAGGTGTTCACCTTCGACCGCAATGTCGTAATCGAAAGTGAAGCTTGCGCGCAGCACGGTGCGGCCATCCAGCTTTTCGGTAAACCACGAATTCAACGCGGTGTCCGGCGCAGAGAAACCGTTGAACAGTTCCATCTGAAAACGCTGAACCATAAGGTCGAAAAGACGCGTCGGCATTTCGCTTGGCGTCGGTAGTTTGATGTTCATTGCAAACACTCCGGTTTGAAAAGGGGAGGCGGTGTTACCCGCCCCCGAATCAGTTGGCCGTTAAACTTCTTCCATGCGTGCAACAGCGGCGATGGTCGATTTTTTCAGCTTGGCAGTTTTGCCGTTAATCAGGATCACGTCGCCATCGTCGTGCAGGCCGACCAGAACGTAAACGCCTTTTTCGGTTTTCAGTTTGGTCACGCCAACAGTCATGTCGTCGCCGAATGCTTTCTCAACTTCCTCAGACAGCAGGTAGTTTTCAGCAAACGCTTGGAACGAGGAATGTTTGCCGAACTTTTTCTCCAGAGCAGCAACACCGGCAGCAACTTTTGCGTCAATGTCGTCGTCCGATTCTTCGTCGTCTTCTTCGTCGTCCGAATCGTTTTCAAACTCGTCGTCTTCTTCGGAGTCGTCTTCTTCGGAATCATCTTCCTCGGAGTCATCATCTTCCGAATCATCATCTTCCGAATCGTCGTCTTCCGAATCGTCTTCCTCGGAATCATCGTCTTCCGAATCGTCTTCTTCTTCGGAGTCGTCTTCTTCTTCGGAATCATCTTCCGAATCGTCTTCGTCTTCTTCCGAATCGTCGTCGTCCGAACCGCTCAGTTCCGAATCGTCGAAGTCTTCCGAATCTTCTTCGGCTTTCAGGTCAGCCAGCAGAGCGGCGATTTGTTTCGGGGTGTACGAACCGACCGCGAAAGTCAGTTCAAAAGTTACCACTTCGTTGTTGAACACGGCGCCGCTGGTTACGAATTTCAGGTCGTAAAGTTTGGCGATTGCGTTGCGCAGAGACTCGGCTGCGATTTCGCGGATTTCTTCGGTAACGTCAGTGGTCAAGGCTTCGATCTTTTTGATCTTGGCCGGTTTGGTTTCGGTTTTCGCGGCAGCGGTTTTGCCCGCTGGTTTGGAAACGTCAACCGGTTCTTCGCGACGACGAATGCCACCAGCTTTCGGTTCAGCAGCCGGTTTTGCCGCTGGAGTTTTTGCCGCCGGTTTTACAGGTGCGGCTTCAACTTCGCCGTAAATGTATTTGGTGCCCTTCTGGTGAATGTTTGCAACTTCCAGACGGGTGCCTTTGTCGGTCATCACTTGGCCTTTCGAGCCAAAGATTTTTTCGACGGTTTCGTAACGGCCACCAACTTTTACGCGAGCGCCGCGCAGTTGTTTCGGTTCGATTGCCATATGACCGGCAGGCGCAGCCGCTTTGCCGCTTGCCGCTGGTTTGGTTGCAGCCGGTTTAGTGGCGGCAGGTTTTGCGGCAGGCTTCGACGACGGAACAACATCGGTCACGTCCAGTTCAACGAAACCGCGACCGCGACGAACAATGTTTGCCAGTTCAACGCGAACATTGCCAGCCAGTTTTACGATGCCTTTTTTCGGCAGAACAGTTTCAACGGCCAGCTTTTCGCCGTCTTTGGTGGTAATCATTTTGCCCACTGGCAAATCGTCGGCAGTAACCGGGGCGCCACGGCCCAGCGCGTTACCGTTTGCGTTGCTCATTGCTGGGGCTTTCGATGCAGCGGCAGCCGGTTTGGTTGTGGCGGCAGCGGCTGGCTTTTTGGTTGCGGCTTTTTTCGGAGCGTCGTAAACAAAGCCACGGCCAACAGCGCGAACATTTTCCAGCGCCAGACGCTCGCCGTTCGCCATGATGATTTCGCCCTTGGTTTTCAGAACGCGTTTCACTGCTACTTTCTCGCCGTCCAGAATGATCGAAGCTTCGGCCAGTTTGGTCAGGTTCAGAGTTGCCATGATTTGTATCTCCGTTTCAAAGTTGGTGTCGTGTGTTCCGGAATGGAAGCATGCACGGTTATTCAATCAGCTTCGGCGCTAACATACTGCATCAGCGCTTACGCCTTAACGCCGTTCCGTTTAAGGTGGAACATCCACTAAGTCGTAAGTGTCTGGAAGTCAGCCACGCTACGCCAAGGAATGAGTCAATAGTACAGAACCGGGGGCTTTCCGTCAACCGTTACGGTTCCGTTTTACTGGAGGTTTCGGTTGGGTAGGGTAAGCAATGAACGGATTTGGTGAGGCACCGCCGTTTCAGCCGCAATCAATAGTTCGCGAACTGTTCGGGCTTGGTCGGCCCCAATCGGATTGTTTGCAGGATTGAAGAAATCCAGCGTTGCCCCATACCACGGCTCGGCTTGTCGTACAGCTTCGCGACACAGCGCTAACTTTTCAGACGTGCAACTAACCGGCTCGACAAACTCATGGCTGGAATTACTTTTCGCGGCAAGGCGAGCGAAAGGCGAATCCAAATCCCGCAACAGGCTGGCCCGACTGTGCAGCAAACTCATTTTGAATGGCCCGCCCACAAAGTCGATTCGCACCATTGGAATCCAAAGCGTGGTGCGTCCAGAAAAATCCCCGGACTCAATCAACATCTGTTTGGTCGCTCGGAATTTCTGGAGCAGCGCATACAAATAGTTTGCGTTGTAGTTCTTGAGCCAGACGCCTTGCTTCACCAACATTTCCGAAATGCCGGATTCAGAATCCAGCGTTGGGAAATAAACACAGAACCGATCACCGCCGCGCACGCGTTCAACGTGCGAATGGAACTGCATGGTCGTATCGGAAAAGTTTGCAGGAACAATAATCGACGGCTGTTCACCGTGAGCGAAAGGCATCATGCGATTGCCGATCAAGTGAAGGCTAATGTCATAGGCCGCGATTGCGTTGATGATTGCGCGCCCGTCGATTCCGTTTTGAGTCAGCGCTTTCAGTTGATCGCTGATCCGCACCAGTTCAAACAATTCGATCCCGTGTTTCTGTACGTGCGGGATTGCTTGCGCGAGAATCTGCGCCGGAGTTGCTTGAACGGAAAATTCTACGATGTGATTGGAGTTAGTCATTGATAACCTCGGCGAGTTCCAGAAATTGAGGGGCGCAAAATGGTTTGGCGTCGTAATCAGTCGTCGGGTTCGCTTTGCAGTCTTTCAAGATTTGCGCGAACCGCGAACGGGCGACCACGTAAGCGTTTACGGACAACTTAGAAAACCTTTCCGCATTCGGTGACTTGGAATCGAACGCTGCCCAAACTTGCGTGCTGCCCGGTGGGGTCAGGTGGCGTTTCGGCAATTGTCCAACTTCCCGCTGTACGGCTTCCGCTTCGGATTTGGAATACATGACCACGATGTAACGCGGCTCATTCAAAGAATCCGGAGCGTGTTGCGCGGCCTCACACTTTGCAGCGAGGACGTGGCAGGAAAACAGAGTGACCAGCAGAAGAAAGTTTTTCATAATAGAATCTCCATGAAGCAAAATGTGATGTTGCGTTGAGGTGAAGCGGTATTACATTGCGAAGCCAGAACGAATGATCCGGAGCGAGCGGCCTTCCGGAATGTTTAACAGCGGCTTTGCAGTTTCGGAACGGTCAATCAGGAACGGAACCAACTGGTGAGCGAAGCGGTTGCAGTCGAACGGATTTTGTTCGTCCAGATTTTCTTTCTTGTTGCACATGGCAGCATTCAGATACTGGAACGCCTTGTCTTGGGTCGGCGTCATTTCCACGCAGTTGACGGTGATGTTTTCCATCGCACGCAACGCGCCGTAAAGATTCTTCGCCAACAGTTCAGGCTGCGGAATGAAGTACAGGAAAACTTCTTCCGGCATCATTTCGTAAATCACCAACAGCACTTGCTGCGCCGGGTCTTCCACAAACTTTTTCGGCGTCTTCTTTTTCGGCGCGGGAATGTTTGCAATCCCGTTGAGTGCGTCGGCCAGTGCGTTACCAATCGAGGCACCGACTGCCGCGTTCAAAACGTCGGCGGCATCGTCTTTGCTTTTCTTCTTCACTTCGACTTCTCCAAAATGATTGCCGAGTACGAAAGGAACTGTCTTCGGCTTTTTCGGATTGGGTTCGTAAACATCTGGCCCGTACTGGCAGTATCCGATTCGGGTTTTGGTTCCGGTCGGACACTCAAACGTTTTAGCCCGATGTTCACCTTTCCATTTCCGACAATGTTTGCAGCGGAAATCGACGATGTACATTTTCAGCGCCCGATGTTGCGCATCAGTTCGGTAGTGGTACGCGGGCGCGGGGCCAGCGCAAACACCGTGAACTTTTCCGGGTCAGCCTGAAAAGTTTGCGTGTCAGAAACCTTGCGACCGTTAACGAGGCATTCGCTTCTGAACGCGCCGTGATGGCGTTCGGTCTTTCCGCAATGTTTGCATTTGTGTTGAACGTGCATTTTTTCAACTCCAGAATGTACAAAAGGGAACCGCGAAGGTTCCCTTTTGATTAACTAGCCGAAGTTTTTAGACTTTGGCGGCTTTTGCGGCTTTGCCAGCTTTGGCTGGTGCAGCGACCGGCGCAGGAGCAGCGGCGACTTTGACAGCGGCAGGCTTGGCGGCTTTTGCAGCTTTGGCAGGCTGAGCTTTTGCCAGAGCAGCAGCGGCGGTTTTGGCATTGGCCGAAGCGGTGGTGGCGTTGGTCAGCGCGGTGTCTTGTTCGGTCAGAGCTTTTTCCAGAGCAGCAACGGCGCCGGTGACTTTTTTCTGCGAAGCGTTCAGAGCTTTCAGGGCATTGCCGGAAACTTTGCGGGCTTCTTTGGCGGTAGCGATTGCGGCGTCGAGTTTAGCGGTCATAGCGGTATTTCCTTTTTTCATGAATGGCATTAGTTGCCGGGGTTCGTCCGTAGTGGACTGAATAGGGTTTACAGTTTTGGTCGCGGGGTTGATTCCGTAACCGGGGAACTTCCACTAAGTCGTAAGTGTCAGTCCGTAGGCATAAGCTGCGCTAGGAGACTCATTGTAACCAATCGGGTGAGAATGGTCAAACGTAACGCTTACGGTTTAGCTTAGGTTCCGTTTACAGTTTGCCGTGAACACTTACCGGGTTTACAGTTTCTGTCCGGTGCCTGCTACAGCTTCCTATAATTCGATTCGGGAAACGATTGAAACATTTTCCGTTTCCCTACAGGGTTTGTTTACAGTTTTGATCCGGGCGCCTAGCTACATGCTGAGCAGTTCCGAATACAAACGTTTCAAACCGAATTCGTTGCAGATTTCTTTGAGCCATTCTTTGTCGGTTGGCTGGCGTTCCAGTTTCCGAACGTCGAGGTCGATCACGTCGGTGCGAATGGTCACAAGCTTGCGGGTCAGTTTGAATTGTTTCTGCAACTGTTTGAAGGCAGCCGGGTCGCGCCACTTCTTCGGAAACATTTCAATCGGAACGTCTTCAACGCGCTTGTGCGCCGCCAACATTTTTCGGGCGGTGACAATCCCAACGCCGTCAACGCCGGGGATGTTGTCCACGTCGTCGCCTTCAAGCATTAGGTAGTCAACCATTTGGCTCGGCTTCACGCCAAACAATTCGGGAACGTCTTTGCGTCGAATGATCCCGCCCTTTGCTGGATTAATTAGGCAAATCTTTTTGTGTTTCGCCATCATCGCAGCAAAGTCTTTGTCGCTCGACAGAATGTGCGAAGGCAGGTCGAACAACATTGCGTAGCGTACAGCCAAGGTTCCGATTAGATCGTCACCTTCGATATTCTTTTTGCCGACCATTCGGAGTCCGCAAGCGCGGCACAGGTCAGCAATGATTGGAATCTGAATCTTTAACGCGGCTTCTACTTCCGGTTTCTTTTCGCGGCCTTGCTTGTATTCCGCAAACAGTTCGTGCCGAAAGTTTTTACCGGGCAAGTCGAAAGTAACGGCGCAGTGTGTCGCTTCCGTTAATCTCAAATTACTCTTTACAATTCTCATGAAGCCAACAACCGCATTCGTCGGCGTGCCTTTGTAGTCCATAGGGGGGACTGCATGGTGGGCGCGATAGATTGCGTTGCTTCCGTCAACAGTCAAAAGGGTCATGGATCAATCCGGGTAGGCTGGATAAAGTTTCGTTTGCGGCTCGGCGCAAAGAATGTCCAGCAGATTCATTAAGGTCGGTCGCACTGGCCGTCGATTCATCCGGAATGCTTTGAGTGAAGCCGGTAGCGTCGTTTCCAAAAGGTCACGGCCAGACTTCACGTTGTAAAAGAAACATTCCTTTCCTTCCTCGATCACAAAGCAAATGATTGATTTGTTTGCGAGTGCTTTCAACGCTTTCTGTTCAAACAGAAACTCGGTCAGTTCAGCCACCTGAGTTTCGCGAACCAGATAGCCTACTTCCATCTGGTTAATCTTTACAGTTCCGAAAACCTTGCGATCCCGCGCATTCATAAAAGAAAGCAAAGCAGCGGGCAGTGTACCGTCTGAGAAAGTTGGAACAAAGGAAACGGCGCGCAGAAACGGATGCGGCACCTTCTGTTCATACCATGCGGAGCGAGGACGAACTTTCGCTAGCTGGAATCTCATAACGCAATTCCTTCTGTAATGGCTTTCTCTTAAATTCTGCAAACGGGTCGCAAAGTTTCCGTTTTGCGTTACGCTTCTACAGTGCCCGGCTTGACTGGCTCGATGTACGGGTTTTCTTTGGTCGCTTTGAAAACGTATTCAAGGTCGATACCGTTGTCGCCTTGTTTGATTTTCTGTGCGTCCCACGCGAATTCCATAACTTGTTCGTCAGGGAAACCCAGTGCGAAGTCGTAAGAGAAATCGGTCATGCTGTATTGCTGACCGGCCTTGCGGCGCTGCGAGTGGTAGATCGAATGCACGAACAGAATCAGTTTGCCCGGTGACGGAAAGCTGATTGCGATAAAAGCTTTCACGTTGAACGCCACGTCGAGGTCAAACGCTTTCAGGCGCGCTTCCAAAACTTTGTACGGGAATTGCTTTTCCAGATCGGCGCGCAGACCGGTGGCGTTGACGTTGGTTTCGTCGGCGAAGTTCAGGGACATTGCCATGAAAATTTGCGACGTTTGTTTGTCCATCGACGTTTGCGGATATTCGCGCAGCGGCGTGATGTAGCAGCCAGCCGGGTTCAGTGCGTCCAGCGGCTCAGGGCGACGGGAGAAATCAACTTGCTTTTGTTGGGCTGCGTTCATCATTTGTACTCCATTTGGAAAATGTTTTGGAATGCCGGTGGGTGGTTCGGCTTTTGGGTCGGACTCAGTTGCGCAAGCTGCGCATGTAAAACGGTTTTCTTGCGGATGGTGCGGGTAAACAATTGCAAAACAGACGGCAACGCCATGTACGGATCGTCGTTGTATCCGACTTGATGCGTGTCCAGATGCAAGCGACCGGAAAAGGTCAGGCCGAAATTGTTTGCGTGTTCGTGGTCAGGCTGGAACACAAACAGATTGCCGAAGTGCCGGAACGAAAAGTTGAACGGGGCATTGTGGGTGTACTCGCGCCCGTTGTTCGTCACCAACACCATTTTGTTTTTCTTCACCACGCCGTCAACCAACTTGCAGAACGCTTCGGATTTCTCCAGCGTGTCGGCGTGGGGAATCTCCGAACTGAAAAGAGCGCGTGCCTGTTCGGCAAACTTTTTCATATGGTCGGGCATGCCTTCCGGCACTTTGATTTCGTGAAGCTGGAAACTCCATCGCTCCATTGCCGAACCGCACGTCACGGTGGCAATGTGAGTGTGCCACGACCGACTGAATTGCGGGTCGAGGTAGATTTGGAAAAACCAGTTTGGCGCTAACGGGTCTTGCCCGATAAAAGTTTTGTTCATTGGAGAACCTGCGCTGGAGGCATTACGGTTTTGAGAATATTTGAGAAAGAGGAAGTACCGACGACTTCGATGTGCGCTTCGTCGATGATAATGTAATCATCGTTCCCATGAATTTCTTTAGCCGCTTGGCTATCCGCGTGATGACCAGCTTTACCGATTCGGGCCACACGCTCTTTGCGCTTCTTTTCGATTTTCTCCTGTTTCAATTTCAGCGCCTCCTTCATAAAGGAAACGCCTGCATTGGTCAGCGGTTTGTTTGGATCGACTTCGACCGCCGCTTTCTTCTTTTTCCTTTTCTTCTTGACCGGTTCCGGTTGAGGATTCGCAAGGCGTTCCGCTTCCATCGCTGCAAAGATTTCCTCGGCACGGTTCGCATGATACTGCGCCATTGCTTCGGTCACGATTGCGATTGGACTCGGCGCCTTTTGAATCGCTTCAACGTAAACATTCAGGCCACGCGAAATGCGTTTGTGGTCGATCAGATATTGACCGGTGCGGATAACAGCCGCGTTACCCGCCCGCATTTCTTCCAACGAGTTCAGGTTGCCGTGAGTGTAGAACGCGATTTCCATTACAGTCACAGCGCCTTCGGCGTCGTACTTTTCTGCTTTGATACTTTTCGATTTCATCTTAAACCCGAGGTCAACTAGCTATAGACTATTTACATTTTTCAGATCAGGCGAAGTTCACGCATCGCCATGACAGTTTGGTACGCTTGACGCAAAGCGCTTTCGTAATCGGCGCCGAAACCGTACAGGCCACGCGAGTATCCCCAGCTTGCTTCGTATTCCCCATCGGGGCGGTACATGCGAATCGGGGTGTCGATCCGAACAAACACCGCAAAGTCTGGATTCGTAAAATCCTTGGCGGCGTTTTCGTAAACTTCCCGATTGGTGTAGCGCTTAGACATTGTTTCCCGTTCGATTTCCGCGACCGTGAAATGCTGGGCGATGTGATCGGAGAACGGTTCCAACTGTTCGCGCAGAAACTCCGGCAGGAATGCTTTCGGGTTGCCCGGCGAGTTTGCGGCCAGCCAATCGAAAAGATTTTCCACGTCAGCGGTGGACTGGTCTTCAAACACTCCAGTCGCCAGCATGTTTTTCAAATCGAAAACGCCGCTGATTCGGATTTCTTCTTGGGCGATTCGTTCGGCGGAAACGTGATTGGCTTTCGGCCACGCTTCAACACTGGAAACAGAATAGCCGGTGTCGCCATGCACTGGACTGAAACCGCCCGCTTCCATATTACGAATGCGTTTCGCAAGGTCTTTCACTTCGCGCTGGGCAATGCGTTTGGTTTTCCCAACGGCCCGAACGTGAACCAGAAGGGAAAAGCTGTGAGCGTTTGTAGATTTCTTTTTCATGTTGGTTCCCTCAAGCATGCGGTTTGTTGTAAACAATGTTGATAGAGCGACCGTACATAATCGCCCGCGACAAAACTTTAATCAGGATCAGGCAGTGGTCGAGTTCGGAGGCAGTGCGTGCATTCTTTTCATCGACAAAAAGTTTGTCGTCGCGTTCCTCAAACAGTTTGTCGAAGTGGCGCCGGACTTGATAGAGCAGACCGGGCAAATCAATGTCGTCGCGCAGAAACAGCCGCGTGTTTGGTTCGACGGAACGGAAACCTTCGTAACCAATACGATCAGCACGATCCAAAGCGTTGCGGGCCACGTCCATATTGACCGAAGCGTTTGCGTGCCTCATTACCGACAGAAGAAACCGGCACGCGTATTTCGGGAGTTCGTATTCTTCGGACGAATCCTCGATTTCGATTTTGAGCGGTACGTCGTTTGCGAAACTCTTTTCCATTGTGGTGTCTCCAAACATTTCAAAGGGTTGAGAAACTTCCACTAAACCGTAAGTGTTAAACGTCAGGGTAGGTTTCTCTCAGCTTGGATATTTTACCACACGGCCCTTGAAATGGAAGGCGTTACCCTGCTGGGTTACTGGAAGTTCTGAATCCGGAAACGAAAAAGGGGAACCGCAATGGCTCCCCTTTCGTCAAACTTCGGTGCGTCCCTTTCCGCAATTACATGGCTTCGGTTTTACCCGTTCCCGAATCGCGTTATAGGTGATGTTGCTGCTGGAACTTGCCAGCATTGCCTGCTGGTTTTGTTGCGCGCCGGTTGCGACGAATCGCTGGCTGATTCGCGTAGAGTCAAACATCGACGCATACGGGAATTCTTTTTCGTTCACCGATTCCCACAACGGAATGTCGAAGGCTTCGCGCTGCAAACTTTCCAGTTCGTAACCCTCGATTTGTGGAGCGAGGTTGAGGTTCACCCGATGCGATTTGACCAAACGGCCTTCCACGTCGAGCATCATCAGCGCGGTGAAATCAAAGTTGGAATTAATCAGGTTGTAGACCGGGCCGATTTTCACAGCCGGAACCTTAAACCATTTATCCACGTCACCAATGCCCGGCAAGTCTGGCAAATGCCATGACCGCATCAAGCAATAGACCAGCGCGTTGAATTCCAAACCGGGGATTGGATTAAACACATAAATCATTGTGTGCTCTCCTTCGGGAAATGCACGGACAGAAACAGCGGGTCGGAACCTGCGCCGATCAGATACGTGCCTTCGTCAAACGTATAGCAATAATGATGTTTGCATTTTGCTTCGCCGACTTTTGAAATGATGACCTTGGTTTGGATCATCACGTCGTCAACGAAATACATTCCTGCAAACGTTCTGTTTGGGGCAGCGGGAAACATTGGCCCTTGAGTGCTGGCGAATTCCAGCGCGGGCGAACACCGCAGCTTCACTTCCTTACCGGCACGCGGGCCGTCGAGAATGCGGAGTCGATATTCCAAACAATCCATCCCGTAACCGAGGATGTGAATGTCGGCTTTCACGAAACCGTTTGGCGTTTGAATTGTTTGCTTGCCAGAAAGAAAAGAGGAACCGTGTTCAGCCAGACCCACGATTCCCTTTTGCTTAATGACGCTACACGTTCCGGACACGTAGGCCATTTATTTTCAGAGGCCCAACAGTTCGCGACGGACAGACGCTTGCTCGCCCATCAGGGAACGGAAATATTCTTCCGAGTCCGCAGTCTTTGGCGGCATGACGCGCAGCACGCGGCGAGTTTTCGGATCGAACGCAACGTAGCGCAACATATCCGCGCTGATTTCACCCCAACCTTTGGCGCGGGAAATCATATTGGTCGGTGCGCCTTTCGGAAGCTGTGCGGCAACTGCTTCGTGCGTCGGGCCGAAGTAACGTTTGTTGTTCCAGAAAATGTTGAACAGCGGGGCGTCAACGATAAACACTTTGCCGTTTCGGATCAGGTCTGGACACATGCGCCAGATCAGAGCGAGCGTCAAACAAGTGATGTGCTTTCCGTCAACGTCGGCGTCCGCCAGAACAAAGAGAGAACCAATGCGAAGGTCTTTCGCACTGAATGTCATTTTCGACATATCCTCTTTGGACAAGTCCATCGAGTTCGGGTTGATGCCGAGCGCGATAATCAGGTTTTGCAACGCCTTCATTTCCAAAACTTTCGGCAGCGGCAAACAAGTTGCGTTGGCTGGCTTACCGGTCAGTTTGAAAATCTCTTGGTACATTGGGAAGCGCGCAATCTTCGACTGGCCCGCCGCCGAGTCCCCTTCCACCACGAACATTTCGCGTTCTTCGGGGTTTTTGGTTTCCGACGAAATCAGGCAGTCAGGCGTGGCGTTCGACCGGCCACCTTTCTTGGCGCCAGCGATTGCCTTCATTGCTTTCGCCAAACTCTCACGGCCTTTGCCGATTGCGTTGGCCTGTTTGATGATCGTCTTGACCAGCGTTTTGTTTTTGTCGAAGAATTCTTCAAAAGCTTTGACCACAACTTCTTCAACATCTTTCGACACGTTGGAAGTAAGGCGGTCTTTGGTCTGGCTGCTGAATTCTGCGCCGGACATTTTGTAGTTGATGACACCGATCAAACCGTACATGCAATCGACGGTGGAGAACTTGTCGGATTTGCCTTTGTGTTTGTTGATCGCCCGGCCCAATGCGTTCCGGAAACCGTCGAGGTGTTTGCCGCCGTCGCGAGTCAGGCCGCAGTTCACATACGATTTCAGATGATCGAGTTCTTCATAGTTCGACCACTGCACTGCAATGTCGAGACTGCCAGTTTGCAGAATGAACGGTTTGCCTTTCGCATCCAGTTCGTTTTGTTTGAGGACGTGTTCGACCACCGCCTCCAAACCTTTTTTGTTGTGGAAGCGAACGGTTTTGTTTTTGTCTTCAAACGTCGTGACCATTTCGAGGTTGACGTTCAACAGCGCAATCATCCGCGTCCAGTTGACGTAGGTTTTTACGTCAAGCAGGGCAACCGCTGCGCCTTTCGACAAAGGTTTCGGAAACTTCGCATCGGCACTCACAACTTTCTGATCCGGTCGGAACAGAATGATCGTCCCGTAATCTTTCGCTTTCCGTTGCAGACGCTCCATGATTTCTTTCGGCGGCGCCTTCACTTCTTTCAGCTTCTGAGTCCGCAGACCCTCCTGCCAAACAATGCTGTACCATACGCCGTCGCGCTTTGTCCACACTGCGAAATATTCGGATGTTGCGTTTGTGCATGCTGCACCGAGGCCGTGAGTACCGGAGGAAGTTTTGTATGCGTTGTCGTCAAACTTCCCGCCAGCATGCAGGGCCGCAAACACCAGTTCAATCGTTGGAACTTTTTCGGTTTTGTGCATACCGACCGGAACACCGGCGCCAGCGTCCGCAACGATGTATTCGTTTTTGGCGTGGTTGATTACGGTTTCCACATAGTTGTTGCGACCGGCCAGCGCTTCGTCGATTGCGTTGTCCGTCAATTCTTTGAGCGAGCGTCGAACCATTTCTGGCCCTTTCTCGCCGAGGTACATGCCAGATTTTTTCCGAACGTTTTCCGGAAATTTTAGCGCCTCGATGCTGTCTTCGTCGTACTTCTTCGCTTTCGACTTCGACACTTTTTCTTCGGTTGCTTTTGCCTTAGCCACGTAAACAACTCCAGTCGGGCTTTCGTAAAGTTTGGAATGGGCCGATTGAAACCAGCCCACTGCCGGTATGACCTGAGTTTACAGTTTACAGGAAGCTGGTGGGCCGCAGGTTATCGTCCAGTGCTGCGAGTGCCGAAGCCACAGCCGCGCTAGGCGGTGGCGCTGCTGGTTTTTCGATTGCGGCGCCTTCACCATCCGGGTTTTCGTTTTCGACTTTCTGCGCGGCTTCTTCTTCCTCTTTGGCTTTCTGTTCGGCCAAATATTCTTCCAATTCATCCGGCGTCATGTCTTCCGGTTTCTTGGTAGCCTTTTCTTCGGCTTCCTGTTTCAGATTTTCCGATTCCAGCGCATCAGTGCCGAGAATGTTTGCGTCTTCAAACGATGCAGCCGTTGCTTCATCGTCTTCTTCGGCTTCATCATCTTCGTCTGAATCAGAGTCATCCGAATCATCGGATTCTTCTTCGTCTCCATCTTCTTCATCACCTTCTTCCGAATCTTCTTCGTCGCCGTCTTCGGAATCTTCGTCGTCTTCCGAATCTTCTTCGTCGTCGCTGCTTGTGTCGCCGACTTTATCTTCCGGCCCTTTGTCTTCTTTCTTGTCTTTCTGTTCGGTCGCTTTCTTCTTGGCTTCCTCGGCCTGTTCGCGGCGTTCCTTTTCCGCTTTCTCGGTTTCGCGTTCGGCCAGTTCTTCATCGGAAGGCAGAAGTTGTTCGACCGCTTCCATATCTGGTTCGCTGTAGACGGAACCAGAAAGCGCAGTGGTCGCGCCCAGTTTGATTTGAATCTTCATTGTTGAAACTCCGTTAGACGTATAGATCGCTGTTTGGCAAACGCTCCAAAAGTTTGATGCGCTGCTTGTTTGTGTAGTCCGGCTCCATAGCCTTCAAAAGCTTTTTGCGATTGAAGCAAACCTTTTCCATAGGGCACGGCTCATACGCGGGCATTTGCTTTTCGTAATCATCCGGCATTGAACACGGCTTTTGGTCAGCGGCCAGTTCCGGTTTCTTTTGGGCAAATGCTTGCACCGCGCTTTTGTAGCGCTTGCGTTGTAGAGCAATCAAATCTTTGACGCGCAGACGCCAGCGTTTGTCCCACTGCTCGGCGTGCTCTTTGAACTCGAAAGGATTGTCGCGGCTGAAATACAAAAGGCTAAACCCTTCGATTTCCATGCCGTATTCTTTTTCGAGCACGTAGCAGTAAGTCGGAATCTGCATTAAGTGTTCGCGCTTCGGCAGCTTCTTACCGGCCAGCAAATTCTTTGTGCAGGTTTTGTAATCCGCTACCCAATACTTTCCGCTTGGCATCAGGTAGATGCAGTCGATGTGACCTTTCAATCCGTTGTAGTTTACTTCTTTCTCGATGTACTCCATTGCTTCGCCGCATTTCGGGCATTTGTTGTTCACGGTATTTTTCCGCGTCAACTTGCCTTTGCGAATGCAGTTACCGTCTTCATCGAAAAGATCGCGGCTCCGTTTGTGCGCGTCGCATTTCTTGTTGTAACATTTCCAATCGCCAAAAGTTTTACCGCACTCGGCGAGGAAGTATTGAATGTTTTCGTGAGCGGCTGTTCCAACCGAAGTGAAAAAGCCACCGCTGGCGCTCATGGTTTGACGGAACGAACCGTAGGTCGCCGCATCGCGCATTTGCATGTAGGCCAGCACGGGACAAATTGGAAAAGACGACGGGCGAAATTCAGGGCCACGCCCGTTCGCAACAGTAATCGTTTTTTCCATTGTTTCTTGGTAGATTCGCCCGAAGTGCGAGGCGATAACAGTCAGCTTGCGAGCATTGCCGTACTGTCCGCCGGAACCACCGACTTTGGGTTTCAGGTTTTTAAACATTTGACACCTTAGCGGGTTCTGCACACGCGAATTGTTTGTAGGAAAATGGCCTCCAAGTATCCGGACACGCCTAAACTGTAAACTCCAAGCGTATACAATGAAATTAAAGGCATGACTGAGGTTTTCCTTCATGTTTGAAGATGCGTTTACAGTAATCGGTCGTGAGTTACAAAAGATTGAAGGGCCGAAGAATCAAACGGGTGACGCTATCGTCGTGTGTTGCCCGTTCCATGATGAACGCTCGCCTTCCTGTTCCGTAAACATGAGTACGGAAAAAGAAGTACGGGTCGGCACTTTCTACTGTTTCGGCTGCAAACAATCTGGCGGCTGGAATAAGTTTGCAAAGCACGCTGGCCTTGAAGAAATCAAAGAGTGGCAAAACATCGAAGCGACCACAGACGGTTCGATGGTACGGTTCGATAAAAAGAAGGCCGAACAAATCGGCACAAAGAACATGACGATCCAGCGTTTGTTTGACGAAGTTGGTAACGCCGTTTTGCCGTGGCCGAAAGGTGCGACATGGCGTTCCTACTCGGGCAAACTAATCAATCGCGTCGAAGGTTACGTTTACGACGATATGCGTTTTGATGAATTGATGTTGGTGCTGCCGGTCTATATCAACGGGCGTTATCGCGGCGGTGTGCGTGCGTTGCGCGAGAAGCCGAAAAAAGGCCCATCGTATTTCAACACCACCGGCGACTGGTCGAAAGATTACGGTCTGCTCGGTTACGACTACATGCGCAAAAAGAAATTGTACGGCTGCAAAGCAATCGTACTGACGGAAGGGCCGCGTGACTGGTTGCGCATGGTGAAAAACAAAATCCCATGCTGCTCCATTCTCGGTTCCTCGATGTTTAGTAAAAAGAAACTCATGATCCTTATGGGTCTAGGTATCGAAAAGATTTACGCGTTTCCCGACAATGACGCTGCCGGTTACAAGATGGCGGAATTGATCGAACAAGTTTGTGAAGGTGTGATCCCGTTTGAATTCCTGCGACTGCCTCGCAAGAAAGACGACAAGGGAAAAATCATTGAGCTTGATCCGGACAACGCCCCTCAAAAATTCATCGACAAAGTAAAGGCTATCGTTTATGAGCACGCAGCTTGAAGATTCCATGCCGTACAATTATCAAGTATGGGAACCGCCGTTCGTTCTCGAAAAAGTTAAGCGGATGATTGAAGACGATTTACGTCGGGCACTGGCATTCGCGATTGGTAAACCAACGGAAGACAGACAGGCGCGGGACAAGATCATTCACACGGCTGGCGCTGTGATGGTCAAGTGGGAGGAACGGTTCGATGCCGTTTTGGATATGAGCATTACCACTGCCGAAGAAGTTGCGACTTTGAAATTTGGAGAAACCGAATTGGGTTTCGAGTTCGACTTCCCTGTAACAATGACGCCCTGATGCAGAAACGAAAAAAGGCCGCTTTCCTTAATTGGATTGCGGCCTTTTTTTTTGCTTCGATGGATCAGTAAAATGCAAATGCCATTGCGTGCCCGCCCGGCTTGGACGTGTTGGTCGCAAAATCATACGGTGCAAACTTCTGCAAACCTTGATGGCGCAGGGTCACGCCCTTTTCACCACAGAAGGTCGCGCCTTTGAAAAACTCTCTCAGCTTTTCTTCGGCATCCGCACCGATAAAAAGTTCTTCCCGTTCTTCCAGAAAGATTTTTCCGTCTGCGGTTGGGTGATACGCACACTGGCCTTGTTCAAGCCAGTGGACTTCCAATTTGCCGTCGGTGGCTGCGGCGATAAACGCTTCCATTTCTTTTCTGGAATTCGGGAGCATAACTTTTTACTCTTGCAGTTCGCGGATCAGGTCGGCGGCCCATTGCTTGATGGCCGCTTGCTTGGTGTTGCTCATGAGGTATTCGGCGTCGTCGATGGTCATGTTGCCCGAACGCGAATCCAGTTCTGCCAGCAGGTCGCCAGCGTCTTCGGTATTTTCGCGGTCGATGATCGCCAGAATGAAAGGCTGTGCTTTCTGTTCCGGAACGTTTGGCTTCGGCTGGCGCACGGTGTCGTCGATTTCAACGAAGAATTCGTCGTCGTCGGTGTTCGCGTTGGAAGACAGAAGACGTTTTTGTTCACGCTGCGCACGCGGCGAAGACTCGATGAACTTTTCGGCTTCGTTGGCGTCGGCCAGAACGATCAGTTTGTTGGCGACCAGTTTGCGGAATTCCGGAGCGCGCAACAGAGCGCCTTTGGAAATGTAGTTCGACATATCGAACGGGATGAAAGTTGCAGGAACCACGACGGTGGTTTTCTGGCCGTCATCGCCGACTACGGTGATGTTGATATTGCCTTGCGGATTGTTGGTGCGGTTCACCACGTACAGACGGCTTTCTTTCGTGTCGGCCTCGGCTTGAGGCACGGTAAGCAGTTTGAGTTTGGCTTTCTGGTTTTGCTCGCTCATTACGAGTTTTCCTTGACGTAGGTTTTGATTTCTTCAAGCTCTTTGGGTTTGAGTTTGAAAAGGGTGTGGAACTTAACTTCCATCGGACAAACCTTACGGACGTAAGAATCATCGCAGAGGAATTTCAACATCCAAGGTTTCAGGCCCAACAGGCGCAGCTTGAACACCTTGGTTTTCACCAACCGATCCACCAATGGATTTGCATGCTTCACATACGGAAAGCCTTCGGTCTGACTTTCATGTTCTTCGCAATGCTTGGCGAATTGATGGAGAACCATAATCGCATGAACGCGGTCTTGCGCGCTTTTGCGAATGGAAAACACTGTCTTCTTGTCGTGCTCAGGAAATTTCAGCACGCACAATTCAGAATCAGTGATTCCTTTTTCCGAGGCGGTGAACACTGTGTCCAACGCCATGCACCGATGCTTTGTGTGCTCGGTGAAAAACTTGCAACTGGTGATCGTGCATTTCGTTTTGAAACGATAGCCCGGATGTTCGGGACACGTCTTAACCGGCTCAGGCTTTTTCATCACTCACCTTCGGGTTTTTTCTTGCCGAATGCAAAGTGGCGAGCGGTCAGCGTGATCCGCGTGTAAACCGTTTCGTGAAGTTTGGAATCAATGCCGCTGCGCATCGACTTGAACATCAGGTGGTCAAACATCATGAAACCAAAACTTTGCAGCTTCGGGTTTTCACGGTGAATGGTCAACGTCTTGATCGCTTCCTTATTGCGCAGGGCCGCGATGAACTTGTGCAGACGTTCCAGATTTTCTTCGGTTTCCTCAATGCCGATTGTCACGAGGATTCCGTCGCCGTTGACTTCCCAATTGGCGAATTTCAAATCTTCGATCAGCTTGAGCAGCGACTTTTCAGCAGTGGTTGGCTCGCCGAATGGGAAGATTTCCAAACTGAAATAGTTTCTGTAGAGCGGTGTTGGCAAACTCTGTACTTCCGACATTTTATATCCTCTTTTCGGGAGATTCCATGTCTATTTTACAGTTTTATTCCGCAAAAAGATTCGGGGCAGCCAAAAGGCGTTCAACCAAAAGCTGTTCATGCTTATAGGAAGTGATGAATGGGAACGGCGGCACGCCCAAGATTTTGCAAGCGTGATAAATCGCAATCAAAGTCGAGTCGAGTTGGTGGATCGCAAACGCCTTGATCTTTTTTGTGTCCTCATACATTTCTTTCAGGTCAGCGGCTGTGCGGTTGAATGCGTTCTTCCACGTTGCTGCCGTATAGAAAACGATTGGCGTGTCGGCGCGTTCGCAAAGCAGAATGCCCAACATCATCGAAATGGATTCGACAGTCGAACCGGCGCCAGCACGTTTGCCCCGGCCACCCGGTCGCGTTTGAAATCTTTCCGCTGCCAAATAATCAACTTGAGGCAAGCGAGCGAATTCCGCTTTGAACGCTTCGGCTTCGCGCTGAATGTTTGTAATGTCTTTAATCATCCGGCCCATCATTGCGGTGCCTTCGATCTTGAACTTGAACACGCCGTCCACGATGCCTGCTTTGATTACGGTCACGCCGAAATTCGCAGTGCCCATATCGCAACCCATTACCGTAATGGTTTTGGGTTTCTGTTTTGCCTTGGCCATGTTTGGTTCCCTCGGGTCATGCTGTCAAATTCCTCAAACCAACTCAAAAATTCCAGCCGATATTTGAGGAATTTAGTAGGAGACACCGGAGGATTTTTTATGGCAGTCAAAAGCGGGCGCTTCGTAAACCAAAGAGGCAACGCCCGGAACTACACGCATCCCCAAGCGCAAAAGCGTTTGGACGAAACGGTTGACGCTTTCAACAAGCAAGTGGAAAACTCGTTGCGTGTCGATTCGGTAGAAATCGAACTCTACCAGATTCAACAACTGGTCGGCGTTCCGTGTTCCTGTTCACAAACTCATACGCAACCTTTGCCGGAAGCCGAAGATGGCGTGACAGAAATTGCACCAGTCATTCCGCACAAAGAAAGTCGCAACGACGGAATCCGAATCAAGTTTCAGGATGACGATTTCCTCGGCGATGGTTTGGGCGAAAAACTTTACAACGATGAAGACACGTTGATCCACGACGTTTCCGGTCGGGACGAATCAGTCCACGAAATCGAAGACGGCGAAGACGAATTCCACGATACGGTTATGCGGGGTTCGGTCAATTGCGGCATTTGCTATCGCACAATGTTGCAGCCGGGCTTCACTGTTTACGGACGGCAGCGCGCCGTTTGCACAAATCTGAATATCGAAAACCTGCGCGCCTTCACCGTTGATTCCACGCAAGCACCGCACCGCATGGTTCGGACTGCCGAGCAAGGTTTCGTTTCGTTTTTGATTATCGTGCCGAAGTATTTCAAATCGGTCACGGTTTCCATCCGAAACAATCTGGTGGTTTTGCCGGAACGTGTGCAACGCTTCGACGGCACCGACATTACGTTGGAAGATTTGCGCGACCACGCTGGGCAGGAATATGAAGTTTATGTTCGTGTCGAAGAATTCACGCACCTTGTTCTAGATTTCGATCTTGGCGTCGAAAGACCATTCGCAAACTTGAGCGGCGAAAACATTGCGCTCGACTATGACCGACTGACCACGCTTTCCGATATGTCGGTTGTGCTTGGGCCAGAACTCGGCGATGTGAATGGTGGCGACATTATCGTGATCCCGAGCCGTAACATGATTTTGAAAGTCCGCGACAAAGAACGGAAAATCACAGCCAAACAGCGCCGGTTGGAATGGGTTGTGCAGACCCGCGTGTTGCAGCCGACCGAACCGCTCAAGGCAATTGCGAAAGGCTACAAACTTCTGTAGGTGCAGAATGGATGAAGTAACGCATATTGTTGTCTACCCGAAAAACTATCCGTTGATTGATATTGCGCGCAATCCTTTCAATCACAAACTGGCAATCACAAATTGTCGGCATGATGCGGATCGAGTAATTCACCTGAATGTCGGCCAAATCGTATTGGTCGATTTAACCCGCGAAGACCTTCACGAAGAATTGCACGCGGCATTAGCTGTTGCGCAAGGTCGTGATGAACTTGTATTGATAGAGGTTCCAAAATGTCCGAAGTAAATACTCATTTCAAACCTTTCACCGTTCTGGTTTTCCCACTCGGCTACACTGGCGAAATCGGTTTCTTTGAAGGCACGAAAGAAATCCGCGTTGTGAACAGCGCCGAATCGCGCCGTCTGGTTCGCGGTCGTACCGTTCCGGTTTTCAAACTGGTCGGCCTGACTTTGCCGGAACTGGATCAGGAACTGTTGGCCGCAATTCAAGTTGCAGGCGTGGCAATCGAAGCCCATACCGGCGTTTTGCAGCAATACTTTGAAGTTGAAATCGACGAAGTAGAAGCGGCCAAAGTCGTGAAGCCAGCGGGCAAGCGCGACATTCTGCATCTGACTTTCGACCGTGACCTCGGTTTGACCGATGCCGACATTCTGCAAGTGCAGGAAATGTTCAAAGCTGCAATCGAAGACCCACACGGCGCAATCATCACCACGATTGACGGCGTGAGTGCTGACATTCTTTCGATTTCGGAAGGCGCGGAAATTCGTTTGGTCAGCGCACACATTAAGGATGACGTGATTTACGAAATCCTCGAACAAGACAAAGAGCCGCAGCAAGTTGTGCTGGCCGGTGCGACTGGTGAAGAAAATCACGAAGTCGAATCGCTGGATGATTCCGATGCTCCGGCAGTTTAAGTGGTATCGGCGTTTAGTCGGCGGGCGCTGGGAAAAATGGATGCACGAAGAACCTTACTCCGATTGGTATCAATGGGATACGGATTCACGCGGCAGCCGACCGAACATGGGTTGTCGCGGAACACCACTTATCGAAGTTTACGACTGAGGAACACCAATGAGAGAATTGCTGATCGCTAACAACATGGTGGCGATTGCACGCGGTCACAAACCACCAAAGCATCACGCACCAAAACCGCCGAAGGGAAAGAAAGGCAAACACAAAAAGCCGAAGGTTGCGGCTGCCAAAACTCCCGCTGAAAAACGCAGCGCTATGTTGCGAATGATTATGCCATTCCTTTCTCGCGAAACCGGTGAGAAACTGGCAATCGCAATTACCAGCCGTGACGCCAACAAATTCGCCAGCCTTTGGGATTCGGTGAAAAAGGAAATCGTCGGCAAGCTGGAAGCGCAGAAGCACCAGTCGATTGCGTCGGATAATCCGGCACGCGATTTTGCATTCGGCCTCAATTACGAGGATGCGGAAAAGCTGGTGCAGGTTTTCAAATGGGTTCTCTCGCGATTGGCAACGCAAGAAGCGGAAGCTGTTGATCCGTGTCCGTTGCCGCCGATGGAAACCGACGAATGCTGCACCGTTCCACAACCGAATGCAGAAATTGCAATCGACCAGTACCCGCAACTTGCGCAGTTGTACGCGCAGATGTTGGCATCGCAAGTGCAGTAAGAAAACAAAAAGCTCGTTTCCGTTCACGCGGATTCGGGCTTTTTTCGTTTCTTTCCCGAATAAAAATAGCTTAATCAAAAAGTCAGCACCTACATAGCTCTGGCAGGCTCCCACACACGTTAATACGCAAAGTCGTAAATATTGATTCGGGAATGATTCCGTAAACGTTCCGGAAAACGACCCCTTTTTTAAAAGTGTAAACTGGGGGTGCGTACCGGAGGTTGGTGGGGCGATGATTGAGCGAAGCGAGAAAGGCTGCATGCAATGCGTTGTCCAGTTGAATTCCATTTGGTGTTTGTGATTGATTGAAGCGTGCAAGCACAATTGCTTTTCCGAAGGAAAACGTAACCGGAGACGTGGCGTAGCCACTCGACGGTTATTGGCTAGCGCAGCTAGCAAAACCCAAGAAAGCAAAGAAACGTGGCCCCGCTCTGGTTCAAAACGCAGACAGCGGAAGCTGGTTGTGCATGAACCGTTGAAAACAAAGGGATACCTCTGCCTGAATTTTCCTTTTTGGAAAACAGGCCAGACATTAGAAGCAATGGCCCTTTAACGTCTTAACTGTTTCTAATCGCTTACAATGCTTAGACCTTTCGCTAACGCTCAAAGTCTAACCACAGTCCGAAGCGGAGCGAGGACTGGCAAGCTATTACACCGCGAGCCACCCGCCGACCGGCAAGCGCACGCCCGCGCCGCCGAGCCATATTATGAGGTGAAACAACATGAAAGTTCACACGTACAATGCAATTTCCATTTTCCCGACTACCGAGCAGTCCGCTCGTTTTGAAAAAGTTTGTGCAGCGTATCAGCAAATCTTTCAGCGAATGTTTGCACAAGTGCGTTACCTGATTCTCGCCGGTAAGGAAGTCGATTATCCAACAATCATTCGTGCGCTCAGCCACGAAGACGAAGCAATGGGCGTTGATTCCCTTTCCAAATATCCGGAACTGGTGAAAGGCGCATCGCTGAAAGTGAAAAGCATTTTCGCCCCGATTCGCAATCACTTGGACTGCTACACAGCGGCGGTTTATTTGGAACGCGAGCGCACTTCCGGATCGTTTGCACTGTCGATTATTCGCAGCGACAACCAACGCATGGAACTGCCGCACCTTGGCGAGTTGTCGAAAGACGGCAAAACCAAAAACGCATTGTTTGTGGAGTTTGTGCGGAGCAATCACGTTTACCGAAACTGGCACGCGAAAGCAATTGTGGAATCCGACATTCGCCCGTCCGTTAGTGGTGCGGCGATTATGGTGATGACGCCAGTTCGCGAAACGCCAATCATGTTTTGTTCGACGGAACAGAAAGCGTTGAAGCCACGCGGCCTAGAAGACTATGCGTATTTTGTTGAACTGAAATCGAAATCGGCGGGCAGCGCAGTCAAACGGATGCGAGACGCAACCGAACCAATGGATCACGATTTCCGTCAGGCTGCGCGGGATCGCGATGCGCGTTCTTACGAAATGGAAACACGCGCCTACAAGTTTGCGCCGGAGTTTGCGAAAGAGATTGTCGAAAGCTATTCGACTCTCGGTTACTGTTTGCCGGTCACGCCCGGAATGCAAGTCAGTTGGAATTATTTGAACCTCGACATTTTGATGAACGAAGTTCAGCGTCTGATGTTGCTGGGTGCGGTCGAACACAAACGAATGGTCAACCCGGTGAATCTGTTTACCAACATGGCTTTCTGTCCGCATTGCGGTCACGCGCAACATTCCAAGATCGACGGAACCGATGTTGTTTGCGGAAAGCGCGGCCATGAACGCGTGACGATTTACGATGCCATCGCAAACAATACGTTGGCCGCGTTGAAGAATAAACTGTAAAACAAAGGAAACAACTAACGAGCATCTGCCAATGCAAGTACAATTCCAAGTGGGAACGTCGCTGGTTCAAATCAGTGGCAGCGCCAGTTCCGTCGCACGTATCCGCAGTTCGATTGATTACATCGAACACATGCAACCGATGTTTGAAGAACTCGACGAAATCAAAAAGATTCTGCCAGTGGCGGGATCGGGTAATGCCGTTCTGACAATCCGGACAATGGCAGCGGAAATTGCGAAGCTGCGTCGTCTTGTCCAACTCCAACACAATATAAAGGAAGTGGTGGTCGAAGATGATTGACGCAAAACTGAGTGCCGCGATTTTGGAAAACTTCAATCGTGACGCAATCGAAACGCACGTTGGTTCCGCATTTCACGAATCGGCAGATTTCAAAGCGACACCGATTCCGTTGCCAGTGGTTGCAACTGTTTACGAACACTACAAGGGCAACCTGTATCTGGTCGTCGGTTACAACAATCTGGAATCGACAAATCCAAAACATCCGCCGATGGTTGAATACGTTGGCGAGAACGGCAACAAATGGTCGAAGCCACTTTCCGAGTGGTACGAAAAAATGAAACCGGCGAATGATCGCAAGTTCCGTTTCCATGACGGCTGCAAACCGATTATGGTTGTGCATCGCGAATTGGATTTGACCAGCGTTAGCTTCATTGACCAAACGCACCGCACCAGCGCGTAACAGGATTTTGTAATGCCGTTGCCTCAAGTCCCGAATGGGCCTGCCCGAATCAAGTGTCTGTGCATTCACTGTCACAAGACTTTCCATCCAAATCTTTTCGACGTGTTTCCGGTTCCCAACATGAACCCCGGCCAAGTAAGTTCGGCGGTTCGCTGCCCGTACTGCAAAGAGCACGGGCCGTTGGCACCACACGGCGAAAAGGAATTGGCAATCCAATACTTTGTTCAGCGTTATGCTGTTGATGCGGAAAACAGAAATGAAAACTAAGAAGTCGAAAAAGACGGAAGACGTTGATTTGCCGTGGGATGACGACAAGCCGAAGAAAACCAAAAAGTCGAAAGACGTGGTGAAGGCTGACGACAAGCCGAAGAAGAAAAAGAAACCGAAGCCGGAACCAGAAGACGATCCGGGTTTGCAGAAAGCTCTCGCCAAAGCAGTCGGCAAGAAGTCGAAGAAGAAAGAAGTCGAGCCGCCGCCAAGCAAAAAGAAGAAAAAGAAATCCAGCGGTGGCGATACCGTTATCGACGTTTCCGGTCGCCTGAAAGACGAATACGTTCCGCAGTCGAAAGAAAAGGTGACGCTGCCAATCGTCGTCGGCAAAGACAATTACATTATTGTTCGCGTCGGCGCCCGATACAAACTCGGCTTTGCGCACAACCCGGAACGCAACGCCTGCTATCTGGAAGAAACGCTGAATAGCGAAGAACCAGAAGTTTTCGAGTACGACGAAAAAACGCTGATTGCGTGCCTCGGTACTGATCCGGAAATCGGCACGGCCTTCGGTGTTCACGTTGAGCCGCAGCGCTCCGAAACCGAAAGCGAGTTCGGCAAGCTTTTCTATTACCGCAAAATGAACAAAGCGGAAAAGAAAGCGTTCAAGTGGGCACTGGCGAAAGCGCTGGAAGTCCTCAAGGAAAACAAACTCGACGGCGTGTTGCCGGTCAAGCGTTTGGAAGTCCGTAACAAGAAAGGCAAATACGCTGGCACCTATTCGATCAAACGGAAAGGCGACGACGTACAAGACAAAATCACCTTCCACCCACAAGTGATGGAAGACCCGAAATACAATCTGTACATTGTGCTGCACGAAGTTTCGCACGCACTCTGGTTCCGGAAAATGAGCGACGAATTCCGGGCGCGCTGGTTGGTTTCGTACAACGAACACACGCATGTTAACAAGGCGAAGAAATCGCAACTTGAAAGCATGCTGAAACGTTTGGTTGAATCGCAAGTCGGCATCCGTGAGTTCAACAAAGATTTGGACGACGAAGACAAGGCGATCTTCCGCGAAATTCTGGTGTACCTGAAACGTCACCACAAGCTGAGTCCGCAAGATGTAAACTTGCTGCTCACGCACAATTCGCAAGTGCTCGGCGAAATCTGGCCGACCAGCGCCAGCCTTTCCGAATCCGATCAACCCATTACTGCATACGCTGCAACCAAAGTCGAAGAATTCTTCGCCGAAGCTTTGTCGCACAGTCTGACTGGTCACAAGCTCCCCGGCAAGATCGACAAGTTGTTGCAGAAGACTCTAAAACATATTCGCGGCAACTAAAACAATGACCCTAGACTTTTTGCAATCCGATCACGTAGACGATGTGCCGCTGTTCGCAGCTTTGAAAGACCCACGCTTGGCTGCGCCATTTTTCAATAAATGGACATGGCTGCCGCATCCGGAGACGAATGCGAAGTCTGGGATTTTTGTTCGTTGCAATAACGAATACGTCGATGAAATCTTAGACCTTCCGGAACGTGTGCCGGTGAAGTACGGCCAACACACCTACGCCATTCACGTTCCGGAAGCTCACCATCGCAGTTTGGAAAGTCCAATCTCCAAACCCACCGACAATTACATTTTCGTCCACGGCGATCTTTGTGTGTCGATGAAGTTTGGCAAATTCAACGGCAAGTATTATGACTTGAGCGGCCTGTTTGAATTCTTCAAATTGGTGCTTGAGCATTATCGGTCGGGAACTGTAAATGGTTCAATAGGGTATGGGCCTTTGTCTTTCACTTGGAAGACCAAGAAGCGCATGCGCGATTTCGTCATTAAGTTCGCCGCCGCATTTTACGAATGGGATAAACAATGGACGCAAACACTTTAGCAGTTCGCTACCGCCCAAAGAATCTGGACGAAGTTTACGGACAGGACACAGCGGTAGCGATTGTCGAGGGGATGTTTAAAACGCAAAAAATCCCCACGTCGATTCTGCTATCTGGCAGTACCGGTTGCGGCAAAACCACAATTGCAAAAATCATCGGCCACCGACTGAACTGCGAGAAAGGAACGCTTTGCGGAAAATGCGTTTCGTGTTCGCTCGGTGAATCGAACCCGGACGTAATCGTCCACAACGCGGGCACGGACGGCGGCATTGACGCAATCCGAAAACTCGTTGCAAGTTCACGCGTGTCTCCGTCGTTTCGCAAACGCGTAATCATCGTGGACGAAACGCACCGCTTGACTGGTGCCAGCTTGGAAGCGTTGCTGCTCCCGGCTGAACAAGGCGCGAAGAAAACGCTTTGGATTTTCTGCACCACTGACGGCGAGAAACTGAAAACGACATTGAAAGGTCGTTGCCTGAAATTGAATCTGGTCGGTATCGAACCGGAACCAATGATGGCCCGTCTGAAAGAAATCGTCAAAGCGGAAGAAATCAAACCGCTGATTGGCAAGAAGGGCAAGGCTGCGCTGCAATTGATTACCGACGTTTCTGCCGGTAGTTTGCGCGAAGCAATTTCCCACGTTGAATCCCTGCAACTGGCAATCGCCAGCGGCAAAGATTTCGATTCCGAAAAAGCGTTGTCCGCAATCATCACCAGCGGCGATGTTGATTTGGAAACAGCGGCTGGTAAAATGGTTGGCTCCATTCTGGAAACCGACCTGACCGGCGCAATCACTGCAATTCGCCAAGCGAAGAATGCACGCGGTATGGTTTCAAAAGCGCGGTGGCTGACTGATTGGCTGATCGGCGTTAAAACCAAGACCGTAAACTACACGCCCCATGCTGGTCGCCTTTTCAAAGACCAGTTCCCGAAAACCAAAACTCCTTTGTCGTTCCTGATCGCTATCCAGTCGGTACTGGTTGAAGCGGAAGTGCGGATGAATTCCGTATCAATCGACGAAAACGTTTTGCTTAGCGCGGCAGTGGGCAACCTGATTAACGAAGCAAAAGGATAATGCAAAATGTTGCCAGCCAATCATACGGTTTTGATGAACGAAATCCGTAAGAAACAAGGGCGCCCAATTTTCGCACTCTGTCGGGCTTGTGGGCTGGCCCCGGCAGACGGTGCAAATGCCAAGTTCTATTTGTTGAAGCACGGTTACATTATTGAGAATTCGTCGAACGGCGGTTTGTATCTGGTGAACAAAAATCCAGAACCCGTTAAGCCTGCGCGCGTTCTGCAACCGGCTGAAAATCCATATCGCGTTGTGCGCCGCAATGAACCGGGCCAGACACACGCGGCAGAAACAACTGGCGTGCTGACCAGCGAAGCAAAGCTGCAACGCAAACTCGCGGAAACGCTTGAGACGCCACGCGAAGAACCTGTTTACCAAATGGCAAAACCTGAACCCATTGTAGAAAAATCGGTAACAGAACAAATCGCCGAAGAACTTCGGTGGCTTGAACAGTGGGAACGCGAACAAGCTGAACTCGATGCTGAAATCGAAGCCGAAGAATCGGACGACGATATTGAAGGCACCGAGGATGAACCGGAAACCGACGAAGACGCGGACACTCCGGACGAAGAACCGGAACCGGAAGAAGAAGAAATGGCAAACCTGAATCCAATCGCGCTGGAAACTTTGCAAAAAGCGCGTGTGTCCCTTGGCGTTGAACAACCGAAAGAAGAACAGGAAACCGCCACCGTGGAAACGAAACCCGCAACTGTTTACGGCTCCACGATTCCTGTTCCGCTGACACCGGGCGGCAAACCGATGGTCAATGACGATATGATTCTGGAATATCTCACCAACCACGGCCCGGCCACTATGGCGAAAATCACCGAGTTTTTCGGGCGCAAAGGTTCTGGTCTGGCAACCAAGCTTTCCAAAATGGTGCGTCGGAAACTTATCAGCGAGCGCGACCGCATTCCCGGCCAATTGGTTGTGTACATGACCAACGCCGCGTACCTGCGTGAAGTTTCTGGTTCAATGCCAAAACAAATTCTGCCTTCGCATTCGCAAGTGAATGTTGAGCGCGGTTCGATGTTGGCAACTCGCGAACAAAGCGTTGTGCTGCCAGTTTCCAAATCCGCAATCGAAATCAAACCGGGCCAAGCGCTGGTGTTGACGGACGACGGCGTAAAACCAATGTCGCAAGTTTATGTCGGTGACGGTGTTGCGAAAGTTGTGGAAACCGCCCCAGTTGAACCAACGCTGAAAGTCAAAGCCGAAACGTTCCCGGCCCCAGTTGAAATCAAAGCGAGCGTAACGATTACCCAATACGACATTATGACTCCGGAAGAACAGCAAACGTATTTGCGCTCCGAGATTCTGCGTCATTTGGAATCGGGCAACAAAGACGTAATCATGCTGGCGATGGACATGCCAGACATTCCGGCGAAAGACATTCACATCACTTGCGGCATTCTGAATCAGCGCCGCAAAATCATTCGCTGCCCGGATGAAGAATTGCCAGAAGGGTACAAGCTCACGCAAAAGAAATACAAGGTTTGGAAATTGCTTGATCCAAACAACCGTGCGGCCCGCCGTTCGCGCACTATCGAACTCGACGAAATCCTCGCGATGTTTACCGGCCCGGATGTTGTCATTTCGATCAATGAAATCGCCAACGCATTTGGTCGCACGCCTTCCGGCCTCGGCGTGACGATGAATGCGCTTTGCAAGAATCGCAAACTGGTGAAATGCGGCGATGCCCCGGCCCGCTACCGTTTGGCGAACGTAACGCTTGCGGCAATCCTCGAAGAAATCGACAAATCATTTTCTGTAAAGACTATGGTAGAGCAACCAGATGAAAACTGGTTCCCAATTCTGAACCGTTTGGAAAGTCTGATCGGCGGTGACGCTGGTGCAGTCCTTGCGGAAATTCAAGCCTACCTCAAGCGACGGATGAACGATGATTGAAGCACTCGGCGCCACGCTTAAAAACGTGGTGTATTTCAAGGAAGGTGCCATCGACTATACCGACAACTGTGGTTTGGTTGTCGTGTCTGGCAAAAACCTTGATTCGCGTATTAGCAAAAAGCAAAACAACGGCGCCGGTAAATCGCTTTCGTTTAGCATTCTGCCAAACATTCTGTACGAAAGCACGCCGCTGGCTTCCCAAAAGCGTGTGCGCAAAGACATTATGGGAACTGGTTCGGAAGCCACGTTCTCTGTGCGCGCAGCCGGTCACGAATGGAAAGTAATTCAAACGCCGTCGAAATACATCATCGAAAAAGATGGTGTTGACCAACAGGTTCGGGGACTGGCCGCGCAACGGGAAATGATTCAAGGCATTTTCCCACTGACCGAAGACGAATTCTATTCCTATGTGTACCTGCAATCGCAGCGGCCACTGGATTTCCAAATCGGTACACCGCGCAGCCGACTCGCGTACATCACGAAGGTTTGGCGTCTCGACCACTTCGACGTAATGCGCAAGTATTTCGACAAACGCCTGAGCGACATTAAAACCGCAAAGACGGAATTCGACGTACTGACCAACGAACTGATTCAAATCAACAAGTCACTCGACAAGTTGAAATGGTCGGCGAAGAAACAAGAAAAGCTCGACGCTGCAACCGAAATCGTTAACAGCCTTTCCTCGAAAGTGAAAGGCTTACAGGCCGACGCTTCAAAGCTGCGTGCTGCGAAAGAACAAATCGACTTCTACAACACCACGTTACAGGCGTACCAGAAAGCCAAAAACAAAGTGCGGTGGGATAAGTCGGAACTGAAAGAGCAACGCGAATTGCTGCGTGCTTTCGAGAAATACGAAGAACAGTTGGTCACGTACCAGAAGCAAGTGAAACGCTGGACTGCCAAGCTGGAAGAAATCGGCGAATGTTCATTTGACGCCGACGACAAAGAGAAACTGCGCAAAACGAAACACGCGGTCGAGAAGAACCAAGAACGTTTGCAGGAAATGAAAGCGGGCCGCCGAAAGCATGCCGAACTCATGGAAGCTTTCGAGGAACTGCCGAAGCCAAGTAAGAATGTCGGCCTGAAAGAATTCCGTAAGCTGGCACAGAAGACCGGCAAAGATGTTGCGGAAATCTTTGAAGAAGAAATGGGGATTCTCAATTCCACATTGAGCCTTGAAGACCTTGTGCATGACCACGCGGATGACGGCAAATGCCCGACCTGCCTGCAAGGTATCGACGTTGCGAAACTGAAAAAGAATATCCAGCGTGCCAAGAAGCGTAAAGCCGAACTGAAAGAACTGGTACGCGAACACAAAGCCGACGTGGAACGCAAACGCATCAAAGACGCTTTGGCGAAGTTGGATTTCAGCGAGACAGTTTACAAAGCGTTGAAAGACAAGACCGACCACGCGAAAGGAAAGATTGAAGAACTGGAAGAACGCAAAGCGAATGCTCGGCGTTGGGATGAATGGACGGAAGAACTCAAGTCGATCAAGAAACCGAAAGAGCCGAAGGGTACACGGTTCCTGACCGAAGAAAAGCTGGAAAAGCAATTTGAGTATCACGCTGAATGCAAACGCCTGCAAGAGCGTTTAGAAGAATTCGACGAACCGCCAACTGCCGACGGTATCGACTCGAAGTTGAAAAAGATTGAGAAGAAACTCAGTGCTGTCGAAACGGAATACAGTGACGCGTTTAGCATCACTGCCGATTTGGGCAATAAGCGTTCCGAGTACAAGCTGCTGACCAAGCAAGCGAAAAAACTCAACGTGAAGTTGGAAGGCATGCGCCCGTTCATTGAAAAGCGCGATATGTTTAAAGCGCTGATTAATGCCTACGGAAACAAAGGTCTGAAACTACAGGCCGCGCAGGAAGTGCTTTACCAACTGGAGCGAAATCTCAATCGCTTTGCCACACTCATTTTCGCGGAGCCGTTCAAGTTTACGGTTGAAACGAAAAATGATGGCGTCCACGTAAAAGTGGATCGCGGCCACAACAAGATAAGCGACATTCGCCAATTGAGCGGCGCGGAATCCGACGCATTCCGTTTGCTCTATATGCTTTCGTCGCTGGTGATGGTGAAAGATGATCGCCGCACCAATTTTGTTGTGCTCGACGAACCGGATGCACACATGGACGACGTGACGCGTGGCCTGTTCATTGAAAGGTATCTGCCTTTCCTTCGGACACTTGTGCCACACGTTTTCCTAATCACGCCAAAATCACAACACGCATACTCGAATTGCGATTACATCACCATTGTGAAAAAAGGTGGCGTATCGCGGATCGTGAAGGGGCAAGCCGCATGACCAAAGTAACTTTCAAAGAACGTCGTTTCTCCAGCGCATTTGTTGAAGAATGCAAAGCACAAGATCAGGCGCCGGAAGCGGATTGCGACCGTGCCCCACAAATCGAAGGCGTTCTGGCTTGTCCCGAATCGCGCCGACCAAAGAAAAAGAAAGCGCGTGGCATGACGCCGCATTTCGTTCACATGGATACCGCCGCATATTTCTCGACGGAAGAACCGAAGGTGAAACGTGTTTCGCAACATCACCTGAGCAAACTCAATACCAACAACGCGCACATTCAAGACGGCCAGCTTATCGAGAAGCCGAAGAAAGTAACCGGCTTCGAGAATCTGCGCGACCTTATCGGGAAAAACTAAATGCAGGTTCTCGCGTTCGGAAATCATGCACCTGATGAAGTTATGCAGTTGCTAAAGAACGCTGGATTCCCACGCTCGTCGATTCATATCTGCGAGCGCCGGGGAACTCTGGCTAAACGAAACCGATACGAACACCTGATTTTCCTTTCGTACAACGACCTCAAGCGTCAAGTCGTGGGGCCAAGCTATGACAATGCTACATTTTATGTTTTTGACGATCCACTGCGTCTGTTTAAAGTGGGACTCATTGGAGCAGATTACGGACGATCAGAAACCCTTTATCTCGATGGGTTGACTCTGTTCAAACTTGCGGAACTTCCGAAACCGCAAGACGTTGATCTGCAAGAAATGGAACACCAAGCCGATTTGTTGGAACAGGCACTGGACGAAGTGAAAGCGCAAAAGACTTTCCTCAACCAGTTCATGACCTACATTTATTTGCTGCCCAACAGCACGCACCAAAAGCCAATCAAGGAAGCGGTGTTCCAGTGGATGGTGACGAAAGAGCCGCTAGCGAAATTGCACAAGCGACTCGACGCACTCAACAACACGTCACCGCTTTCGGAAAAACAACGCACGCGCCTTTTCGGAATCGTTGGTTCGGAAGTCACCGAACTTTACCGACTGGCATTGCGACAAGATGGCGACCCGGACGACGTTGCGAAAGAATTGATGGTTTCGTCTTTCGAGATTCGTTACATCCGGGCGATTCTCAATCCGAAGAAACGGTGACGCGCCATGCTCTACAGTCCTCCGTTTTACTGCCATGCGCTTGTGTCGATTCCGTTTATTGTGTTCGCGTATCTGTTCCGACACTGGCCTGATGTTTGGCTCGCTACGGTGATTCCAAGTTTCGCTTGGGCAATCACAATTGTTTTGGTCATGTACTACGTGATTACGATTTTGTGTTACGTGATTTGGTACGTGACCTACGGTTGGACAACGAGGTAGCAAATGGGACATTACGATTTTCGGTTTCGACAAAAGGTTGTGTTTGAAGGGCCGTCAAACGTTGACGTGTTTGATCCGGGCTTGAGTCCCCACGGTTTCATGTCTGGTCGCATGTACGACCCGGAACCTGATCGCCAGATGCGTGAAGGGGAATTCAAACGCAAACTTTTGGAACACGCGGCCAACAAGGTTGTGGAGTCAGTGAAGGCCGAACGTGCCGGCGGACTTTACGCAAACCCGCGTGACATTGACCTCGGGCCGCTCGGCGTTTTGAAAAATGTGTACTCGATCATTTCGGTGAATTTCCACCGTGATTTGGAAATCGAGTATGAAGGTTGGTTGAAAGGAGAGATTACGTGAACCCAAGATTCAACCAACGTGATTACGAATTCCTGCACGAAAGTGAAGAAGACCAAGCGGCACGCCTTGAAGAACACCGCGTTGCATTGCAAACAGCGCGGCAGGATTTATTCAAGGCCAAGCACGCAATGATGAATGAAAATGAGCGCATCGAAAAGCTGATCGCTAAAGGCATTCGTCATAAAAACAAAATGCACAAATTCAGCGAGCGTGTAGAAAGGGCACGCGCTCACCTGATGGAAATGGAAGACAGCCCGCTCACCCATGTTTTACGAGGAATGCAAAATGCACCAATCCCAAGTTGACGAACCTGTAGTCAAGCCGATCAATCCTATCATGCGTTACTTCGCTTACGCACATCTACCGGAAAAACTGCAAGCGGTCAGCGCCCCAATCGGCGAACTCGCAAACAAGATGGATCGCGAATTGCCGGACGGCCCTGAGAAATCTGCCGGTCTGCGCAAGTTGCTGGAAGCGAAAGACTGTCTGGTTCGCGCACTGGTTTAATCCGGCGCAGAAAAAGAAAAACCCCACTTTCCATTTGACCGGAGAGTGGGGTTTTTTCGTTTCAGCCTTCCATAAACTTCTTGAAGTTGGCGAACTCGCGCATGTAGGCCGGAACGTCAAACTTCGATTCGGGGTCTGTCTGCATCCATTCCAACAGATTCTCGAAACGTGGGACACCAATGTTTTTCGGCAGAAGTGGTTTGGTCACGTATGAACGCCAGCTAAACATCGAAAGCGTCCAGTCGCGTAGAATCCTTTTCAGGTCTGCTGAATCACTTTCCATGACCTTATCCCAAATCTTGAAGATCGAAATGTCGTCAAACTCCGCAAAGCGCAACGGAATGTTTTCGATCCACCGCGCATCTGCCGCACCGAGTACGCCGAGCACACTGCTTTTCGAGTAGTGTGCAATCAACCAAACGTAACCGCGACAATCGAAAAGCAGATTGCGCTTTTCTTCGGTAAACGAAAGGTCGTCTTTGTATTTCAACAACGACAAACTGTTGATCGTGTTACGCAGTGCGATACTACCCGGCTCGCCAATGATGTTGGCAACCTGTACCACAATCCCGATCAGCGTATTGAGTGGCCCGGCCAAACCGGTTTTCATTTTCGGCAATTCTTTTGGCACGGGCATACCGCGACCATTGAGAATCATCTGAAAAACGTTTTCCACAAACTTCGGCGTCGGTTCTACAACAGAGGCCCAACGTGCATCACTCAGAACTGCAATACTGAGAATGCTCGACGGCGGTGTTGGTTTCCCTTCACTGAATTCCACGTTTTCCGCCAGCCAAGTTTTCAGCCTGTACGAATGCTTCACGTAAAAACTGGAATGGTGCGAAAACAGAATCCGCGACACAACCGTTTGAATGATCGTGCCGCCAATTGTGTAATCCAACATCTTGGCGATGAACTTGGATTGGAACCCGGCTGCCTTCGCAGTTTCCAAACAGGCGTAATACTTTTCAGCACTTTCGATTTTGTTGTAGTGGTTAAGCAACGGCTCCAACCAATCTTTGGAAACGGACAACAGCGCTTTGTCCACGTCCTCGACGCCAGCAACCGCATTTGCCAAAAACTTATCCATGTCTTCTTGGCGACGGAACTGCGATGGTTTGGCATTTTGTAAATGGTTGCGATCTTGCCCGTCGTCGTAAAGCTCGGTCGGCATGCGGTAGAAACCTTGCTTCGCCCCGGCGTTCACTTTCTTCAACCACTTCTCAACCGTCTGTTTGAAACCGGGCACTTCATTTCCGTATGCGCTAATCGCCACTTTGAAAACGATGCCTTCACCATTCAGATTCTTGAATGGGCGAATCAACAAACGTGCGTGCGGCTTTTCGATATTTGCATCACCCGGAGAAACCGCGTAGGCAACCATCGTCCCTTCGGTAATATCGTGTTTCAACGTATTGACGAAAGCGCCGTCGTTATCCTTTTCGGAATCCAACCCGATCCGCATGCAAGACGTTTGATCCCAACGCCGACCGGTGCTCATGCCGATAATGTCGTAAGGATGCGCGCTGATAACGCAAACGTATTCGTCTTTTCTCGACGCCCGTTGTTTGTCGTTATCGAAAAGTTCTTTCAGGTGCGCGTTCTTTGAAATCAATTTGCCGATTTTGATTTTGCGCGTGCCGCCATCTTTCGACGCAATGCCGAGAACGTAATCCTCGACCACGTAACCAGCGGCCAGCACAGCGGCTTCAATCGGTGTCGGAATCCGAATGCGTGCCGGTGCATCACTATCAATCGGGATGTACAGACGATAACCGCGTTTGTTGGAGCCTTTCTGTTTTGCCAAAAAGCGTTGCACCACTTCTACGCCAACGCCGTGACGATCCCAACTGCGCAGATACGGACGCGCTTTCGACAACGGCACCGCCGCTAATCCAAGCAATACTTCCATTGTGAGAATTCCTTTATTGGATTTCAACCGCTTCGTTGGAATCCCATTCAAAACGCTTGTGCTGTTCCTGTTCGTTGCCTTGCTTGTCTTCCAGATACAGAACGAAATCAATTTGGTGCATCTGTTCCGCGTACTTGGCAATCGAAGTGCGAATAGCATCTTGCTTGTCGCCTTTGCCGCGAGACAAAAGCGTGTGACCAGACTTCACGTCTTTGATTTCGTAACCGATCATTTTGAAACCACGCGGCACCATATTTGCGGCAGCGGTTGCGACGTTGGTTTTGTCAGTTGCAGCGAGCGAGAGCATTACTTTCATTTCGATTCCTTAATCGTCTGCACGATCTTTTGGGAGTGCTTCGGCGAAGAAGCCCCGTTGACTTTTGAGGTAAGTGGATTGGGATTTCGACGCAAACTTTTCAGCTTGGGCGAAAATCTTTTCAACCAAATCTTTATGGGCGCGTTTCTGCATGCGTGTCCAGTTTGCCACGGCGCGAACCATGCTGTACGCAATCGGGTCTTGATCGTTTGGCAACTTTTTGTAATCGGCTTGCAGCGCCAGCATTCGATCACCATTTTGGTAAACGACTTTCGCTTCCATATTTGGCAGGAACGCACAAAGGTCACGCGTCCATTCAATGTCGGCGTCGATCAACGCGGCGTAAACACTGAGCGGAGTTTTCACCACGGTTGCGATTTCCAAAGCTTTCAACGCGCCGTTGTCTTCCAGTTCGGTGTAGTTGTTATCTTTGCGCAAAATCGAACGACCAAAACCTAGTGCATCCAATTTATTCACGCAACCTTCGTAACGTGGCGGCAACGGCAAATGCCAACCTTTGAAGAATGAAACGACGAATTCCAAACAGCGCAAAACCTCGCGGCCTTCCGCTTGCACTGGTTCGTATGGAATTGGAATCGTTAAATCCTGTTCCAATACGCGAGTGATGAAATACCCACGTTCGCGATACGTCAATTGACTGAAATGAATCTTTTGCGTCCAGCGATTATCAAACTGGCAGTAGACGGTAATATCGCCGTAACCAATCAAGCGTTCCGGCTGCGCGTCATAATCAAAGGTGGCATCGCAAAGTGCGCGCAGACGTTTGCTGCAATTCAAAATCTCTTTCGCAGTTAAACCGTTGTGCGTACTCAGGTGCGAGTTTGCATAGGCGCCAAAGATTTTTTCAAGTGTGTCAGGATCAACCACCCACGTATTGTCGATCTGCTCGCCAAGCTGTTTCAGCGAATAACCACCGCGCAATGCGGTATTACAAATTTGACGGTAACGCGAACCCGACGAATCCTTTTCAATCAGAATGCGGAAAAGGTACGGGAACCATTCTACGTCTTGGCGCAATACGGTTTCGGCGTGGTGTTCAATTCCGGCAATCGCCTTCAAAGCGTCTACGCGCTTGCCTTCCGGAATTTCACTTACGGCGGGCATATGCAAAGCGCGTGAGCCAATCCCGTCGTCGTAAAGGTCTTCATCGAATTTGTAAAAACCGTGTGGCATTCCGGTGTTTACTTTCTTCAACCACTTTTTCAATGTCACTTCAAAACCGGGAACCGACGCGCCGTAATGCGAAGCTTCCAACACGTAAATGGTTTTGCTCGGGTCTTTCGGATCGGACGCCAGCTTAATCAGGAAACGCGCTTTTGGATTTTGAATGTTGGTGTCGTTCGGTGCAATCGCATACGCAATCAACGTCGAACCAACTACGTCTTGGATAACGTGTTCGGAATAAACGCCGTCATTCAAATTCATGCAGCTTGTCCAATGGCGCCCGGTGCTCATTCCCGCAATGTCATACGGGTGACAAGAAATCACACAGACTGCATCGCTTTTGAAAACGTTGCGCGCCGGGTCTTTCTTGAAAATGTCTGCCAGTTCCGGATTGGCTTTAATCAGCTTGCCAATACGAATGCGCTTTTTGCCATCGGGTGACGCGGCGATTCCTGTAATGTAATCCTCAATCACATAACCAGCTTGCGCAACCGCTTCAATGATTGCTTCGGGCGCCATCACCGTTTTATCAACGAGGTGCGAAGTGTCAATCGGAATGTAAATGCGATAACCCTTCGATCCTTTCGGCGCAAACTTCTTGATTGTCTTCGCCGCGATTCCGTCACGTTTGAAGTTCTTAACGTAAGGCTTCGCTTGGTGGAGCGGTATTGCGGCCAGCGAAAGCATCGTTTTCACTGTGAGTCTCCGTGCGTGAAAGTGTAAATACCATATAACGAAATTAACTCGATTCCCATAGAGGAAATCCAGAATGCCACAATTTGAAATCCTGTTGGACGGTGTACCGGTCGGCTTTGCTAGCAGTATGAAGTTTCCAAAAATGTGGCCGGACATTGACCCGAATCAACCGGGCACTTACAATCTCAGCGCCGATTGCACACTGAAAGTAAAACCGAACAACGACCTCAAATGCAGCTACACGCAAACCTGTTCACCGAAAGAAAACGAATTGATTAATGCGTGGCTGGAAGGTGTGAAGCGACCGACCAATTCAATGACCATGAGTGTCGAGTCGGAGTTCAAAGGCAACGACCTGATGTTTGAGTTTCTGAAAACGTGGAGCGATCACATTAAAGAAGGCGCAGCAAAACAAACACTGGTGCCCGGCGAAATGTTTGTCGTGTCTCCCGGTTATTCGGTTAGCGCACCGCGCACGCCGGAACCGCGTTTGGAAATTCCATTCCGACTTAAATGGCATCGTTACGGCGTTTCGGTTATTGGCGCAGATGGAATCGAATTCACCCAAGACTATTTCGACGGCCCATTCCGTTGTGGTCGCGTTGCACGCCGCTGGGCGAAACACAAAGTCAAAGTGCAAGACAAGAAAATCGTTGGGCAACTCGGTACGTTGCGCGGAATGACTTTCCACACTGGTGGCCCGCGAATGGATGACACGATTCTCAATCAATGCGCGAATCCATCGAACAGCATTTCGCAACTAGAACTGCTGGGCCAACTGGAAGAATTCTGTAAACTGAATCCAAACCTTGAGTGGAAGTTTCCTGTCATTGACTTCGTAGAAGAACGCACTCCAGAAATGGAACAGGCGCGCAAATACGAAATCCTTTTCGGCGCGTCCATTCTGAAAGAACCTGCACGCACAATCAAAATCAATCCGGGTACATAAAATGCTTGAAGGCGTATCTACATCCGACTGGCACTTCATGGGTTTGGAAAAACACTTTCCGGAAACTCACAACGAAGTGCTCATTTCGGAAATCGACAAGATTTACCAATACGCAATCAAGAACGGAATCAAACACGTATTCGTTCCCGGCGACATTTCCGATACACCGACGTTGCCTACCGATTCCTACATTGCACTTGTGCTGTTTCTGAAAAAGTATGACGGTATTATTCACACGCATTACATCGCGGGCAACCACGACTTCTCCGACATTTCCAAAACCAGTCTCGACCTGTTGAAAGTTTTGATGGATCAGGGTTTCTTCAAATCGTTTAACCTGTACCTGCAACCTGAGCGTGTAAAGATCGACGGCGTGCCGGTAAACTTCTTGCCGTATCCGTGCTTGGAAACGTTGAGCAAAGGAACGAAAGGCGCATTGAATTTCGCGCACGTTGAATACAGCGGGGCGATTGGCGACAACGGACGCAAACTGAAAACGAAACACGAACTTTCCGTTATCGACAACGATTATACAATCAGCGGACACATTCACCAATACCAACACATGCCGTCGAAACGCGCTGTGTATTGTGGCAACCCGTTCCAGAAAAACTTTGGTGAATCGCTGCCGAAAGGTTTTATTCACTTTCAAGCGTCGTCGAAAGGTGGCCGCATTCAGTTCAAGCACAAGTTTGTGAATAACCATCCAAACTTCGCTTTGATAAACGTGGACATTGAAGACCTCACCGATTTGAAACAATTGAAACACGATGACAACATTCGGTACAAACTGCGTGTTGGTTCGGAAGTGGTTTTGCCAGCCGACATTATGATTCAATACCCAAACATTACGGGCGGTGTTTTCTACGCAACTGGCAAGAAAGCAAACATCGAAGAAGAACTGGATAAACTGATTGTCGAGCGTTCCGTCGTTTCAGTTGATTCCGGTTTGAAACGTTTTCTGTCGAGTCAGGGTTTCGACAAAAAGCAGATTCGGGAAGCAAAAGCTTTGGTTACGGAAGCGAAAAACCATTTGGGACTATGACCCGATTAAAGAATTTTCTTTTTGAAATCGGAGTGAATATTTTCCTTTGAGGATAGTAATTTTTATATAGTTGGATATAATCGTGGCGCTACGATGGAATTGCAGTCCGACTAAAATCAAAATCCTCAGAGGAAATCTCAATGGCTGTTACCAAAAAGCCTTCGACGGCCCCGGTCAAAAAAGTCAAAGTTGACAATTCCGCCGCCGCGAAGAAAGAACGCAAAGAAGCCGCCAAGGCCCGCAAGCCGAAGCTGGCGCAAATCCGTCAGAAAGCGCGTCAAGACTACAAGTCGCTGACTCCGCAAGAGCGTCAACATCTGGCCGAACGTAACATCTTCACCTCCGCGATCCGTCACGGTGCTTCCGAATCCGACGCGAAAGCCGAAGTTCTGAAATACCGCAAACGTATCAAGATGAAGAAATCCGGCAAGCACGCCACCGCCGCCCGTAAGGCGCTGCACGACGGCACCCGCGAACTGCGTCAGAAACTGAAAAGTGATCTGTCCGGCGCCCGCGACGCTCTGAAAAAAGCGCGTGAGCACAACAAGTCGATCAAAGATCCGAAAAAGCGCGCCAACGCAAACGCCAAGGCGAAAGACGCTTACCAGAAAACCGCTGGTAAGATTGCCGCCGCTCGCGCCAAGGCCGTCGAAGCCAAGAAAAACAAACTGAAAGACATTCATGAGAACATGCAAAAACTCAAGAAAGTCTTCAAGAAGCCGACCACCAAAAAAGGTGTTCGTCTGGTAAGCGCTGAAAAAGCCGCCGCTGCTCCAGCCGCCAAAGAAGCCAAAGCTCCGAAAGGCGCAAAAGCTCCGAAGCACAAAGAAACCGCTGCTCAGCGCAAAGAACGCAAAGCCGCTGAAAAAGCTCCGGGTTACGGCCCGCAAATCAGCAAGAATCGTCTGACTCGTCGTAACAACGAAGCTGCGAAGAAAGCTGCCGAAGCTCCGGCCAAACCAGCGAAAGCTGGCAAGAAAGCCAAAGCTGAAAAAGCTCCTGCCGCTCCGGCGCCGGAAGTGAAAGCAAAACGCAAGTACACCCGCAAGCCGAAAGAAGGCGCCGCCGCTCCAGCGAAAGCTGAAAAAGCTGCAAAGCCAGCCAAGGCTGAAAAAGTGAAAGTGGCCGGTAAGCGCGCTTCCAAAATGGGGCCGAACGATGGGCCACAGATTTCCAAAAATCGCCTGACCCGTCGTAACAACGAAGCTGCGAAGAAAGCTGCCGAGGCTCCGGCCAAACCAGCCAAAGCCGCAAAAGCTCCGAAGGCTCCAAAAGCTTCGACCAAGCCAGCCGCAAAAGCTCCAGCCGCCAAGGCACCGAAAGCTCCGGCCAAAACCGCAGCCAAGAAGCCAGCCGCAAAAGCTCCAGCCGCAGCCGCTCCTGAAAAGAAAGCCGCTTCCGGTGGCATCCGTCGTCGTTAATCCGAAAGGGTAATCGCTGACAAATCAAAAAACCCGCTCACTGTTAACCCGGTGATGCGGGTTTTTTGTTGCCTATTTTCCGTAATTTTTCTGTATGCGGCGATGACAATAGGTATATCCCATTGCAAATTCAGACAAAAGCCATCGACAATAACCCCAACGTTATTGATCTGAAAAAGGCACGAAACGCGAACGAAGTTATTATCGTTCTTTCTCGAATCAACACTACTTGCAATTTGTTGACCAATAAATTCAGCACAACCAAACTCGCATCGGTTACAGTAGAAGCTGGTTTGCAAGCGCTGACTTTCTGTGTGGACAGCCTAATCGAATTGCGACTTGCGCGTTCTGTTGCGCAGGAATTCAACGACCTGAAAAGGGATCGTTGTTTCGCAATGGTGGAAGCTGGCACCGACAATATTCGCGTGTTGCAGCGTCGTTTGCTTTTGCTGATTGATCGTGCGTGTTCTATTCGCATGGATAAAAAGCTGGATGACTTGGCAGAAACGGTTTCCAATGTTCTGTCGAAGATCGGCAAAACCACGCAACTGCACGTAAAGATTCCGGGTTTCCAAATGATTGTGTTGCGCACTTCACAAGGCGCAATCGACAAGTCGGGATATTCGTCTGGCCCGATTACGGTGAAGCTCTGCAAACGCGGAAACAATTTCACAATCAGTTTGCCCGATTCGCCATATGTTGAAACGGATGAATCCGTTGTGACTGATGCCGTAGATATTCAGCAATATTTGCTGGCGTCCATTACCGACTTTCAATACGTCGGTCGCCCAACTGTCAAAGACGATGCTTTGCTGGCACAACGTTTTGTCCGCGAAGTAAATGTCCTCGACGATAGCTTGGAAGTTGTTCTTGATCCGACCGTGAAACCGGAAGAAATCAATTCGCTCCTTGTGCAGATTCTGCCGCACTTGCGCAAGGCGATTAATCTTTCTGGAACGGACGTGATTCACCGCGTTAGCCAATACGGAGAAAATCGCACAATTCAATTCGTACTCGCCAAACGTGTTCTACACGATCCGCGCTCGCTGGCGAAAGTCGGGAAACTGCTTTCCCTTAGTCGGTCGGCACAAAGAAATCTCAACTCAATTCTGGAACCTGCAAAATGAGTAAATACGCTCACCTGTCTGATGAAGAAATGTTCGCGCAGTACCAAACGCGTCTGCCGTCGTTCCGTAAAAACCTCGCACGTCTGACCTCGCTGCTGAAAGCATTCTTTGGTAAAGCGTTTTCCGCATTCGCCACCGACGTAATCGTTCAGGATATGAGCGGTCGCGATGACGATGGCAATTCCGGTGACTCGCTGACTGTTTCCGGTTTCAAAGCACCGAGCGCCGCCAAGCTGCGCAAATTCATTGACGCACAAACCTACGCCGACGACCTCGACTTCCTTGAGGAAATGCTGGCGCGGATGAAACGTTCGTCGTCGGATATGAAAGATCGTTATCCAGAAGCGAAACGTCTGCGCGATGCAATGCTGCTGACCTTCAACACTTCGCTGGATGGTCTGACCGAAGTTGCAGAAAAAACCATTCCGGACAACATCGGTTCGCTGTTCAAACTTTCGGAAAAAGCACTGAGCAAAGTCGGTAGCGAAATCGCTGGTGTTTACCTGAGCGTCGGCGCCGAACCAGAACAAGGTATTCACTTTGTTCAAATGCTCGACATTTCCAATTGGGAACGCGAAAGCAAAACCGCAATTCTGGCTGTCGTCGTTACCGCTGTAATGAGCGAAACCACGCCGGGCAATTACACGACTCGCGTTTACGTGAACGTGCATGACAAATCGGTTCTGCCTTTCCGCTACAACCTCGGCGTTGAAGTTACCGGCGCAGGCATCAAAGCAATCGGCGGCAAATTGCAAAAAGTGATGGAACAGCAACTCGCTGCGCATCACGTTGTTGCGGTAATCGCTCCGGTGAATCTGCCAATCGACGACGTAACCGTAACCACGCTGCTGACCGACATTAAAGGCGTGAAAGGCGTTTCCGTTTTCGAGGACAGTATCGAAGTCGAAATCCCCGGCGACAACCGCACCACTGTAGGCGACGTTGTGCGCGCACTGAATGCGTACCCTTCGATTCGCAAAATGCTTTCCGGCGATTACTCGGCACGCTTCGCACCAGTCGGTGACGGCATGTGGAAATATTCCGTTTCGCGTAAGGTGTAAACGTGTACTCCTACATCCCCGCGATTCTGTCTTTCAGACTTTCGGCATGGCCGTATGGCGGGGATCACTATATCAAGACGTATCGCTCCGGCAATTTTCGTTTTGATATAAAGGCCGTGCTGGACTACCTCGAATCAGAACTGAATAAAGTGCCGCTGGCGTTTGTGTTTAAAACCACTTTCTCCATCACGAATCTTTATTCGGTTTACCACCAAATCTCAATTGGCCTGTCGGTAGAACCGGCAAAGCCTGTGATGCGTGGCCCGGTTGTTTTCACGTTTGCACGCACGCGGCAAAACATGGCACACGAAGTTGCTCACAGCTTTTGGGCAACTGGCAAAACCGCGTTGTGGGGTTCCAATCCGAATAGGCCAAACGATTTTATTTCGATCAGCATTCCATTGGAGCGCAGTTCGGAATGGCGTTTGCCCGGCGTGTTGGAGCGCGACCTTTCCTATCTGTATGACATTGCTGGCGGGTTTACCAAATCCGTCATTCGCAAAGTGAAGCCGTTGGGCCTCGCCAATGTCGAAATGATTAAATCGAAATACTTCCGCTGGAATATTCCGAAAGCCATGTGGTATCTGGCTCGAAAGGATTGGTCTTACTGTCTCGACTTTTGGCGCCGCATGCCGGAATTGCTAAACGTCGAATGGACACCGGCCTATCTGGAATACTACTGCCGATTCATTGCACCGAATCTTCCTGAGTTGCAGGAAAGTCCGCTGTACGACCAGTATTTCGAGGAAGCGAAAGAACAAATCACGCACTTCATTCTGCGTTGGTTGCAAAACACTGTGAAGCCAGACGAAGAAAACCTTTTGCGCTTCATGCCGATCATGGATGAATTCACCGACGTTGAAACGCTGGCGATTGAAATCGCTAAAGGGAAAATCGAATGACAACAGGAATTGAAGGGCAGACCCTGAGTCTGTACGAACAGTTTCTGGACGATGACGACAATCCAATTTATCCTTCCGCGTCTCGCGGTGCGCCAACGGTTCGACTTTACGATACGGATAAAACGATCATTGCGGAAGTTCGCGCAAGCGTTGACACCAGTGAAGTCGGCAACTGGCGCGCCGATATTCCGATTCCCGATATGGGATTGGACGACAATGTAAAACTCAAAGTGCGCTGGGTGTTTTACGGCGATGACGGCGAGCGATACACTGCGAAAGAATGGATTGAAATCGAACCGGCGACCGCCACAACTGACGAAGACATTATCGTTATGTTGGGCCGCGATATGAAGATGCAAATCAACATGCCGTTCCGGTTCCGTCCACCGGTTCCAGAAGTTTTGGCCGACAAAGCAAAACACATTTCCGCAAAGCCTGCGAAGAAAGGTGACAAGCTTTCGTTTAGCCTTTACCAAAACAACAATCCGGTTTACGAGAATATGCAGTGGGATAACCCCGCTGTGAATCTCGAAGCCATGAGCAAGAAAACGTTGGCATTGATTCCGGCTGTGGTCGGGCAACCAACAATGGCACCGCTAACTTTGGTTGTTTCTCACCAGACACCAAAGCAAATGGCGCCGACACTTCACACGTTCAAAGTGTGGGGCGTCACACCGTCGATTCTGCAAGCTGTCAGTCACCTCGATGATTTCGTAAACAAAGCAAAACTTGCGAACGTCATTCCGGAACTGCGTTACAGACAATCCGATTATTTGGAAGCGCTGTTCCGTGGCTTGCATTATTTCAACGGCCTGCAACCGCTGGTGACAAACTTCACTGGCACGAACATGCAGGGGCCAATCTTTACCGCATGGTTAACGTGTTCAACGCTTTATGTTTTGGGCGCGCAGATTCAAGCGGAAGGCGCACTCGCGTTTGACTTCGGCGGACAATCAGTAAGTTTGAATATCGACCGCACTCCGGCAATTGAGTCGGCACTTGGTCGTATTGATTCCGAAATTGAAAGTCAGGTGAAACCGTTTAAGAAAAACCTTGTTCGTGCTGGCGTAATCTCCGGTGACGGTTCGCAAGGTGGGCAGTTTATCGACGGCTCCAGAGCGCTAGGCACTCTCGGTTTGACAAACGCACCGACCACGCGTATTCCGTGGGCTGGCCGAGGCGGCTGGTTCCGGGGTATGTAAACGCGCAATGTAATTGCGTACCGGTAATTTAACAAAGTAACTCTTTCCATTTTGGAGACACCGAATGTCTTACATCCAACATAGCCGTGCCGCAATCGACCGCGTTTGCGCCGATATGACCGTTCGCGCTGCACACGTAACTCTGCGTGATGCAACCGCAATCGGTGATCGTTTCGCCCGTATCGTTTGCCAAGCCAGTTCCGCCGCAAGCCCGGAAGCAATTTTCAAAGGCATGCGCGAACAAATGAAAGGCATTGTGCCGATCAAAGGTTCTTTCGTCACCGTCGCCAAATCCGGTTCCAACCACACGATGGAAGGCATCGTCGGTCTGATTCCGGAACGCGTTGTTCTGACCGAAGAAAACAAAGGCAGTTTCAAAGCCGTCGCTGGCAGCATGTACGAAGATGGCGATCAGAATCTTTGGACTCTGAAAGCAAACGACGCTGGCGAAATCATGGTGAAGTCGATTTGCGATAACGACGTGGCTTTCATGAGCCAACTGCTGTCGCTGTCGAGCGTTGACCACAACGATTTCGAGTCGCGCACTCCGCTGCAACAACTCGCAGAAATGCGTGCTACTGTTTCGGGCGGCGATTTGATTTCCTACGTTTCGCCAGAAACCGGCAACACCGAAATGGCAATCGCCTGCGCTGGCCTGTTGAATGCTGATGGCACCGACGCGCACAGTCTGGCAGTCGTTCGCGGTAACGGCGTTTCCGAAATCATCAATCGTGAACTGGTTGTCGCTTCCGGCCACCACGACATTGAAGAAGAAGACGACAAAGACGTTGCCACCGCAGCTTCCGGTGATCTGGCCGCAGCCGCTGCGTATTACGCAAAAATGTTCGCTCGCCGTCCTGCGTACTACGAAATGTTCATGCAGCGTTTCCGCGCCCACGCGTTCATGTAATCAAAACCGAATCGGGGGCTTAGCCCCCTTTTCGTGTTTAGGAGCCGCAATGAAAAAGTCTAAGCGCAACGGTGATTCTGTTTTCGACGTATCCGGTCGCGATGTTGAACTCGACGAACGTGGCCGCGTCAAAAAAGACAGAGACGCCGACGAAGCTGGGCGGCGCACTGGAACGGGTAAAAAGAAAAAGCGCGTCGTCAAAGAGGCCGCGTTTGAAGAAGTGCCGGACAAGAAATTCAAATCCGGTATGGATGCGAAAGACGGTAAGCTCAAAAAGAAGAAACGCAAAACCGGTTTGATTATCGAAGGTGAAAGCAAACGCCTCGCGGTTTACACTCCGAGTCAGGCCAAAGAAAAAATCGCTAAAAAGAAATCGAAAGCGATCAAAGCAATTGAAGAATTTGCACTACTGCCAGACACTGGTGATGAATTCGATAGTCAGTACCGGGATATGTTTGAAAACTCGGTCGAACTGGCAAGCCGTCTTGAACTCCAGATGGTTGAACACAACATCAAAAGCTCTGACGTGTACGCACTGAATTCTCTTTATTCTCAAATCCGTGAATTGATTGCGGATATGCGGGCCACGAAAGATATTGGTCAGCAAATTTCTGAACTGGAACAAGTGGCACTAAACCCGTTTACCAAACAGGTCGGCCAGTTCATTCTCGACCTTTATTTCACGATGCAATCCAACATCAGTGCAGCGGTAAAAGATCGAGACATTCGCGAAGACCTTTTGCGAAAACTTGGTGATGCTGCCGCAGATGCGGGCCTGCGTGCCCAAGGCGAACACGCTGTAATGGTGGACAAAGTTCGTAAGGTGTTGGCATGACAACAAAGAAACCGTATAGGCCACACAAGGTAAAGCGGATTTCTGCTAAACCTGCAATCGTCGCCAAGATTCGCCGCTCGAAAGAAAAGGCGTATGGATCATACGGGGACTGGATGAAATTGCGCGCCGCTGTAATTGCGCGTGATGGCGGTAAATGCAGAAAGTGCGGAAGCACGGAACACTTACAGGTTGACCATATTCGCCCGGTTGCAAAAGGCGGTTTATCTGTAATGCGGAATCTTTGGACGCTGTGCGCGTATCACCATTCGCTACGGCCCGGACACAAACAAGCGAAACATTTAATCTTGAAGGGGACAAAATGAGATTCCCTCCAGACCTCGACGAACATTTTACGGAAACGTGGAATGCGTTTACTGATTTAACCGCAGTTCAAGACGTTCTCAAGATCAATCCTTTGATTGTCGAGGACGCTTTCCGAATCCTGTTGACACAAGCCGGTTTCAAAACGAAAACGCAATTCTCAGTCAAGCGGTTCATAACTGTAAAGAGTATTGTGGAGCAGCTAAAGCGTAAGCTCGATCTGACCTACGTTTTGAATCACATGAATGTCGGGAAAACCAAACTGACAATCGACCTGCCGCACGCGCCGCAGATAAATGTGATTTACCGGCCAACGATTACGGGGCGCATTGTTTTGCGTCCGCGTGCTGGGTTCGAGTTGGACTTTCTGTTGAAGCGAATGGAACAGCTAAAAGCTTTTCCGAATTTCCCTGAGCAGTTAATGGCAAAGGGACGCCCAACCGAGTTCAATATTCACCGCCGCGATTGGTACGATTTTTATCGTGACAAAACGTGGAGCCTGCAAGTTTGTCGGCTGCGTAACGGTTCACTGCTGTTGCAATATCAGGTGACGCCGGAAGCCGCGTTCCCCACGTATCCGGATGCCGAAAAGCAATTGAAGAAACTTTGGCAATCGGCCATTTCAGGAGTTATTTAATGTCTGCAAAACAGGTGCTCGACGGTATCAATACCCTCCGAGACGTTATCAACCATCCGACGCTGAGTGACGCCGAGAAAATCGCCGCACTGAAAGTTTCGGTGGAAGAAGTCCGGAACGACATTCAGGATTTGGCCAGTGACGTGTTTGCAAACTTCGTTGCGCCGGTGCCAGATACCGCCAGTTCCGAAGAAGAAGACGCGGCTTACGAACAGTTGAATAAACAGGAAGTGAATGACCTGATTTTCTTTTACAAGAAGTCGGTGTTCGCTCGCATTCGTACAGCCCCGGCCCGCCTGTCTTTGGCACGTATTCTGATTCGGATCGCAAACGAAAAAGAAGTTACGGCTCCAAGTCTCTGGCTCACTATTGCCGCTTCGGCGGGTGAAATGAACGAGGATTAACAATGCTGAACAAACGCCCTTGGTCTGATGAAGTTGCAGAAATGCAGGCCATCGCCGCAGCGGAAATGGATGATGAATTCCAACCGGAAGGAAGTGAACCTTTCATTTCGCTTTCCGCTGCTGGCGACTCGACCAAACAACTCACGGCCCTGCGTCCAGTTTCTCTGTCGCCGGAACGTGAAAAAGAATACAACGCATTTTTCTTCCCAACCGATTCCGCAAAGTCGGGCGGTGGTAAGGAATTCCTGCTTGGCGCATTCCAAGACATGGCGGATGTTACCAACCGTCTGAATGCGTTTTTCAGTTTCATGCGTAACATCATGCTGGATGGTCGCAACATTTTCCGCGTGGAAAACGACCGCGATGCTTTGCAATCTCGTATCGCAATGCACTACGGGCGCGCCCTTTCCGAAGACGTGAACGGCACCAACGCCGACAACGATGCGCGCATGTTCATCATGGCTTTCATGAGCGGCCACACGCACAGCGTTATTCAGTCGGACGCGTACAAAAACGGTTTGGATGTTTCGCTTTCGGGCGGCACCAATGCGCAAACCGCACCGTCGTATCTTTTCGGCGGCACCAATCGCACCAACCGCAAACTGGCAACGTCGAACCAAGGCAATTCGTATTACTCCAGCATGCCGGGTGCGCAAGACGAACGCCTGCAAGCGTGGTCTTCTCCGACCTGCCTGAAAGTTATCAAGGCCGCAAAAGAAATCGTCGAGTTCCTTTACGGCGATGCTTCGATTTCCGCAAAACTGCGCAATCGTGTTCTGCCGGTCAACACCAAGTTTGAAGAAATCGAAACCATTTTCGAGCGTGTGGTCGGCTTTGATTTGCCGAAAACCATCGTGCGCAATATGTCGTACACGCGTGCGTCGCTGGATCAGTTCATTTCTTTCGACCTGTTCCGTTTCCCAAGCACCGAAGTTCTGAACGTTGCGAACGTTGGCGAGAAAACCGACACTCAAGATCGTGAAGGTCTGATTAACTCGCAACTGAATGACATTAACCGCATTGTGCCAGAAGCTGAATTGCTGAACGGCCAATTGCGTGCGGCGCCGCGTTTCACTTTCGAGGAAGACGTTGCGCGTTTCATCACCCAAACTCCGGACAACAAAAATCCGAGTCTGTACGTGATGAACAACTGGTTCTCCATCTGGTCGCGTCAATTCCTGCGCGTGAAAGGTGGCGGCAAAAAGAAAAGCGGTGACAATGCGCCTTCCAATGCCAGTTTGAAAATGAACGAAATCCCGCGCTACATTCTGCCCGCTTCCAGCGTAATGAATGTGACGGCTGCGCGGAAAGCGGAAGGTCTGATTACCGAACAGACCCGCGCCAACGATGACGGTTTGTATCTCGACCCGAACGGCAACATCAAGTATCGCCCGGATTCCAAAGTCCGCGACGAAATGAAACTGGCGACCGAATACGAAGCAATCTGCGAAGAATTGTTTGGCCTTTGCGGTCAATACAAAATCAACGTGCAAAACTTCGCACAGGCTCCGCTGCGTTCCAACTGGAACATGGTTTCCGATTCTGATTTCGAGCGTATCGAAGCGCTGTTGTCGCAATTGAAAAGCTACGTCGGCACCGTGATTTCTTACGACTGGGACTACGGTATTTCCATTCGTGCGACCACTGTTCCGGGCGTGCTGGAAACTGATTTGGAAGTCGGCTCGAAAAAGCCTGACAGTCTGGCAATCGCCGATTACCTCGGCATGAACTTGGCTGATCCGGATTCGCCGAAACCGGTGCAGAAAGACTTTGCGTCTTCCATGTACCTGATGACCACGAACATCAATTCCGTTGACGACGTGGCGCAATACGCTGGCGGTAAATTCGGTTCGGAATACGACCCGCGTGCATTCGCTACCAGCCCAAGTTCGCCGCTGCAACAAGTTCTGACTTTCTACTTCCAGAACGTGTACGTCGAAAAGAAATTCATGAGCCTGCAAGAACTGGCTGCGCAAGCAATGCGCAATCTCGGTTACGGCCAAGAACTTCCGGAAAACGGAAAAGACAACATCCGCCTTTACAGCGGCTGGTTCACCAATGACGGTGCGCCGAAAGCCACTTACGTTCCGACTCACTTGCGCGCAATCGAAGCGGTACTCGGTGCATTCGCAAACGTGTTGGGCGAAGCGTCTGGCGGTTCCAGTTCCAATATGTACAACGAAATTCTGAGCGAAGGTGGTCGCCTCACTCGCACAGAAATGAATCAGCGAATCGCTGAGCACGACGATTACTTCTCGGCTCACGCCAGCCCAATGCACGAATTCGGGAAACTCTATTCGTACTTCGGCGGTCAGATTCTGAAACTGATTTTCGACGAAATCAACAAACTGTCTCCGCTGGAATTGGTCGGTGGTAAACAGGGGCGCCAGACTTACGAAACACCAAACCAATACGGACAAATGCAAACCAACACGATCAAACGGCAGACCAACCGTGACGTGATGGAAGTTGTGAAACCGTTGGCCGTGATGTTGGGCAAATACATTCCGAACAAAGAAACTCTGTTCGAGCAAGCCCGTGCGCAGATGGAATCCATCGGCAAGAATCCAAACTTTACCGCCGACGAATTGATCGTTCCCGGCTTGCAAGACAAACGCGCTGTGTTCCCGCACCAGTTGGACACTCAAGCGTACCTCCGGAAAAAAGAGCCGCCGCCGTTTGCGATTCTTGCAATTTCTCCGGGTGGTGGTAAAACCGGTATTGGCGCAATGGACATGGCCGCACTCGCGGGCGAACTGTTGTCGCTGAATGTTCGCGTGAAGCCTTTGGTAATCGCGCCGGACAACCTGATTAAAACGTGGTGCGACGACATTAAGTATTTCCTCGGAGCTACTTGGAACGCCGTTCCTATTTCCACCGCGATCATGGCCCGCTGGGGCGCTGAACGTTTGCAAGAAGTGATGGACAACGCGCCGCCAAATACCATTTTCATTACTGGTATGGCGTTTATGTCGAACGCTCGCCAGAACGTGGTAATCGGTACTTCGGTTGTGCGTATTTCCGGCCACCAAGAGTTTATCAAACGCTTGGCCCCGAACTACATCATCATCGACGAATCGCACAAACTGAAAAACAACGCCAGCCAGCGTCACAAAATTGTGAAAGCTGTGACCACTGCGACTTTCGTTAAATGGTTGCGTATTGCGTCCGGTACTCTGATGCCGAACACGCCTGCCGACTTGGAAGCGCAAGTGAATCTGTATTCTCCACACATTTTCCGTGCGGGCGAATTGTCCGACCTGAAAGTGGAAGATGCAGAAGCCGAAGAACGTCGCCTGAAATTGGGCGGTGAGAAAATCCCAACGTGGCAAGCCGGTACTCCGTCGCGTGCGCGGGAAAAACTCGGACGTTACGGCGCTGTCGTTTACAAGAAACGAAAAGAGTGGGCGTGGATGTTGCCTTCTCCAATCGAACGTTTCCACGGTATTCCGTTGGTGGACGACAAAGCTTCTGGCCCGGAACGTGCGGATCAGGAACTGCACGAACAGTTGTACAGCACCGTTCTCGAAATCACTGAGGAAGCGATCAAGGAATTGTTTGCCAAAGCAAAATCGGTAAACGATACCCGGAAGCGCAACACTGATTCCGAAGAAAAAGAAGAAAAGATGGACGAAAACGCCGGTGGCTCTAGCCGCGTGGATGACGTTGCTGACGGTCTTCCGGAAGGTGTGGACGCCGAAGCGTTCAAGGAATACATGGCGCGTTTCGAGCGGATGATTATCGCTCCAGAACACGACCCGTTGTACAAAAACATTTTCGGTGAAGGCAAGCGTTACACTTCCCGAAAAGCAAAATACATTGCCAAGTTGGTTGAACGTCACTTCAACCCACCAGCTTGGACTTCCGAAGGCGTCATGGCAACTTATGACAAAAACGGAAATCCAACCACGCGTCATTACAACGAATACGACCTCGTTGTTTACAAAGGCGATTGGTGGCTGGCGCGGAAACTTGACCCAAGCACTGATGCTTTGCTGCCGCTGCCGGATGAAACAATCGGTATCGCGCCAGACAAGAATCCGACCGTTTGGAAAAAAGAACCGCTCGGCAAAGTAATCATCATCACCCGTTACACGGATTCGGCGCAGGCAGTTTTCGATGCGTTGCCTCCGGAATACCAGAAACAAGCAACCGTCTTCACTGGCAAGAACGGCAACAAATGGAAAGGCTTTGAGGAATTCAAAACCGATCCACGCCGTACAATTCTGATTGCCAACGAACAAGGTATGTCCGAAGGTCACAACCTGCAAATGGCTAGCCGCATTATTCGTGCGGAAAGTCCGTGGGGGCCGGGCGAACTGGATCAGACCAGTGCGCGTATTTTCCGACCAGACCCGAAAGGCGCAACCGAGAAAGCAGACGGCAAAGGCGAACTTTACCGCGACATTATTTATCTCGATTGGGTTCTCGCCGACAACACAATGGAAGTCGCCAAACAGGCGCGGGTTATTTCCAAAGTGTTCTCGACTACCCGCGTTGAAGAAAGTGAAAACCCGCTTTATCAGCCGGTGTTCAAACGCTTCAATGTTCCGACCCACGAAGAAATGCCAGAACTTGGCATGGGTGTCGAGGCGTTGCGTAACCGCTCGCGTCTGGAAGACGAACCGTACTTCGGCATGCAGCGTGCTTATGCGGCGTTGAATGGTGTTGAACGGAAAGAGTTTAACGAAATGCGCGTCAACGGCCAAGCCGGTTTGATTCCGATTGCAGCCCAAGCTTCGCTGGCTGGTTCGGCGACAATCCGCGTTCCGTTTGTTGCCAACCAAGATATTCCCGATCCGAACGGTTGGAAACCAATCAGCATTGAAAAACTGATTTCCAACAGTGACGAAATTCGTCTTGATCCGAACAAAGGTCTAATCGGCTTGCCGGTGATTACCGACTTCGGTACTGGCCGTATCGTTTCGTGCCGTCTGCGGAACAATCCGGACAACCCTGTTTCTTCGGTGAAAGTGAAATTCAAAAACCCACTCGATGGCGCCGAACAGGTAATGACGTTCGACGTATTGGGCGCGGTTTACACGCCGAGCGCTACCGTTTCGTCGATGGACTGGAATGAACACTTTGAAGTTTCGCTGAACTACCGTGACGCGGATTTGAAGAAAGAAGCCAAACTCGACAAGCAATTGCGCGAACAGGAAGAACAGGAAGAACGGGATCGCGAAGCCAAGCGGAAACGCGAAGCTGCCACTGCAACCACGCGCATTCGTGCAAAGGAGGCTGGTGACAAGCGAAAAGAAAACATCAAGGAAGGCAAACCCGTAAACCAAGGCGTAACGTTTGACGCAAACGTGGACAAGAAAATCAAAAGCGGTGTGACGCCAGTTGTTGCGGGCGACAACACTGTTCAAGTTCACCCTGCGTTCAACCACGGTTATCTCACGCTGGAAGGCGAGTTTGAAGGGCCAGATGTAAACCTGAAAAAGCTCGGTTTCAAATTCAGCGGCGAGTATGCGTTTATCACCGTGAAGCGTTACAACAACTTGGCTGCGATTTTCGATTACCTCGAAGAACATTTCGAGTTGTCGAAACAAACCGAAGCTCGTTTGAACGATGTTCAAGATGCTTTTGAACCGGGCAAGCGCGGCCTGTACAGTTTGGAATTGGCTGCTCCGTCCACGATGCCGATGTTCTTTGCTACTCGGAAGAAAATCGTCACCAACCGGAAAGAGATTCGGATTTATCCGATTTTCATGGCCGACGAACTGATGCTCGCCGTCGATACCGCCACCAGCCCTGCCATTCGGAAACACATTGGCAAACTGGTTCCGGGCGCGGCGTCGAAATGGCAGTTGAGCGACGGTCACTGGTTCTTCTTCGCTGACGGTAAAACGCAAGTGAAAGAGAAAATGGCAGAAATCAAACGGAACGGTTACGTGATTAGCAACGAGAAAGAAGCCAACAAAGAGTTGGCCGAAATCAAGTTCCGCAAACCGCGTTCGCCGAAAGACGCCAAGTAATCAACCGGGCCAAGGACGGCCCACTTTCCAAATGGTGAAAAACGTGTGTGGCCCAAACTATGTTGGTGAAGTAGGCCCACCGGGCGAACCGGGAATTCCCGGCCCCGACTACTGGCCGTCGCATTTGCATGGCGGTAAACCAAACCCACTGGCTGGGCCACCCGGCCCCACCAAAAAGGAGATTCGCAATGCAGTACAGTCAAACAGAACTTTGCGCGCAACAGTTAGTCCTCGCGTTTCTTGGCTTTTACAAAGGGCCAATTGACGGTATCTGGTCTGGCGATTCGATCAGCGCAAAACGCCGTTTCGAGTGCGATGACGCATTCATTCCAGCGGCGCCGAACAACGGTTTGCCTTTTACCCACCGCGCAAAACTTCCAAAGGGTTGCCAGTGGAATGTCGAAGGTCTGCTGTGGCACCGTGGTCTGACTCCTGAAAAGGCGTCGGAGATTTTGAAAAAGCAACAAAAGCAAACCGACGTTTCGGTTGACGGCCCGAAGAAATCGAATCGGGTTTACAACAAAAACGGTGACGGCGGTTACGTTGAAGACGGCGTGGCTTACGACCGCAAAGGCCGTTCGATTGGCGTTGTCGGAAACGACGGCCCGAAAGGTGACGCTGGCGTAGTTGCCGAGGCTGCCGAAAATGCGGCGGAGTGAAGTTGCACTTCATTACGCTGAATTCAAAAACAAGAATACGGGGCGCATCTATCGCCTGCTGAGCACCAACCTACCGAATCTGATTCCGGGGCATTTGAGTTCTGATGCTTTCGGTTTTTTCGGTTTGGGTTCTGGCGAGCGTGATACCCGCCGTATTCAAAACCTGCCATTGGTTAAGGCAATTCCGTTGGGCGATCTTGATTTGGTGAGCGCGATCCTTTACTGGAAAGACAAACCGAATTACGTTGGCTTCATCGACCCGCGCCCGCAAAGCGAGCCGGTTATTCTGTTGGACGGGAACGAACATTCATTCCACGACCTGCCGATTAATTGGGAAGTTTACGGGCGGCTGGGCGAGCCGATTCATGCACAGGAACTGTTGGGATCGTTTGCGCGAATCCATGCGGCCTATCCGAAACATGAACAGCACCGAATCCGCTGTGAGCAATTCATGAACTACGTGAAGCTGACAGCGCCGCAACCGTGGTAACGAAATAGAAAGGGGAGCCATTGCGGTTCCCCTTTTTTCGTTTCTGGCCCTTTTGAAAACTGTAAACTCCATTGGTTACTCCACCTCATGGAATTGTCATGCACTACGAACATATTCCTTTCTCTGATTTCCGCTACAGCAAATCGCTGCGTAGCCATGAGTTCACGGACTTTAGTTACGTCGAACTGGCGAAGCACCGAAAGAAGAAAGCTCCAAAGATTTTGTTTGTGCTCGACTACACGCCCCGCGAGTCGTTGCGTAGTGCCCAACTTCTGAAAGGCCCGACCGGCGAATTGCTGGCGAACATTCTGGAAGTTGCCACTGATGTTTACGGCGCTCCGGATATTGACGAACGCGATTGGCTGGCGGTGTCGTACCACTCCTTGAAAACGCAAGGTATGTCGGACGGCTTCAAAGAGGAAGCGCACCGCGATTTCAAAAAACGTCTCGACTACATTATCACGCAATACAAACCAGAAGTGGTGATGACCTTCGGGCCTGACCCATACAAAGCGTTGAACGGCGCGTTTCTGGAAAAGTACAAAGGCAAAGACGGTGTGCAGTATCAGCACTTCTATGGTGTGCCGATTGAAACAACTGTTACGCACAAAGAAGCAACGCACAAATTCCAACACGTTCCGACCGTAAGTTTGCACACGCTGTTGACCGGCGACAACAAGGGCGGTTCGTTGGCAGTGATTGGGTATGCCGGTCGCAACATGACCACGGCACTCAATCGCGGTAAACTGGTTTACGAAATTCCGAAACTGGAATACAAGATCGAAGTCGTTGACACGATCAAGAAATTCAACGCCATGTACAAAGACATTTGCAGCGCAAAAGTCGTGGCGATTGACTCGGAAACCAAAAACCTTTACAAGCGGATGAACGCCACGCTGACATGGCAGTTCTCCACTCGCGCCGATCACGCGTACATTCTGCCGTTCCTGCATAAAGACTCAACGTTTATGCCGGATGAAATCGCGTACATCAAGAAAAAGCTTCGGCTGTATTTCGAGCGCACCAACAAAAACAAAACTCAGATTTACGCCAACGCCGCGTTCGACATGAACTGCGCCCGGCGTGACTTGGGTGTGCGTTATTTCAAGTCCGACATTTGGGACGTATTCGCCGGTGAGTTTGCCATCGACGAAAACATGAAATTCCTGCAATCCGTTACCGGCAAAAACTATTACAGCCTACTCAACATCACCATGCAGTATGGCTGCCGCGCCTATTACGAATCCGATTTCGGAAAGGAAAAGCGCGCCACGATTGTGGATCAGGATTTGGAAGGGCCAGTGCTGACGTACATGGCCCTCGACGTGATTGTGCTGCATCACATTCGCAAACTGCAAATCCGCAAAGCGAAAGACTTCGGTTACGACAAGTATCAATCGGTTGTTGGCGAACAGCTTTCCGACCTTGTTCACGCTCTCGGAAACCTTGAGTATAACGGCGCGTATATCGACATTGACTGGCTGTTTAAGTTGAAGTCGCAAGACAGCCCGATTGTTTCGGAACGGGCGCGGGTAATCAAAGCGCTCAACGCAACCAAAGGCGTACAGAAAACCAATACGCTGCTTATCAAGGAATCCGGCGCTCCGGCTGTTGGGTTGTTTGGTCGCGTCAATCTGCAAATTTTCAACATCCGCAAAGAGGAACACAAACAGAAGCTGTTCTTTGAAGTGCTCGGCCTCAAACCGATCTTCATGAAAAAGGACGGCACCGGGAAGATCGACAAAGACTTCCAAGACAAGTACAAAGACATTGAGGAAGTAAAACTCTATAACGAACTGACGAAACTCAATAAGCTGTACAACGCTTATGTGAAATCGTTTATTCGACAATGGGGCACCGATGCGGACATGCGTTACGACACACGCATTCGACCGCGCTTCGGTTATCTCGATGTTGTGACTGGTCGAACGTCTGCGAAAAAGCCAAGCCTGCAACAGATTCCAAGTCGCGGGCAAATGGGCAAAAACATCAAACGGCTTTTCGTTGCGGAAAAGGGCCGCATGATTGTGAAGGTGGACTACGCGGCGCACGAAGTTCGCGGCTGGTCGATTATTTCTGGCGACGTTGGGGTTGCCGACGCCTTCCGTGTTGGTCTGGATTTGCGCGAAGCATTCAAACGTAAACCGACTCCGGAACTCGGGGCCGAAATCGAACTGAAAGGTGACGTTCACAAAATCAACGCCGCATACTTCTTCCGTATGGATATTGCGACGATTGATAAACCGAAACGAGACAGCGTTAAGCAAGTAATCTTCGGTTTGATTTACCAGCAATCTGCTAAAGGTACGGCGAAGTCGATCAAGGCCACGGTTGAAGTGGTTGAAGAATTGACCAAGAAGTTCTTCAAACGGTTCCCTGTCGGCGCCGGTTGGTTCGACCTTATCAAACAGAAAGCGCGGGCAAATCTTTTTGTTGAATCGCCATTGGGCCGACGCCGTAACCTTTGGGGCTTGTTGGTTCCGAAGTCGCACGAAAACCACGATCCAATCTTTGCGCGGAACGAACGACAATCTGTAAACTCTCCAGTACAGGGCATGGGTTCTGACTTCATGATGATCGGTGCGCGAAACATCGAACGATTGAAATACGAACACTACGACGCAACCGGACACTACCCTGATTTCTATCAGGCAAACTCGGTGCATGACTCCCTTGAATTCAGTTGTGCTTACGAAGACTTCTGGCTGGCGATCAAGATTATCGAAAATGGTTTGACGCACGAAGTTGCGAAAGTGGTGAAAGCGCGCCACGACTTCGACCTAATCATTCCGTTGGAAATCGACTTCGATATTGGTCACACGCTGAAAGATTGCGAAGGCTGGAACTACGCTTTGACCGGCACGTTCCCGCAAAAAGATAAAGCGGCATTGGACACACTTCTGGAAGCGACGTTGCAGGGGCAGATCGACGACCTCGGCCACAAGATCGACAAAGCGAAAATCCTCAAGCTGATTCATTCGGGCTTTGAAGACCACGCGCCAGAGTGGGCACACAAACAGAAACGCTTCTTGGAAAAGAAAGGGAACGACAACGTTTTCAGTTTCCAAAAGGCCAAAGACAAAAAGTCGAAGGACAAGAAGGCGAAGAAAAAGTCTTCTCTGAAAAAGGCAGCTTGATATGTTCGGCACCTATGCTGATTTCGGCGGTAACTCGGTTCTGGATTACTTCCGACCGATCACAAACGAAACACGCAATCACGAAAACTTTGCAATGCCCCGGTACATACTGGGGCGGGCCTTCGCCGGGGAATGCGTTGCGATCTTTGACCTGCTGTTAGATGCAGACAAAGAAATGCAGACGTTTTACGAACAGTCGGAACATGAACCAAACGACGCGTTTACCCGCAAGCAGGCCGAAGTCTACATGACGCAAATCCTGACCCGCTTGCGCGAAGAACGCTTGCCGGATTCGGCAAGGCTCGCTTTGCGTTTCCAGTTGATTGGCGATGAACGTATAAACTCCCCAACCGTTGTCGAGTCCAACCACCATGTCATGGTGTTGAATTTGCAAAACGAACGGTGTGCTGAATCTCATTACCTGACCTTTGCGTTTGTGAAAGCGCCACCGGAAGCGTAGCCATGATTGCAGCCGATGATCTACCGACGAATATTCAAATCAAACTCGGGGAAAGCACGCGGCGCTATCTAGCAGAGGAAGACTTTCAGGCGGCGATTAAGTTCGCTGCCGTTTCTCTCCGCAACTCCCACCTGTTTAACGAAAACCAGTTTGAGCGTGAAGACGGACTGGAAAACGTGTGCCGGGTAATGGAAGCCAGCCTGCAAAACAAATTCGAGTTTCCCATTGTCATGTACTGGCGCTTGGAAAACGGTAAAGCCATCTTTTACTTCGACGTGTTTTTCGAGAATCCAAACGCGCCGTTCTCCCATAGCCAAGGAGTTCTACATTGAAACTCGTTTCCAATACCGGTCTGGCCTTTAACGGAATCGGTAAAGAAATCGTGGCCGCATTCGGTCGCGTAAAAGCCGTAGTGTCCTACGTGAAAGCGGATGACGGAAAGTTTGTAATCGCTTGCATGAATGGCGGTGTATACGCAATCGGAACATCAACCGACGCAATGGCCTGCATCAAAATCAAAGATGCGGAACCCATTAACGAAGGCACAATCGCAATCGACGCCGACCTGCTTTGCGGTGTTGTGAAAGGTCGAGGTGACTTGCATCTGGACGTGCAGGGCAAACTGAAAATCGAAGAAAAGAAAGGTCGCTACAAAGCGAACGTTGAACCGCTGGACTTCGACGACAAAGATATTGCGATGTTGCAGCAATACCTGACTCCGACCAAATCCAAATCGCTGAGCGCCGAACAAACCGCAATCATGAAAGCGGGCGTGAAACAGGTCAGTCTGCAAAACTTCTTTTCGGATGAAGAACTGGTCGCGCTGATCGACATTCGGGAAAAGCGCATCGTGGTCGCGTGTTTCGACAACTACCACCTCGCCGAATACCAGTACAAAACGAAATCGGACTTCAAGATGCGGATGGCTCTGCCAACCAAAGCTTTCGACCTGATCGACAAATTCGTTGCTGGCGGTAAGGCGAAGTTTGAATGTGCGAATGGTCGCCTGCGTGTTGACGGCCCGGACTTCCTGCTTTCGATTCCGGAAACGCAAGCCGAAGACAATATGTACGAAGTGACTTCGACCTACAAAAAGCTGTTGACCAATCCGGCCTCCAGTTTTGTGTTTGACACCAACGCCGTCGGCTCGGTTGAGAATATGTTTGCGCTGGTCGAGAAAGACACGAAGATGACAATGCGTGTCGGCAAGAAAAACGTTTTGATTGAAGTGAGTACGCCACGCGGTTCGGTTTCTGACTCTTTCAAAACTGCGGTGCAGGGCGACCAAATCGACTTGCACGTTGACCCGCGCATTTTCATGGACTTGTTCCGGAAAGTGAAAGACAAAAAGACTGTACCGCTCGCGCTGTACCATGTACGGGGCGCGTCTTCCAGCTTCGCGTTTCAAACCGAAGCGGACAAGGCGACGCTGACTCTAATCGCCAGTTTTGAATCCGAAGACAAGAATGAAGAAGATTAGTCCGATTTTCTCGCTGGCCGATCCAATCACGATCCGCGCCCGCGTTGACGAATTCGAGCTATACGGAGAATCCCACGACGGTCAGCATGTCGTGGTTTTCTTTCGGCCCGTGGTCGATTCAGAACTTCTGATCGACTACCGGAATCCGTTGGCCCTGAATCGGTTTTGCAAACTCTACAACTTCATCAACACTCGCGGCACTGTGTACGGCCACCTTTTCGTAATCAATGATGCGGAAAAGATGCAACTGTCCCAACACAAACTGATCGTTCGTTGCAACGTGAAAGAGCACCACGATTTTCAACTGGTGCCAATCAGCAGCGGCAAACAGAAACTGCAACTTTTCAAATCCAGCAGTGGGTGCCTTCTGGCAATGATGAACCACTCGCCCTCGGATTACCTAATCATGGAGCCAGCATGAAAGGCACCGGCGTTTTAAAAGACGTTTGTTTCGACGTGAATGCGGACGAAGCCTTAAACGTGTATTGCATTCTCCGCCGTATGCAGGAGGAACTGCGTCACAATCTTTTGATTACCGACGGCGTGCAATTGTACGTTCCGGGCTATCTCGACGAACCTCACGTACAGCAAATCTTTAGCGTCCGTATGTGGATCGAAGAACTTCCGTGCGGTTGGTGGCAGCGGTTTCGCGGACGCATTGCATACCAAAACAAAGTACGAATCTCATTAGCACAGGCACAACAATGACCGGCATCGCAACGTTTTCCAAAATCCTCCCCGACTCCGAAGCGCTGGTCGAGTTGGAAAAACTCAAAGAAATCATGTACAGCCTTGCGAAAGGTAGCGGCGGTTCGCACATTGCTTTCGATTCTTGCAATGTTCATTTCGAGCGCGTTATCGCAATCACTTCGGTGGCAATCGACGTGTCGCCGGACATTGACCCGCTGGATTACCCGCAATACAAAGACGTTGGCAATCTGTCGCAAGTGCAATTCAGTTTCATGACAGTATCGCCCGGCGAGAAGTTTGACAAACGCACCATGAAACTGCGTTTGAACTTCAACGAATTCCACAAGGCTGCACCGATCATTTCCGACCGCATCTATTCGCCAATGATGCCGAGCCTTCCGAGCCTTGGCCCGCTGGTGATTCCGGGTGTTGTGGAATTCAATCAACATATTCGCATTCTCGCAATGCGCTCCAGCTTCCCAACTGACTACCTCGCAAACGGCACATGGCAAGGCTTGGCAGAAATCGAACTCGATTACGTGCCCGCGTAAATCTGATAACGAGAATTTACCAAGACAGGCCGGGAGGGTTCAATGAGTCAAAAAATCAAAATGATTCGTCGCCGTATCCGCGATGACGAAAAGTACAAACGCTTCAAAGTGGCGCAGAAGAACAACCCGAACAACGTAATCAACTTCGAGGGACTGCACAAAGAAATGGCGCGTCTGCATAAGACCCGTTCTGTGCGTTCCCTCAAACGCAAATCGAAAGGTTTTGTAAACGACGTGGTTGACGCGTTGCTGCAAGACCAACAGGCCCGTTCGCGTTGCGCTGAAATCGTTTCGATCTGTATTGAGATTTCCGGTTCAATGACTCAGACGCTGGATAACCTGCGGGATTATCTGGTGACGGAATACGCCGAATTGCTGAAAGCAGTCGGCACCGTAGGCGAACGGAAAATGGTTGTGGAATCTGTTCTGCGTCCGTTTTACGAATACCTAAACAACGTCGAGCAACTGCGGCAGCACGCCAAAGTAATCATGGAAGACGTGGACAAAGCCGGTTATGGTTTTACCAATCTGGTAAACACGTTGCAAATGCTTTCCCGTCCGGAGCGAATCCTGTGAGTCACGTCCTTACGCTTGCGCAAGCCATTGAAATCGCTGACAGGTTCGACCATTTACTTTCGGAAGTTATCTGCGAGTATGGTGAGTTATCTGGCGACCGGCATGGTATGTTTGGGAAAATGAGACATACCAGTCTGATTGGAGTCGAGAAACACATTCGCGAACGTGAAACTCAGATTGCGGAGTACCGGGAGAAAATCTTCCAACTCAAAAATGTTGAAGTGGCTAAAGAAGTCGCTTCGGCCAACATTCGCAAAATCGCAAATCGCAACGGAGTGGGCATTCAATGAACTTTCCAATCGACGAAAAGACTCGCCAAATCACAATGACCGAAGAACAGGCGCACGAAATTGCGCGCCGCGCCTACCAGATTCAGTTCGACAAAGAAACCGAACTGCGCCGCCTGCGTCTTCTCGACTATCGCGATGGTATTCGTGATCCCGGCGAACCGGTTTTGCAAATCCTCGAACCAACGGCCAGCAAGCTTCGCGTGTTCCAACTGTTGAAAGAAATTCGTAAACAAGTTCTTTGGCTTGACGAAGAAATTCGCGTGCAGAAGCTTATCAACATGGACGCGAATATCAGCGCGGAAATCGTGAGCTACGCCGAAGAAATCGGGGTGGACTTCAATGCCTGATTACACGCCGCCGATTCCGCAATACGGCGTGATCGCAAAGTGCGAAGTTGCGGAAGAACATTACGGCACCCTGTTGCTGATTCCGTCGATGGACTACTTTTACGAAAACGTAAAAGGCATTACTGCCGAAACGGACAAAGAGAATTATTGGACAATCTATCATGCGCTTCAACATGGCCTGATCGTGCGCCTGTTTCCTATTCGGGAAGAAACCCGCGAACAATGGGAACCAGCCTTTCCGCTTATGTGCCAAGACGTTTGGGAATTCGTCGGCCCGCATTCCACGCCGGAAATCGCCCATACACTAGCCAAAAGCTGGATGAAGTTTGTGGACGAAAACTGTAAACAAACATCAGGGACTCGCCTTCTTATCCGTAGTTCCGAACTGGCTAGAATGCCAGAGCCAGAAATTACGTGGTGCGGCTATTCGATTCCAGAACCTCGGCCATTCCCAAAACCAGAGTGACCTATGCACAGCGATACCACGATAATCGCCACTGACAAGCTGTACATTCCGGCAGTTCACATTGATGAAGATCGTGTTCGCAAACACTATATCAAATCATTTTTTGTAGATCAGGTGTGCCGGAATTGCGACCACCGCGAAGATCGCCCGAATGATGCGTGCCAAGGCTGTGACGCTTTCAACGGAACGTTCAAGCTGGCGAACCGGCGCATCTTTAACGACACGGAATACTTCGGCATTCCGTTGGGCGACCGCGCCAACATTGAGAAGAAGTTGAAGATTGATTTCGACGACTTCGACTTTATCGACAAGCGCAACAAAAACAAATTCGACTACGATATTGTCGTGGACGAAAAAAAGTTGAAGAAGCACGGCATTGAGTGGAAAGACATTCAGGTCGCGACCTTCACCAAGATGGTCAAAAAGAAACACGGCATTTTCGTTCTGCCGCCGCGTTCCGGTAAGTCGCTGACGCTGATTAAAATCGGCATCATGCTCGGCTACAAAATGCTGATTACCGCTGACCAGTATGACTTCCTCAAGCAGTTCATTGGTGACATTGAAAAGTTTACCAACCTGCCTGAGTTGCAGAAAAAGAATCCGAAGAAAAAGCTGTACGGTTTCGTTAAGACGCCGGAAGACCTCAAGCACATTCAGATTGGCATCATCACTTACCAATCGCTGATTAACGATTCGCTCGGCGCGAAAATGAAGAAGGCTTGCAACAAGACCTTCGGCGCATTGTTTGTGGACGAAGTGCATTCCTCGTGCGCTCCAGAATTCACGCGGTTGATTAACTCACTGCGCATGTTTGTAAAGATCGGCTGTACTGGCACGATCAAACGCAAAGACAAAAAAGAAGTTCTGGCTTTCCATTCGGTTGGGCCGGTGCAGTCTGACATTCAGGCATTGCAGCTCACGGCCAAGATGATGGTGCAACTTACCGGAATCAAATCGAAACGCAAGTTTAGTGGCAAGGCCGGTTTCGTGTACCTCGGAAAGTTTCTGGCGGAACACGAAAAGCGAAACCAGATGATTGTCGAATGGGTTGAAAAAGATTTGGAGAAAGGGCACAGCATTGTGATCCCGGTTCACTTCAAAGAACACATTCACATGCTGGTCAAGCAAATCAACCATGCAATCGGTTATGAAGTTGCGGCCCCGTTTGAAGGTGGCGGCAGCAAGAAAAACAAAGACTATCGCGACTGGGTTAAGGAACAGGCTTCCAACAGAAAAATCCGCGTGGTTGTCGGTATTCGCAGTTTGCTTCAACGTGGTATCAACATTGCGCCGTGGTCGTGTTTGTATTACGTCATGCCAATGAACAATCCGCCGAACTGGAAACAGGAATCGTCGCGGATTCTGACACCCGATCCCTCAAAGCGTGAACCAATCATTCGCTTTTTTGTTGACGAAGGCGTTCCAGCGTCACTGTCGTGTTTCGGCAATACGTGGAAACAAACGATTGAGTACAAACACATTCCGACAACGGAAGCACTCAAGCGCGCCGCAATCGCATTAGCAAATGTGAAATCGAAGGGTTCGCCAGAAGAAGACCCTATTTTAGAAGGCCCAACCGTTAGAACAGTTCCGGCTGCACCGGGCGGTTTGTTTGGGTCACTAAGGAAAAAACGAAAATGACTGCATCTTGGGAAATCCCAAAACTCAACTTCAAGATTCCGTCCGAACGTGTGAAGACACTCAAGGCGCGTGGAGTCGATGGGCACCCATTCTCGCTTTTGAAAAAACCGTTTGACCTTGAACACGCGCTGGAATCCATTTCCCCAATGGTTCCGCAATGGTTGCCGCAAGATTTTAAATTGCCCGGCACCAGTGTCAAACGTCAAGCGCAGAATCTGACTCGCCTCCTGAGCAACCCTTTACACGGCTCGCCGATCATTGCGATTGGCTCGATGCCTTCTGACACGCGGGCAAAGTTTTTGGCGCTTTCGATTATGGACGCGGCAATCTCACAAATGGCAGAAGGCTCGCACCGTGGAAAGACAATGCCGAAATGGCACGTTGTTCACGGCGGGTTTTACGATCAGTTGCGCGACGACAAAGGCGACCGCCCGAATTACGCAATGCTGGTAATCACAAACGTTGGCCCTGATTCAACCAACGTCAAAATTGAAAAGGTGCGCGACCTGCTAGAGATTTATCACAGCATACCCCGAATTGTTGTGGTCAATGGTTGCGACCCTGTTTCGTTCTTTGCGGACAAACTCCGTATGCCAGTTCGATATGCGTTTCTGTTAAATGATAAGAACGGCCCAGCGAAGGTAGACCTATTGGATATTTAATGTCGAGTTTCACAACACCGCTTCGCGTCACGCCCGTGGACGACGAAGACAACCTTTGGGAATTGCTAGAAGAATTCGATTACGAACTCGGCGCCAAAGGTTCTGGAAAACGGGTTTCGTGCCCGGCTGGTTTCCGTACTGACTTCGCAAGCATCCCGCGCATTTTGTGGGGCGTCCTGCCACCGTGGGGCAAATACGGCAAAGCAGCGGTTATCCATGATTTTCTTTGCACCTATCGTTTCTATTTGGACGAAAACGGGAACAAAGTTTCCGTAACTCGCGCCGAGTGTGACGCGATTTTCCTTGAGGCTATGGAAGTTCTCTCGGTGCCGCCGTTCAAACGCAAACTCATGTATGCCGCTGTTCGCACTTACGCAATCGTCAAAGGAATTAAATGATGAAACGTGAAAATCTGGTTCTGGATACCATGTGTTTTCGCATCTTTATTTTGAAGCTGCGGAAATGGCTTGTGCAAGGCTCGGTCGGCCCGCGCCCAGTGTTTGAACGGGAACTCCCGTTGATTAGCTTGGCCGAGGCACCAACTCGTTTTGAAAACCTGCGCACCGTTTTGCAAGCGCTGGAAATCGAAGTCGAAGACGTACAATCCAAATTCAATAACAACATGGTTCCAGTCGGAGCGGAAGACACTTTCTTCTCCGAAGCGGTGTCGATGGAAATCACCGACGTGTATGGTTTCGATTCGCCATTGGATACTTTGGTAAACATGGAAGCGCCGCATTTGGTGCCGGTCGATAAACTCGATCAGGTCGTGCGCCGTTTCAAATTCACCAAAGTGTTTTCAACTGTGCAGTTTGAAACCGTGTTTCCAAATTCTTCCGGCTGGTTCTGCACGGTCAAGGGCGTGGAACATTTCACCGACTCTCACTTGCCAGAGGATGAACGTTTCATCCCAACAGGTTTTGCAATCATAGGACATTAAGTAAATGGCAGAAGACAACGTAATCGCCCGCGTCACAACAGCACGCGCCGATTTGAAAAAGATGCGCGATATGGTGGAGCGTTGCTTTGCAATTCTCTGCCGCCTCACTGGTTGGAACCCGAAAGAGGGAATGACCGAGGAAGAAATTCTCGCGGAGAATCAGAAACAAGTTGATCCGGTAATGCGCAGCGGCAGTAAAGCGCTGGTCAAACTCATGCCGGAAGATTTGCTCAACCTGAAACGCGCTCAAGAAACCGTTGACGCTGCCACGATTGCAACCTGCAAAATGTACGCGAAGAAAATCGCACAGCTTACCCACCCGGATAAGATCATGCGGTTTTCTGCAAAGACAAAAGCAGAACTGCTCGACGTTTTTCACCATTCCCTTCACGATCTGGAAGACAACAACCACGCCGGTTTGGTTTATGCGTACATTCATGTTCGCATTCTGCGCGGTGAGTCTCGCCACGTTCCCGAAGAATTGTACGAAGTTGTCGAAGTCGAATACGAATGGTTGAACAAACAGATTCGGCATATTCTGTCGCTCAAGTTTGTTCCAGCCGCAAACGCGTATTGCGACGGCAAGATTCCGCTGGCCCGCATGCTGTTCATGGATTACATCAATCACGTCCGTGCAGAACGGAAAAAGAAACGTGACCTCGATGCCATGCGTGCCGAAATGGCTGCCGAAGAAGCGGCCCGACGCGAAGAAAGCGGCGAAGACTTCCTCAATTCGATTTTAAAAGAACGTGGAGAAACAGAAAGTGACGACACTGGTGGAATGGCTCTCGAAACACGGCGAGCGGAAAGCGAAGAAAGCGGAACGGAAGAAATCGCGGCAGGAACTCGCAGCGAACCTGATGGCGATTCATCGGAAAGCGATTGAATCCGATTGGGACTCTTGGGAAATCGAAGAATGGTCAATGCTTTCTGACCGCGCATTCCTCGATATGTTTTGCCCGAAACAACCGTGGCGCGTTCGCCTGAAAGAATGGTGGCGCCGCAAGAAACAAAACTTCGCCAACAAGTTCCGTGGCCCACCCGGTTATCAAGGTGCCTGCGGAATGATGGGCGCACCCGGACGGCACGCATGCGAAATCATGTGTCCGCATTGCCATACTTGGAATTCCGAAGTTGGCAGTTCGATGCTGAATAAAAGCGAATCAACGTGGCACATTCCGTCCCTCGATCCCCAGTACGAAGGCCAGCCTTTCGGAACGTGGCATTGTGGGCGTTGCGGCGAAAACTCGGAATGGTTTACCGGAGCACCAGTTTTGATTCCGGCGAAAGACGTTCGATTTGCAGAAGCACAAACACCGAAACATCCAACCCTTTAACCAAATCAATGCGGGTCTGTCCCGATGCTTTTAAGTCGCCCGCATACACAAGGCAGTAACCAACAAATGACTGATAACTCCGTACAGATTCTTTCTGCACTGACCACGTACATGAAATACGCGAAGTTCATTCCGGAAATCGGACGGCGCGAAACGTGGGAAGAAATCTGCGAACGTAACATGGCGATGCACATTCGCAAATACCCACAACTGCGCAAAGAAATTCAAGACGTTTACAAGCAATACGTCTTCACCAAAAAAGTTCTGCCTTCCATGCGTTCCATGCAGTTCGGCGGTCGCCCAATCGAACTGGCTCCAAACCGGATTTTCAACTGCGCGTTTGCGCCGTGCGATCACCCGGCTGTTTTCTCCGAAACGATGTTCCTTTTGCTCGGCGGCACCGGCATGGGTTATTCGGTTCAACGCCACCACGTTTCGCAACTGCCTGCAATTCAAGGCGCGCTTTCAATGTCGCAACGTCACCTCGTTGGTGACAACATCGAAGGTTGGGCCGACGCGGTTAAAGTTTTGGTCGAAGCGTATTTCTACGGCAAGCATATGCCGACTTTCGACTTTTCCGACATTCGCCCGAAAGGTGCGCCGCTGGTTACTTCTGGCGGTAAAGCTCCCGGCGCTGGCCCGCTGAAAACTTGTATTTTCAATCTGACGCGCATTTTCGATAAAGCAATCGAAGCGCGTGGTCGCGGCACTCGTTTGGAACCGTTGGAAGTTCACGACATGATGTGCCATATCGCCGACGCCGTTCTGGCTGGTGGTATTCGTCGTGCTGCCCTGATTTGTTTGTTCTCGATGGACGACAAGTCGATGCTGAAAGCAAAAGGCAATTTCAGTTGCACCATCGAAGAAGCAACACCGATGGGCAACGATATGTTCCAATGCACCGTGCTGACCAAATGGAAAAACTCCAAGCACGAAATGCAATTGCACCAATCGGCAATCGACGAACAACAGCAAACTGGCAAACTGCCGTGGTATATGTTTGAACCACAACGCGGTCGCGCCAACAACAGCGCCGTGATTCTGCGTCACGTTGTAAAACGCGATCACTGGGATTCGTTGTGGGAAAAGATTGTCAATTCCGGTTCAGGCGAACCCGGCGTGTATTTCAGCAACGACAAAGATTGGGGCACGAACCCATGTTGCGAAATCGCGTTGCGTCCAAACCAGTTCTGCAACCTGACCGAAATCAACGGCAACGACATTTTCACGCAAGAAGAATACAACGCTCGTTCGCGGGCGGCTGCATTCATCGGCACGTTGCAAGCCGGTTACACCGATTTCCATTACCTGCGCCCAATCTGGCGTGAGAATACCGAAAAAGATGCACTGATCGGCACCGGCCTGACTGGTATCGGTTCGGGCGCAGTTCTTCCGTTCAACAAACGCGAAGCTGCAAACGAAGTGCTGAAAGAAAACCGCCGCGTTGCTCAAATCATCGGCGTCAACTTTGCAGCGCGTACAACCACAATCAAACCGGCTGGCACTTCCTCGCTGGTTCTCGGTTCTGGTTCGGGCATTCACGCGTGGCACAACGATTTCTACATTCGTCGAATTCGTGTTGGCAAAAACGAAACCATTTATCGCTACCTTGCCGAGAATCATCCGGAACTGGTGGTTGACGAATATTTCAACCCGGTCAATCAGGCGGTAATCGAAGTTCCACAACGCGCTCCAGAAGGTTCGATTCTGCGCCACGAATCGCCAATGGATTTGCTGAATCGCGTTGCTGACTTCAACCTGAACTGGGTTCGCGCCGGTCACGTTAATGGGCAAAACACCCACAACGTTTCCTGCACAATCAGCGTCAAAGATGACGAATGGGAAATGGTCGGGAATTGGATGTGGGATAACCGCAACGATTTCAACGGCATTTCGGTTCTGCCGTACAACGGCGGCACTTACATTCAGGCGCCGTTTGAAGACATTACGGAAGAAGAATTCAACCGTCGTGCTGCAACGCTTCACGAAATTGATTTGTCGCGTGTTATCGAAACAGAAGACAACACGAAACTGGCGGATCAAGCGGCCTGTGCGGGCAATGCCTGCGAAGTCGCGTAACACCATTTGAGCATTCCGCTCAAACATTGAGGGAGAGGCAATCGCCTCCCCTCTCTTTCTCTATTGGGTGATAGGCCCGAAGGAAATTAAATGAGTATCAATCACCAGTATTTCAATTCGGCATTCAATTTCGACGTAACGGTTAAATCGTTATTGCTCGGATTCACCCGACCTGAAAACGCAAAAATCGCATCATGCACAAACGTCGTCGTAGTCGGTACAACCGAAGCGAGCGCGTCTGCATACGTGGCAAACATTCTGAAAGCGAAAAATACAAACACCGTCCGCTGCGTCGGTGTCGATTCAAAACCAAGCTCACTGCGCGGTCACGGTTTTTCCGGTTACATTGTGATGCTGCCGGAATTGCAATACGTCGGGAATTCGTTTATTACAAGTTTTGTTGATTTGTTTGAAGTTCTCGAAACCGCAAACCTCGGCACCACAGCCGATGGCGATTATAAGGATTTGCAGATTCTGTTTGCAAACCGCTCAATTGAAGCTGCGTTCTTTGGCGCCATGTTTGAGCGTTGGAAGAACCGGCAAAACTGCAAATACAAATGGCACATTGACGGTGACGAACCGAAATACATGGTTGGCCTTTTGGCAGGCAGTGCAATGCCCGCTTCGGAGTATCTCGGTTATGGTGACGAAGCGGATTACAAAGATGCTGATCCGGAATTCCGAATCGCTCCACCAATCCAAATGGATTTGGGCAAAGTCGTTTCCGAACTTTTGGTTCCGGGCCGGGAACATTACCGCGTTAGTCCAGCGGGACACCCGATTCGTTTTGGGCGTGAATTCATTTCGTTAAGCGCCGAACAAATCTACACCATGCTTTACAAATTTGAAGCACTTGAGGCATCCGGTGCCGGTCGTCGCACTCTTTGTATTCACGACGACATTGCGAAAAAACTGTTCCTCTCGAATATCCGTCCGGATGTTTGCGTCGGTTCTGTTTATAGTTCCGGTGAATGCGGGTCACAAGCACCGGCTCCAGTTTTTATCTCTGCACAAGATATGGAAATCGAGTTACCGAAAAAGAGTAAAGCGAAATCGAAAACCGTTGCGACTGGAATGAAACTTGAAGGAAGTGGTTCAATCACTCTTACCACTCCCGGCGAAACCGTTGTAAATACATAAACGTAACACAAGAATCGGGCCTTAATTGGCCCTTTTCTTTTTTGGTTTCCGAAAACAATCTTTTTGGTTGGAATGGTTTAATTTAAGACTGTGGAGGGTTAAAGCCTTCTATATGTCCCCGCCATACCAACCATATAAAGGGTGTTTTCATGGCTTTCCCAAATACCAGTGCTGGTACTTACAGCGCCGAGCAGGATTTGTCGATCCGCGCAACGGCGGCTGCAACATCCATCGGCGTAATCGTCGGTGAAGCTCCAATGGGGCCGGTTGGTGTTCCGACCCTCGTTACCGACCGCGCTGATGTTCGCGAAAAATTCGGTATCAAAAACGCGAAGAAATACGGTTTCGGTTTGTATTCCGCCGAAATCTTCCTCGCACAATCCAAACGACTTTTCTACACTCGTGTTGTTGACCCGGCCACCGCCCGCACCGCTGGCGCGTATCTTTCGGTTGACGATATGAACGCCGAATATCCAGTTATCAAACTGGTGAATTTCGACGATGGCACCAATCAGCCTTTGGGCGTCTTGGGCGATCCGCTCAAAACTCTCGGGTTTGTGAATGGCACCATCGGCGTAGAAAACGCAATGTTGTATTTCTGCGCAGCCAACCCCGGCAAATGGAACAACCGTCTTTCGATTCAGGTTCGTCCATCGAATACGGCTGGCACCGAAGTCGGCGAACATTCCGATCCGTTCCAATTCGTGGTCGATGTTTTCATTGACTACACTGGCACCGGAAACACTCCGGTCGAATCGTTCCTGTGTTCGCGGAAAAATGAAATCGACGGCAACAATCAACAACTGTTTGTCGAAGACGTAATCAACCTGCGTTCCGCGTACATTCGCGTGAAAAACAACTCGCTCTGCAAACCAGTGCGCGTCGGTAAAGCGGCGTTTGAACAATTGGACGGCGGTGCGGACGGTGATCGTCCGAAACAAGTTGATCTGATTAACGCGTGGGACTTGTACGAGGACAAAGAACAAATCCTCGTCAACCTGCTTATCAACTCCGGTTACACCACAACCGCTTACCAGAAGAAAATGGATTCCATCGCGAAAATGCGTGGGGACTGTGTTGCACTTCTGGACTTGCCGGATGACATGGCTCAAGTTTCGCGGGCGGTTAATTATCGTCGCAACACGCTGAACCTGAACTCCAGTTATTCCGCAATTTACGCGCCGTTCGTGGAAGTGCTGGATACCGATTCCAACAAAAACATTTTCATTCCGCCAAGTGCGTTCGTCGGTGCGGCCTGTGCCTACACCGATACCAATCGCGCTGTTTGGTTCGCGCCAGCCGGTTTGAATCGCGGTCAAGTAAACGTGCGTTCGCTGCGCCAACGTTACAACCAAGGTGCGCGTGATGCTCTGGATGCTGCGCAAGTAAACATCATCCGAAACATTCCGGGCCGTGGTTTTGTAATCATGGGCCAAAGCACGATGCAAACTTTCGATTCCGGTTTCAGCAACTTGAACGTCCGCCGTTTGGTGAACTTCATCAAAACCAGTATCGAAGCGGCAACCGTTCCATCGGTGTTCAACCCGAACGACGGTTTTGAACGTCTCAAATTGAAAAACATTTGCGACGATTTCATGCGCCCAATCAAATCGGGCCGTGGCGTTTACGAGTGGGTTACGATCTGCGACGAACGCAACAACAAACCGGCGAGCATTGCCAACAACGACATTAAACTCGATTTGATTATCGACCCTGAAATCCCGGCCAAGCGTGCCCACCTCGGAGCCAACGTGCAACCGACCGGCGCCGTGTCCTTCACCGAGGCTTAATTCCAAATGTCCGATCTGAAATTGCAAAACCTCATTGGCAGTCTGGAAGTTGCTTCCGATATTCGCAACATGGACGAAACGAACCCAATCGTTCACCGCTTGTCGAATCCTACGATTCGCAAAGTGACCGCAATCGTTTGTGCCGTGCGCGAACCGAGCACTTTGATTCTGCCGCTCAATGTGACGTGGTTCGTTTTCGACCCGCTGTCGCCGTATTACAAAATGGCACTGCGCCGTAAATCGAAAACCACTGTGGCAAACTCCGGTTTCGTTCACCAGTGGGAATTGATCGACACCATCGACCAAGTTTTTGTCGATCAGGTTTACGACGCCGAAGACACCGCGCTGTTGAACGAAAACGAACCAGTTCCGGCTGCGACGACTTCCGTTCAAGGTATTGCGCGTTTGTCTTTCACTCCGGAAAACGCCAGCGATCCAGTTGTTGTGGGCGAAGGCGATCCACGTTTGAGCGATGCGCGTACTCCGAAACCGCACACTCACCCGGAAGTTCCGGCGACGAAAATCAAAACCAAAACCGGTGTTGTGTCCATTAACCAAAGTGTTGTTCCAGTTGTTGGCGCCACTCTGGTTGCTGATAGCCCAACTTCGGCTACGTGGCGCAAACTGACTTCCTCGGACATTCAACGGTGATCTAATGCAAACTCTGACCGATTTCATCGAAGAAAAGATTGCGATTTCTCAGGATTATCGCGGCCTTGATTCGATCAACCCGGTCGAGATTGTGATCGAGGACGAATACCGTAACAAGTATTCGATCCTCGTTTCGCGTTTCGAGCCGGACGCTGTGACCGTCCCATTCAACGTGTGCTGGATCAACAATGATCCAAATCACAAAGATTACAAAACTCTGCAACGCCGTGTCGATGCAGAAAACTACGACGATTCGCATTACCGCTATTCGTGGTCGGTTCTGTCCACCGTCGAAGAAATCTTCACCGAATTGCAGTATTACAAAAAAGCTGCTGACCCGATTCTCGGCGAAGTAGAAGATTTCGGAATGCTGCCAGCGACCAAAGTTGATTTGGGCGTTTTCCGTTTGACCAATGACAGTGCCGATCCGATTCCACCTGCTGCTGTTTCCGATACCGATCCGCGAATGTCGGACGACCGCACCGCGCTGCCGCACGATCATGGTGAACAAGTTACAACCATGATTGCTTCCGGCACAATCGAAGGTGAAGACGGCGACGGTAATGCAGTTTTTGAACCGGTTGTTACTTACGTTAGCGCCGACGCGCCAAACAAAGGTGACATTTTCGTAATCAAAGCAATTTCCAGCGACGGCCTGAGCGTTACCGGCGAATGGAAAAAGCCAGATGCGGAAATCGGTTACGAAGGCCCGCTGCCTACGGCTCTGACTGTAATCGGCCCGACCACGATTGTTGACGGTTTGACGAATCATGTTTTGCGTGCAAACGTGAGCATGGACGACGGCACCACTTTCGTTTCCGTACAAGCGGAATGGGAAGTTATCGACAACGGCCAGTGGGGCAAAGTTGGCAAAAACACTGGCGTGTTCCAAGCGCTGGAAGTTTTCGCACAGCAAATCGTTCGCGTCAAAGCTACTTGGATTCATCCAGAAAGCGGCGTGTCGATTTCCAACTTCATCGACATTACCATTCGCGATGCGAGCGGTGTTGTTCGTTTGACCGGTTTGCAAATCCAAGGGCCGGGCGAATTGCTGAAAGGCGCTTCCGCACAGACCTATTTGGTTGTGGCGGAATACAGCAACGGCGACACCAATTTGGTGAACCCGCAAACTTTCACTTCGTCGAATCCACAAGCGGGCAATTTCGTTGCTGGCGTGTTGACTCCGCAATCTACACTCGCGGGCAACAAAACCACAACGCTTTCCGCAAGCTTCACTTCTGGCGGCGTTACCAAAACTTCGACTCTCGACGTTCTGGTTCGTGACACCGATGTTTACCCGGATAGCATCACCATTTCCGGCGCAAGCAATGTGAATCAGGGCACCACTTCTGATTACACTCTTTCGGTTCACTACACCGACGGCACTACCGCAACCAAATCCGCGCAATCGTGGTCGATGGAAGATTCGACTTACGCAACTGTTTCGGTATCTGGTCGCCTGACTGCAAAAGCTCTGGTCATTCCGGGCGATAAAGCAGTTGTGCTGAAAGCAACTTACACCGAAAAAGGTGTGACGTTGAATGCGCAAAAACCAATCACTGTGAAAGACAACATCAACTATCCAGTGAGCGCAAAAATCACCGGCCCGCTTTCTGTTCAAGCTGGTCAAACTGGTCAGTACACGCTGATGGTGAAATACAAAGACAACACCGAAGTCGCGAAAACTCCGACTCAGTGGCTGTCCGCGAATACCACCAACGCGACAATCGACAATACCGGTCTGATGACTGCAAAACCGATTTCGTCGGCGGCGACTGTTCAACTGAGCGCAACTTATTCGGAACAAGGTGTGAATTTGAATCCGACTCTGAACGTTCAAATCACTGTAGCGGCTGCGCAAGCAATTCGTTTCGGTGTTGCGAAATTCGCAAACGCAAACTTCACCGGTGGCATCATCGAACCGCTGACTCAGCAACAAATCGAGTACGGCGTAACGAATGCAAATACTCCGGGCGGTCTGCAATACGATCACTGGTCTGGCCCGCAGGCTTTCTTCGATGCGATCATGACCGGCACGATTCCGGCAACTGGCGGCACTATTGATACTTCGGTCGGCCTCGACGAATATCTGTACGTTGCTTACCCGGCGAACATTTCCAGCCTGTCGTATCAGGATTTGGTTTCCAACTTCCCTGCAACTCTGACCGGTGTGAACTGGCCGGATGACGTAGTTGGCGAACCTTCTCCACCGACTCCGGATACTGCAACTGTTAACGTAACTGTTGGCGGCGTTACAGGTTCGTGGAAAGTGCAGCGGATCGACTTCGCTGGCCCAATGGTTACGAAGTTTGCTGTAACCGTTAACGCATAAGGAAAAAATCGTGAACTTGAGTCAATGGGCGGAACAGCAAATCTCCATTGCTCAACTGTACCGCAACTTGTCTCAAGTAAACCCTGTAACTCTGTCCATCCTCGCGGGTGGGCGGAGTTTTTCCGTTCTTGTGTCCTACACAGAACCGGGGTTCAACGTTCCATTCAATGTGATTTGGGTTTGTACAAACGAACGCTATTACGGTTCGGTGCTCCGTCGCGTTTCGGAAAATCCGTTACCTCCGTTTAAAAATGAATGGATCGAACTTGAAGACTACTCTGAGGTTTTTTCGGAACTCCAATATTGGCATCCGGATTTGCCTGAGTTTGGTGAGATAGAGCGATTTGCAGTTGGGCCAGCCTCGACCGATAAACCCGGTATTTTTCGCAAGACGACAAAGTATCGTGCAGTAACCACAAACGCAAGAGAGTTATCAGACGCCCGCACGCCCCTCGACCATGAACATGAGCAAGAACCAAATCGCTATATGCAAGTTGGGGATTTGCGAATTGATATGGGCCAAAGCAAGCCGCCGAAAGCTGGGGACGTTTTGGTAATTACAAAAACTGACGATGGCGTCATAGGGGAGTGGATGCAATTGGCTGACAATGACATTCTTTATGATGGGCCTTGGCCTGTCGAACTGCGCATCAACGGGCCTTCGGGGCCGGTGAACGAATTGACACAAGTGCAATTCACCGCAGACCTGATTTTTGAAGATGATTCCGTAAAACGAATTGTCCCCATTTGGGAATTGAGCGACACTTCGGTGGGTACGCTTTCCGAAGATGGCAGCTTTCAGGCTTACAACGTTCAACAAGACGTTTCCGTAAAAATCAAAGCGCGATACGTTCACGTTGAAACCGAATCGTCGTTCGCGAATTCGGTCGATCTTCTGGTACGCGACGTTGACTCCACTTTGGTTCTTTCCAATCTGGAAGTTACCGGCCCGGCCACTGTCAATAAAGGCGGCACCGCCACGTTTACTGCGATTGCTGTTTTCACAAACGGCTCGCGCTCTCCAGTTGTTCCGGATTACTGGCGCGTCGGTAATGCGGACGCAGGCACGATTACGGCAAACGGTATTTTCACCGCGAAGAAAGTAATCGGCACGCAAGACACGCGCATCACTGCAATGTACACCTACAAGGGAATCACAAAGCAGGCACAAATCGACATTGAAGTTTTGGACACCACGATTTATCCGCAGTCGGCGCGCATTCTCGGCCCGGATACGCTGGACGAAAACACCAGCGGCGTCTATTCGCTTGAAGTAACTTTTATCAATGGGCGAAAGCAAACCGTGGCCGTAAATGATTGGGCACACTCGAACCCGGCAGCCGGTCGCATCGGCGCGATTACCGGAACGTTCGTTGTTCCTGACTTGTCCGAAAATAAACAATCGACAATCACCGCATCGTATTCGTTGGAAGGCACAACGATTGCAGCGGAGAAAGATATTTCGGTAATCGACACCACGATTTATCCGGCACGCATCGACATTATCGGGCCAGATGCAATTGTCGAAGGTCGCGCCGCAACGTTTACCGCGTTGGTTTATTTCACCGATGGAACTGTCGGCCCGCGCATTCTGACTTGGGATCAAGACACGAAAGCGTATGGCCTAATTGATCCGTCGTCCGGCGTGTTTACCGCAATCGGCGATGTTGATTCCGACAAGTTTGTAAAAATCTCCACCGTGTTTTCCAACAATGGCAGAACGGTTTCCGCTGAGAAAACAATCACAGTGAAAACCACGGCCAACGTTCCGGAAAGTGCCACCATTGCTGCGCCGAGTTCCATGCGCGTTGGTGAAACGGCGACACTGATTTACACCGTGACTTACGCGGACGGCAGCACTGCCCGAATCAAACCGTCGTGGGCACTTTCAAACACAAACATTGCTTCCATTTCCGCAGACGGTCTGCTGACTGCGAAACCAATTTTGGAAGCGGCAGTCGTTACAATCGAAGGCACGTACAGCGCTTCCGGTGTGACGATCAAAGCGCAAGCGGTTGTGACGATCAATGATTTGATTTCCCGACCTTTGAGCGCTGAAATTGTTGGCCCCGCTTCTGTTGCGACAACCAACACCGCGCAATTCCAATTGTCGGTTAAGTTTTCGGATGGGGCAACACGGCTTGTTGCTGGTATTTGGCAATCGTCTGATCGTGGCGTAGGCACCGTTGATTCGGCGGGAACTTTCCGACCTTATTCAGCGGGCAAAACAACGCTGACTGCCGTGTACTCTGCACAAGGTCAGACGGTTTCTTCGACAAAAGAGATTACGGTTCTATGATTATCGCCATCGCGGCAGCGCCTGCCGATTTCGAGCAATTCCAGTGGTACTCCAACTCGGGGCCGGAATTCAAATTCGATCCCGGTAACAATCAACACATTATGAAAGTCGCCAAGGACGATTTGATTGGTTTGAAGAAAACCGTTTCCGGCCCAACTGCCGGTCGCTATCAAATCGTGCTCGCGAAATATCCGCATCTGATTTTCCGTTCGATCAAACCCGAAGTCATTGAAAAGGCTATGAAGCATTTCAAAGAGTACAAGGGTGTTCCGATCAAACCGGAAAAAACCGGGCAGCGTCATGCTCGCGTGAAGATCAAAGGTGCGGACGTTCACGATAAACAAACCGCGCTGAAATACAAACCGGAAAAACTGCCGAAGGAAGAAGGCCAGTACGACAAAGCGGATTATCAGTGGCGCGAAGTGATGAACGGGCCAATCCCGATTTCCACAATGCACCACAAGAAAACCCGCACGCCATTGAAGAAAGGCGATATTGTCGGTGTTCGTTTCTGGACTCCGGCGCGTGGCGGTTTCGTGATTCTGCCAAGTGGCGAACGCGTAAACATCAGCGAAGCAACTTACGAAAACATCACTAGCGGCGCAACCATTTTGCCAAGTGCGCGCCAGCAAGTCGGTATCACTGTGCTGCAAGACATTGCGCATTTGCTGCCGAAGCGTTCGCGTATTTCTAAACCGAAACCGGAAAAGGTTTTGGAATGGGAAGACGACGACGAAGATGACGAAGACAAGCTGGACAAGCAAGCCAAGCGCGGCAAAAACTTCCTCAATCAACACAAAGACCTCGTTTCTGATTTTGAATACGAGGATGATGACGACGATGACGATTTTGAAGAAGACGATGACGACTTCGACGAATTCGAGGAAGACACCGACGAAGACGAAGCGGAAACCGATGATGAATCGGAAGAAGACGATTCGGCGGAAAATGTAAATACAGAGGATGACGACATTGAATATGTCGAGGAAGGGATGATCCTGCAACTTGCCAACGGCAAGAAGCTCACCGTCGCAGCGATTGAAGAAATGGAAGTTTCGGATATGCTGTACCTGTACGACATGGACACTGGGGATATTCGTAAGCAGGCGATTCCGTCGGGTATCGACGTGCGCAAACTTCCGGGTGGTGTAAAACTCATTGGCCGTGTCAAAGAAGACGAACTACAAAACATTAAGCGCCGTGCAGAACGACGCATGAATAGGTAGGGTTCATGAAAATTGATAAGCAGACTTTGCGTTTGATTCACCGCGATCCGTTGGCCTATGCGAAAGGGTTGAAAAAGATTGCGTTGAAAAACTTGCTCAACGGTTTGGATGATGCTTATCACGACGATGGCGAGTCGCCGGTTTCCGATGAAGCCTACGACATTATGTCCGAAAACTACACCGCTCGTTATGGCATGACTGGCGGTGAAGTTCCAAAAATCGGTGCGCCAGTGAAAGGGGGCGGGAAAGTCCTGCTCCCTGTTCCGATGGGCAGTCTCAATAAACTGAAACCGGGCGCGACTCAGATTTCGATTTTCCTGAGTGCCGGTGGCCCATACGTTGTGAGCGACAAAGAAGACGGCATCAGTCTGGAACTCGTTTATTCCAATGGCATTCCGCAGCGTGCATTTACTCGCGGCGATGGCAAGATTGGTAAAGACGTTTCCGGTGTGCTGGACGCGCTGCGCATTCCACAACGCATTTCGGAAAAAGGCGAGTTTATCGTCCGTGGTGAATTCACTGCTGACAAAGCCATATTCCAAAAATACTACGCCGAAGAATTTGCGACCTCGCGAAATCACGGCGGTGGCCTGCTCAATCGTAACCAACCGAGCGAGCATATCACGCGATACAAATTCGTCGTTTACGAAATCCTCATGGGCAGCAAAGCTGGCAAACCAATCAGCCAGCAATTGACCTACGCGAAACAGCTTGGGTTTATGGTTGTGCCGTGGAAATCGTATCCGGAACTCACCGAAGCAAAACTTACGCAATTGCACAATCTGCGCAAAGGCGGTGGGGCGAAACGTGACATTGACGGAATCGTGGTTGCTCGCGACATTCCGTACAAAGTTGTGCAGTCGGGAAATCCGACACACGCCTACGCTTTCAAGATCAACAGTCTAGAATCGTCGCTGTTGGTGAAAGTGAAAGATGTTGTTTGGGAAGAAAGCCGCCACGGTCGCTGGATTCCGCGCATCATGATCGAACCGACTTTGATCGGTGGCGTAATGGTCGAATGGTTTACCGGCCACAACAACTTCTACATCGAGCACGGTTACAAACAGGAACTGGTGAAGAAAAAACAAATCCCGTATGAACCTCGCCCAATCAACAAAGGCGCGACCATTCGGGTGATCCGTTCCGGCGACGTTATTCCGTACATCATGGCGGTGGAGAAAGCTGCAAAAACTCCATCGAAACCAGATGGTGCGTACACTGTTGACGGCGTGCATTTGCGCGTTGTGCATGACAAAGTAGTTGGCAAAACCAATCTCCGCGTTGTGAAAGAACTGACGCACTTCTTCACCGTTCTGGAAGTTGACGGCCTGAAACAAGGCACGATCCAGAAACTGGTGGACGCCAAGATCGACACCGTTAAAAAGATTCTCAATGTCAAAGTTTCACGTTTGCTGCAACTGGAAGGTTTCCAGCGCACCAGCGCCACCGCACTTGTGGCAGCTTTGGATAAAGCGAAAGCAAACATGACGTTCGGCAAAGTCGCAGAAGGCAGCGCTGCTTTCGGTGATAAGATCGGGGCTTCCCGATTGGCCGCAATTGAAGAATCCATTCCAGATATTCTCGACCGGGTTAATTTACCAGAAAGGGATTTGGAGCAAGCTATTCGCGGCGTTAGAGGTTTCAAGGAACTGGCAAAACAAATCGCTACGAACTTGAAAACCTTTGTCGAATTCCTTGAACGCAATGGAATCGAACTTGTAGAAACGAAGAAGGAAGCGGTTGTCGGCGCAGCCATGAAAGGTCAAGCCGTATTGTTTACTTCTGTTCGTGATGCAGCCTTGCAGAAGTGGATTGTGCAACAAGGTGGCAAAATAGCTTCCACAGTCAACCAAGCAACTCTGCTAATCATTAAAGAAGAAGGCGTCAGCAACAACAAAACGGAAATTGCTGACGTTAAGAAAATCCCAATCTTAACGCTTGAGAAGTTCAAGCGAAAATACAAGGTGCAGTAAATGTCCGAAGCATTAGTCGTCCAAGAAACTCCCATCGCTGAAACCGTTGCCAACATGGTTGCAGGTGAAGAAAATGTTTCTTTCGAGAGCCGCCTGAATCTGGCGCCTGTTTTCGCCGCCGGTAAATTGCGTTTGTCCCTCACCGAAGGCAACCAACGTATCGGTGTGACGATTTTCGGAAAGCGCGGTTCCGTTGGGATCAGCTTGAAAGAAGTTGAAAAGGCAAAACGCTACGCTGTACAAGTCAGCCCGCACCACGCATACGGAAATGCTTTCCCAAGTTTCCCGTATTTCGTGCCGCGCACTGAACTCGATGCGATGAACCTGATTACCCGTGTTGCAATTGCAATTTACGAGGCCGATCAATGCCCGAAGTAATTGAACTTGTTCAAGGTTTAGACCGAGTGCGCTCCGGCACGCTCAACATTACGGTGGCCGAACACGACGCAAAACACGGCCTGCCGCAAAGAATGTCGGTTGTGATTTTCGACCGACTCGGGGTTGTCGTTGTAACTCTCAGCGCTGTAGGGGAGCGCTGGAAAATCGCAGAAGTAAAAGCGGATTCGCACTTTGATCGAGTGGAGTGGCCTACTGATATGCAGGTCGCGAAAACTCCGGAAGGTGCGTTTGCCATTATTGAAACCGTCATTGATTGCGTAGCCAAGGTCAAACCTGTAGCTGCGTAAACGTGGAGCAATAAAATGAAAGTAGCTGTTTACGCCATTGCCAAAAACGAAGCAAACAACGTCAAGCGCTGGTTGAACACCGTGAAAGACGCGGACGGAATTTTCGTTCTGGACACTGGCAGCACCGATAACACCGTAGAACTTTTGCGGGAAGGCGGCGCCAACGTAACCATCTGGCCGGTACACAAAGAATTCCGTTTCGACAGCGCACGTAATTCGGCAATGGATTTGATCCCGCTGGATTACGATCTTTGCGTTTCCCTCGATTTCGACGAAATTCTGATTGACGGTTGGCGTGAACAGCTAAACGGTTTCACTGGTGACGCGGCAAACTACACGTTGATTTTCTCGTTTGATAAAGGCGGGAACGTGACGTGTAGTTATCCACGTTTCGCAATTCACAAACGCCGTGGTTTCTATTGGACTTATCCAGCGCATGAAATCCTGATGCCTGCGCGGGAAGGTTTCGACATTCACCACACGTTGCCGGTTACGGTTGTGCATTTGCCGAGTGAACCAAAACGTGCGGGCCACTATTTGGATTTGCTCCGCATCGGTTACGAAGAAAATCCGAAAGACCCACGTTCCATGCAATACTTCGCTCGCGAACTGATGTACTGCGAACAGTACGGAATGGCGACCGACATTTTCCTCAAGCATGTGGACGTTGAACCATATGCGCAATTCCGTTCTGAAAGTTTCCGGTTCATCGCACACATTGCGAGCAAAATGAATCAACTGGAATCCTGCGAACGCGCTCTACTCCGTGCCATCTACGAATTCCCCGAAGCCCGCGAACCGTACTGTGAACTTGCGTTTCTGTATTTTGAAACCGGCGAGTACGAACAGTGCATCGGGATGCTGCGTGGTGCGTTGCGGATTACCGAAAAACCAGACGTGCCTATGGTTTTCAAAGACGAGCATTACAGCTACTGGCCGTATCATTTGCTGGCTGTGGCGTACATGCGACTCGGGCTACAAAAAACTGGCGAAGAAAATCTCCAAATCGCATTGTCGAAATGTACCGGGGAAATTCCTGAGTCCCTGTTAAACGACGCATTAAAGGTGGGTGTTCATGTTCGTAGCTCTCGCGCTGGCTCCGGCCAAGAACAAGAAGTTGAGCAAGAAGGAATTTCTGGCACTGTCGAAGAAGGGCCAGCACTCTTATCTGGAACAGTTCCCGAAATCGAGTCACCGCTTCCTGCTGGAGAAAGCGGGCAGTAATCTGAAAAAAGGCGACAAGGCGTCCAGCGGCAAAGAAAGCAAAAGCGAGAAACCGGCCAAAGGTGAAGAACATCTTGAAGCCGATCCGCGCCCGACGCCGTACCACAAGCGGGACGATAAAGAGAAAGACGAAAAAGCGAATACGCTGCCTGCTGTAATCCAGAAAAAGGAAGACCAGCAAAAGAAAAAGGATGGTGAAAACTATCCTGTTCTGCATCGGCACAAACTGCCGGGTAAATCGCTTTCGGTTATCGACCCGCACGCACCGAATGAAAAAGAAGTGAAAGCTGTTCGTCTGCATGAGGACAGCGCGGTGAAAAAACAAATCGCGGAAATCAATCGCGATAGTGCAGCGGTAATCAACCCGCACAGTATCAAAGCTTTACAGCATATCAAACCGCACCAACTGCAAACGGCCAGTCGTGACATTGACAACAACCGCAATCAAATCATTGACGTGGTTGGTCAGCGTGTGCAGGAACACCCGCAATTGTTTAATCGTGGCCTCACTGCGATGGACAAGGTTTTTCAAGGTGCGCGGAAACTCAAACCGAAAGATATGCAGGCCGGTAAACGAGTGCTGACGCAAGTGGCAATTGCTGCATTGCTCGGCACTTCTGTTTTGGCTCTGACAATGGGCGCCGCTCCGTTGGCGGTTGTGAGTGCGCGAATTCTTTGGGACGTGTGGATGCACGACAAAGAAAAGCAGAAGAAAAACAAAGAAGACGGCATGGCCTACGGCGACGAAAAAGACGTAACGCCCGGTGCCAATGACAAAGTTGGTAAAAAAGCTTTGCTCGGCACTGACCGTCTCGGCAACAAGATTCACCAAGAAAAAATGCGCGAACAGGGTTTCGAGTGGGACGACGAAAAGGGTTGGAACAAAGCCCCGGACGAAGACGATCAAGAATCCGATCAAATCAGCGCAGAAGATTTTGCTAAAGAAGGCCGCAAGAAAGCGAAAGGCGGCAAGTCCAAAGAAGTACAGCCACGCAAACCGAAAAAGCAAAAACACTGGACTGAGGAAGATTCGGAAGACGCCGAGTTTACAACGGCTGCGTCGAAAGAACCGTTCCAACTCAGCGACCAGCATACCAAAACAATCAACACCATTCTCGATCAGCTTTCCGATGTTTTGAAATATCAAAGCCCGGAAGAACTGAATGACCTGAGCGGCAAGATGTTTGGTAAAGCAAACAGTGTCGATGCTTCCGATTTGGCAGTGGATGTTTTCAACGCGGTTGCAAAACTTGCGGAAGGCCGGTTGTCTGGCGTACCGGGCGCAATGTTCTACGGAACGTTCCGCGTCAACATCGAAGAACTGGCGGAAATCACTGAGCGCGTTTGTAACGTGGCGCCCGAAATCGAAATTGAAAACGGGCAGAAGTGTTTCCACTTTGCAACGGATCGCGGTTTGGTAACGCTGGGCGTTCGCTTTGACCGTGAAGAAATTCAATTCATGATTACCGAGGCACAATAAATGTCTTTGACGTTCCGCTGTGATCCAGATGAACGTCATTTACCTATGGCGAAACGTTCTGTTTTGTGGGTACTTGACGGCGATAAAAAGATTGGCATGGTTGCTGCCGATACTTCGCAGATGGATCAAGAAGCCAGTTCTGGTCGCAATCAAGGTTTGGCGATTTGGAAAGCGCGTTTGCTGCATTCGCATTTCAGTCCGTTTGAACATCACGACAAACCGCACGATTCAGAACCGCACGTTGAAACCGACGATTCAGGATACACAATGTTGGTGAATCCGAAAGCGTTGGATATGTCCACTGCGCGCCAGTGGATTCGCACTAATTACGATGCAGGTTCAGAATGAAAAAAGAATTGTCTCTTTCGTTTTCCGTGGGAACGCCTGCTGGCACGGCATTGACCGGCGGCACCGTTACCGAAATGCACGGATTGCACGTTAACAAAAACGGCTCCGTCGATCTTACTGACGAACAGAGTGGCGGCGAAGGGCGCACACTCGATGCAAACATTTGGCTCGGTCAGGCTGCCGAAGAATACAAATTGTCGAAAGACATTCGGGACTACATTCTGGTTCCAGTGCCGTCGATGATTTCCGGCGTGCCAAACACCAACGGCGATTCGGTTGGTTTGAAAGACCTCACAAAGTTCAACACGGAACAAGGCCACCTCGCGTACAAAACGTGGTGCGGCAAACCGATGTATGTTGAACACCAACACAAACCGGAATGGATTCGCGGGATTATTCTCGACACGTATCTGCGCCCGATTCCCGGTTTCCCAAATAAAGTGAAACTGGTAAAACTGGCAGCGCTTGACCGCACTCGCGATCCTGCATTGATTCAGCGCGTGATCGACCGCGAATTAAACACGTACAGTATGGGAATGTATTTCACTTCCTACACCTGTTCGATTTGCGGACACACTGCCGGTCGCGGAATTGGTAAACCGTGCGCGCATACCAAACCACAACAACCAACCCGCCAAATGGGTGATGGTCGTTTGTGTTATCGCATCTGCCACGACATTACAGGTTTTGAATTGAGCCTGTTGGTGAATAAAGGCAAACGTTCCGGCGTTAACGGTTACACCGAAGGTTACGGCGACCCGTCGTATGTTTCTGCAATCGGCGATCATTTGATTGATCCCCGCGCCCTGATGATTCGCTAAAGGAAACCGAAATGTCGCAAATCACATTGGCCGAAGTTTTGGCAATGCCAGACCCGCTGTTGAATGACAACTTCGATCTGCACGCACTGGGCGGTTCCGAAAAGTTTCCGCTGCCTGATGCGTTTCTGGACAGTTTGGAAAACTTCGACACTGTGCGTATGGCATTGGTGCGCGTCGATCAAGTGCAAATGCCAAAAGGTAAAAAAGGTCGCGTTACTCTCGGTTTCTATGACCAGTTGGGCGACCAAAAATACCTCGACACGTTTGCAGCATTCAACGACAACTTTGGTTCGCTGACCATTCAGCAATACAACCAATCCGGCGAACCTGTGCGCCATACCGTGTTTTCGGAATTAGAATTCCTGAATACCGTAATCGCACTGGAAGCAAGCAGCGGGCAAGTTGTGCAACGCTTTGTATCTTTCGAGTTCGACTCTGTTCAAGAAGTCGATATTGCCGAACGTAAAACAACGGAGTAAACGAAATGGCAGAAGTATTGTGGCGCGCAAAAATGCGTAGACGCGCAGAGATTCGCGCAGTGTTTAACGGCACTTACAAACAACCGGGCCTCATGGCTTACGTTGTTCCACGCGAAGAAAGCGGCGTCGGTGAAGGCATCGGCTGCGAAGAATAGTCTTCCCTCAAACGCAATAACGTGGAAAGTGAAAATATTCCCATGGAAAAGCAGGATTTGGTAAAAGGTATTGCGGCATTGATGGAGAGTGCAATCGCAACTCCAACTGAGCCTCCCGAAATTTCCGCCGCTGCACTCGGCACTCACATGGCCGATTGTCTGATGCGGGACATTTACGACCCAATGCCTACGCGTGGTGTTCGTGGAATCTTGCAATTTCAGCAAGCGCATGGAAACCGAGAAGAACGCGAAAAAGCAAACAAGACGTTTAAAGACAACTGCGACGAATACGAAAAACGTTTCGGACACGACGCTTTGGTCGAACGTTTATCGCGTACCTATATTGGTGCGTATGCCGAATCAATTAATTGCCCGGTTACTCAAGTGAGTTTTTCCGATGCAATCAATTGGCGTTCCAATCAACCGAAGGTTCAACCTCAATGAAAGTATTGCTCAGCTTAGCAAAGGATAACAACATGCCTCAAGTAATCTGCGGTTTCCCCGGTGTTGGAAAATCCACTCTTTTCCGTGATCGCGGCGACCAGAAGATTCTGGATTCGGATAGCAGCACATTCGATAAAGCAGAGTTTCCGCAAAACTACATTGCGCACATCAAAGAAAAGATTGCGGAAGGTTACACCATTCTCGCGTCAACTCACGATGTTGTGCGCCAAGCGTTGGTTGATAACGACATTCCGTTCGGTATCGTTTATCCAGCGCTGAATTGCAAAGCTGAATATCTGCAACGCTATAAAGAGCGCGGCAGCCCACAACAGTTCATTGATTTAATGGACAACAAATGGGTAGATTTCGTAAACGGTTGCGCATCCCAAAAAGGTTGCGTTTCCCATTGTTTGGCGCAAGGTGAATATATGCCAACAATGGAAGAATTGCCAAAACTCCTGAAAGCGTAAAAAGAACCCGCCTTAGCCTAGTGCTTTGTGCGGGTTTTTTGTTGTCTGAAATTTTTGTTCGTACTAATTTTTAGAATATGGAACTGGAGGATACAATGAAAGTAACCATTCCATTGAAAGCGTTATCCGGCGCTGCACCACTTCATGACTTTCACGCTCCGCAAAACAGTGACGAAAAACACCTCGATCATTATTTGGAGCGAATCCCACAAATCAGACAGGGTTTGGTCAGCATGAAAGTTGACTATGATTCCGTGGGTGATAACGAAAGCGAAAATTGCCGTATCGAACTAACCACAGACAATGCCAACGCAGTAATGGAATTGGCTATGGGAGAAGAAGGCTGGGCGTATAACGCAACGCTGAATTCAAAAGGTTCGGAACGAAAATTCGAGGGAACTGGCTCGCACGATAGCAAGCAAGCCCTTGTACGGAAAGTCAGTGGCTTGATTAGAATCATGCTTGAAAATTGAAGTCACTAATTTTTTAAACAGGAAAGCGATTTCCTACAATCTAAACCAATCCAGTTTAGGAGCCACTATGTCCAAAGATAAAGCGCAACTGCGCGGAATCGTTGTGGTGGGCGACTCTCTGGAGCAGGCAAAAGGCTTTTTCGCGGCAGTCGCTTCGGGCACTGATGTTTCGGTATATGCCAGCGCAAACGGTGAGATGCAAATCGCAACCGCAAGCGCAGACACAACCGGTATTCAGATTCTCGATCCACTGAATGGCGAAGAACTTGTTCCAGTTACAGCCGCCGATGGTGTAATTGAAAGTCTTGCGTCCGCTTCCGGAACCGAAGTCGAAGCCCACTACGTTCAATGCACTGCTGGTTGTAACTCGCATATCATTGCCGACGATGCTGCGCTTTTGCACAAATGTCCGGCGTGTGCCTCTGACCTGCCAGACTTGGAAAATCCGAACGTGAAACCAAATCAAACTGCTGGAACGGCTGGTCAACCAGAAGAAGCGCTGATTGCGTTTGCGAGTTCTTTTGAAGAAGCCAGCAAACAATACGTCGCTCTGGTAAAAGGCGAAATTCAACCGCACGCATACCAATGCGACGACGTGGTTGTTGCTTGCGCCAGCGCAATGCCATTTCACATCTTTCAAGGTGTTGAATCCGTCGCTACCGAACACGTTCCAACCAGCATGGCCGCGATTGCATCGGCTGCCGAAGAAGCTGGCGAAAATGTTCCTGCGCATCATTTCATGTGCGTTTCCAAAAGTTGCGGCACTCATGTCGTCGCTTCCAACGAATCGCCACTGTTCTGCCCCGGTTGCAGCGCCGGTCTGATTGACCCTGCTGACATTGCAACCGCGTCCGATGACGACGAAGAAGACGAAGAAGACGAAGACTTCGACGATCTGAACGACGACGAAGACGAAGATGAAGAAGACGAAGACGCCGAAGTCGATGAAGACGACGACGATGAAGAAGATGATGATTTCGACGAAGATGACGACGAAGCCATTACTCTTTCCGTTTCTTCGGCCAAGCCTGCTGGCGGCGTGCGCAAAAAAGTAAAAGCGCAAGCTTCTGCTGAACCGCAATCGCAAACTCAAGATCAGCCGCAAAGTGCCGCTGCTCCTGTAGTTGCTGCCGAACCGCTGGTTTCGGTTGCTGCATCTTTCGTCGCGCTTTCCGCCAACGAAATGCAAATCGAAAATGTTGACGTGGCTTACGCTGGCAACATTGCCGGTGACGGTCGCTGGTACGCTTTCCACAACGGCGTTCCGTTCGCGCAAGCTGTTGCCTCGGCGTCGAAAGTTGAAAACTTCGCTTCCGACGTTTTCGGTCGTACCTTCAAGGCAATCGCTGCCGAACAAGGTGTTGCTGTTGCAATGACCGAACTTGGTTTCACGGAAATCAAACCGGAAATCAAGGTTGAACAATTCGTACAAGCGGAAGTTACTTCGCAAGTCGAATCGCGTGTTGCACAAATCGCTCAAGCTTCTGCAAACGACGCTGCCGAATTCAATTCGCGCTTCCTCGCTGCAATCGCTACTGCGAGCCAAGGTATCAATTCCGGTTTCTACAAAGGCGAAGCACAAAACCCGATCAGCGTTGCGCTGGCGACTGCCCTTGAAGATGCTGGTATTTCCGGTGGCGCCGATTTGGTTGCGCAATGTTTTGCCCGTCACGGCGACGGCTACCACAAAGCGCTGGTTGCGAAAGCAAGCCAAATCATGCAATACGATCTGACGGTTCAGAACCAAATGGCGCAAGCCGTTGCTGACCATCAGAATCCACAAACGCAAGGCGAAGTTTCCGTCGCCAGCACGTTCCCGGTTGGTCGCCCGGTTGTTGATCGTCAAGTGCAACAGCCTGTACAACACCGCGAAACTTCCATCGCATCCGCATCCACCGATGACTTCGCCAAGCGCCTGCAAGGTTTGTCTTTCGGTCGTAAAGCTCGTTAATTCTCGGAGAGAAAAATGAACGTTCAAAAACTTACTCGCCTGTTCCGCACCGAACACCTGCCAGTTCAATCTGGCGTAATCATCGAAGAAGAAGGCACCGCGCTGGTTTTCGTTTCTGAAAACGGCACCACCGTTGTTCGTCCTTCGACCGGCGCCGCTGGCGAACAGTTTGCTGGTTTCAGCATGTCGCGCAACAGCCCACCTTCGTACATTCCGCACGCTTTCAATTCCAGCGTTCCGGAAAGTCTGGTTGTCGAACTGCCACGCACTCCACTGACCGGCCAGATTCTGGTAAAAGTCGGCGGCGTGAAACTGGAAGTTGTTGCTGGCGTTCCTGCCGACGCAACCGAAGTTCAACTGGCCGGTAATGATCTGGTGTTCTTCGCCAGCGCGACCAAAAAAGCTCTGTACGTGCAATTCATTTACGAGCCGTCGCTGGCCGAAGCCCGCACCATTCTCGGCGACATGCCGATTGGCGGTTTGGCTTCCAGCTACCAAGGCATTATCGGCGTGGCGCTGCACGGCCAAGTCGGCACTACCATGTATGACGCCTCCGCTGACTGGACTGGCGTTATCAATCCAAACCTCGGTGTTGATGGTCGCCTGACTGTTGGCGGTTCTGGCCCGAAACTGTCGAACGTAACTGTTCTGGCAACCCCATCCACTGACGCCGGTTCTTTCGGTGCTCTGCAAGTTCGCGTTTCTGCCTAAATCTTTTTGGCATTTTCTGGAGAAATAAATATGCACGGTCAACTTCGTGGTGCCAAGATGATTCTGGCAAACGGCAACCCAATCGAAGAACTGCGTTTCGGCAAAAGCCGTGAACTGGCTCTGAGTTCTTCGACCGGCGAAATCAACGCCTACAGCAAACAAGACCTGATGCACAACCTGACGGGTCTGATGCAAGCGGTTGCCAGCGGCCAAATCGTTCACGCACAACCTGAACAACAAATCGCAACTGCGGCTGATCGCCGTGAAATGCTGGCCGAAGCTCGCCAGTCGCCAGAAAAATGGAACGCGCTGGGCGCTTCCATCGCACAACAAATCTACGATCAAACTGATCGCGAAGGTTTCGTGCGGAAACTGGCTGTTGGTAACACTCTGCGTCAAGGTGAAGTGCAACGCGTTCCGATGCCTGCTCACGACACCAGCGCCGTTGTTGCAACTTCTTCGACCGGTGTTGGCTACCAACAAATTCGCCAACGCGTTTTCACTCCGGAAGAATTCGAGATCATCGCGAACGTTCGCGTAAACACTCTCGATCTGGAACAAGTAAACGGCGACCTGCTGGAACACGCCTACAACGACGGTTTGCAATCCATCATGGTTGCAGAAGACCGCCTGTGGAAAACCGCTGCTGACCTGACCGTTGGCGTCATGAACCCGATGGAATACATCGCCGGTGAACTGACCACCAAAAACCTCGGTCGTCTGCGCCAAGCTGTTGCTGGCTGGAACTTGCCAGTTGCTCACTGTCTGATCGCGAACGATTTCTGGACTGACATTATCGGTTCCAACGATTTCGCAACGTTCCTCGATCCGATCACCAAATACGATCTGGCACTGAACGGCCAACTCGGTACTCTGGTCGGCATGACTCTGATTACCGACGCATTCCGTCAACCGAACCAGAAAGTTTTGGCTCCGGGCGAAATCTACGTTGTTGCTTCCGCCGAAAACCACGCGGCCTACTCGACTCGCGGCGGTGTTCGCAGCGAGCCAGCATCGAACAGCTTTGAAGGTTCGACTTCGCGCGGTTGGTTGATGAGCGAGCCGTTCTCGTTCGTTCTGGCTAACAGCCGTTCGGTTGCTAAAGGCAAGCGTGTTGCTTAATCAGCTCTGAATAAGAAATTGCAAAGTGGGAGCGCCCCCGCTTTGCAGTTTTAAAAGGAGATTGATATGAGCGACATTCAAACAATGTTGGCAATTGCTGCATTTCATCACCGGAATGGGCAAACCGATCTGGCAAATAGTGTAATCGCGCAAGCGACCACGCTGGAAGGGTTTGAAAGTTACGTCTCCGAACTTGTTCGCCGCCCAATGGGCAGCGTTAAAGTCGGTGGCGCACCTGTTGGCGAAAATACCATTGCACCATCGCTTCACGGTGCGGGGCCAAACATTTCGCTGGAAAAAGCTGTAGCCATTGCGGCGAGCATTCACACGCATAATTCGCGATTGGATGACGGCGATTTCCTAGAGTTCAATCCGTCTGCCGAGGCATTGGCCTATGCCGACGGATCGGACGCCCACGATGATGATGAATTGGTTTCCGTCGCTAGCAATAGCGAGCCGGAAGCACCGGCCAAATTTGGCCGCATCACAATCCAACTGTAAGAAAAGGCCGTTTCGGGATTTCCTGTTACGGCCTTTTTTCATTTCTGGACGTTGCCAATGGACTTTTCAAAATTCGATTTGCTCAGCAAGAACATTGATAAGAACACGCCGTTCTTTACCGGGCTGCTCGGGGCACATGCAGCAATCAAAAGGTTTTTCGGTTTCAAAGATATTCCGTTGCCGATTATCCAAAGCAACAACGTGAAAGCAGTCCTGCGCCAGAACATCGGCCCGGATGACAACAGTGGGAATCACTACCCATACGCATATATGTCGATGAACAATTTTGAAATGATCGTCGATGAACAAGCGCCGAAAACAATGCGGCGTCACGGGCAAGGCCATCGCGACAACGGAACGAATTCGACCGTTGCGAAGTTTTATGGCTTCCCGATGATTGTGACTCTGGAACTTCACTTCGTCACCAATGACATTTTCCAAGCCGTTCAATTCGGTTTGAAAAGTCTGACGTTGCTGAACACCGGCACGCTAAACTTTGAAGTCGAAGACGAAAACTTCGGCTGGAAAGTAACCGTGAAGGGCGAATCCAACTCAATCAGTTTCCCGCGAACGGACAAGGACAACGAGATTGATCCTGATTCGTTTGATATGACTTGCAGCATTTCGGTTCGGCTGTGGTCTGGCATCATGAAAGCAGTTCCGAAAATCAACAACTCTGGAGCGGTGCAAACACAAGTTGGTATCGTGCCCACCGGCGACCCGATGCTTACAACTATCGGTGGCAAAATCCAGTACGGGGGCAATGTCGTTTTTGACGATGAAGGATTAGAAGACAATGCGTAAACGCGAACTGTATAAACCGACCGCGAAAACGATCACCACGCAAGTTCGCCAAACCGTCACCGATCAAGTGCGCCGTATGAGCGCAGGGCATCAAGATGTTGCAACGGAAATTCTGAGTGCCACTTTGCTACAACTCGATGTTGTCGTTGGCCCGAATAATCCGTACACGTTGAAAGACGTGCGGCAATATCTTTCCATTTCCACGCCATTTCCAATCGGTGTGGAACTGACGGCGTTTGGTGAACTCCCGCCGCTGGAAGATCGTGTAGAACAAAAGCAATTCTCCAATGCGACACTGACAATTGAACCGGTTCTCGCCGGGCAGTTTATCAACGTTGCAGTGACCGACGCCGATTTGTTTGGCGAGAAAATCACAGTTGAATGTTTCAACACCAACTCCGGCGAAACCGAATATGTGACGCTGCATTGCGTTCGCAAAAACGAGTATCGCGGTTTTATCCAATCCCTGAATAGTGCAGATGCTGGCGTAAACTTCGACGGCACCATGTACTGCAAAGACGCGGACATTCTGCGTTTCACATTCACCGATCCGCATAACGAGCACGGCCTTTCGCAAGATGTTGTGCAAGACGTTGCGGTTGTCAGTCCGGTTAAAGCGACCGACCTGATGATTCAGCGTTATGTAATCAGCGGTGAGAAATTGCGCATTGCCGTTTACAACGGAAGTACCGCGCCGTTTCAAACTTTTACAGTCGTGAACGAATCCACCGGCACTGCGATTGACGGATTTCTGGAACAAGCTGTTTCCGATCCTGCGGTTTTGTTTGGCTCGATTACGCTGGGCACTATGGATACCGGCGATGAACTGGGCGTCACCACAAATGACGTTTTGACAATTACCTATGCAAACGGTAATGACAGCACTGGCCTGTCGCGTCTGGTTTCCAAAATCGCAACCGTGAAAGACCCTGACACTGTTCCGGGTTTGATCGACGTTGCAGCAACCGTGAAAATCTATTCCGATCTGGAAATTCAAGTCAGCGATTTTGATTTGTTTACTACGGAAGTGGAAGTTTTCGTCACGAACCAACGCACCAATGTTTCCACGCCAGTTGAGATTTACGAAGTCTGGCCGGGAATGAGCGTCTTTCGAGGTAGTCTTTCGGTCGGGCCGGAAATCGGTTTGCCCGGTGACACTTTGGAAATAACGTATTCGGATTACAGCACTAGCGGAACCGTAGTTTTGACTGCGCATTCTGTTATCGCTAGCCACGTCGAACACGTTGATCCTGTTGTAGAAGAAACGCCCGATCCAGTCGATAACAGTATTTCCAAACCGTTGACGTTGACGGTGAACGGACTGTTTCTGCTGAATGGTTCGTTTGCTGGAACGTTGAAGCTTTTTGCACTCGACGAAAATGAGGTGCGATGCACGCTCATTAAGGCGTAACGGATAATTTAAAGGTAATCCCAATCGTTTTTCGGGATTTTAACTGGAGACACAACATGCCCTTGTATAACGGTAGCAGCACAAGTGCTGGGGTTTACGGAGGCGAGCAAGATAATTCGCAAACTGCTCGCAAAACCGCCCCGAGCATTGGCGCGATTGTTGGCCCATCGAAGCGCGGTAAAGTCGGCGTTCCTACGCTGGCCGTTGACGTAAACGATTTTCGTAAGAAATTCGGTCGTCGCGATGCGTCTTTGACTTTTGCCCACTTCTGCGCCGAGCAATTCCTGAAATACTCGAATCAACTGTGGTTCAACCGGGTAGCGGTAAACGCTTTGTTCGGTTCGATCAGCGTTCGTTTCATTGACGGTTACGCTCAAATCAAAGTAGCCGATCAAGGTTACGAAGACCCGACGCAACGCACGCAAGTGCCGGAAGAAGTTTTGTTCCTTTATGCGGCTGACCCCGGCGCGTGGAACAACAACATTCGTGTCGTGATGTATCCAGACGTGAACGACATTGAAAATGAATTGTTCATTCTGGAAATCTACGAAGACAACCTGAGCGTTCCGGTAGAAACTTACCGTGCCACTCTGCGCGATAAAACTGACGGCTACGGCAAACAGAAAAACATCATCACCCAATTGGAAGCGGCGGATTCTCGCTTGCGTGCAATGGTGAATGAAGACGCGCCGAAGTGGAAAGAAACCGAAGGTGCTTTCCGTTCGATCAACGCTGTGATTTCCGGCGACTTGGCTCAAGGCCACGACGGCGATCCTGTGACTGTCGGCGATATTGTCGAAGGTTGGGATGCGTTTGAAGAACCGGAAGAAGTCGAAGTAACCATTTTGATTAACTGTGGTTACACCGACGTGAGCGTGCAACAGCGCATGCTGGAAATTGCAATTGCTCGCCGCGATTGTTTCGCGATCCTCGACGTTCCGTCCGATCAACAAACTTCGCAAGCCGCTTCGACTTTCCGTCGCAACGTGCTGAATGCAAATACTTCTTTCGGTGGTCTGTATACGCCGGACGTTGTGGTAATGACCGATGACGGCCAGTCCGTTAATTGCCCGCCTTCTGGCGTGGTCGCTGCCGTGTTTGCATACAACGACGCCAACGCTGCCGAATGGTTTGCGCCAGCCGGTGTGAATCGCGGTGCTCTCGATTCCGAAGTTTCCGATGTTGCCCAACGTTACAAACTTGGCGACCGGAACATGATGGATCAAAACCAAGTTAACTTCATTCACGTTCTTTCGGGATACGGTTTCTGTGTTTGGGGCGCGCAAACTCTGCAAGCTGCCAGTTCCGCACTGTCCGACATTCCGGTTCGTCGTCTGATTAACCTGATTGAAAAACGCGCCAAGTACGAAACGATGGTCGGGGTTTTCGAGCCGAACGATCCGTTCCTGTGGCAAACGCTTGCGCAAATTGTGGAAGACATTCTCGGCCCGATCAAATCCGGTCGCGGTTTGTACAACTACAAAGTGAAGTGCGACGAAGAAACCAACCCGAAAGAACAAATCGCAAACGGCGACGTGGTATTGATTTACTACATCCAACCGACGCGGTACGGGAAGCGGATTCTGTTTACCACTTCCGTTGCGAAGACCGGGCAAATTTCCACCGCCGTTGAATACGTGACGGCCACTGCTTAAAAGGTAGGCAAATATGTCTAAGGTAACTCTGACAGAAGTATTGGGTATCAATGACCCGATGCTGAACGACAACTTTGAACTTACGTTCACCAAAGTTCCCGGCAACGGGGCCGATGGCCGTCAACTTCGACTGCAATGCCGTTCCGGTGTAAAGCCGGGCATGTCGATCACGGAAGTTGAAATCGAACTGTTCGGCCACAAAGTAAAACACGCTGCGCGTAAAGTTTTCTCTGGCTCCATGTCGGTCGGCTTTGTCGAATCGTATGAAGGCCGGATTACGCAAGCGCTGGAAGCTTGGGCAGAACTCATTCGCGGCACCGACACTCAGTCGGGTTCCTTCAAAAAGGATTACGCCACGACTGCAACTCTCAACATCTTCGATCAGACTGGCGCAACTTCGCTGACTTACAACATCATCAACGTTTGGCCGACGCAAGTTCCGGACTATTCGTTTGACGGTGCTGGCGGTACAGCGATTCAAGTAGACGTGGAATTCGCTTACGACTACTACGAGCGCGCCTAACGGCAGAAAGCCCATTGCCTCCGGGCCGTGGGCTTTTTAGTTTTCGAGGTTTGAAATGGCAATTCTCACGTTAAAGGATTTTGCGGAACGCACGTCAAGCGAAAAGGGCAGTCCGCTGCTCGCTTTCAAATGGCATTGTGTTTCGTTGCCTTTCGATTACGACACAACGTATGTCGAAACGGTTTCTTTGCCTTTCCCTTCGATTAACGTGAAACCCGTTTTTGAAGGTGGGCGATATACGAACTACCCCGGCTTTTTGGAAATCTCTGCATTCGACATTACCTTTTACGAGGACTCGAAAGCAAGTTCCAAGCAGTACCTGAAAACGTGGCAAGAAAAGATTCGCCATCCGCGTGAAGGTTACTACTATCTTCCGGGCAATTACAAACGGGATATGGTTTTCGAGTTGTTGAACACGAAAGGCGATCCTGTGATGCGCGTTAAAATGAAGAATTGTTGGCCAACCACGTCGAACAATTGGGAGCTTTCCAGCGCCAACGAACGACTGACCATTCAACAAAACTTTTCAACTGACAGTATGGAGTATCTCGATGATCTTTGATAACAATACACTTCCTTCTCGCACCGTCCCGTATCAAGTGAAACAGGTTCACCTGAATCCGTTTCGCCCGAAGCAACTGGGACTGTTGGGCAAAGCTGTTTTTCTGGAAAACATGCAGCCAGCTATTGAAGCAATGCAGGAAGTGTGTGACTTCGACGTGAGCCTGCTGACACCCGGCGACTTTTATTTCTTCTTGGCGTGGCAGCGTTTCAATTGTTTGAAGCGTGAAGTCTCGGCCAGTTGGGAATGCAGCGGTACGCAATACATTCGCCAAGACACCCGCGAGATTTACAAAACTCAGCGCGTGATTCGCACCACGGAAAACTGGAAAGCTGCGGAAGGTACGCCAGAACAAGCAATGCTGGAAGACCCGACCAAACTGCTTTTCGATTTGAAATACTGCGGTACTCACAACATCGCGCCGTTGACCTTCGCCGATTTCAGTGTGATTTTCCTTCCGGAAGTTGAACTGGATTCGCGACTGGATTACCCGCGTGTGCGCAACATGGTCGAATACGATCAACTGATTACCGATCCTGTCTATCACAAAATTGTTGGCCCGGCGCGCTGGATTGCCGAAGGCCGGACACTGAAAGACAAAATCGAAATCCTGTTCGCGCAGGATGATATGTCGCTCATGGAAGCGGCAGCCGAAGCAAACGCCACCATCGGCCACGGTATCGGTCGGCAGGTCGGCAAAGAATGTTCTGTTTGCGGTAGCACTCATTACTTCGCCACTTCCATCGAACCAGCTTCCTTTTTCGTATGAACAATGAAGATCAATATCTGCGGGACGCCCGCTTCTTAGACATTGGGGGCTTGCCTACGGGCTTTGCCCCTTACCCATTTAAACAATTGTTGATTCGGCAATTCACCGTTGCTGAACTTCAACTCTTGCACCACGCGATGCACAGTAAAGACCGACCATACTTTCACATTATTCGCGCAGTGCAACTGGCGACCAGTGTGGACGTTTCGCTTTTGACTGACGGCGACTTTGAATATTTGATGGCGTGGTTGCGCCAGCACTCATTCCCAAAAGTGCCGCTGCAAGTTTCGTGGAAATGCCAGCAATACCTTTGGGCGCACGAAGAAGACAACCATGTCGGTTCGCCGTTCATGGATGAAAAGACTGCGAAACTCAAAGGGTACAAACGTGAACTCTGTAATCACAACAACGTGGAAATCATCACCAACGTGATGCCACAAGTTCATGTCCTCGACGACGATTTGCAAACAATCGAATTCGACGACATTGATTTCCCGAGAGTGAACACGCTTTCGGATTTCAACGATTACATCGAAGAACACAAATGGATGCTGCACATGGCCGAGGTGGCGCGCTGGATCAAACCGGGCAAAACCTTTAAAGCCAAACTCGCGTTCCTGAATTCCCAACCGGATTGCGAACTGTACGAGCGCATCTTGGCGATTCGCGAAAAGTATCACCACGGCATTTCGGAACGTATGCGGTTGAACTGCAAAATGTGTGACCACACGTTCATGCACGAAAGCACGCCGCGCCTGCTGTCGTTCTTTGCGGACAACAGCGAGACTGACATTTTCAATATCAGCTACAACCTGCTTTCCGGTTTCGGCATGCAGCCTGATATGAACATGCCAGCAAAGATTTTCCTATTCCACCACTCCACTATGGCGAAAGATCGTCAAGAAGCGGAAATGCGTGCGAAGGGAATTAAAACCTTGGGGTAAGTTGCAATGGCCGAACTCATTGATATGGAAAAGGTAGCTGGCCGCTACCAGTCGAAGCATGACCTCATGCAAGACATTCCACAACGCAAAAATGAAAAAGTGGACGTGCGTGACCACTTCGGCGACGACGATGCACCGGGTACAAAAGGTGCAAAGCTGGGCACGCCGAATTCGAGTGCCAAATCGAAATCGCAAGGCAACACGGTAAACCACAAAGTAGAAAACAATTTCAGCAACGACAATTCTGACGATGTTGAAATCCAGACGAAAGCGATCACCAGCCAATCGCAAACTCTGGACGCGCAAACCGGGTTGATGAAAGACCAGTCGCACAAACTGGACAACCTGAATGTCACGATGGAAAAGCTTTACGATTTGCTCTATCGTGAACACACGAAACCAGAACCGAAATACCAACAACAGGCCACCAGTCCTTTCCCGGTAAAACAAGTTGCTGGCGCCCCGGATTCCAATGGGCAGTCGAATAGTTTTGCCGATCTTGCTTCCGACGTAATGGATATGTTTGGCGGCAAAGATAAAAAAGGAAAGGGCAAAGGCAAGAAAGGCGGCAAAGTTCCAAAAATCCAAACCACTGGCGGCGGCATGATGGGCAAAGCCGGTAAGTTGTGGAACAGCGCAAAATCTATGGGCGGTTCGCTTTTAGGTATGGGCGCTGGTGCTGCCGAAGGTGGTTGGGGTTCCCGCGTAATGAGCGGCGCCAAAGGAATGTTTACTGGCGGCGGTGGCGGTGGCTGGCGCGGAAAACTTCTGAAAGGCGGTTTGGCTGCTGGCGCTGCGGCTGTTGGTTACAAAGGTTTGGAAAGTCTCGGTGGACTCGGCGCAGTTTCTGCAATGTTTGAATCGGGCAAAGGTGGCGTCGGAACAATCTCTACCGGTAAGGGCGATAACGGCGGCGTGTCGTATGGCGCTCACCAACTCAGTTCCAAATCCGGTACGATGGCGAAGTTTTTGCGTTCCGAACAAGGTGCGAAATACGCCGATCAATTCGCTGGTCTGCAACCGGGTTCTGCGGAGTTCAACGCGAAATACAAAGAAGTCGTAGGTAACGATTCAAAAGGTTTTGAAGAAGCCCAAGCCGGTTTCATGAAAGCCACGCATTACGATCCTGCGGCAAATAAACTCGCGCAAGATACCGGCCTCGATGTTTCCAAACGTTCGCGTGCATTGCAAGAAATGGTTTATTCCACTTCGACACAATACGGCGGCGGTTCTTCGGTAATGTCGAAAGCGCTGGCGGGCAAAGACACGGCGTCTATGTCTGACGAAGACATTATCAGCGCAGTGCAGGATTACAAACGCGACAACGTGGGCAACAATTTCAAATCCAGTAGTGCCGAAGTTCAACGCAGCGTGGCCCAACGTGCGGAGAACGAAAAGAAAACCTTGCAGAAGATTCTGGAAGACGAAAAGAAGAATCCGCAAGGTGTGATGAAAGGCGAAGACAAGAAGGCTGACGGCAAAACCGCTGCGGATGTTGCGCAAGGTAAAACCGACCCCGGCTCTCTGTTGAATGCTGGCGAGAAACCGAAAGGCAATGAGCCAATCGGAATCATGCCGATGAAACCGCAAGACATTAAAGCGGATTCGGCAAATGGTTCTGACGTAATGGAAGACGGCGTTGGTGCTGACGGAATCGAAGTTGAACAAGCTGGCCTTTCCACGGTCGATAAAGCCGGTTTAGGTTTGGCAGGTTTGGGCGTTGCGAAAAAAGGCGCAGAAGTTGTCGGAACAAAAGCTGCAACTGGCGTGGCCGAAGGCGTTGCGGCAGGAACCGGGCGTTCCCTTTTGCGTACTGTTGGCGGCGGTGTTGTAAACGTTGGCCTTTCCGGTTTAGAAGCTGCGGAAGTAATCAACGACGACACAATGGCAAAACAGCAAAAGCAAAAATCGCTTGTCGGTATCGGCGGCGGTATGGCTGGCGCTGCGGCAGGTGCGGAAGGCGGCGCGGCTCTCGGCGCTGCAATTGGTTTGCCATTCGGTGGCGTTGGTGCAATTCCCGGCGCTGCAATTGGCGGATTCATTGGTGGCACTGCGGGTTATTTCGGTGGCCGTGCAATTGCGGAAAACGGAATGGATGCAGCGCTCGGCACTCCAGAAGAACGGCAGGCAAAAGCTGCGCAAGGAATGTATATCAATTCGCCAATGCTGCAAGGCGAACACTCTACACTCCCCGGCGCTCCAGTTGCTTTGCCTTCCGTGAAAGACTTGATGACAGTTCCGTCAAAAGCGCCAACTGAAATCGCAACTACAAAACCGGTCGAAGCTCCGATTGCTGGTGAAACTCCAATTGCGACACCGGGCCAAACGGTAACGGCTGAAACAGCGGCAGCAACTTTGCAACCGTCTGCAAACAGTCTTGTGGATACCGAAACGAAACCAGTTGCGGATGACATGGCAGTTTTGAAAGCGACCACTGTTCCGGTTGCTCCAAACGCTCCGTCGTTTCACAAAGCTGCGCAAGCTGTTGCGGCAAAAGATTCTGCACCAGAAGCAAAAGTGCAAACACCGACACCAACGTCGTCGCCTACATTCGATAACGATATGGATGTTTTGAAAGCGACAACGATTCCGGTTGCACCGGGCGCACCGTCTTTTGCAAAAGCTGCACAGGCTGTTGAATCGGGAAGTTCCGAAAGCACGGATAAACTCGCGCAAGCTGCACAATCCCTCGCGGATTCTGCGGCAAAACTTGCAGCGGGTGCCGGACAACAACCGCAAGATGGAACAAAAGGAAATCAACCGGGAGGCGCAGCGCCGGGTTCACCGGGAATGCCAAGTGCGGCCCCGGCAGGAATGTCGGCACTCGACGCAAAACCTTTGATTTCTTCAATTGCTGCAACGATGAATCCGTTTTCTCCAGCGAGTCCATCGTTTTACAATTCGGAACCTGCAATTTCGCAACGCCCAAGTATGGCAACGCCAGTTGCTTCGGCACCAGCGCCTGCTGTTGCACAAGCTGCGGCTCCGGAAGCGGCGAATCGTCAACCGTTCGACACCGTTCAAAATGTTCGCATGGCAGTAGATCAACCATCTGCACAACCTGCACCGGCTGGCCCAGCGGGCGGGGGCGGCGGTGGAAAAGGTGGAGACGCAAAAGGTTCGGACAAACCGACCCTCGACGAAATCCCCGCGTTGATTAGCGATTTTGGATTGGTGTTTGTAAACACAGGATTCCTCTGATGGCTACCGCAACTCCAAATGCTCCAACGCCTGCGGCAAAACCGTACACGTCCGACATTTACATGGCGACACTAAACGTAAAACGAGACAACAAGGATTACTTGAACATCTCAACTCCGTTGCCGGAAAGTTTTTCGTTTGGTTTGAATAGCCACTTTGACCGTCCGCTTGACCAACCACTTTCCAACCTGAATAACGGTGGCGGTGCATTGGCAAACGGATTGGTTAAAGCGGGCGCAACCGCAATCACCGGCCAGACAACGAAAATGAAATTCCTGTCTGGTGCGGTGTGGTCGGGCGGTTCGTATTTGTCGATCAGTCTTCCGTTTCTTTTGCATGCGTACACCGATGCGAAAGTTGACGTTATGGATAAACTGATTCAGCTTATGTCGCTGGCAGCTCCGAGTGAAGACGGTTTGGGCGGAACGCTTCGTGCGCCCGGCCCGACCGTTGCCAACCTTGACGCAATCATGGAAGGCAACTTTTCGCAGCAAGGCAACCCATTGCAAATGGGCGGCGATGTAATTACTGTAAACCTTGGAAGATTCATGACGCTAAGTCCGTGCATCATTACGGACGTGACGCCAACCTTCGACACAATGTTTGACCAAAACGGAACACCAATGGGCGTTTCCGTAAACGTGAGCATTGAAACATTCTTCACCACTACACAGGAAGACTTGATTAAAGCTTTCCAAAACAGCATCACTGCTGGTACGGGTGCGAAGTCGGGTTCCGGCTGGGGCGTCCTCAACGTTGCGAAATTGTTGGGAGGCAACTAATGAGTAACCTCGGTCAGCATTCTGTTTTTCTGGTTATCGACGAACTCGGAATTGATCCCTTGCGCGACAAAGCAATCGACGCGATCAAGGAAACGATTGGTTACGAGTTTTACGTTGTGAAATCAGGCGAGCAACACAACTCTCCGCTTATCGCCTACAATGTCTACCGGGACGAAAAATACTGGTGGCACATTCAGGTCTACAACGACATTGACGATATGTTTGATATTAAGACCGGCACGCAAATCAAAATTCCTGACATGAATGAAATGACGACGCGTCTGCAAGCGGCCTTGAATCAAAACAACTCGACCAGAACAGTGAGTATTTAAATGCAAGCGACTCTAAGTATTGAGGGCTTGGCCTATTGTTCGATTGATATTGAAGGCTCAAGCGTTCCGCCTTCTATGAACATGCTGAGCAGCATTCTGATTATGGATGGTTTCGGAATGGGGCTTCCCGTTTTGCAACTAATCCTCAACGACGAAAAAGAGTCGCTGTCCAAAGAACTGGCAATCGCTGATGGTTCTCGAATCGTAATCCGTATGGGCCGCGACACGAAAACGATTAACGAATGTCCGTTCCGGGTTTTCGGCTGGAGGCGTTCACGCGCTTCCGGTGGCCCGCGTTTGGAAATTGTTGGTTTGCTCGACGTTCCGCTTTGGGGCGCCGGGGCTTTCACCGAAGCTTACCGTTTGAGTTCCAGTGATCTTTTCGCAAAAATCGCTGGCCTCTGCGGTTTGAAATACGACGGCCCGAAACAAAACACTGACGACCTGATGACGTGGATCAATATCAACTGTACGCGCCTTGCGTTTACCGAAGATGTTGCGATGCGTGGTTACAGTGGCGAACAATCGTGCATGGCGCGAATTGTGACAATGGATAAAACCCTGCGTTACAAAAACCTGTTCGATGTTTTGAATGACAAACCAACCCACACGTTTGTGCATGACACGACTGGCGCCGGTACAGAAGGCACAGTAGTTTCCGTTCGTGAAGCGCGGGATGCAAGTGCTTCCGGCGTTGGTGCCCATTATATCAACTATGGGCAAAAGCATTATCAGCATTCCGCCACTGGCACCGATGTTGATATTTTGAAACTCACGGCTCCGTTGCTTGGCACCAGTTTGCCGCTCAACAAAGACGTGTTGCAACAATTGATTGAGCGCGGTTCGCGTGTGACGTATTCCGGTTTCGATCCGGGCACCGCGCCAGCCGAAGACGATGCGGTTCACCAGTTTTACGAAAACGCGTATTACCAAAATCTGCGTTTCCTTTCGATGTTTAGCGAGCGCCTGACTCTGCTGACGGATTCCTGCACCGAAGCAAAAACGTTTGACTCGGTTGCGTACTTGCTGAAGAACGACAAATCCGGCACGCCTCAAGTGAGCGCCGACGTTTCCAGCAAATACGTTCTCGGTGGCAAAACGATTCAAATCAAAAACGGTGCGCGCTACGCCGAAGCGCATTACCTGTATCGTCCTTTTGTTTCCGTGCCGATCAAAGAAGGCGCAGACTCTGGAACGGTTCCAACAAAACAAAATGCTACGGCATCTGCGGCGGGCAATGTTCCGGCAGCGGCAGCGATCAGCACCGCGACCAATGCACCGACAAACCTTTCCTCGCAATTGGTTGCGGGCGAAGGAAACGGAATTCCAGTTCCGGCAACAACGGCTGCAATGAACAGCATGAAGTCGTTGGACAATTTCAACTCCGTGTTCCCGGCTGTTCCAAGTATTGCAACCGACTTGGCACCGACTGCACAAATGCGCAGCGCAATGGACGGTGTTCGTTCTTCTACTTCGGCACTCGACAATATCGGCGGGCCGTTGGGCGCAAGTATCAAAGCTGCAAACGTTATTCCAGCCGACACTTCGTATTTCCAACGCGTCACCGCATTCAGTGGAAATATGTTGTCGAGTTTGACAGACGGGTTCAACGTCAACCGTATTGCATCGGACATTGATTATGCGCGAAGTAATTCACAAGGTTTCAAAGCGGCTGCTATTGGCCGGATTTCTGGTTCTTTCGGCGACGTTGCTGGCTTCCGCATTAACAATATCGTGTCTGCTGCTACTGGGGGCCGAATTAATAAAGGCGCTCTCGTTGGCGAAGTCCTCGGCGGCGGCATTTGGGCGGCGGATTTGGCAGGTGCCGGAATGGGCGCAGGCAATTTGGAACTTCCGTTTACGCTTCCGTTGGTTGACACAACGGCGGGGAAAATAACTTCAAACTTCTTGATGGACGCGACGGGCTTTGGTCTAGGCGCAAACAACATCACGATCAACCCATTCAAAACCGCACGCGCAGTTAATGCGTTTGCGAATTCCACCAACCCACAACAATTGCTGCTAACACAAGGCGCGGAATCCTACGTTAAAACTTTCGGTAACGTTTCGCCGACCGATGCGGCTTCCAGCCTGCAACAACTTTCGGTTATCTCCGCCAAGGTTATGACGCAATATGGTCAGAACGAATATCTTGCGGATTCGGCGCGTACTAACAAGGCTCTGCTTTATGCTGGTCAAGAAACTCTCTTTTCGTTTGGTGGCAAAGGTGCGACTCCGCTTGCCAACTCCGTCGAGAAAGTGGTCAGTTATGGCGGATACCAAAACGTCGAAACAACCAAACAGGCAACCACTTGGGCCAAGCTGTACTCAATGGGTAAAGACGTTTCGTCGAAAGCCGGAAAATGGGAAGCGCCAATATTCCCATCGCTGGCAACGACGACCGACACAACTGCCGGTTTGCCAAACACGCTTAGCAGCAACGCCAGTCGCTACATGGGTGAGTAAACTGTAAACCTACCTCTGATAGCAAAGGAAGAAAACTTAAATGCACTCACAGGAAATTGATGTTGGAATGGGGCAACGAATAAATCGTTGTGGACAACCGCCCGCAAGCCCCGCCCGCCTCGAAATCTATATTGACCTTTGGGAGAATGCCGCAGAAAAACTCATTGCCGCAATCAATACGGCGCGTGATGAACTCTGCGTGGACATTGACATTGAGCAAGTCGAAGGTATGTCTTGCATTAATGTTGAAGGCCAGACCAACGATGTTTCGTTGTTCCATTCTCGTTTGTTGGCCGAAGGCGTGATCGTTTCCACAACCAAATCCCGATAACAGAATAGGGCGCGCATTATAGAACGCGCTCTGTTGGAGAAAACAAATGCGTAAACTTTGGCCGAAGTTTTTCATGGACTTGGCACACACGTATGCCAATCAGGTAACGTGCGCCTCGGGCCGTAAAGTCGGTTGCATCATCACCAAAGATAACCGGCAAGTCGCATCCGGTTTCAACGGTGTGGTTTCAAAAGTCAAACATCCAGAAATCTGCGAGCGTTTGATTTACGGCATTCCATCCGGCCAAGGTTTGCATTTGTGCGATTGCGTCCATGCTGAAATCGACGCAATCAATTACGCGAAAGAACAAGGCGTTGATCTGACCGGCGCCGAAATGTATGTGACTGCGCAGCCGTGTGATTTGTGCGCGCCCGTAATCATCGACGAGAAAATTGGTGCCGTCTATTACGACGTGCCGTATCCCGGTTCCAAATCGCTTGCAGAATTTGATTCCCATCGGATTCCGTGTGAGCCGTACCACAACAAAGTTTTGCGCGAACTGACGGTTATGGAACAGGCCAAGTACCTGACCGATCTGTCGGTAAACGAGCGTGGTTTGGATCGTGTTGCAAAACTGATTCCGACCTTCACGCACATGAGCGATTTCTTTTGCGATGCTTTCGCCACTTCGATTGTTAATGCGTCCGGCCTGTTCGGCAAGCAAGAACCAATCGTTGGTTGGTTTCCACAACAGCGCGAAGTCGTTGTGCGTTTGACACCGGAAGCAATGCCAATCGTCATTCAACAAAAACCAAACCTTATCCCTGACCTGAGAGCGCATTCGCCGCAATGATTAAAAGACCCGGAACCGCGAAGCTCAAGCTTTGGCTGGCACGCACGCTAATCAAGTCGAAATGCTTTTGGTATTATTTGAGCCGCGATCCGGGTTCATACACAACTCATTTCGTCGTCTACGTTTGGGCTTTCGGTCGCAAGTGGGATATTTTCAAAACCACTGACTCGATTAAGTAAGAGGATTTCCAATGGATGTACAAAACTACGGTGGCGTGGTTGACCAATTGGTTGCCGCGATTGCTGCCGCTGGCGATCACCCAAACGAAGTGCGTCGGATTGTTTTGACGCCTGCTGAAATGCAGGAATTGCAAGATTCGGGAGCGTTCACCACTACCGTATCGAAATACTACGGGCAGTCGGATACGCTGATTATCGACAACATCGTCACCGACCGCGAAGGCCGTTATCTTTCGCTTTATCTCGGCGGCATTCTGGTTGTGCGCCATCCTTCTGTTCCTGATTTCGTCGCGGCCCTGACCTATCCGGCTGGCACGCCTGCAACGGAAACCGTTTTCGCAATTGAAAGCGGCGGCAAGAAATACATGCTGAGCGGTGTGGGCAATCCGGTTGACGATTTCACGTTGACCAAAAACGCCAACATCGAAATGGGTATCGCGATTCGCAAACGCAACGACGCAACCAATTACGGTGCGGGCGGCACTTACGACATTGCGCTCAAACCAACCGAACTTTGGACATTCGCCGTTACCGTTGGCTCGCTGAATGCCGACGTGAAAAATGTTTGCGAACTCTACAACGTCGAACTGTTGCTGGACGTTGACCCAACCGGCGCGACCGACCCAATCCGTTGGGCGTTGATCTTCGACGACAAGCGCCAGCGGTACATTTGGAGCAACGCGGTTTCCGGCCACGTTGTAATCGCTGACGCTGCAATGTCGGCAGACAAAACCGCTGTGCAAATGATTCAGCGTTACGATTTCGGTTTCATCAAACCGTATATCCAAAACGCCGAGTACAACGAAGCCGGTTCGCCGTTCGGCACTTTCGTGCTGGCGCTGAAAGCTACTCCGAAATGGAAAGCTGGAACCGAACTGGAAGTTGAAGTAATGGCCGACGTGACCGAATACGTCGAGCCGACACCACCAGCGTAAACCAAGCCGTGCTTACCCAAAACTGTAAAGGGTAAGTACGGTTTTTTCATTTCTGGAACGCAATAAAATGAGCAAAGACAACGGAATCGAAATCGTCACCGACACAATCCACGGCGGCAAGTCCACCTTTTCGCCGGGGAGCTTTGAACAGCAACAGGCCCGAATCGACTGCCGCAAAGCCCCGCAATTCCTGAGCCGCAAACCCCGCATCCGTCCGAGCGTAGCCAAGAAGCTGCGCGAAGGAAAACTGTAAACTTTAATCACGAACACCACACTCAACCGAGGCAACCATGCACCAACCAATTCGCGCAAACCATTCCGTCATTTTCACTTCCATGCTGAATGTTCAGGCTGACCTGAATGATCTGATGGGCGGCGTGCAGTGGCGCAACGCAACTCTGGAAAACAATCACGGTTTCGCGTATCGCCGCGCAATCAATGTTGAAATCGGCGAAGCAATTTCCTACACGCCGTACAAGTGGTGGGCGACTACCGAATTCAACAAACCGCAATTCCGTATGGAACTGATCGACGTTGCGCACTTCCTGCTTTCGTTCACGCACGTTGTACAGCGCAGCGGCCAGCCGTTCTACTGGGCACAATCGAATCAGGTTTACACGCACCTCGACGCAATGAACCAAGGTTTCACCAACGCCGAAGATCGTCACAGCGCTGATCGCGGTGAAGGCCCGAATACCGAACAAGGCCGCGCCGAACAAGCGGTGAAGTATTTGGAATCCCTGCAAACCAATCTGTACGGTCGCCATATCGGAACGCAAGTCACCTACACGACTTACGATCTGTGTGGCGCGTGGGAAAATCTTTTCAACGCGTTCTTCGTGGTATTCCCAAACTTCACCATCGAACAATTCCTGACCGAGTATCTTTGCAAATCGGTTCTCAATCGTTTCCGTACCGCGAACGGCGCCAAAGAACACGGCCTGTCGTACAGCAAAAACGATTACCTCGCCAACCCGGCGCGTTACGTGAAAGTTTGGGCCGACGGTCGCGAAGACTCCGAACACCTGACCGATATTGTCGAAGGCATGTTGCTGGCCGGTAACATCGACAACGACAAAATCACTGTCGAACTGGCGGTTCAGTACAACAAAACTATCGACGCGTATGCTCGCGTAGACTGATAGAAAAATAGAATGGGTGGCCGAGGCTGCCCATTTCTTTTGGAGCGTCACATGGGTTTAGGAATCCAAATGAAGAAACCAAAGGAAATTCTTTTCACCAGTCGCGTAATCAAATACGCGTTTCTGTCGAATCCGTTCCCGGCCCCATTCATTGCGATGTTTGGCGGTAAGCCAGTTCTGTTCAAAAGTGCTGAGCATTACTTTCAGGCACACAAGACCAAAAACAAAACCTTCCGCGCCAAGATCATCAACGCGTTTGACTGGTCGAAGGCAAAGTATTTCGGCAGTGCGAAAGGCGGCTGCCCACTTGATCCTGAATTTGAAGAAAACAAAGACAAGATCATGCTGCGCGGCGTGGCTCACAAGTTTGCACAAAACCCGGTTCTGTTTCGTTTGTTGAAAGATACCGACAATGCCGTTCTGATTGAAGACGCATCGTGGGACGAATACTGGGGAACTGGTCGTGACGGAAAAGGAAAGCGCAAGCTGACCAAAATCCTTGCGCAAGTTCGTGCAATGACGCCAACCGATTTGGCAAAGTATCGCCCGGACGCGCATCTGGCCGATTTGAAATTCTACGAAGGGAGTGACGACAAATGAGACAAGCAACCTGCGATTTCACCGCAGCCGTTTACGGCGTGCAGGAATCGAAAATCCAAACTGCCAACGGCCTCGTTGACACCTACGACGAAATCCTCATGCCAATCAACGCACTGACACAAACAATTCTTTTGCAGCGCCGCGTGCAAGAAGCACGTTTGCAAGCTGTGTTGACCTCGATGGGTTTTCCGGGCGCGTTGGAATATCTCGACGCTTTCAACTCCGGCGTAAACAATGGCTACCACAGCACCGGTCATTGCAAAGGCGTTGCGCACACTGCTTTGGAAATCTTCCCTTCGGAATTCCTGAGCAATGAAGAACAAGCGGGCATTTTGCTCGGCGCAGTTTTCCACGACTTCAACCACACTGCCGCCAACGTTCCTGATCTGCAAAACATCGAACTGGCAATCGCCGGTCTGAAAGCCTACCGCTCCACGCTGATCGAACCGACTGGCATTGCGTGGGCAAACTTCGATTTGATTTTCCAAATCGCCGAAGACTGCATCCGCATCACCGAATTCCCGTTCGTGAAAGAACCACGCGGCCAGTGCGAACAAATCATTCGTGACGCCGACATGCTGTACGCCTGCACCAACGTCGATACCATCGCGGTTATTGAAGGTCTGCGCGAAGAACTGGAAGACAAACTGGACAAAACTATTTCGCTGGACGAAATGGTCGAAAGCCAATCGCGTTTTCTGGAAAGTGCGAAGTTCTACACGCCGGTCGGTCAAGCAATGTTCAAAGCTGCGAAAGGCCCGTCGCTGAACTTGTTGCGCGCATACGTCGCTGACCAAAACAAACAAGCGGCACAACGCTAAAAGGAACCGCGACATGCCTAGAGGAAATCCGGAATACATCACGTACCTGTTCAAAGGGGATGATGTTATCGAGATTCACGTTTTCACTTGTGAGCCGACCGAGAAACACAATCCGTACCGGGCAATCACCAGCATGTCGTGGTTTTCTGAGCGGGAATCAAAACGTAATTACGACGCACTGGTGAACGGTAAGCCAATCCTGTTTCACCTCGGCCCGTTTGAAAAGAAAAAGTGGCACGACGACACCGAAGCACGCTGGAAAGCCAGTTGCGAAAAGAGCGGGCACGAATACGAGCCGTTGCTTCCGGGTGTTCCAACATTCACACACGAATCACTTTGGGATATGTACACCGCTGTCGGGTACGATCACAAAACCAAAAAGTGGGTACGCGAAAATGTTTGACTGCACAGCAATCGTGTGGCGCAATAACGTGCCAACTGACCATCACATTTTCCCATTGCCAAACTTCGGCGATCCGAATTTCAACCGCACGATCCGTAGTTACTCCGCTTTTCGCGGCGGGCAAAATACCAGCCTGTGGAAAGCAATTCAGAAAGCGCGTAAAACCAAAAAGCCGTGTGTCTATCCGGCCATCCGCACAGCGCTGAAAGACAAAGACGAATGGGATGTTGATTTCCGCTTGCTGAATCAATCACTGGCGAAATACAAACTCAAACTCCAACCAGAACCCAACTGGATTCGCCACGAATCGCTTTGGGATTTTTACAAGGCCGTGGGTTATGACTACAAAACACAACGGTACATTTCGACCGAAGATTGTGCGAGCAAGCTGGCTAAGTCGAGCCAAGTTAAATTTCAAAAGGCTTGTGTCTCGTTTAAAAGCTGTGCCGTCCAGCATGTTCGGCAGTTCCGCGCAGACTGGCAACGCGAAGCCGGACACCCTGAGAAAATCTCAAGCAGCGCCAGCGTGTTCAGAGCCTTCACTTTCGATAATGCGCGGCGGGAAGGTTGAACTGAAAGCCTTCGACGCAAAAGCAAATACCTACAACCCGCGTGAATTCCGCGCAGATAAAGGGCCGCGTAAATGAACCTCGAAACAATCAATGACATTATTGAAGTTTTGGAAATGGCAGCAAAGCGCCGGGTGAAAGACTTGCCGCTGACCATTCCGGCCCGCGCCCGCCGTTCGTTCCGTGGTTGTGTGGATTGCAAATGTCAGGTCGAGCCGTACATGGTTCACGATGAATTGTGGGCGCATGCGTTTCTGGAACCGAAGCAACTGGCGTGTATTGCATGTTTGGAAAAACGTTTGCAGCGCCGTCTGCGTGCAACGGATTTGACCACCTCATTGATAAACATCAATTTGTTTTACGCGTACAGGATGGGACTCGCGTTTGCAGCGGAGGTTCAAGATGCCGTGGACAGGGATCGGGAGCAGGAGAGTTCCCGCAAACATTTTTCACCTAATGAAGAATTTCGCTGCGTTAAAGCGTTCCCGCTGCCGCACCGGGGGAGCTGACGGTTCTGACCATGCGTTCTTTCTAGGTTCGCCAAACATCGAATTGCTTTTACCGTGGGAAGGTTTCAACGATCACACCACCGGCATTTGGCAATACTCGAAAGAGCAGTTGAAGTTTGCTGATTCGATTCTCAAGAAGGTTTACCCGTACCGAATCCACAAATACGAAACGATGATGTTCTTCCGTCGCAACGTGTTTCAGGTTCTAGGCATTTGTAGTCACGAACGGGAAATCAAGAAATCTAAATTCGTGCTGTGCTGGACGCCGGACGGGGCAACCACTATGGCCGAATACAACCGCGACGTAACTGGCGGGACTGGCATTGCGATAAACGTGGCCGACCTGTTTGGCGTACCGGTTTACAATCTGCAACGCAAAGATCACCGCCGAGAAATCAAAGAGTACGTCGCAGAAAGGAGAGCCGCGTAATGATCCAACACCTGAAACCGAAAAACCCAATCATCCATCTGCACGACAAGGTTGAGCAAATCGACTTCACGAATCTGGAAAAGGGCAAGGTGCATTACTTTGCAAATGTTCAACCGTATCCGGATGATCCTATTTCTCCGGACGCGGCAAAAGTAATGATTGCCGAATACCTCGACCTGTATTACGAGCGGCAGGCTGAGTATCACACGCGCTACTACAATTTCAATTTTCCATTCGCTATCGGTTATTTGAAACAGGCCGAACGCGATAAGCTGTACCGCCACGGCATAAACCATTTCTGGAGAGCGCCGGGACTCGGGCCGCTGCTGGCCGGTGGGTTTATCTCAGGCACCGAAATTCATTTGCAAGAAGTGCTTTTGCTCGGCACGTTCCTGCATGAGTTCCGCAAATCGCTGCAATCCAATCAAGACTTGTACGACATGCTGTTTCGTGTTGGCAGCGACCGCATGGTTGGCGAGTACGCGCTGGAACATTACGCGCAACGGATCATTCACGAATTTGAAATCCGCCGCTGGATTCCATTCGGGCAGAAGTGCAGTACAGGCTTCGCCGATCAACTGGAATTCGGTCGCGGCATTTTCTACAAAACGCAAAACATGCACGTCCATATGGTTTGGGACTGGCGCAAGAAAACCTTTTACGTCCATTCCTTCGGGGAAACGTGGCCGCTGTTGCGTGACATTGTGACCACTGAGCAAATCGGCGAAAGCGAAATCATCATGGGCGATCCTGTTGCTCGCGCAATGGAACTCACTGAAAAGTTTGGCCCTGATATTGTGGTGTTGCCGCATCACGTTGGTGGCTACAGCAAACTGATTGTCGAATTCAAATTCGTCGTTAAAGGAGAACTGCAAAATGAGCAAACGTTATAAGAACCGCCTCACAGTAACTGGCGAGAAAACTGGCCGTCGCGTTCGTTGGATAACGCTGCCGGGTGGCCGTGCAATGCCTTCGGGCGAACGGGATGCCAAAGGCAATCAGATTCCCGGCCTGAAACTGAATCACATTTTTGTGGTTCTGCGAATCAACGACGAAGGCGCGTTTGAATACGTCGGCTGGACTGGTCAAATCGGCGTGTGCAAAGTGAAAGGCAAACTGCGCCACGCACTGCCAAACAATCAAGTCGTTCACAAAGACCCGCACCACATCATGGTATATTCGATGTTTGTTCCTTTCGGCACCGAAGACGAAGTTGGAAAAGGTTATGTCGAACTGATGCAGTCGCGTGCAAACGGCCCGCTGATGAATTGGTTTCCGGCTGCCGGAACCGAACGCGGCAAACTGAAACTGGCTTCGCTCGATCCGACGATTGCCGAAGTCGCGCAAGGGGAAGCACAATGAACCTTGTGTTTTCCTACAGCATTGAAGAAGACAACAAACTGGCAGAAGCCGGGTTTGAATTTCTCGGCGCAGGTCACGACAAGAACGCCAAAGAAGTTCACGTTTTCCAATTGTTGCCACTCGCTGAATATCAAGCGGAAGGCGGCGACGAAAAACTCGAACCGTTGACCAACAAGGCCAGCATGTTGGTGGAACACGACCTGTAACAATTGCCGAAATAAAAGCATTCGATTTTCTCTGATTTGAAGAATTTATAGTTAGTGACACAAAGAGGCCACTACTATGAAAACTTTACTCGACCTGTTTCTGTCGCTGTTTCGGCGGGCACCCGAACCACAAGTTCCGGCGCCGGTTCCAGTTCCAGTACCGGAAGTAAAACCAGAGGAAATCGAAATGCCAAATACTCCAGCAGTCGTAACCGGATGGGTTAGCGAACTCTACGAATCCGGTGGGCGTGGTGTTGCAACTGTGAGCACTGGCAAAGGTGACAACGGCGGCGTTTCCTACGGGAAGCACCAACTGAGCACCAACTCCGGAACGATGGCCGCGTTTCTGAAATCTGTTTACGGGAAACCGTTTACCGAATTCAACGGCAAGACTCCGGGCACCGACGCGTTCAACGCAATTTACAAATCCGTTGCCGCAAAACGTGGTGACGAATTTGCGACGGCGCAAGCCCAGTACATTCGCGAATCGCATTATGATCCGCAGGCCGCAAAGCTGGACGCTGCCGGGTATCATCTGGACAAGCGCCACCAAGCCGTGCGTGAAATGGTTTATTCCACTTCCGTGCAATACGGCAAAGCAACCGGTGTCATTATCAACAGCCCCGCGCTGCCTACTGATTCTGACGAACAACTCATTACGAAAGTGCAAGACTTCAAGAAGCGCACGGTTCCGACGTATTTCAAAAGTAGCAGCATCGCTACTCAGAAAAGCATCGAAGATCGTTGCGACAACGAGAAGGCTACGCTTTTGAAATCCCTGAAAGGGTAAAACATGCAACGACTTCCAGAACACGTCGAAGACTGGCACTACAAAGGCGTCACGGTTTTCGGCTCTGACATTCCGCTGACTGCCGAAGATATTGGCGAGCATGTGCGTGACCATTTTTACGTCGAAGCGATTCACAGCGGTGATCCAAACGTTTCGGCACCAATCGGTTTCCGAATCAAAAACCCAATCGGGTTGTTGGCAATCGAACCGACGCTGAATGGTTTGGCCCAACTGGCTGTGCGCTCCGGCAAAGAACCATCCGTGGTTTTTGATTTGTTTACGCGTTTGCTGATTTTGGAAAAACTGAGCATCGGTTCGACCGGATTGGCTCGGCGTATTCTGGCAGCGCTGCAACAAACGTTTGGCATTCACGAAGACTCGGAAGAACTTTATTTCCAAGTCAGCTACATCCTGCAACTGTTCAAACGTTTGGACGACCGACTGCGCGTAACTCCGCTGGCGGCTGTTGTGTAAACCGAAAGGGTGGCCCTGTGCTGCCCTTTCGTCGTTTCTGGCCCCCGGAAACCAGACGGGAACGTACACTAGGCCGTAAGGGTAACTGATTTCCAATCCCGGCCCGCTATGGGATAATGTCAATACTCGGGAAACACCAGCCCGCAAGTTAACACTTACGACTTAACTGAAGTTCAGGCACACCGCCACCTTCCTGCAAACATAATAATTGGGGACACATTGCCATGCGTACAAACACTCAGACCGCCGAAAACAAAACCTCCCGCACTGCCCGCAAAACTTGGCAGTGGAATAGCGCACTGATCGAAGCCGAACAGGCCCGCGAACAACAGGTTCGTAATGCACAGCGCCGTTTCCGTAGCTCGATCTAAACTGCAAACATTTTCAGAGGACAGAATCGTGGCACACGTAAACACTGACGCGGTGAATCGCGAATTGATTGGAACCGGAATTGAGTTTCGGTTGGGCGCCGGTGGCAGCTACGCTTTCCACTTCCGCGATACGAAAGCCCGGTTAGAAGACCTGACCGATGAACCGCTCGACAAACTTTCGGTCGCTCAAGTTGTTGCATTGGGCAAACAAGCATACGCAGAATGGTAAGGGGATAGACATGGCCAAGATTAAAATTTCACCGAAAGGCAACAAGGTTGTGGGTTTTGAAATCCGCGACGAAATGCGTACTCGCCTGTTCCAACATTTCAACACGACCGAAAAGTTTATGGTCGAACAGGCCAACAAGCTTTGCACGTATGAATCGTCGTGTGTTGTGATTCTGGAATGCCGCGACAAAAACGACATGCTGGTTCGCGAACGTTTCTACGCGTGCGACTGGAACCGCGCAGAAAGCCGCGCCGTCGCAATGCCGGTCGAAGAATTCCACTTCACCGTTTAACCTGCAAACATTTCAAGGAATCGAATCATGGCACGTTTCACTAAAGCACACGCCGACGAAGCCGCAGAACTGAAAAAGAAAATCGCCCGACTGGAAGCCCAACTGCGCCCGCTGCGCGAACGTGCTTTAGTTCTGAGCTATGGACAGACCCACAAGATAGCGCCGGAAACTTTTATCGCACAACGCCGCGCCCCGTTGGAAAAGTTGCTGCCTGCTTTCACCAAATCGACAGCCGCTTTGGTTGACGCCGGATTCAAACTCGACCGCAAACATTACGCACACAAAGACCCGCAGTTTGAAGTTCCAACTGTTTGGAACCATTCCGAGTTTTTCGGCGAACAAAGGTTTTCGCTGCCAATTGGTAAATCCGGCGCGGTTATCGAAGTCAACATCGAAGTCCCGATGGGAAACTCGAAATGCAAAGACGAAGATTATTTGGCCTACTCAATTAACGCGACCACTGAGGGGATGAAGGCCCACAACCAAACCAAACTCACAACAAGCCAGTGGGACGTGTTGGGTGAGTGTGAAGCGTGGGGAATCGAATTCAAATCGTTTAAGAGTTTCAAAGCCCGACTCGACAAAATGATTGCCGCAGTCAACTCTCTCAACATTTCGGAGGCTGTAAAATGAATGACGTAACTGTAAACACTTCTGGTCTGCTGGATTCTTTCGAGTCTGATTCGGGCCGCTTAATCATCAAGAAGGGCGACCGCGTGAAAGTGAAGACCCGCCACGGCACGACCGGCACTGGCACCGTTTTGGGAATTCGCGATAATCAGTGCCGCTGCCCTGACACCATCGTCGTGCAAATGGACGCCGACACAATCTGGAAAGATGAAAACCGGATGAAGCCGTGGCCGGACGATGAATTGCGCTCCAGCACTTTCGGTTTGTTTGGTGGCGAAATCGAATCCGTCATTCCTGTTCTGCACTGAGGATTCAAAATGAAATTTCGCGAACATCGCGGCTCGCTTGCCGCTTCAATGGAAACGGTTGTCGAACTGGAACCAACGAAAAGCGCAGTGATCGCCCACGCGAAAAAGCTGGCGCTGGAATCTGGTTTCCCGTTCACGCAAGAAGAACTCGACCGGGAACTGACGCTGCAAACAGTTCGTGTCGAAGCCTACGGCCCGGATGCGCGCATTGGTTGGGACACCTATTTAGTTTGCAGCACGTACATGAAAATCCCAATCCTCGGTTTTACGAACAGCCAATTAAAGGACGAATAAAATGTTTCACGTTATCAAGGCCAGCCGTGCCTACACCGGCAAACCGTATTTCGGCCCGACCCTGAATCGCACCGGTTACATCAACCGCGAAAAGATTGGCGCGGAATTTCAAGACGAACAAAATGCGAAAACGTGCGCTGCTGAAATGGGCGAGATTAATCCAGTCGGCTTTCACGTCTACAACGCTGTGACCAAAGAACGGGTTTTCCCGAAGGACGAACCAAAATGATTTTCTGCGCTGCGCTGGTCGATGCTTCAATGTCCAAAGAAGATTTTCTGAAAGTGCTCGGCCACAATCCGCAGTATCACGGCGTCTGCTTTAAAGGCGTTGTCGAAATGGCGGAATCCAGCATGGCCCCCGGCAAGATGCGCCGCTTTGTTTGGCGCCTCCGTGACGAAAACGAAACCAGCAACGACCTGACGATGGTTGTGATGTTCAACCAAAGTCGCGACCAAAAAAGTTTGGAAGAATACCAGTTTGTGTTGGATCGCCGCGCCGACGAAATCACAGCGTTCCGCGATGGAATGGCTGAACACATCGACCCGGCAGATGTTGAGCAAGGCGTTACCGAAAACGGCAACATCGTTTATTTCATGCGCGACTGTAATCTGGAATGGTTGAACAAACAGTTCACTGACCACGCCCGACGCGCAATCAAGGAGGTTTGAAATGTTTGGAAAATACTCGGCATTGGCTCAAGTCGTTATGGCATGTCTCACCGTTGGCTGTCTGGTGCTGACTTTGTGGCTTCGGAAAAACCACCACAAGAAAATGTCTGAAATTCGGAACCAGCACATCAAGGTTTTGGAAAAGGGCAACGCTGATTTGCTGCTGAACAATATGGAACAGCACGCGCACATCATGACCTTGGTTAAAACGGTTCAAGAAGGCAGTGAAGCAATCCGCATTCTGCACAAACGTTTGGACGAAAAGAGAACGCGTCGATGAACAAACGCACCGCCGACCAAATCATCAAACATTTGGCCTATCACGTAAACGGTGACGAATGGATCAACAGTCGGTATCGCCACAAACGCCACCGGGTTTATTGCGTGTCCGGGGCGTTGGCTGCCGCTGAATTGATCGGCAAACAATCGTCGCCCATGCCGGAATTTGTTTACCGGAAAATGCACCGCGACCAACTGGACTCTCTCGTTCCCGGCAAAATTGTTTGCACAACCGATTGCCCTACGCACGCTGCTGGATTCGATTTGCAGTACGCGTCAACAAACAGCGCACGCCCGACCGATTGGATTGTGGTGAAAATTGAAAAGTTTGGCCGCATCCTCGACGTGGAGGCCGCGTTTAAGGAAGCGGCATTGTGGGCAAACGAAACGCACCGCCTCGCTGCGCAAGGTTATTTGAATGGCGGGAATGGTGACGAAGGTGAACACGTTGTTGCGCTGGCCCAAACAGTAAAACCGGAACACGTTGTTTGCTGCAACAACCCCGAGTTTTTCAACACGCTGCCTTTCAAACAGCGCCGCGAGATTCTGGCTTTCGCCAAGAAATATTCCAAATGTGTTTACCATGATCTGAGGAAAACAGAATGACGCTAAACTTCGACGACTTCATTTCAAACTTCTGGCTGGCAGTAGCGATACTGCTGGCCATTCTGTTTTTGCTTCTGTGGATCGGTGACTTTATGCGCGCCGCAATGTGGAAGCAACGCTGCAAACAAACGGAAGTTGAACGCGACGACTTCGCCAAGAAATATTTCGACTTGCGCGAAGCCCAGCTTTCCGAAATCAGAATGCGCGCCCGTTTGGAAACCGCCCGCGAAACCCGGCTGGCCCGAAACCTTGAGCGTGTTCTAACCGAAGCCCCACTCAGTTATCTGGTTGACGGCCCTGTCGTTCCAAAGAAATCGAAAAAGGACATTAGCGAAAATGAGTGAATCATTCACTTTCCAAACCGCAGTTGAACAACTTTGCATTATCAGCCACTGTGACTTCGATCCGGCTGATCCAATGACCACGTTGCAAAATCTGATTCAGTGGAACGTGGCGGTTGCACTCGATCCTTCGGTTTCCGCAAACATGGCGAACCTGCATCGCCAAATCAATGAACGCAACGAGTTTCTGGCCCGTACCATTCTGCCAATTCTCGATGACGTGCCGAGTGCAAACATTGAGCCGAAAGTGTTGGACGCATTGCAGAACTACATTTCCGAAAGCCCCGGCGACACGCCATTTGTTTACGAATCGACGTGGGATGCAGAACTTGAACAAATCGCTTTAGAAGACGACGACCCGGAACTGATGGCCGATGTTGTAGCCGGTCGCCAAGCTGCCGAACAACACAAAGCAAAACGTTTGGAACGCAAACCTGCGATGGCTCCAATTTGGAAACGGCGCCGCGACACTTTCAAAATAGAAGCCAACCGGTTGTTGCTCCGTCGCAAGGCGCTGCATATCCGCCGTGAGGAAATGGCGGCAGAGATTCTGGAAACTGTAAAAGATATTCAGAGAGTGGAGAACGGCCTAGCCTTGATCGGCACGTCGCGTATCCGCAAAAAGATTGACGCGTTCCTAACCAAAACCGAAAGGGAAATGGCATGACTGTTAAGCGGGTTGAAATCGTAAAAATGTTGGAAGAACGGCTGCGCCAAATTGCGCCCGAACTTTCTGCACAGCAAGCGCAAAGCGTGATCGAACTGGTTGAACCTACCGGCGCGCAATTGTTTTTCACCACGATGAATGGCCGCGCCGTGCAACGCCTGATTCGCAACTATCTGGTGGAAACCAATCAGTTCCCGAAAGTGGAACAGGTATCGCCCGGACGCACTACGAAAATCCAAGCGGCGCCTCCCGGCTGGCGTCTGCCTGTAAACCAGCGCGAGAAAGTTCAGTTCGCGAAAAACGTTTTGGAAGTGTTGGCGATTCAGGAACAAGCACAACTCGACAAAATCGACTCCGACATTGCGCACGTAAACGCGGCAATCGAATCGCTGCGCAATGTTTTGGGTTCGGCGGTGAATGACCCGCTGGACGATTTGGAAGACGCACGCGACCGACTGCAAACACAACGCCGGACGTTGCTCGAAACCAAACCGTGGATTCTGCGCGCCATTCCAAACGGTTGCGTTCCAGTTAACGGCCAGCCTCAGAAAAAGGCGCGGCGCGTTCAAGATGAAGACGACGATTCGGACGAGTTCGACGACGACGATATGTAAACGATTGGGGAGCCATTGCGGTTCCCCTTTCGCGTTTCTGGATTCCGGAAAACGGGCCGGGGGAACGTACCCTAGCGCGTAAGCGTAGGCTATTCCAATCCGGGGCCAGTATGATACAATGTCTTAGCTGGGAAATCCGCACCCCGCATGTTGACACTTACGAGTTAGCGGAAGTTTAAGGGCACCTTGCCCGCACAGGCAACACACAAACAATTCAGGAGATTCACCCATGCAACAATACCAAAACGGCCAACGTGTAATCATTCGCGCAATGGACGAAAACGGCGAAGTGCAACCGCAAGCACTTTATGGGTTCGCCGCAGTTGTGGGTAGTTACCCTGAAATCAATCCGGACGCCGCCGATAAAGAAGGTCGCGAAAACGATTACCTGCTGGCGACGTTGAACAAAGATTTGGAAGTGAATCTTTTCGTCGGTTACTCGCCAGCAAAATGTTTGACGCTGGTTGAAGGCGAAGAACTGGTTTCCGGTTTGTTGGAAGAACTGGAAGAATGCCGCGACGAACTGGAGCCGGACGAAGACGGTGATGTTTTGATCGTGGTTCGCGACGACGTGGACGGCAACGAATTCTCGCCGGAAGATTACGAAGGCGATTTGCAATTGACCCGCGTTACTCTCGGCGGTGAAGTAATCGGTATCTGGCCGACCGAATCGCTGGCGGTTGCTGCAAACAATTTGAAACGTCTGGTTTCCTATTCGTCGCTGCTGTCGCTGGTAGAAGGGTTGGAAGTCAAAACCCCGAAACAGGATGCGACCGAAGAAGAACGCGCCACGTTCATTCCGGCAACTCTGCCAAACAAACTCGGTTTCGACCGCGACTCAATCGTCGAACTCGGTTATCAGTTGATCGACTTCGCCGATTACCGCCGCAAAGAAGAACGCAACAACTTCAAAGAATCGGTCGAAAACATTCCGGCCATTCCGAGCGAGCGTTTCAAACCAGCTTACTTTGAATCGCCTTTCCAGATTCTCAGTGAACTGAAAGATGCGATTACGGATTTGGCGGACGAAAGCCGCCTGACCGAAGGTTCAGATATTTTGCTGGAGTTTGAACCGTTCGTTGCAAATGTTTGCGAGTGGGAAGACTTCGGCTTCGACCCAACAGTCGAAATGGAAGACGACGAAGACGAAGATGATTCGGACGATGACGAATTTGAAGCGGAAGAAATCGACGACGAAGAAGAAGAAGAAACCCCGGCGCGCATTCTGCTGAGCAACGAAAAAGTTGAGAGCATCCACGAAGTCGCGAAGCTCGCAATGCACAAAGCGTTCACCGCTGACCCTTCGGTTGTTGTTCTGGACGCGAAAACTGTTCACGACAACGAAACCGTGATGGTCACTGTTTTAATTGCCAGTTCCGAGGCTGATTTGCACGCGGCACAGGAACGGTTCAACGAAACTTTTGATCTGGTGGACGACGAAGAAGAAGACGAAGAAGATTTCGAGGACGAAGACGAAGACGACGAAGAAGATGACGACTTCGCCGAACCGAAAGAATCCAACGAAATCATTTCGCTGCGCGATAGTTTGTCGCACACGACCCGCGAAGAACTGGAACGCATTTGTGTGGCGGTTGATATTGCCCACAAAGGTTTCACCGACAAAAAGATTCGCGAGCGCCTGATTGACCTCGCCAAGAAATCTGCAATCTGCACCGAAGCCGTTTCGGCGGCAGTGACCGCAGCGCGCAACTAATCACCGCAACACGGGGCGCCCTTTCGGCGCTCCGATCTATTCAGGGACAATCGAAATGTCTGAGCAAAAGTTTGAAGAAGTTAATGCCCGCCTGAAAGACCTGCCGATTTCATTTGTGCGTATCGGTCGCGGTTACGGGTTCCGCATTGCGGACGGCAACGTTGTACGCCTGAGCCATTTCACCGGCAAGAAACTTTCCGACCTGACCGTCGATGAAGTTATCGGGTTCGCGAGCAACATCGAAATCAGCGAAACTGTTTTGGAAAGTGCGCTGCCGAAAACCTACAAGATCGAAACCAAAGAAGTTGGCGCCGGTTGGAATGATTCGGGATTTCGTCACCGCGTTGTTTGCAGTGATGGTCGCGTTTCCCGCTGGGCACCGTTCGCAATCATTTCGTACCTCGACGACTTCGCGAGCGTGACGCCATACTTCACCGACAAGAACGACAACGTTTCAATGCCGGTTCTGGAAGCAATGGCACTGCTGGCCTACGGCGAAGAAAAGCACGAACAACTGCCGTCGTTGAAAGACGAAGACGACGGCCTGACCGAAGCTGCAAACTAATTCACTGCAAACATTTCAGGGGAAAATCACCATGCGTTATTTGGAACTGGCTACAAACGTAAGCAACCAATCTTACGGCAATGTTTTGTTGAGCGCTTTCGCACTGCCGCGCAACAAACGCCAACTGGAAGACATTGCAAAAACTTTCGACACCGAGGACAATCGTTACGGCGTGTTCCTCGTTGAAATCCGCAACCAGCAAAACGCGCATATCACGACGCCGGTTGCAATCATGCAGGGCGATTACCAAACTGTTTTGCGTGCCGCGCTTTGCCTGTCGCCGGTCGCTGAACTCTACTACAACTTGCCGCACAATCGTCGCAATCTTTTGGAAAACAGCGTCCACGTTATCCGCGTTCCTACGGGTTTCGACTTCATGGAAATTGTTCACAAAGACGACGGCAAGTTTATGTCGTTTGTGGAATTCAGCAACAGCCGCACGGCAGTTGACACCAATCGCCTGCTTTCGGAATACACCGGCGACGACGCCGACAACGAAGACCATATCAAAGGTTTTCTGTATGGCGAAGAATTTCACCAGATTCTGATTACCGAATGCGACCACACCGACATTTGCGCGGTGAAATACGACGACCTTTATTTTGGTGAAGAAGACCAAGACGAAGCGGAAGCCGTCGCGTACCGCTGCTACTTGAACTCGAAAGGTTATTACGCCGACACAACACTGGCCGACCATTTCAACCGACCGCTCGGCAAACGCCGCGTTTCACTGACCTACTAAAATGCTCCGCTGGGGATTTATGAACACAAACATTGTTAGCGTGATCGCCAGCGGAAGCTTTGCCTGCACCACCACGGCGGGAGTGCTCAAAGCATTCCCCGCTGTTCTGAAAAAGCACTCGGGATACAACGGCGTTGCCGAACTGAAAAAGTTTGCAGACGCTGACCCGGACAGACTCACTTTCGTAAACTTCGATTGCCGGGAGATTCTGAAACTGGCCGACGCGCTTTACGAAATGAGGGCCGTGCGTTTACAACAACGCGCCAAGGCATTCAGATTATTGTTTAAGGAGAAGTCGCCGACCGAAGTTTTGCCGTCGCCTGCACAGCGGGCAGTGTTTGAGTTTGCCGATACACTTCTGCGCGTGATCGAAAAACACGCTGCACGAAGTCGCTTTACCAACCAAAGCCAATTCGTCCTACGGTTCGTTATGATGCGGCCTGTCATGCCGAAACCCAAGGAGAAAAAACGAAAATAGTTTGGAGTCAGCATGGAACGCAATGGTAACGTGGTAGCCGATTACAAAAGTTCGGATGTTCGGAAAGACGCTGCAAGAGATTCGATGGACGTTGTGCTGGTGCCGGATGTTCCGAGTTGTGAAACGATGCGCAAGCTGAATGCGTACCGCCAAATTGAAATGGTGGGCGAACTCGACACTTGCGGGATCGACGTAAACATTTGAGGTGAATATGAAAAACGCAGTTTTGTTTGAGAAAGGCACACGGCAGTTAGCGGGAGCGTTGGCCTTGCTCAACGGCAAAACCGCTTCCACTGTTGACGCAAACACTTTGGAGGAAGTCGCCACGCTCTCACTGGTCGCCACTCGATTGCTTTTGCGTTTGGCCGGACGCATTGACGTACCACGGCCCGACCCGGTTGTGGTTGTGAAGAAACGCCCGAAACCTGTAGCGTCAATTTCGCACAAGTCGCCGGAAGCCAGCGCACGAATGCCGAAACCGCAACGGCCAAATGTTGACGTTGTGTTTGACGTTTCAATGACGATGGATCAGGGCAACGATTTACTTGGCGGGGATTCTAAGGTCAAACACGAAAAGAAATCTGACCGGGCGAAACGCCACGCCAAAGAACACGAAACCATTGCGCGGGTTGCCACTGGCAGCGCGCCGAAGCGGAAGAAAAAGAAGGGTATGCAACGCGTATGAAAGTTAGCACGTTTCTGTTTTACGTTTTACCGATGTTCCTTTTGCCTGCCGTCACCGGCTGGCTGATGTACCAGAAAGGCGGCATGGAATTAATGGCTGCGCACTGGCAAATGAAAGCGCTGGCCTACGCAATTGTTTGCGTGGTCGCATACTGTTTCTACAGGCTGGACAAGCTCATCACTCAACCGAAACAAAACAACGGCGGCATTCGTCGCACATAATCGGGAGACACAAACATGGCACGCACTCCAAAACTGAAACCAATCCTCGGCTTCTGGATTTACGCAGAAGGTCGCAAGCCGTTTTTCATCATCGACCAGAACCACGAAGCCGCGCTAAACTATCACCTGACCACTAAAGAAGTGGCGGCGCTGAAACCGTTGCTGGATGTTTGCATTGAGGAACGCACCAGCAAAACTTTCCTCAAACAAAACGTGTCGGTCGAAATCGTATTTGACCATTGCCTGACACCTCCGATTGCAATCACGAAAAGCGTGGTGGAAATCACCGAACGCAGTTGGCAATTCTTCGACGCCCGAATCGGTTACGACAATCAGTTGACCGAAGAAGGATCGGAAAAGCGCGTGGACATTTACGATTTCTGCCACACGCAAGGCGAAGCGAGACGCCTGCTGAAAACGTCCGAACCGATGTTTGAAGTTCATCGCGAAGTTTCTGGCACTCACCTTGGGCGCCACGAAGAAGAAAGCGAATAGTTTGTAACGAGCTTCGGCTCGGGAGGTTATCGTGAAAACTGGTCTGTTTGGTTTCTGGTTCCATCACGGCGGAATCGCAACGTTTGTGCTCGACGCTTCACAGTTGACCCGCGTGCGAATTCCATTCCGTGACCGCGAACTTTCAGCGGACGAACTTGCAGGCATGATGGGAATCGCCGCCACGGAATACGATGCAATTTATTTCGAGGATGCAGACACAACGGTGGAACCGGTTGTGAACTCTAGGTCGGCTCCGCGTTTCGTTGTGCTGAAACCGAAAGAAGGCGGCGTAATGTTTGCACGAATGTTTGATCCGTCTGGCGGCATGGCGGTTTGTTTCGATAGCGCTGGGCAACTGGCCTTCGACATTATTTCATTCGCCGACAATTCGCTGGAACTAAACCGCATTCTGTACGCGGACGAAAATCACGGCTTCCCGCATTCGACGCTCAAGAAGGCGACGACAAAGAAAGTCGCAAGACGATAAAGGACTACGGCAATGAACTGGATTATTTTAGCACTGGCGGTTTCGGGGATTATTGGTTTCATCTGGATCAAGTGGTATCTGCGCAAGGTGAATGCCCGCGAGGAAAAGAAGCACAACGAAAACCCGCTGTACGTTGCTGCGAATTTCCGTTACGAATACATTCGGCTGCCGTGGATTTTCCACGCGCTGCTGGCGCTGTCTTGCTACAAACTAATTGAACAGGTCGCGTTCCTCACAGGAGTTTGTCACTAATGCCGCACCGTGGAAATCATGAAAACCATCCGGGCCACTCACAAACAAATTGCCCGCTGCGAATGAAGATCGACGCGGCCCGGAACGGAACCAGTCACAACGGCTATGCGTGTTCGTGGACTGGCGGACACTGCACCAAATCAGACGCCTGCGATTCGCGGGTTCAACAACACAATCAGGAACAAAACTAATGAACACTCCAAAACAATACCCTTCGATGTTGATGGATCGTTTCGCTGAATTGAGTCCGAAAGAGTTTGCGTATGCGCTGGAACAAAATTTCCGCACGCTGCGCCCCGACCCGACTTATCCAGCCGTAAACTATTTGGAGGCCGGATTGCCTCTCGATATGTTTGACATAGACAAAGACTTCCTTGCGAATCTGGTTCGCGTTTCTTTGCCGATGGCGCTGCGCATTTCTGTCAGCGTTTGCGACGAAAAGATTTCCAGCGACCGGCACGACGACGTGCTCAAGATTGCGCGCCTGTTCCGTTCGGCCATTACGGAAATGTTTGCAGAACTCAGTTCCTCGGACATTGGCGAAATGAGCCTGTACGACTTCGCGCAAAATCTGCTGAACCGCGCCGACACAATCCACAGGGTAATGGGAACGCTGGCCCGCTAATGCCGGGGCGGTTCCGGAACCTCCTTTAAACCGTAAGCCTTAACCCTGCCCATTGCGGGGTTTCGTGCTATATTGACTACGTGTTCGGCGCAGCGTGCCTGATACACTGACACTTACGACTTAGTGGAAGTTCAACGGAAAGGGGACAACATGACGTATCCAGTACGCGGCCAAACTTACACACTGGCCGAAATCGAAACGTTGGAACTGCGCGACTCGCCGTTTCTGCGGATTCCGGTAGACGGTGAACTCTACCCGACGCAAACATCCCATATGGATGTTCGGTTGGTGGACGTGTCGCCGGAATGGGCGAACAGTAAATGGACGTACCAATACGAAACAGACGAGTGGATTCCGCTTTTCCGTTTCGCCGGTACGCCAGAAGAAATGGAGGCGCTTGTGGACTACCATGAAGTGCCGGTCGAAAAACGTTTGTTTAAAGACGAACGCGAAATCATGGTGACGCCGAAAGGTTTCCCGTGGAACGAATGAGATAAATTTTCCTAGCGATTCAGGGAGTCGCTAGTTGGATTGAACTCACTCAATCAAACATTTCATACTAAACGAAACGCAAGGGGATTCAACATGACCACTAACACTCACACCGCCGCTGCCATCCTGTTCGCTGCTGGTTCCCAACTGGTGAAACTGGCGAACGCCCACAAGAAAGAAACCGGCGAACAAATGTTTGCACTGTCGGCTGATTTGGGCAACGGCGTTACTTACCGCGAACTGAAAAACTGGCTGAAAGATTTCAAAGCCAAACAAACCGAAGTCGTCACTGCCCTGAAAGGCGAAACCAAACCGGGCGCCAAGCCAGCGGTTAAACCGGTTGCACCGAAAGCCGAAACCAAACCAGCGGCGAAAACTGCGCAGACCGAATTCACCACTGTTGAACTGAAAGGTTCGGTTATTCTGGTTGGCCGCACTCGCGAAAAAATTGCAAACGTTGTGAAGGCGCCGGAAGGCAACCGCGTTGCAGTGCTGGAAAGTGGTGTTCGTGTTCCAGTTGCAAACATTGAACGGAACAACCGTGGCAACCTGCGCGTTAAGCCAGAAGTGGAAGCCAAACCAGCGGCCACCAAAACTCCAGCGGCAAAAGTTGCAAACACTTCGGAAGCCGCTGAACTGAAAGGCACCGACATTCGCGATCAAGAAGTTTTGATCGGTCGTGCGAAAGAGAAAGTGATCCGCATTGTTCGCGACCACAAACTCGACGCCCGCGTTGCCGTGACTGACAAAGGTTCGCGCATTGTTCTGACCGACATTGAACGCAACAACCGTGGCAACTTGCGCGTCAAACTCGGCAAAGAAACTGCCGTAGCCAAGACCGCACCGAAAGCCACTACCGCAATGAAAGAAGGCGTGCGCGTTCTGGAAATCGGCACCAGCACAAACATTGCAGGCGCCAGCTACGAGAAAGCGCGCAAAACTTTGACCGTGACTTTCAAGTCCGGCGCGGTTTACGAATACAGCGGCGTGACCCTTTCCGAAATCAAGGAACTGGAAGCCGCCAAGTCGAAAGGTTCGCACTTCTCTAAAGTGTTGAAGCCAACCAAAGCCGCTGTATGTCTGGTCAAAGCAACCCGCGCAAAAGCGGCATAATGTAAAACGAAATGTTCGGGCGATTCGGTGGAGTCGCCCTTTTTCGTATTAGGCAATCTGAACAGGAATTCAAAATGATCCGCATGACCAAAGGCGAGCGCACCAAAATGCGCGATCAATTCAAACTCCGCTTGAATCAAGCTCTGTTCCAAACAAATTTCCATCGCGTGTATGACGCGCATCACGAACGTTTCGATTTGGAAACCGACAAGCCGACTAAGACCACTGTGTTTAAAGCGCATGGCGTGGCGACTGTCGAAGGCTACGTGCTGCAATGGTTTATCGAAGCGGCACACACTGGCGAATACGAAAACCAGCGCCCGGTTTTCAAAATCCTGAATGTTCGTTACGGCAACGGCACAATGGGCCACAAACAATTGGGCGTGGGCGGAACCGGCGACCTGATCGTAATCGGCCCGACTATTCTCAAAGAGGTGTTTGCAGCATTCCGCGCACGCCTTCCAAAGTTCCTGAAAGATGTTGCTGCCGAAAAGGCCGACAAGGAACAGTCAAACAAAGTGCTGCGCTTCATTCTTGAACAGGCGCAGAAACGGTGCAAACATAAACCGCTGAAATACATTTCGTTGCATCTGTCTGAATCCAGTGACCGCAACGAATTGGGTAAGCCATACGCGGCCCATATGATTTTCGACTGGAACGGAATTCCCAACTCGCTGCATTTCAAGTTTGAGCGAATCGGGCGTGAGCTTGAGTTTGAGCTTGAAAGTGTTTTTCTTGATGCAATGGGCCAAGACTCCCGCAAAGTTCCGTTCAACGTTTCACCGTTCACCGCTCAAGGCGCAACACTGACCGCACTTCGCAACGCAATCCAACTTTTGAAAATCGAAACCAAGGGGAACAACATGACTGCCACTACTACAAACGGCACCCGCAAAACCGCAGCACCGAAAAAGCCGGTTGAAAAACTGAATGGAAACAAAGGCCCGATTGTGGCTCAAGTTGCCAAGACCATCGAAGACGGCAAAAAAGCCGCAGCGAAAAAGCCAGCCGCGAAAGGCAAGCCGACCAAAGCTGAACTGGCCGCGAAGCCGATTCCGAAACGCGCACCACGCGCAAAAGGCCAAAATGATTTGGCGCTGATTTCCGACGCAATCCTCGGCGACAAACGCCCGGTCGAAGCGCGCACCGTTTTGAAAGCGCGGGCACCAGCGGCACCGGGCGCGAAAGCTGTTCCGGTTGTGAAAGCCAAACCAGAAAAAGTTTGGAATGCAGCGGCTGAAACCGAACTGCGCCAGCTTCTGGATTCGCAACGCAACATCGCGGCCCGTATCGACTTGCTGCAAGCTGCGCAACGTGCAAACAATTCGCCAGAAGTGCAAAGCGCTCTCGACGCAAAACAAGCGGCCAAGGACACCGCGTTCCTCGACCAAATCCGTGCGCTGGCGAAACAGAAAAAGTTTGTATTCAAGCTGACCAAAGACGAAGGCAACGACGTTTACCGCCTGACCGGCAAACTGCAATCGGGCAAACGTTTCGACCTGTCGCTGGAATTCAAACCGCGCAATGCCGTGCGTTTCCTCGCTGACGTGTTTGTCGCCAGCGGCACCGGCCAGCCAACACTGGCTGTTGAAGAACTGTCGGTTGAAATCAAAACCTTCGCGCAATATGCAAACCTGCTGAATCGCATCGAACGCGAATCCGCAGCCGCCACGAAGTAACACAAAAATGTTTGCGGCTCGAAAGGGCCGCTGACTCAAACGGGGTTCTGCCATGAATACTGAAAATGTTGCGATGACAATTATGTTGGTCGGCGTTTTAGTGGAAGCTGCGTTGATTATTTTCCAAGCCTTTGAGCTACGCGAATGGAAACGCCGCGCCATCACGGCAGAATCTGAATGCAAAGTAATGAACGCTATTTACGGCCCGCACCACAAAGGATGATTCACGATGGTTTCTTTAGTTCAAGCAAATCCCAGCATCGTCGAAGTGGCAAATGGAATGCTGAGCCACCTGAATACTTCGCTGCAAGACACTTATGTTGTTTCGCGCAAGAAGTACAACGATCTGGTGCAACATTATTTCGGTCACACGTCCACGCCGCAAATCACCATGCAGGTTCGCCAATACCTGAGCAGCAAAAACTATTTGATGCAGCCGCAAGGCCGTGGTTTTGTTTTGGCGTACATGAAACCGAACCAAACTGAACTGGTTCCTATGGAAGAACCGAAGCGCGCCGCGAAATGTGATTGGGCTTCGCATATGATTCGTTTGCGCGATTCGTTCGTCGAAGATTTCGAGCACAATCGTCACCCGGAATACACGATTACCCAAGCGGCTTTTGAAACTCGCGTGCTGGCCTTCTACAAAACAGCGGACTTCGACGGGCGTTTCAGAAATATGTTCCGCGACCTGATGCGGACGGTTGCGCTCAAGGTTTCGTTTCTCGCGGGCAATGTGACTTTCGGGAAATTCAGCGTGGTAATTGTGAAGAAGAAAGGCCACGTCTCGGCGCCGCAACCCGTCGTGCCAAAGGTTCAAACAAAGATTCCGAAAAAGGAATGGGCCGGGATTATCAAACAGGCTGTCGTGCGAATCGGCGACCGCATGAAACATTCCGCGACGTTTACGGTTGTTTGCACACACGAACAATTCCGCGAACTGATTACCTTCTGGCCGAGCGAGCCTGAATTCATCGACCAGCTAAACAAGGCGCTGGCGAAACAGGCGCAAAAGGTTGTGGTAGCGAAAACGGTTGTGCGTGTTGCGTTCGATCATATTGCCGAACGTGATTCGCATGTTCCAATCATTCGCCCACGTCGGCCAAAGGGCAGCGTACCAATCATTCGGGCACCACGCGCTCCGAAAGTTGAAAAGCCAATTGCCAAAGTGTTTAACGCACAGGCATTGTTTGCAGTTATTGACAAATCGTTCCGTGAAGCGATGGGTGACATTTCGCAATTGCGTTGGGCCGATGATTACACGCACGCCGTCACGTTGATGGAATACGACACCGACAAAACGGATGGGCAGCTTGTGCATTTCGTTGACGAAGACGTGCGAATCGCTGGCCGCAACGTTGACGAACTTTATCTGCGCCGGGGCGACATTGTGTTGACCAACGATGCAGGCGCAAAAATGTTTCGCAAGGCTGTACGACACGTAAATGAGGCGCCGTGCCGTATGTGCAAAGTTACCAAACTGAAATTTTAAGGAGCCAAGATGGCCGAACAACTTTATGTAATTGAGTTTGAACGCGCAGACCAACCGTCGCAAGAAGAATACGGAAAGTCTGAGGAAGACGTGCGCGATTTCATCCAGCGCTGTTTCAAATTCAAGGGGCCGATCAAATCGGTTTCCTTGCTGCACCCTCCGCAAGTCGCGGAATAAGGATCAATCAGGCATGGACGCCACCACCTATTAAGTAGTTAGGATTTTGCGATGGAAACTTTATAGGCCAAGGTCGGCCTTAACGCTAAACACTTGGGGCCGCACCAATGAACCATATACTGTCTTTCGATCTAATCATTCTGGCTGCGCTGATTTGCGTTGTCACCGTTTTGATCGCTGGCCTGACCTACGCAATCACTGTGTTGGTCTGGAAAATAAATTCGCTGGAGGAAACAAACGATTCGTTGCGCAAGGATATGTTTGTCGCGGATAACACCATCACGCACCTTCGGAAAAAACTCTCTAAAGAAAAGTGCGCTCGTTGCATAGGGGATATTTGAAATGACCATGACACCAGCAACTGCACAGGGCCGCATTAACGCCATGATGCAACGTAAGTCGAATGCCGATAAACTTGTGTTGCTGCATATGGTTGCGCAATACATTTTCGGCACAAACTTTATCTCCGGCAAAGACGGCGAGTCGATCACGCTAGAAGCTGTAAACGATTTGATGCACGAACTCGATGCGCTCAAATTGCAGTTGCCGTTTCTCATGGACATTAAAGCCGGTTCTAACGCAGACATGAAAGCGTCGTCGATTTACGAAGACGTTTATTCAAACCTTTGCGAAATGACAGAGCCGCACGTTCTGCCGCAACCACACGGCGGTTCGTCAATCACCCGCGATAGTTTGTGCCATTCTATCGTGGACAATTTCAGCGCCTTGCTCGACTACTGGATTGCAACGAAAGACGAAGTTTCGTTTGAACTTGGCGACCATATGGTTATCGGAACCGATAGAGAGGTTTGACTATGTTGCAAGTAATTGTGAAAACTCCCGAACAGTTGAAAACCCTTATTGGGCAAATCCTGTTCCGACCGGAAGACGAAACCGATGGTTCGCTGTTTCCTGCCGAACTCGCTGTTTCCGAAATCCAAACGTTTCTGCAAATCAATGACGACGTGCTGGTCGAATGGCTGCGCGAAAAAGGTTTGGCGACCGAGCCAGAGTTTGAAGAAGAAACCGGCGACGGCGTTATCGGGTTTCTGGAAGACCTCGACCTTTGCGAAGTCGAAGACCTGCGCCGGTATGTGATGGACGAAGGCCAAACGCCTTTGCTCACGCACTTTCAGCCGGGACTGTTGACGTGGGAAATCGAAGACCACTTCGACCGAATGGGTGGCACCACTTCGCGAACTTTCCAATTCACGCCACTTGCAGAACTGGATTTCGATCAGCATATGCAGTGGTACAAACAATTGCAGGATTCGTACAAAGAGTCGAACGAACTGCGCGAACGCGTTGATGGTTTGGAGATTGAGTGATGGCCGAAGAAAAGGAAGTCGATCTTTTTATCATCCGTGACAACACCGTTCCAAACACGCGTTACGTTTCGATGTTTATGGCGAACGGCGGCGTGTGCCACACGGGCGTCGGCCAACACGCAATGCACTTTTCCGATCAGGCGGTTGCGGAAAAGCAGGCGTCCGAACTCAACAAAATGCGCAACCGTCGCACAGCGTATTCCGTAATCATCGCGGCAACCACTGGCCTCCGGTAAGGGAAATAGAAATGCAAAGTATCGTTCAAACAATTGGCGCTGTTCAGTTTCCAGAATTCATGGCCGAGCGCGTGTACATGCGCGAATTCACCAAGAAGAAAGGTTTGCCGAAAGACCTGCAACGCTGGGCGCCGACCGTAGAACAAATGCTCGACGGCGTTGATACTGACGGCCCAATCTTTCTGATGGTTGACGAAAAGTTTGTACCGGCCCAACAGTTGCACCGTCGCGGCGGAATGCACATTGACGGTTACTGGGTTCCGCAATACAACGCGCATGGAAATCCAAAGCCGGAAGAACCGCAACACAACGTTCGGCCAAAACATTTTACTGCGCCGCGTGAAACCGAAATTCTTCTCGCTGGACACCGTACCGAACCGGGCCGTCACCGCACAGGGCCAAGCGGGCCGCGTCACGGAACAACGCCAACGCCGGGGCACCGCACAATCGAAATGATTGGGCAACACAATACGCACCGCACGATGGAAACCTACTGGCCGACCGAAGCGATTATTCTCGCTTCAAACATTCCAGCTTGCCGCGCAATGATTGGCGAATGGGATGGTGTGATTGGACAGGGCGGCGATGTTTCGCATTTGGACTTTTCGCATATGCGCGAAATGATGTTTGAAGCGAACATGGCCTACGCCGGGAACGTGACGTTTGTTCACGAAAGTTTGCCGGTTCCGTTTGACTGCAACCGCACCGTGGTACGCCTGAACGTTCCGGGTTACGAGGTTCATTAAATGGCAAGCACCGAACAAAAGATGTTTATCGTCGAAGCGGAAATCGACTTGGGCAATCCGTTTGAGACAATCGAACTGACCCGTTCGTATCCGCTGCGCGATGCGGCTGGAGTTTTCCGCCCAAACTATCTGGCCGATGTTTTGCGTAGCGCCGGTGATGCGCTGGAGGAACTTATTAACGACGGCCAGTTTTCCGAAGAACAGGTTATGAAAATCACTGTGCGGGAAATGCAGGAGGACGAACAACGTGGTGAGACTGTTTAGTGGTTCCGATGATTACCCGCCGCCGCTCTCGCCAAACGAACGGAAGGCCGAAGATTTCAAAAAGGAATTGTTTGAGCTTTACGACAAACACGGCCTGAGCATTTCGCACCAAGACAACCACGGTTCTTTCAGCATTACCAGCGAGCGCATGGAAGAAAACAAAAAGTGGATGCAAGGGGCCACGGTAAACATCATAAACAAAGACCTCCTAAAACTGCTTGGCGAGGCCGACCCACCGAATCCGAGTTTCAATCCGAATCCGGAAGAACTGAATTTCGATCACGAATTCTTGTACAAGGAAGACTAACAATGGAACGCGTAAACACTGGTGTTGCATTGAGTGCTGAACTGGTTGGCCGAATCGTGAACGAACCAAGCGTTGCCGGTTTGCAGTTCAACGAAGCGGTCGAGAAACTGTTGACGCAACAATTGCAATATCTGGAAGACCACTGTTCCGACGAAGCGTGGGTAAAACGCTGCATGGCGAAAATCGAAAGGATGCCGGTCGGACAAACGTTTGGCATTACGACTCTACTGGCGGGGCAAGGCCCGTACAACGGAAAAATGTTGCGCTTGCTTCACCAAGCTTTGCGCGGTTGTGAAACCATCCGACTGTTCGACACTGCGCCAAACGATTCACAGGGCGAACGGGTTCCGGCGCGGTTTGAGCGAATCGCCAAACCAGAAAACACTGACCAACAACAGGAAGCCTAAGCGTGAAAGTAGATTTTGAAGTAGACGATTCCAAGATCAAGCGCGACATTGCAGCAAGACTTCAAACAGTTGTGACCGACGAATTCAATAAGGTCGCAACGAATCTGCTGAGCGACAATTCTTTCTACGGCCAGAAGCTCGGCCCGGTGCGTGCGCAGATTCGCAAACACGTCGAAGATTTGGTTCTTAGCGCCATGACCGACGAACGTGTTCAAGAAGACGTACAAAAACTTTACAACAAAGTTTACGAACAGGAATATCAAGACGCACTGGCCTACGCCATCAAACGCGCCGCTCGCAAACAAGCGCAGAAGGACGTAGATAAACTTCGCCGTACTCCAATCCAACAGGTGTAATATGGAAAACACACCCGAGTATCTGGCCGAACAAAACGAAGTTCTGAAAAACGATCTGGCGAATTACCACTGGTTGAAAGAGCGCAGTCGGTTTGCCAGTGTTTCGGTGGACTTCGATTCGACGGGCACCTACAAACAACATCGCATTGTTTGGCACGTCAAAGATCACGGTTGGATCAGCGCAACCGGCCAATCTCTCGACGAAGCGCTGGACAACGCCCGCCACACGAAAACCAATTCGGACGGTGAACATTTCGTAGACCGTTCTGGCACACGGGGAAACTAAAATGCAAATTCATCAGGCGATTCTCGAAGCGATTGAGGAAGGCGTACAGGTCGAAATCCGTAAAACCGAATTCGGCGTGTGCTTCGATATGCAGACCGGCTCGAAAAGCGAAATGCACATTTATCAACGTGAAGACGGCAAGCTGGATGTTCACCAGCGTTACGACCAGCGAACCGTTGCAGAAACGTTTGATGATTTGTGTCACCTCGTCGTTGACGGTATGTGCAACAAAGACGGTTTGGTTTGGTACTGGCGCGACATTTTGAAAGCGCGTGAATATCTCGAATAAACAAGGAAACGAAACATGAACATTCGCTGGTACGCTTGCGCCGCAGTAGCTGGAGGCGCCGCCGTAATGCTGCAACACTCCGAAGCTACGCCAGCGAATGTTTGTGGCTACGCTTTTATTTTCATCACAGCAATTCTTCTTTCTCTCAGGTTCAGGACTTAATATCATGGCACCACCAAAAGGTAAACGCACCCAAGAAGAACGCGCAGCAATGATGTTGAAGCGCATGCAGTTCGCTTTCGCCAAACAGTTTCCGCGCTGTGTTGTGAAACTGGTTAAGAAGTGGGGACAAGGGCAAGCGTTTTTGGAAATCGAAAACGTTGTCAGCTATTTGATCCTTCCGGACGGCACCTCCAAAATCTTCGCACTGGATAGCGCGGACATTTCGACATTTCTGTTTGACAACTATCCGCAAGAAGGCGACCGTGACCGCCGTATGAAATCGCATGATCGAATGTGGCGCCTGTTTATGGCTTCACCAATCGGCCAAGAAAAGATTAAAGCGTGGAACGCGCTTCCTGTTCAAACCCGCGTGCGTATGCCTCCGCAACAAATGTCGGAGAAACTGGAAACCGGCCTGCCGCTGCGGGACGAAAAGTTGAAAGGGGGAATTCCTGCCGGTAGCATGGTGGCGTTTGGGGTTTCAGAAAAACCGCGCCCGTCCCGTTCCTACAATTGCTTGATGGTCGGTGACGATAATCGCATTGTAAAGCGTGCAATCGAAACCATTCTGGTAAGCCGCATTCGCAATCGTGAAAACGTGATTATGTTTTCCATGAACAGCCTGTCGAAGATTCAACGCATCGAATTCGACAAACGCGCCTTGGAACGCAAACCCGACCCGCACGCTTTCCTGCATGTGAAATCGCCGGTTGAACTGATTGCGGCGGTTGCAAAGATTCGCGAACACGAAGGGCCGGGCCAGCGCCTGCACCTAATCGTTGACTCGACGGTGTTTGTGGAATACGCCGAACCAAATCGGGAACTCGACAAGTGCATGTTTGCGCTTCCGTTCCGCTTCAAGAATCCGGCACTGAAAGAGATTGCCGATAATGTTGAAGTGTTGACCGTTGTTGTGAAGTCGCCATCATGAGGCTCGCGGACAAAACCGTAGAGGTTCCGGTTCAAACTCCGCTGGTCAAACGTCGTGGCGTAAACACTGAAATGTTTTGCGCGGAACCGTTGTTCATTTCGCACTTCAATACGCGCACGTATGTTTCGGCATACGGCGGGGCGCTGACCTACTATCTTTTGCAGGACGGTATTTTTGAAGACCTGCGCCGAGCCGCTGACGCAAAGCGCACGTTTCAAATTGAAGTGTATGCGAACTGGGTAATCGACGGCGAGTTTACCGACAAGCTGGTGCGCGAATTGCCGTACACCAAAAACAAACCGCTGAAAGATTTGGTTTGGGATGCAGTGTTTTATCTGCGACACGTCGGGCCGCACAACAAACGCACGCCGAAAAACTTCCGTGAGGAAGATCGCAACTGGCGCTATTACATCGACGAAAACGGCGTACACCGGCTGCGCCTTTCCTCTGAATACAGACTGACACCGGGGCTTAAATGAAACGTATTGCCAAAGAATTCACAAAGAAGGTGGGCCAAGATTTGAAAGACTTGAGCGCGTTGGAACTCCGAGTTTCCGCCAATCTGGAAATCGAAGAACTGGAATCGTTGCTGCTGAAAAGCACGACGGCCCTGTTTGAAATCAAAAAGCTGTTGACTGCTGGCGGCACGCTGTTGCAGTTCTTCGACGGCGTTGAACAAGTGGTGACAACCAAAGCGGCCCGCGAAGTGCTGCATTGGAAACGCAAGAACGGCAAACAAATTGTCGAACGTGCGGCACAACGGCGTCTTGGCACACCGACCGGGCGAATCAGTTCTTCGCAGCCTGAGTTTCAGGAATTGCCAGCGCCGAAAAAGATTCCGCGTTTCTCCGGACAGAAAACGTGGTGCAAACTAAACATCGGTTGCTATCAGGAGCCGAAGACCGCTGGCTTCTGGCGTGAAAGCGCACCGTTCGATCCGAAAGAACGTTTCCCGGCTGGACAACGTTTGCCTTTCCCGGTTCGGATGAAACTCGAAACGTTTGACCTAGATGCGTTCCTGACCAAACTGGAAAAAGTGGAAGCGAAAGCCCATCGCAACCATTTCAAAGGTTGGAGTACGAACCGTTGGGACGGGAGCCAAAACGGTTCCTGCGAATTGAAATACAAAGGCTGGCGTTGGCCGGTTGGCTACCGCACGTATATCGAAGGCGGTTTGCTTCCATCCAAAACGTTTTTCAAATTCATCATGGGTTACGAACTGGAAGGGCTGCCAGCGTTCTAATGGAAATCCTTTTAGCGCTTAGCCTACTCGGGTTGCCGCTAGCAATTCTGTTTCAGCACAACCATTCTATGCGCTTCCGGCAATTGGAGTTGTCTGTGCTGAAATCAGAACAGCGGGCAACGGACGAACTCATTTACAAAATGCAAACTGGTCAATACGCCCGTGAATACACCGGGCCGCGTGGGCCAGTTGGGCCGCAAGGCTGCAAACGTTTAGGAAAGAATTGAAATGTACGCACTGACTTTGATCGAAGCTTTTTATGGCGAACGCACTGCTGAACGCTCCGGCCTTCCATTGATTAATCACATTCACGAAGGTTTGGAAATCCTCGACGGCCTCGGCGCTACCGAAAACGCAAAAGCCGCTTTCTGTCTGCATCCGATGTTGCAGAACGATTTGGATTACCACAACAACTGCACTCGGTTGTCTGCTGACGATAGAGTCGGTATCACTGAATTCGCGTTGGCTGTTGATTATCGTCGCCACGCAAACGCGTATCTGTGCCGCCCAAGCACCGACCACTGGACGCAAGAGGATATTGCGGCAAACGTTGGCGTTCTCGGAATGGAAGTTCGGCATATGCTGATCGCCGACAAGCAACAGAACCAAAAAGATTTCATGGCACATCATTACGGAACGCACGAACGTTCTGGTCAGTTGATTCGCTATTTCCATAACTGGCTGGACTATCTCGGCGTTTCGGAATTGAAGGCGTAACAAATGCAAATCATCTATCGAAAGTATCTGGCAGACGTGGACGCCAAACCGGAAGTCATGGGTTGCCTGAGCACCGACAAGATGGCGCGACAATACGTTGAAGCCAAAAACAAAGAAGAAGGCCCGCATCCGTGGTATCGCTGGTCGTCCGAGAAAACCAAAATGCTGCGCCCAATCAAACACAAGCCAAAGAAAGTGAAGGAGTAAACATGGAAAAGTTTTTAGAGGAACTGGATTCGTTGTTGAAACAAGTTTGCTCGCTCGGCCCTGACCATTCGGGCTTGCGTCACAAGGCAAACAAGATGGCGCAGCAACTGCACAAACACCAAGCCGACCTCAAATCGGGCAAAGTGGTAATCAACGTCACGCAAGAGTTTTGGGTTTTCTGGCAAGACGGCCAGTATGACAAAATCACCGGCTTCAATGTTTCCGACGCATTCACCAAAGCTGGTTACGGCGGTGGCGCAGTTGGTGCCGTAGATTTCCATATGGAGATTCGTTACGGCGCAGATTGTTTGGAAGGCCGTTTGACTTTCCCGTCGAAAGACCCGGCGCGCAAAATGGTAGCCAAACATTACGTTCGGGAAATTCGCGAAGCGATTCTAAACCTGCGCGAAAACCGTGGGGCCGCTGTAGCGTTGGTCAAGATCGAGGAACTGCGCGAACTGATTGAACAGTTGACGCCTTCCTACATGAACGGAAAGAACGACGACGTTGCCGCAGAATTCCAAAAGCTGCACGACGAACTGTTGGCCCCACCTTCGCAAGACGGCGCAATCCAACGCGGCGAGTAACTGTAAACACTATATTCAGGGGGATTTTGAAATGGAAAAGACAGCCGACCAACTTTACGCCGAATGCGAAAGCAACAAATGCACCGGCTGCGAAAACTGCAACAACTGCGAGCACGGCGAGGAAATCAATTGCTGCGAAGTTTGCAACCCTCCGCCGAAATGCGGGCACGGCATTGTGTTCGGTGACGAATGCGAAAAGTGCGACGAAGAACATGACCGGGAAATGGAATCGGACATGCCCACCATTTGCGAACACGACATTGAAGAAGACGACTGTTCCGAATGCCAAGCAAAGTTTGATCGCATGGCCGACGCGCACCGTGCGCAACAAGAATGGAATCACTTTCACCGCGAGGATTGAGAAATGGGCGATTACATTGCAATTCGTTACCACCTGAAAATCAAACCGGCACACAAGCAATCGGTGGCCGACGCAAACAACCGCAAAGAAGGCGCCGACATTATCAGTTGGAACGCGGCCCGGTTGAAGTTTGATAACCCGGCTGACGCAAAGCTGTGGAAAGAATTTCTGGATCATCCGATTTCGCTGGCGTGGCCGGATTCGGATTTGATGCACTTCAACCCGCAAGACTGGCCGCTGATTACCCGGTATTACAGTTGGCTTACCGGAATGATGAAAGGCACGCAATGTATGAAAGTCATTCCGGGCGGCATCGACATTTTGACACGCATCCTGCCGCTGATTGCAGATGAATGGAAAGTCGAAATCGACATTCGCGATATTCTGTTTGACCCGCACAGTGGCGCACAGGAATTCGTGGATGTTTACACGAACCACGGCAACGATCTGTACGCCGACCGCAACAAGAAATACATGGCCGAACGGAACGAATGCGGCTACGGTTTCCCCGCCAATTAATAGGAGAGTTTTTGTGTCTACAGTTATTCGCATTTCCTGCAACAGCCCGTACTTCGCAGAAGCCGTTTTCGAGGAAGCTCCGGGGAAACTTTTGCTCAACGTTCTCGGTCGTTCGTATGAAGGCTATCTGGCTCGCGGTGAAGGCGCGCAAGTAATCAAAGCGCTGACCAAATTGTCGAAAGAAGACAACACCGGTTCCATTACCTTCTCGGCGAAACTCGCAAACTATTTGCTTCGCACCGTCACCGAACGTCTGGCGCATTACGCGTACCGGATGAATCAGGTAAACGACAAAGTTGAAAACCAACGCTGGGGCAAGAATGGTTTGAAACTGACCGACGATATGTTGGCAGCTTCGCAAGGCCACGAAGAAGTCGAACGCCTTTCGCAATTGCTGGTCGTTCTGTCTTTGGCTTCGCGCCATTACGCCGAAGTGTTTGTGAAGCGTGAAGACCTCGACGGGAAAAGCGACGAAGAAGACGACGATTTGTCGGATGAAAATCGCGACTCCGACGAAGATTCTGACGATGATGAAACCGATGCTCCGGAAAAAGCGCCAGCGGAAATGCCGACCACGCAACGCCGTGACTTGATGGAAGCGCGAAAGTTTGGCCGGGTTCTGGTGATGCGCGCTCTGCACCAGCCGCAAGAAAAGTTTGGCAAGATCATCGAACTGAAAGAGTTGATGGACGAAACCGAATTTGAATTGTGGGAAAACTCGCAAGACAAAGCGATGCTGGTTCACACGGTCAAAGAAATCGTGCATATGTTTGAGAAACCGTTGGAAGCCGTTTCGCTTCTTGTGAATCTGACGGAAGAAGAACGCGCACAAATCAAATCGCCGTTCGCGTACCAAATGTTTAAGATCGAAGGGCCACAAGCGGTTTGGCCGCAACAGCCAGCCGGTTCGATTGAGGAAACGCCGCCGCGTTCCGATTCCTAAAACCTGACGGGGAACTTCCAGTAGGCTGTAAGCGTAAGAGCTTCCGGCCTACTGTCGTTTGTGATACAATGACCCTGCTGGAGAAACACCAGCCCGAAGGTTAACACTTACGACTTACTGGAAGTTTGGGGACATATAGCATGGCACGCAAAATCAAAAAGGAATATTCGGAAGCGTCGCAACTGTTGGACGTATTTGTTTTCGAGTACACCGTTTACGACAAGGAGTTAGACGTAACCCGCTTTTACGTGGGGGACGTTCGTGCCCGGTCGCTGACCGAAGCCAAACATTTGGTAATCATGAGTCTGTCCAAACAAAACCAAACAGTTCATGAGTGGGTTCGTACTTACCACAAAGGCCGTGATCGTTCGTGGTTGCGCGAAGGTCACAAAAACTATTACCCGCAAGTTGTTCAGGTTCGCCAGTTTGAGCGCGCAACTTATGAACGTTTGCTAAAAGAGGAATTCGCAACCTATGCAGTTTAAAGACCTACCACCGAAGTTGCAGGTTTGTTTGCTCGCCGGTTTGCTGGCGGCAATTGAAGGCGAATTGCACAAACACAAAAGCAAGATCGCCAACACCGTAAACACAATGATGCAAAACATCGGCGTGAGCGAAGAAGACCTCAACGAAATCATGGACAACCTTTCCGAAGCGGAACAGGAAACGCTGCGCAAATACAGCGAATTCATGATGGCAACGAAACAGTAACATAATCGGCGTCCACAACGGGCGCCGTTTTCATTCGGGGATATTTTATGGAATTCGTAAACTGGCTGTTAGAAGTCTTGACCGCATGGCTCCCACCGATTCACCAAACAATCAATATCGAAACTCCGCTGCAAAAGCTGGCGCTGTTTGTGAGCGTAAACCTTTTCGGCTTCTGGCTCTATTATCAAGTGCTGAAACCGGGCGTCAAAATTGTTTGGGCGCTGTTGGTCGGTTTGGTCTGCGCAATCTCTCTGCACGCCCTGACCATTTACGCGGCGTACAAATTCAAACGTCTAAACAAAATCCGCTGGTGGATGTTGATTCCGTATTTGCTTTCGCGCTGGTTGGACTTCACGTTCGCCGGTTACAAAGGCACAACGATTCGCAGCCAATACTTTATCTGGCGCGGGCCGTTCACTTGGACACTGGTTGCCCAAAGTTTCAAAACCGAACCAACTGTTGATCCAGTTCCTGAGTCGGATGATTTGTCTGACGACGATGAATGGCCGGACGACGAAGATTACGCAAAGTTGACTATGGCCGAAATGCGCGAATCCGATAGACGCGATGAAGCCGATCTAAACTATTCGTGCTTCGACAAACACCCAAACGAACACCCGGATGATGCGCTGTTGCGTAAACTCCACGAACCAATTATTCCCAAGGACACAAACAAATGAATTTCTCAACCACGCAAGTAATGTTGCTTGTTTTGGTTCTGGTTTGCTGGCGCCCTTTCATCTGGCCGATTCTGCATGCGTTCGCTGCCGTGGTCAGTTGGCACCTGCTGTTTGTTTACGCAATGTTTAGGCACGACGCTTTCGACGAAATCAAATGGCGGAATCTTCCAAAAGCAATGTGGCGCGAATTCGTTTCGTGGCTGGGTTGCGTCCCGCTGAATTGCAGCAACGATATGTTTTACTGGGGCGGCGTTTTTTCTTGGCACGTCAAACCCTACAACCCTGAGCAAAAGGAACCGCAGTAATGGAATTCAAAATCGAAGGTTACACAATCGACCAACTGGAAGCACTCGGCAAACAAGTTCAGACGGTAGACACGCGCCGTCTTTCGGTAAGCGGGGATGCTTTCTACGTCGCGCAGGTTTACACGGCACTCGGTTTGTTTGCGCCGGTTGTTTCCGAACTGAAAAAGTTTGCGCCTATCGTCGAACCGATCAGCGATGAACTGCGCATGCAAGGCAAACTCATGGGCCTGTCGGATGCTGATATGGATCGCATGCGGGCGCAGGATTCAAACGTTCCAACGTACCAAACTATTTTGCCGAATGAAATGTTGCCGTTCGGTATTGTGATTCCCGTTGCTGACGGGCACCCGCGACGGAATGCTTTGCTGCATTTGAAAATGGTACTGCTCGCTTTCAAAGCAACGATTCCAAAGCCGCACGTACATGGCGCCACCGAATCCTTCGACATGGTTCTCGGTTTCCGTCTGGCGCTGAAAGAATTCCTTTCCGTCGAAGAACTCGACTCCATTTTCAACGACATTCTTTTTGCAGGTAACGAAAAGGGGCTTCCTCATGACAACTAAACAGAACGGTAAATCGGTTGTATGGCCGGGCGTGACTGACGCAAAGCTGACCGAAATGAAAACCACTGTTTCGGAATTCGCTTCGCTGCTCGACGAAACTCACACGGCGGTTCATTCGTTTGGCCTCATGTTGTTGAAAGCAATTCAGGCGTTGATTCCCGACCATCAACACCACCTCGACCTTGACCGGCTAGCCCAGTGCGATGCAGCGGTCGAACGTGTTTTCAAAAATCCGCAATGGAATGATTCCAATCTGAAACTCGGCGCCACGGTCGGCATTATGGCCTTCGGTATTGCGCAAACAATTCGCGGCAGGCTGCGCGGGTTTCCGGAATTCAATAACTGCTCCAGCCAATTCACATACGGCGAGGATGAATACCGCTCCCGAATGTTTGCGGCCCCGATGTGGGAACAACTCGGGTTGCGTGTCGGATTCAACCGTAGCACCGAATCGAATTACAAAACGCCAGCGGTGAATCAACAAAAAGATCAGCTTTGGTTGAACTGGTTGTGCAGCCAATACGTTTTCACGTCCGCGCTGTACGGAGGTATTTCGGAAGCGGACGCCGAGACAATGAGCAATCGTTTTGTTTCGGTGCAGTGGGATTGGTTACACACCGATCCGACCATTGCAAACATGGACTTCAAACGTTACTGGAAAAAGCGGGGCGAATGATATGACCGCTCAAATCTTGAAGTTCCCGCGCAAAGAATACAAATGCTTCAATCAGTCTTACCGGATTAGCGGGCCGGACAAAGACATTCACGGCGGGCCAATGCCGCGCTCGCTTGCGTGCCTCGACTCGGAACTGGCGCCAATCATTGCACGCGGAAACGCAAACATTGAAAAGCGCATCACAGCCTTTCTCGACAAACAGAATGCACGCGAATGCGGCGAGCGTACAAACTATTTGTGGATTGATAGCAAGCCCGGAAAGACTGGCGCCTATCTGTGTCTGCGCACATACATTTTGCATACGGGGTAAGTCATGAGCTTTTGGGAATTCCTGTTGTGGGCGTTCGTTGCTTATCTGGTCTACAGCTTGTTTGCTGGCGGCGAAGTTGATAAACAGAAACTGAAAAAGATTGTGCTGGATGGAATGCGCGCCGGTTTCAATCCGCAGTACGACGCAATCATGGAAGCGTTGAACGACCATGATGTAAAGAAAGCGCGGGCCTTGGTTGTGAAGTATCGCGCCGAACTAAACGATCCAAACATTTTGAGCAAAACGAAATGATCCAATCAATCGAACGTCTAGGAAGTAGTCCAATCATGCCTTGGTTAATCATTGTGGTTCTCGCGCTTTGCGCACTGGCCTCGGTTATCCGCCACCAACGCGACAACCAGAAAAACGAAAAGGAACTGGAAAGCCTGCGCACTGCCAAAGAAAAGCAGGCGCTGATTCTGCCGGAACTGGAACAGGCGATTACCCTGATGTACAAAGGGCAAATCAAAGACGCACGCACCAAACTTTGCCGTTTGCGTAACACACTCGCATAACTAGAAAACTGAAAAGGGAAGCCACAAATGAATCGCGAAAAACTAGAAGGCTTGGTTGCTGAACTTGAACGCATCTACGGCATTCGCATTCTCATGCTGACCGAAAGTAGCAGCCGGGCGTGGGGCTTAGCCACGAAAAGCAGCGACAACGATATTGCATTCATCTACCACCAGTTGCCGTGGATGAAAAAGTTGGAAGATACCTCCAACAATATCCATTACACAAAGTTTGAAGGCGTGGATTTCCGAGGCTACGATATTCGTCGGGCGTTTGCGTTGGCGTGCAATTCCAATCTCGGAATGTACGAAATGCTCTACAGTCCTTTGCGTTACGCGCAAGACGAACAAACCTACAAGCTGATGAAGCTGGCGGTCGATCACTACTACGCGCCGGGTGTTTTGTTTGACTCGCTGTGCGGCCACACGAAAAAGATTCTGCTCAAGAATTCCGAAGTCGATCCAATCGAATCAATCACGTCGAAAGATTTGCAGTACATGATCCGTTTCGCCTGCATGGCCCAACAAGTTTACGGCGGCTCGAAACTGCATACCGATATGAATTCGATTCGTCCGGCAGATTTCCCTGACGACGAATACGCCGTGCTGACCAGCCTTCGCAATATGGGCGCCGGTGATTACGCGAAGTTCAAAGAAGGCGAACTGTTTCAGAAGGTTGTGCATTTTGCATATCACACGATTGGGTTGCGGATGCAGAACCGCCCGCCGCGCCCGATTGACGAAACGTTTTACGCATTCGCAAACGTGCAACACACGCTGTTGCAACACTGGTGCGCGCAAGCACTCAACGAACTGGAATACAACGAGGCAGCATTCAAATGAACGATTTGTCCGGACGTGATTTTTTCGAGAGTGTTTACAACGACGAAATGGCTATCCCCGAAGGCCACGATTACGGCGCCGCTCAGGAACTGAATTTTGAAGACGCCTCTGTTCGTGAAGCCGCGTATGCTGGTTGGATGTTGGCGATGAATTGCACGCACGAACATTTGTCGAACGCCCGTCTTGCAATCGAACGTTTGCGCAATTCCGTCATTGGCCCGGTGAACAATGCGCTGAATGTGTTGGGCGACGAACAGCATGCGCTTTCCAATTTCCGTTACCAGTTAAACAAACATCGGGCAGCGCGGCGCGAAGACAAACTGCTGACGGTCGAAAGTGTTTACGACCACGAATCGGTTGTTGAACACAACATCACCAGCGTGAAACAAATCGTCGCCCCGCATTACAACCGGTCGCAATTGCCGAAGTTTGTGCTGGAAGCCAACGAGCATTTCAACCTCGGCATCGTGCTTGAATTCGACAAGTATTACCCGGTCGGCTACACGTTCAGCAAATTGTTTATGGCGAACGGTATCGGCCCTGCTGGCAAAGACTACCAACAAAACGTTTTCGTCGTGTTGGAAATTCGCGGTGACGCTGACCTGTATCGCGGGGAGTACGCAATCTCTTTGTGCAAAGCATATGAAGCGCTGGGCCAGATTGCCAAACGTTGTGCAAACATTTGCCCGGTCGGTGACATTCGCCCACTCGGGGAAAACATGCACGGCGGGCCGGTGAAAGCATTGGTCATGCCACTGATGATGTACCACCACGAATTCCAACGGATTCAGCAATTATGAAACAGCGCTACGTGAAATTCCAGAAACGAATCCAGTACAAACCGCTGGTACTGCCGAAAGCTGGACACACCGTTTACGACCACAACGGTACGCCGATTCAAATCATTCGTGCGAACCGCAAAGGTGACAAACAGTTTTCCGATTGCTGGTTCAAAGGCGAGCGGTGTAGCATTGAGTTCAAACAGGATGGAACGCTCATAAACTTTTCGGTTGATTGGTTGATCGACAACCCATTCCGAAATGAAGCGATTTTCAAACGGTACTGGCATTACGACAAGAAGAAAGCGAAACGGCGCAGTCCAATGGTTCGCATGCTGCCGCGCAAACTTCCACCGATTCACATTATCACGGCAAAGGCGCCGGAACCGGGCGAGTACAAAGAACCGGATTTCCTCAGTGGGATCAGCGGTTCCTGTCGGGCAAGCGTGGACATGCAAGTTTTTGTGCAGGCCCGCGTAATCGAAGACCCAAACAATCCGGAAAACAATGGTCGGCCTATCACAATGCGAATGTCGAAATCCCGACTCGACACACTTTCTAACCTCGCCAAAGATTTGAAGGAACTGAAATGAAATACATTATGGTGCAAGCCCGTCTGTGCAAACGCAACGAAGACGACATGACTGTTTTGATTCCGGTCACGTTCTCGAAAGTTCTGGTACACAGCGATATGTACGAAGCGGTTTATCACAATCTGGCGCGTGACGACGACCGCGACTTCGGCGACATTCAATGCGTGGGTGCCGGTTTCGTTGATAGCGCATTGGGCGGGTACAAGTGCTACGGCGAATCGGAAAGTTTGAAGATTGCCAGCCGTGGTGATTTGGATTCCGACGTGATGAATCAGATGCGTTACGCGCACGGGTTCTCCTACCTGCAAACAGTTGAAAGCACGGTTGAAGAATTCTTTTCGCCGCTAGGTTTCATGTTGCCTCAATTGAAAGTTACCGATCACGCCGACATGCTGTTGGCAGCGACGGCAGACGCAACGAAAGCCGCTTACGAATTGCGCACGCTGCATTCCAATGGCTTCGCGCTCGGCGGGATTGTACGCGGTTGCTCCACGGCGAAAGGTGAATCGCTGACAATGCCAGCCGGTTTGCGTTTTGATTATGTTGGCCCGATCAGCACAATCAATTTCAACGGCCTGTCGCATATGATTCGTTTGGCCGGTACGCATGAACTGGTCGAGATTCCGGACAGTGCCGTTTGTTACATGCTGCCGAGTGCAATGACTGTCAACCGAAGCCTTGCGTTGCTTTCAAACAAAACGCTTTTCGACTTCGGTAAAGTTATCAAAGACCTCGACGTGGTTGTAACGTTTGACGAAGGCCACGTAATGGCGGGCAAGCCAGCGGACAAACCGGAACACATTGGTTTCGTTTCGCTGAAAGAAATCCGGATGCAGCGCCCGCAACAAGACGTTATGCTTTCGGGCGAAGGGTTTGCACACGCGCAGTTCCACGTCGTAATGGAAAACGGCAAAGTCGGTTTCGTTGTGACCATGCGTATGCGTGACTTCCACCAACGTGCAGAAAAGTTTGTGAAAGGCTGAACCATGAGCGACTACCAAACAAAGAACCGCAAGATGGCGGAAAACGAAAACCGTTTCGACACGCACTTCAAAGGCGCGTGGGTTTCCGGCGCCACTGTTTGGCATGACGCGGGCAGCAATCAATCTCACATAAACGATTTGTTTGTGTGCGATGAACAGCGCCGCCAAGGTCACGGTCGGCAAATGATGGAACACATTATTTCGGAATTCCCCGACCGCGAATTCTCGCTAATGGTTTACCCGGATAACACCGGGGCTATTCTGCTGTACGAACAAATCGGTTTTACCAACGATGGCCCGCTCGACGACATTGGCCTTCAACTCATGACTCGAAAAGGAAACGACAATGATGAAAGTAAAATTTGAACTGGTCACGAAGAAAGGCAAAGTGACGGTTGAGCGTACCGGCGCCACCTACGCGGAATGTTTGAAGCAAGCGAAACAGGTTCCGGGTTTCCTTCGCGTCAACACCGCAATGACTGTCAACCAGTTGCGTGCCGAAAAGAAATAAGGACGTTTATGAACATTGCCGTTAAACAACCAGTTTACAAAAAGACGTTTGAAGCCTACGAGTTTTTCGATGCGTTGGAACTTCCCACTATGGGCGGCATTTCTCCAGCGCATCCAATGAGCATTATGGCTGTTCCTGCTGAACTGAACACCATGCTGCAAGATGTAAACGAAAGGTTGCAAAAGGAAATCAGCGACTTCGAGAAAGAGGAAGGCGATATTACAATCGTTGGCCGTGAACCGCGATTGTCAATCGTCTGCACCTTGGACGGTGGTTGTGAATATAAACCGGCGTTGAATTTGGAAATCGAAGTCTCCTTTACTCACGAGGACGATGCGTCCAAACAATAAACGGAGCGTTACATGGAAATTCCAAAGGCAGGACAAACTGTTTTCTTTTTGGGTGGCCCGCGATTTGTTGTAACACGGGGGCCGGTCATCCAAACAGAAACCGGCAAACATGCCGTCTGCACGGTGCGAACCGCTGTCGCCAGTCCCTACGCCCGCGTGAACATTCCAATGAAACTAAAGCTGCATGACGACGGCACTTTTGAGAATGCGGATTTCAAATCGCTAATGCCGCGTGATGTTGCTCGATGGGCATGGGATCACAAAACCGCAAAACGTACTTCTCACAAAGCCTTTGACGTAAGGGCACAACGACACCGAAAACGAACCAGCCACACAACACCGGCTGCTGAGTAAAACGAAATCCGCTACGGTTCTGGCGCACCTAACACCAGTCGGAACCGTAGCGCTTACTTTCACAGGGAATTGAAACAAATGGCACAGAATAAAAACTTCGTTGAACGTGATGTTAAAGACGGCGACGAACCGATGTTTGAAACTCTCAAGTTCAATGATATTCGCCGCCCGGACGGTGGGCAGGGCGATTGGCTTTCCCATATCATGCTTGGCTACATTCCGGAACCGCAGTTCTCCGAAATGCTGGCGACTCCCGGTTGGAATCCCGAAGCGATGCAGGTCACTATCGACGTGAACGGCGTTCGGATTATCCACGCAACTTTTGAAGCGATGATTTCCGAATTCTCTGGCCGCATGCTGACCGAACGTTTGGAGCGTGTGAAGTTTAATGACTTCGAGGCGGCGGTAAAGAAGAAAGCGGAAAACCTTCTGCGCCAATCCCTCGGCGACTTCAACGAAAAGGTTTACCAACTCCAGCAAAACCTTGAGCATCTTGCGGACACCAGCGAGAATCTGGTTCAAGCCGCGTGGTCTGCGCCGTACAAATATCACATGACCGACGAAATGAAAGCGGCAGGCGCCCAAACAATTGAAGCGTTTGGGACTTTCATTCCGTCTGGAACTAACTACCGGGTTCTGGCTGACAAAGTTTACACCGCAATGGTGCGCGAAAAGCCCGACCTCGCCAACACTGTAAACATCAAACTACCGCCTGCTGTTCCGAAACTGCCCGGCGACTTTATGGGCAGTGCGGATAAGCGCGTGGTTGCGGCCCGCCTTGAACTTCTGAAAGAAGTCAAAGCACTCCTTGAATCTCACGGCATTAACGCGGAACTATAATGTCCAACACCAAATTCTTTCTGTTTGTGTTTCTCCCGATGGTCGCAGTATCCCTTTGGTTTTTCCACGGCCCGGCGCACTGTTGGGAATCTTGGGCACCGACGAAAGAACTGGCGGTCGCATACGTCGTGGTATTTGTGTACGGGGCGTTTGCGATTCTGCAAATTGCCCATATGCGAAAACGCTTCAAGCAAATCGCTAACGACGACTTCTAAGGAACAGAAATGTTTGCAACAGCATTTGTTGTGACCTTTATCAGCATCTTCCTGAAAGGGTTCCAACACAAAAACGTAATCCACAATATGTACTGGAGCACAGCCGCCACGTCTTACGCGATGAACGTGTTTGACGTATTTCTGGTCGGGCTGAATGCGAAAATCATAATCGACGGAAACTATTGGTACGCGTTTGTTTCTGGCACTGCCGCTGCACTGGGCATGGTTTCGTCGATGTGGGTTCATGCTCGCTACTTTCAAAAAGGAATTAAGGTATGACGGAGAAACATAAATTCCAAACAAGCCCGGATAAACGCCCGCCGTACAAATGGGCAACCGGCCCGCGCCACCATTGGGAACGCGAATACCCGGACGGCCCTGAGCAACCGGGAGGCTGGCGTGCGTACCACTCGCGCAAACAAACCAAAGCCGATTACATTCCGGACGGCACCGCTTACGAAGTTGAACACCGCGACTTCTACCGAATGATTAAAAACTTCGGTCGGGAAGAATGGCACGCAATGCCGATCAACGCGCAGATGGCAATGACACCGCCAGAAGGTTTTGCGCGCAAAGAGCGTTTCCGCAATGCGACTGAATTGTGGGATGCGGTTCACGTAAACTATTTCGACGTTGATTACGTCGTACTTGGGCAGGAACATATTCTGCCTTTCATTGGTGATCGCCGCGCCCGCGAAGAATTCCATTATTCGTATGACCCGCACGCACGCGGTATGTGCGATTACGGGGAAATGATGGGCTGCGTACAGGTCTGGATTGAAATTCCAAATCGCAATCCGGATAACTCACCATTCGACGGCGGCTGCTTTGTGTTCTGGAAGGAGGGTAAGTAAATGGAAGGGCGCAAGTTAGAGAAACTAGTTTTGTTTATACTCGCGTTCATCGGCCTCGGGCTGGCTCCGACCCTTTGGGCAATCGGTTCCTACTTCCATTTAATCGCCTTGCCGTGGTCGTTGGAATATCTGACTACGCTGTATTGTATTTTTATGGTCGTGGCTTTCGCTGCATTCTATCCAGCGGTCACGATGGTTCAAGGCATCAACATTGCGAAATACAATCGCGCAATGGCTGAACTCGACGAAATGAATAAGGAATTCCAATGAGACTGATACAGGCTGCGACTATCCGAATCCGCGACGACGAAAACACCGTTCGCGAAAATCTGGCGAAGACACCGCTGCTGTCCATGCTCGATATGGAATACATGGGTTCGGCTGAATTTGAGTTCGGCGCAATTCCTAAAGCAATTCTGCGTTTCTGCAAAGCGCAAGAACCGAAAGTGTTTGGCAAACTGGTTCTGCGCGCTGGTAAGATGTTGAAGCCGGGGCCGACCGTCACCTTTGACGTGGACAAACAAACGATCAATTGCCGCGACAAACAAATCACCATTCACTATCTGGTGCGCAAGTCGAAAGAACAATCGTTGATTATGTGTTTGGAACAGTGGGCCTTCGGTGGGCACCCGCTGCTTATGGAACCGGTTTATCCCGGCGAGCCAAAAACTTTCCATATCTGTATCGACGAAGATTCGGAATGTTTCTTCGGCACCGACACGCAAACGTTTGAAGTGTTGATCGACGGTCTGCCGGAATCCTATCGCCGCATTCGCCAGAATCCTTCCTTCCGTTTCGATTGGGACGTGACCGACCCGATGAACATGACCATCGAACAAATCATGGCCGCGCCTGTATTGGTGCCCGCATGAATTGGTTCGCCCGGTTGTTTCCAAAGTGGCACGTAACCGAAAGGAATCTTGCGCGGGAGTTTGAAAAGATTCTTTCGCAAAAGCCTGCAATGACCTACGGGCAAGTACAGGCCGCAGTCGAGGACGTTGCCAACGCTTTCGGAATTGTTGACGGTTCGTTTTACATTACGTGGTTTTCGGTGCCGCGTACCCGTGAACGCAACAAGGAACGCGAAGCCGGTTTGATCTGTGCCAAAATTCGCTTGGTGACTTTCCGTCATCGCATTCGCAAAGCGGAAGCGGTAATGACAATGGAACTTGAGCGCAACTGGTACGCGCCCGTTTCGAGAAAATTGATTCTGGCTTCGGAACTGACTTACGTTCCGGACAGTTTCAGCGCTGGCCCGTATTGGCAGATGAAACCGATTGCGGACACGCAAGACGAAAACTTCCAAACCACGCTGGAGGAATTGAAATGAGTAAGGAAGTAGCGCTCCCAAAAGAACGCAAGACAACCAAACAGCAAATGTATGTGCTGGAAGCGTGGCGCGATTACCGACAAGTGTATTGGGATAACCACAACGATTCGCCAGACATTTCGCAGCCGCATATGCCTGATGAAAATTCCGTGGCGTTCAAGTTTGAAGGGTTGGGCCTGTTGGCGCACGGCCTGCTCAAGCTTGTGGACTTTCTGAAATATCTGGAAACCCACTATCCGAAATACAGTCCAAACAAATGCACCGTTTACCTTCGCATGAACGGCAAGTTGTTTCCCGCGTTGGCTGGGGACGATGAAGAAATCTGTAAAGCTACAGTGGAGCGCGTGAACGAGGAAGCTTCGGCTGCCTACCGTTTGACTCCGGAATACGCGGCAAGCCAAGCGAAGATGGAAAACTCCAAACGTGAAGCTGCCGAAAACATGAAACAGGTTCTGCGTGATCTGCGTCCGGATTTTGATTATCTGGATATGGGCCGCTGGCTGATTCGTTATATCGCTGGACAAGATCGCATTGGTGCCGACGTGGACATTGCTGAAATGTATACGCGGTTTGAAAACATGGGTTACATTCGGAACGAAGGTGTTACCGTTCCGACGACTCGGCCAGTTGGTTTGGAAGCCAACATTCGCTATATCGTCGGGCAGGTAATGTCATTCCACAATCCGGAAGACCCTGATTCTGGATTCGGCCCATGCACTGCGCACCCGATGTTGGGCGAGTGGGCGGAAAAAGCAGTGCGCGAACATTTGGAAACTTCAATCGAAACCACAAAAGAGGAAAAGTTGGAAAATGAATAAGAAGGCATTTTTGATTATCGGCGCGCTGGCCGCTGTATTGTCCGGCTGTGACCAAGAGCCAACACCCGCAGAAGAAGCGGCGTATGTGGACGAAGAAGCGGGCAACACGACTCGCGCTCAACTGGCCGAAGATCAAAAAGATTTGGACGCCACGGTAAAAGAATTACAAACGAAAGACCCGTCGGTGAAAGACGCCTACTACTCGTACAACGAGAAAGGCGAAAAGGTTCTGCACATTGTACGTGAAGAAGCCAATGGGAAAAACAGCGATTCCGTTTGGCCGATGTTGGGCGGCGCGGCAGTCGGTGCGCTTGGCGGTTACGCTTTGGCAAAGGCAATGAACAGCCAAGGCGGTTACAACAGTTACCAAAACTCTCACCCGCCAATGAGCCAAGCGCATTACGACGAAGAAGAACGCCGCAAACATCGCAACACGGCGACCGCTGGTTACACAAACATGATGATGAACAATAATCGCGGTTATGTTCGTCAATCGCCGACTTACCGTCAAAACATGAGTTCGAGTGTTTCCAATTACCGTTCCGGTGGTTCGTACACTTCTAGCGGTACAACTTCCCGCGCAACCGGCGTTATGGCTGGCGGTGGTGGGCGAGCCGCTGCACACGGCGGCGGTGGCGGTAGCTAATTCGGTTTCGGCATTCAGGAGATTTTTTCAATGCGTTGCAATTACCACAACATCAATTTCAACCTCAATGCTCTGATGGTTGAAGAACTGCCGTGGACTCAAGCGTTTTACCGCGAAGCTCCGCGTCCAGAAAGCCAAAGCGATGGCGAGTTTCACGCTGACGTAAAAGAGTATTTTTCTTTCCCGTTGGCAAACAGTGCGGCCATGCCGGTTTACGAACTGGGCCTGAGTTCCTGCGCGAAGATCGAAACGCAATTTGAACTGGCCTACGCAATGCTGGTCGAAGCGGTTGGCCGTTTGTTTGGCGAATCGAACGACACGCTGATGCACTACGTCGGCTGTGAGTTCCTGCGCAAACATCCGTACTTCATCGACTACGCAAAGTTTTCGTATCGCGATTTCGGTTCGGCACGCCAGTCGATCTACGGTCGCTTTGATGCCGCATTCGATCCGGTGAAAGAAGAAATCGTCGGCATCTACGAATTCAACGGCGACACTCCGACCATGCTGTTTGAATCCGTGGCCGTGCAAAACCACGTTTGCGAACAAGTGACCGGCGACATTGAACTGCAACTGAATAGTTTTTATCCGTTGCTGCAAACTTTGATTTCCGACCTCGGCCCAATGCCGGGAACTGCCGCCGTAATCTTCGACAGCAAATCGTTTGAAGACATGGCGACCTGTGAAGTCATTGCGCAGATTCTCGGCGAAAACAATATCTGCCTGTTCACCGACATAAACGAAATCGACTACGACTTTGAAAGCAAAAGTTTGCCGTTCGTGGTTGGCAACGATCACCTTTCGGTAATCTTCGCGCTGGTGCCGTGGGAAGAAATGGTCGAGTCGTTCCCGCAAGCCTACAAAGAATGGGCGAACTGGGCAGGCAACCTGACTTTCTTTGAACCGGCGTGGCGTTGGTTTGCGTCGAACAAAGGCATTTGGGCCTACGTCACCCATCTGTTTGAAAACGACAAAGAGTTTTACGCGAAGTACAAAGAAGTCCCCGCGATCAAAACTTACGTCGATACCAAACCGTTCACTGATTACCACTTGCCGTATGTTGCCAAACCAAAAGTTGGCCGCATGAGTTGCAACATCGAAATCATCAACGGCGCTGGCGCTACGCAATTCAAAACCGACGGCCCGTATCCGGAGGACAAAGTGTTTCAGCACTACGTCCCACCTTATCAAGTGCCCGGTCGCGAAAACTTCATCATCGGAATGTTTATGGTGCCGGATGTTGCGGACAACCTGAACACGATGAAATCGGCAACTGCCGCAACGCTCTGCATTCGCGAATTCGATTCGCCGGTGCTTGGCATCAAGAACGAACGGTTTGTTCCGCACGTCTTGATCGAAAACGAGTAAACAATCATGGGACAAATTGTTCTGTTTCTAATCGGCTGTTTGGTCGGTTGGTTTTGGGTATCGCTGTTTTTCACGTACCGCCAGCGCAAACAATGCGACGACGGTTGGGAATTCGCGGCACTGGTTATTGCAAACATGCTGACCACAGCGCGCATCGTGTGGGATGGAGTCAAACATTTTGCGCTGCTGGCGTGGACGTTTCTGTGTGCGGTGTATGCGCGTATTCGTGAAGCGCACAAACGTTTGCAGGCAAAGGGCAAGGTGTCGGAATGAAACCAATCGTACTGAAAGCCGATACAGGTTTGCTGCGTGCGCTGGTTGAATCCGATCCGGAACTGAAACTGCAAATCAGTTCGGCAGTGTTGAAAAACATTTCCGATGATGTTTGCAAAGCCGCCGTCTTGGAAAAGCTGAAAGCGCAGCTTGACCAACTGGCAAACTTTGCGGCTGGTTGGAATCGCAACAGCTCCATGATTAATCCGTTTCACAATAGTCCGCTACATGACTTGTTGAAGAAACTGATTAACGCTCAAATCGAGCAAGCAACGGAAGAACTGATTATCCAATCGGTGACGCCGGTTATCCAGAAAGTGTTTGAAGCGAAGTTGCCGGAATTCCAAAAGCAACTGGACGAAATGATTGAGGCGGCTTTGACGCCCGAACATTTGAAAAAACGACTGGAAGCGAAACTGGCCGCTTTGGCCCTGTAACAAACGGACTTGCCTCGCCTGTTTATTCAGCGCGGGGCATTTCCATTTCGGCGCCTGAACTTACGGTATCCCGTAAGGCTTATGGATTGCCAAGGGTGCCCACTGTGTTACAATGTATACGTTGAGGAGACTGTGCCTCAGATTTAACACTTACGACTTAGAGGATGTTTGGACATGAACCATAAACTCGCTTTTGCCGACCTGAATCCGCAAGTAAAAATCGCCGCCCTGATGGCTATGATTACCGGCCTTAACGAAGCGGGCCAACTGCCCGACGCAATCCTCAGTGCATGCCTTTCCCGTCACGGCATCACGCCGCAAACTATTGCGGACGAAATCAACGCGCTCGGCGACGAAGGCAGCGCAAACTTTTTGCTGTTTGAGCAATTCTTTTCCGACGCAAACATTCAGCCGGTCGATTGGTTGGGCGCCAACGAATGCGAATGGATCGAACCGAAACACGCGGTCGATTACATCGAAGGTCAGCAAACTTTGATTTTCGATATGTACGCGGTCGCAACTGTTTTGCCGCACCACTTTGCGGAAGACACGCTGGCACAACAGTTCAACGAAGGTTGGGTGATTCTGTTTCCGGATGCGGTCTATGGTTTGCCCGCGACCACAATCAAAGAAAGCCCGATCTATCGCAATCAGCAACAGGCGATGGAAGCGGTTATGAAAATTGTTTACGCGAAATTCAATCGCGACGCCAAAGGTAAAGTCTGATGGAAAAGGTCTTAGCGTTCACTCTCGATAATGGTTCCGAAGTTGTCTTTCCGGAAATCAATGCAGTCATGCTTTGTGAATGTTTGGTGCTGATGGCCCAAGACAAAGAGTGGAACGCTACGGCCTTTCGCGAAATGTTGGCAATGTGTCGGTCGCCGGGCGTCACGTCGCATATGGCTTACGATTACGAAAACACGCGCAACCTTTACAATCTGGTTGTGGCCTGTTTGACTGATTACACAAAAAGTACGGAATCGACTATCAGCATGATTTTCCGCTGGCAGCGCAAAAACCCGAATGCCATTTTGGAAAACCCGCCACCGCTGATCGTAAACAACCAAACCGAGTTTGAATGCGTGACTCTGCTTTGCGCATTGGTTGGCAAACTTGCGGAAGCGGTGCGGACTGGCAGTGGCGTAAATGTTCACACGAAAGCAATGGAGTAGGCATCGTGATTCTTTTCTACTGGGCGCAACTCATTCATGGCGTGGAGCCAGAACCAAACGGTGCGTCCGCTCGCATTTGGGTAAACATTGATTTGGCTGCGAAGTGGTCAATCGGTTACGGCAAAATGGAATTCGTTTTGGATTCCCTTTGTTTGTGGGGCGGGGCTGATCGACGCGAAACTTGTTATGACGGCTCCACGACTCTTTCGTGGGAATTCCCCGGCGAGCGTTACGCGCTGGTCAAATCTCTTTTGGAGAAATGGAAACTCGGCAAAGGTGAACTGCCGACGTGGCATGAAGAACCGTTTTACAACCAGCCATCGAAGCTGGAAAACAAAGCATAACTAGATCGACAAACATTTGACCATTAACCATTAGATTTGGAAAGTTTGCAAGCATGGATATTCGTAATTGCTCGGGTTGCATCGTCTTTCGTAAAAACGAACAAAAGGTTCCGGAGTATCTGATCCTTCGTCGTGCGGAGCGTGGGGCTTCGTGGGGCTTTCCGAAAGGTGGCGTTGAGCAGAATATGAGTTCGCGTGCTTCGGCTGCGAAAGAAGTTCGCGAAGAAGCTGGCGTGTTGTGTACGCCGAAAGAAAGGCTTGGCTCTTATCGTTTCGTCAAACAGGAGCAAGTGCAAGAAGTAGAAATGTTTGTCGCTGAGTACGACACCGACGCCGCCGTTTGGGAGGAAGAAGATATTCGCGAAGTGAAATGGCTTCCGGTTGAAAAAGCAATGAAGAAAGTTGACCGTTACCAGCAAGCCTTTTTGATGGAGGCTCACCACAACGTAACGCGGGGTTTCTATGACTAGCCTTCTGTTGGGTTGTGCTGCAATCTTTGCAACAATGTTTGCCACCACGTTTCTGCGCGGGTTCCAAAACAAAAACGTGGCCGGTGGACACAAGCGGCTGGCTGCGGGCTTCGGTTTCGCAATGGCCGTGTGTGACGTGGTAACTATTTCGTTGGTCGGTGCGGTTGCTGTTGAAGCCGCAACTTCTGGCGATCATTATTTTTCTGTAGTCACCGCAATTGCAGGCGGCGCCGGTTCTTCGATGGGTTGGGTTCTGTCGATGGTTGTTCACGACCGGGTAATGCGCCGCCGCAATGCAGAACGCGATGCGCAAAAGAAATTGCGTAAGCGCAGCAAACAAGAAGAACGAATCCGCGATATTTTGCGCGACGAACTAGATGATCTGGAAGCGAAAGGGATCATCACAATAAATCAGCCATAGGGATAGAATCATGACCACTACCGTGCCCGCTACAAAGACCATTCAGGCCAACATAAACAACAAGGTTCAGTTTGTGCTGACTGATTTCGGAAATGAATGTTGGGATAAATTGGCGCAAGCTGAAATGGTCGAGTTCAAGGCCAGCACGCCGCGTCAGAAGGTAAAGGCAACAACCAATCCCGATGACCCAACGCTGGAAATGCAGCTTTGGGATTTCGCAAACTTCTTCGGGCCGAAACTTTTCGTCGGCTCGCCAAACCTTTTTGTAGACAACGAAGTAACGGTTGAAGGGAACTGAGTATGGAATATATTTTAGTCACGGACGCACAGCATATGAATTCGCTGGCGAGCCTGCGTCACTTGGCTGACAAAAACCGAATCGCGCACACAACGATCAAGGTCAAGAAAAGTTTGGAGCATGAGCCGCGTGGCTTTTACGTTTCCATGTATTCGTCGAACGGTATCAACTCCAGCCTGATTAGCTGCGCCGAACAAGTTTACATCCAAACAGTTTCTGGCAAGTGGGTTATGGTGAAAGACACCGAGTATCCAGACCTTTCGTTTGAAATCGGTTGTCTGTTTGACTGCAAACGAATCATTGTCGAGGCCGCACAAGAAAACTGCGACCGGCTCGCTGACTTCTACGAACTGATCCAACAAAAAGAAAGCTCGCCAAACTATTTGCGCGGTGCGATCAAGTAACAAACCGAACCGGCATCATAAGCTGGTCGGTCGCTGTACCGCCACACATTGCGCATATGGAGTAGTTTTAGTCGCGTAGTTGTGTGGCCCTTACCATCCGGGGATTCACCTAATTAACGAAGGCAAAACATGAACACTCAAATTGACTACAATGCTTTGGCGGAAAGTTTTATCATTCCGAGTGAAGTTCGCCGCAACTGGCTGCATCTGGATTTGAACAGCCAAGCGAAAATCATTCACGAACTGGATATTCCGGTTCACCTGCCGCCGCGTGTTGGCCGCTTCGATCCGAAAATGACCGAGGCTTACGACAAAGTGTTTGAACACGTCAAAGATGCAATGGACGTGTTCGACGAAATGGTGCGGGCGCAACTGCAAACAATTGAAAAGAATCGGTTCAACCGGATGCTGTCCGGTATCGACCAACGCAAAAACCCAAGGGTGTAAAAACAATGGAACTCGTTGCTCCAATTTTGAAAGTGAGAATGTCGATCAACGCGCTGGCGTTTGACGACGCATGGCCTGAACCACGCCGGAAGGAAGAACAGCGGACTGCGCATCAGGTCACTGAGTTTTTCATTACCGAAGTTGTGCAACGAATGGTTCGGGAATGCAACGTGATGTTGCACCCGATGGCGACAACGTTTTCGGAAGGTGAGAAGCGGGCCGCGCAACATATGCGTGGTTTGTTTCGCTGCATTCGTTCCGTCGAGCGGGAATTCAAAAACGACGGCGTGATTCATCTTTCGTTTAACGTGTATCGCCCACTTTCGATTCCGGGGCGGTCGAAAGAGTTTGACCAACAAGAATGGTTCATCTACAAATACGTGGTGCCGTTGCGCAATGCGTGTTCCGGATGGGCCTCTGAGGCAGCGACTATAAAAACGCCGTACCGCGAATGGCTCGCAAAAGTTTACAAACAACTTGCGGAAGCTTTCGAGGACATGACCTACGGAACCGGCTCGTTTACAAATTTGACCGTGGAGAAATAAAATGGAACGTGTGCAAACTGTTTCGGAAATGCGCGACAACATCGACCGCCTGTCTCATGTAATCGGTACGGGCGCAATGTTTACCGCCGAGGACGCGAAAGCTTTACAGCGCGTTTTGGAAAAGTTGTCGTGGCATCGCAATCAGGCCATTCGCTTTGCGCTGACCTGCAAAGCTTCGGTCGGTGATCTGGCGGAACTGTGGGGCTTGAGTGTTGAGCGCATTGTCGAAATCGGTAAGCAACCGTTGAGTGCGCCGCAATTCCACGAAATCAAAGTGCTGGACTATCCGAATCTGTTGCATCCGGAATCACCTTTGGGCGACCGTGAGCAAATGCGCGAATCGCTGAAAGAAATGCGCGAGCAGTGCAAAGGTGTTAACGTAATCTTGCCGGAAGAAAAGAAACATGACTTCCGCGTCATGTGGTCGGTCGGTGATCCGATTGTCGGTTACGAATTCACCAGCAAACATCCGGGGCCAGAATCAATGGCGAGCGGCGTTGTGGAAAGCTGGACACCGAAACAGTTGGAAGAACATCTGAACGAAATGGAAAAGTTTCGTCCGGCAATGTCTACCACTGGCGCAACGACTGGTCGCGTGTCGTGTGCAGAACCAAATAGTTCGGTGAAACCGTCGAAATCTGCAAAGCCTGAGAAAGCGCGGCCACCCGTGGGCCTGTTGGAAATCGCCAAAACAGTTGGCAAGGAATTCAAGAAGCTGCGCACCGAAGCCGGTATCAACCAGACCGACGCGGGCAAGCTGATTGGGGAAAGCCAAATGTATGTGTCGATGCTTGAGCGCGGAAAGATTCCGAACAAGAAAACCGACGCGCCCGGCATGCAGTTGTCGCTGCAAGAATTCAAAGGCGTAATCAAAACGTTGGGAATGCAGAACGTGGCGAAAGCGCTTAACCCTACAACCGAATAAACATTCCATTCACCAACACTGGAGAGGCAGTTATGAAATCCTATGTGTATGTGTATCGAGTGCCTGCCCTTTCAGTGTTGGCACCGGAACAGCTTGAAAAAGTTTTGTCCCATCAAGGTCAGTTTGAAGACTGGCGCGTCTTGCACGTCGATAAACAAATCGGCTCCCGTTTCGAGTCGCGTGTTGACCTGATCGTTTCGGTGGACAACGACGTTTACCAAACAATTAAATCGGACGGTTCATTCACGTTCGATGCACTGGCAAACGTTTTGGACTTCGGCCAATCGCTGGAAACGCTTCACTAATCCAATCGCAAATAAAGGAATGCAATCATGACAGGCAATTTCGTATCTGATGTTTCGGGCCGCGAAGACGCACCGGCAGAAGTCGGCAGTGCTTTGCAGAAAAGCTGGACGATTCTTCTGGAGCGCAAAGTCAAAAGCGCGCTCGTTGCTCACAAATCAATGGTCAAAGTTGAGCGCGTGCAACAACCAATCAACGGCCAGTGGCTCATTGTGGTGAACGGCACAATCGTTATTCACCGTCCGGGCAAAACAGTTACGTCGATTTTCCGTGCTGACAATGATGTTAGTGCAGAAACCATTCGCGAATCGTGTTTCACCAATCTGATCGACGCCGACAAACCGAGCGCTCGCGTGAAGAACGAAACGCAACTGTTTGCAATGCTGATCGCCGAAGTGGACAAAGACAACGGCATTGACGTTGAACCAAAAGAAGAACCAGCCAATTCGCGGAAAGCTGCCTTTCTGGATAAGGTGGCGACCGACGACAAAACCAACCCGGTCGCGGCGTTTCTGGACAAAATGTCGGGCGACGAAAAACCTAGCGGCCTGAAACGTCGCGGCAAAGACCCGATGGCGGGCAAACGGCCAGCGGTTGCGGAAACGGAAAGTGAAGAAGCCGACGATTCTCTCGATGCAGTGAAAACGAAAGAATCGAAACCGTTCCCACCGTTGCTCAAATATATCGACGGCCTGAAACAGTTCAAACGTCTCGATTGTTTGCTGGTCGAAGCGGTGAACACCCAAGGCCAGTACGTTGAATGGGCGGTGAATGTTTACGTTCCGATTTCCGAACTGGTGGACAACCAACTGGAAGTCGTCGAGCAATTGCATTTGCTGACAATCATCGACGAACATTCTCGCGGTTGTGCTGAATTCGATTTGGCCGAATCGACATTCGCGCCGATGGCAATGCGTCTGGACTTCGACGAAATGAGCAACGGCAGTGTTGCGGAAACTCTCGAAAAGTTTTTCGATGACCAGCGCCCGACCGCTTCCATGTCGAGTGCCGAGAATGGCGAAATGGCTTTCCTGCAAGACGAAATCGGCATTCCGGATACCAGCGTAAACATCATGGCAAACATGATGGTGCCGATCCGCCGCGAAAGCGTGAAGGTTGAACAAACCTGTAAACATCCAAGTGCCGCAGTGCGAAATGCGCTGAGCCGCTTCAAACTGAAAACCGTTTACTTCGGGCGCGTTAGTCCGGAATAAACAAACCGAGCAACACCGGGAGTCGGCCAACGGCTCCCTTCACTCACATTTGATTCTTGGATATTGCAATGACCCCGAACAAACAAGCAGTCTACTCGTCCCGTACCGCTGACAAATTCGTTATCCGCCTGCCGGATGACATGCGCGAAAAGATTGCTCAACTCGCAAAAGACCATCACCGCAGCATGAACAGCCAAATCATTAACTGGCTGGAAATCTGCATTGCTCTGGAAGACGCGGGTATTCCTGTAACCAAAGATACTCTGGCGGTTGCGGGCGAAACACTGAAAGAAGAAAACGCAAAGCCGGTTGTTTCTCTTTCCATCGGCGAGACTGTTCGCGTTCCAGAAAAATACTGCAACGACCTGTCCGGCCATATCGAAGTGTTTGGTGATAAGCCGCGCACTCTCGAAACCGACGAAGTGCTGGTCGAAGTTTATGCACTGGGCCGCATTACCGAAATCGTCACCAATGGTTTCGGCGTTGGCGTAAAAGTTTGCTGGTTGCATACCGGCTGCGAATCGAAGTGGATTACGTTTCAGGAAATCCAGAAGTTGGCGTAATCGAACACCGAGGCGAGTATGGAAAAGAAACTACAGCGCATCATTTTAGGCTTTCACAAATACGACCATATATGGGACTGTTGTGATAGCACGCGCATTCCAATTTTTGCAGTTGACCCGCACGTCTTTCAACTCAAGCTCGCCTCTGGTTTCAACCTCTATTGCGTAGCGGTAGACATTTACGTTCCAAAACGTTTTCAGAAAACGGGCTGGGGCGGTCTGCCGTCTAGCTGGATCATAAAGGCTGATTTGATTTACAACCAGACGACGCGCAATCGCGTAAAGTTTCGCACGACTCATATGCGCGACCGAAGTGATGTTGTGTTTACGGCGTTGTTCAAACTGTTGGCGAAGCGTACCCACACAGCGTATGCAGGCCCGACCATTGCAAAACTTAGAAAGGGGAAACGACACCATGCGAAAGTGGAGCACGTATAACGATTTCACTGATCGCGGCCCTGCCGTATTCATCTGCGTTGAAACCGGAAAAGAAAAGATTGCGGTTCCGGTTCTGTTCCACACCATGATCGCAAAGCAGACCTACGCCGAACGCGTGGTTGGCATTATCAAATATCTCAATTGGCGCGCCGATCAATTGGAGCGCATCCGGAATAACTTGGAGCATTGTTCATGACTGGCGCATTTGTATTATGGATGTTTGTTCAAAACATTACCGGTTCCCGTTTCGGCGGCACCGTTGTTCAAACGCAAGCCCCGTCTGCAATGTCGTTCCACGTCGCGGTTGACGATTGCACGCGTGCCGAAATTGCTCTGCATGCAACCATGAAAGAAAAACAACCGGATGTGAAATACTTCACTCTCTGCCTGCCTTCCGCATAAGGACTTTGCCATGCCCGGCCCGTTTATCAACAACGATGGTTACGAACCCGCCGATTGGGATACGCCGAAAACCGAAAAGCCCGCGCCAACTTATAACGGCGTTGGTTTGAATTCCGGCCCGGTTGATTTGGCTCCGCACGTCGGCGAAGGTTTTGCGCTTTTGCTTTGCGGTGGCACTGCCGTAAAAATCGGCTACACAAACATGCACCTGATTTGCGGCTGGCTCGCCTCCGGTTCACAAGGTTATTCATTCAGCAAAGACGTTGGCGACATTCGCAAAGCGTTTGAAGGCGTGACTTGCGAAACCAGCGTGGGCAACACGCCAATGATTCCGACCTACACCGAATCGCAATTGCGCGAAGCCGAAACCAAACTGGCTCGCGTGAAAGACCTGATGGCCGAACTGAGCGCGGTATTGAAATCATGAGCGTAGAAATGGAACAACTGGAACGCTTAAACAAACTTTCATTCGCCGTGACCGATGCGTGTATCAGCCAGACCGATTGGAAACCGGACTGCATGGGCAAGATGGATTTCGACATTACGCTTTTCAATCTGTGCTCGCGTTCGTACCCGGATAACACCGCGTATGGCACGCTGTACCTGAGCACCGAAGGCAACAAGTGCATTGACGGAATCGCGCTTGCAGAATTCCAATCGGAACCGGGCGAACACCTCGGGGCGCCGAAAGCTCAAGACGAATTGCAACGCATGGCCCGCGAACACATTCAAAAGTTTGTGTACGCACTGTTGCGAATCACCGATCCTGAAAAACTCGAAAAAGCAATGAAAGAAGCCGGGCTGTAATTGCCCGGTACACCTAATAAAAGGAAGTAGTAAAATGAGCGAATTCACTCAAGAAGATTTTCCAGAAGATAGCACCGTTGCCAAGATCGCCCGCGTCAGTAACTTGACCGGCGAAGAAATTGCCTCCAGACTCCGAAAGGTTAAAACGGTTGGTCGATTTGTTTGGCGTGGTTATCAGGTAATCGCAACCTTGTTGATCGTTTCATTGATTGGTGGATACTTCGCGCTGTTCACGCAAGAATATCGCGACAAGCTGTTGCCGTACAAATCCAATGTCTACACCAAATCCTGCCGCGCAAAAACGGAAGGCGGCGTGGTGATCGAAGGTACGCGAACTGTTTATGACCGCTACCAATCGTTTGGGCCGCTGAGTTGGAAAAGCGAAACGGAAAGTTCCGAAACCACAAAAGTTACGCTGCGTGTTGGTGAAGCGCTGACCGTGATTGGTTTGAACGGAACCGATGTTGCTTTCACCAAAGTGTTTGCCGCTGCTGACCGTGGCGACCAAAGCATCAAACCCGCGCAAAACCTCGTTTTCGTTCTAGGCGCAAAGCCAGACGTTGCCTCAATCCCTTATCAAGAATTCTGCAAATGAACCGCCAATCAAAACCTGTAAACCCTCTGTGCCAAAACCAATTCGACGCCATGTGGGCCACGCTGGGCGATGTTCCGAAACAGCAACGCCGTAACCAAATGCCTGTCGTCAAACCGCTCGATCTTCCGGGCATGCCAACCGTAACTCGACCAAAGCGTTAACAGAGGTTTTACTTTATGAAAATGCGTTATGTGATTGTTGAAGTTGTTCGTGAAAATGGCGACGTTGTTCAACTGCCGATTTTGTTTTCGCACGCTTTCAGCAATGAACAGGCAACTCAATTCGTTTCGGCTGCAACGTCTCTCGCGAAAGTCCCGACCGGCAAACCTATTTCCGCTGGCACCGTTGAACTGTGGGATCGCCGCGTTGCGTGTTCCGGTTTCGACGAAACTTTCGGCGTGGGTAGTCGCGGGCGTCACGATGAAATCCTGATCGAAAGCGCCGAACACCTGTAACCAACTGCCCGTGTGGGTTTGTTCAACTGCACGGGCATTCTTTTGGGAAAAATTCAAATGGCACAAGTTGCAGAAGTCGAAACCGATCCGGATTTGATCCTCGGGCCTGAATGGCGTTCCGTTACCAAAACGAAACCTCGCACTCCCGGTTGGCGCGCAGTGCGTACCGCTGACATGGAACATCTGGAAAAAGGTTATTACACCGACGCGTACTGGGAAGGTGGTTGCTGGTACACGTTCGGATTGTTTGCCGGAATGTTGCGGGTTCGCCGTGAAGTTCGCGACGTGCAATTCTGGCGCCCGCATACTCCAGCGGAAAAGCGCGCCATCAAAAAAGAAGTCGAGAAAGAAAATCAACGACCGGCCCAAGTGCCGCGCTATAAAGGGAGTCGTCGCTAATGTCTAGCGGATACGGAGCGCTAATTGTTTGTGTGTTGGGCGGTGCATCACTGTGGGCCGGTTGGCATTACAACGACATTGGCGCCGCTTACGAAAAGCAAACGCCGCGTGAACTTTCTTTGATTGGCACCGGTATCGAATCGAAAGCCACGGAGAAAGGCAAACTTACTTATCTGGTCGGCAACTTTGTCGAAAAGGATACGAAGCGAAACTTCCAGTATCCAATCACGCAACAAACGTTTGACCAGTTTGCGGAAACAGCCAGCACTTTGCACCAGCCGATTATGGGGCGTCCGTATGTTCCGCGCCAGCCTCTGCTTATGGAAATGAATCTCGCTGAAAAAGACATTCAGCCAGATAAAGACAAAGACGGCGCAACCGGAAAGTCTTACCTGTTCTTTACGCTGTCGTTTCTCCTTTTCCTAATGTTGATGTGAGGTGACACGGATGTTGACGTTGAAACGTTGGGGCGTTATTGCGGGCGTGCTCGCCATTTGCGGTCTGGTTCTGGTCGCACAAGAAGCTGGCGTTCGCCACGAAAACTACAAACGCAAAGAAGTCCGACACGTCATTTTGTTTGACGTAGAGGACACGTCCAAGATGGTAGACGGGCAAAAGGTTTTCTTCAAACTCGCCTCGTATTCACAAGGTTTGGAAATCTTCCAACTGCCAATTGACGAAAGGTCGGCAGCCGAGTGGAAAGCCGCGACTGGCCCCGATGGTCGCCCACCACAAATTCCAACAGACCTTTTCGTTTCGCAACGTGAACTGGACGGCGGGCCTTCCGCGCTTGCGTTCACAGCGGAAAAACTGCAATGGGGATGTTTGTATCTCGCGCTGGGCATTCTAGTTTACGGCTTCGCGTCCCCGCTGTGGTATAGCGTCGAGAAGAAAAAGAAATGACACTAATCTGTAAACTCTTTGGGTGCAAGTGGCGCGAAAAGTATTACACGTATTCCAGCGACCATATGTGGCGGTACACAAACTATCGCTACTTCGCATACTGCCCCCGCTGCGGCACTCCAAATCCGAATTCGTAAGGGAACAAACCATGTTCAAGGCCAAACAAGACAAATGCGTAATCGTTGGTAACGCGCAGAAATTCCCGTCGATCAATACGTGGGTTGAGCTTTGCGATTTGAGAGCAGGCACTGCCCCGGTGGTTATGTTGCATTCTGATCCGGAATTCGGCGCACAAATGAAAACCGCGCCGCTCATGGTTCAGGAACTGTTGCCTCACGGTATTTACTTTCTGAACGTGCGGTTCCCCGACCACTTGAGCTACATTCTTGAGCGCGGCCCGGTTGGCACGCTGATTATGCCGGAACTGAAAAGCGTGTATATCGACGGCAACGACGTAAAGTTTGCAATCGAATCCAGTCGCAAGGAAACGATTGCGGCCCTTCACAAACTGATCGAAGCAAACCCGGAAATGAATTTCGGTTTAGGAGCAGGAAATGTCATCGGCCTCTGATTCTGTCTCGGATGTTTCCGGACGCGAAAAGAAACCTTTGTCCCAAGCGCAGAAAGAAGCGCTGCAACGTGCGGCTGACCAGCGCCAAGATTTGCTCGCCACTTTCCTACATGCGCTTCAATCGGGCGACTGGGCACCATTGGCGAATGAGTTTGGGAAAGTTCGCGCCAATATGGAAAAGCGCCAGCGTGCAGAAGATCGTCTGGCCCCACAAGAATTCCGCAACCCGCGCAAAGTTCGCCGTACCATTCCGGCTTACGTGGCCGAACCAGATAACACGATTCCGTATTACATTCGCGTGGCGCCGGAATCGTTTAAAGACGGATGGGAATTCTCACCCGGTTTCAAACTGGCAGTGCCGGACGCTGGCCTTGCGGTGAATGAAGATTTCACTTTCCAGTTACATAACGCGAGCATTGTTTGTGACCCGTTCAAACTGAAAGATTGGTTGTTGAATGGCACCGGCTCGCACGACAACCAAACACTTCGCGGCATGGGGTATTCGTCAAACCTCGCAGACGCGCTCAAGAACGTAAAGTTTCCATTGGGCGCAGTGCTGGTTTACGTTCCGCATGTTTTTCTCACGGATGTTTACGCAACCAAAGCACTGTGGCGTCTGGATGAATTCAATCGCGGTTGCCGCGACGAACATAACAGCGAACAGAACCAGATGCTTTGGAATGTCGTTGAACGCAAAATGCAAATCAACCGGATCATGGTGGACTGAATGCGTGCCGAAGACTTGCGGGATTTGAAATCGAAAGCGGAAATTGACCACGGCCAGCACTACACCGATTGCCTCGGCAGTGCGTTACAACTTTTCTACAAACTGCGCCCGGTATCCGAAGAACTGGATCGCCAAATTCAAGGTTTGCTCGGTCGCGTCAGTGGCTCGAAAGGCCCGGTCGGTTTTTCTGGTGGCGTGCATTTGATTGAAGTGTTGGATTCGGTGCAACACCTGAAACAGCGCATCGAGGAACAGAAAGTTTATCTGTACCGCCTGCAAACCTTCGACCCGCAAGCGGCGTTCGATGAAGTCAATAAAATCGTTATGGAATACGTCTGATGGATGAAGACAAGCAAAGGGAGGTTTGCGAAAAGCTGAATGCCGCTGGCTACGCAACTCAACCTGACCGCAACGGAAACATTTACGTCGGTGAATCCGCAGAACAATTGGAAAAAGCGCTGGCGGAACACGAACAGGAATACCTTGAACGTGAACGCGACATTATCGTGGTCGGTGGTGGCGGTTTCAGTATGGGAATGGTCACGCGCACGCATTTGGGCGCCAGCCGAATCGGAATGAAGTTTGCGGCGTTGGCCTTGGCACAAAGTATTGAAATTGGTTGCGTGGCCGAACCTGTACACGATTACCTGACCGAATCGAAACCGCGACCTCAATACAGTCGGCCCAAAGAGTTGACGCCGGGCGAACGCAAGTTCCGAAACAAGAAACTCAAAACGCAGCGCAATAGTCGCCGCTACAACAGGAAGCGCTGATGCGACGTGAACAAAGTGGTTTTGCGCAATTGATGGTTGCATGCACGGCCCTTGTGCGTGAAGTTCGGATTTCGGTTGAAGACCAACAAGCGAAGGCAAAGAAACGTGAACAGTCAGTCCGCACGGTTGATCTGACTTTTGACATAATCGAAGGGAAAAAATCTGACATGGGTATCACGCTGGAATATGTACAACGCAAAGTAAGGGAAGCGGTAGAGCGCCGGGATGCGTTACGCGTACTTGCGGAATCGCGTTCCCCAATCTACACCGATTACCCGGCAATGGTTATTCGGGATATGCAAGAATGTTTGGAAGCGCTGCGCCTTATCAAAGTGCAGTTCGATTCTTTGCGGGAACACATCCGCAAACATTCCAAACAACCGAACATGGAACAGGAACTACGGTCACTGATCGCTGAACTGACCCTCTGAGCGAAACTGTAAACTTGTTGTATCTCAATCAGTAGTAAGGAACTCTGAAAATGGCTGCAAAGAAGAAACCAGACGTTGATACTTCGGCTCGCACTCGCGGCGGCATCACCACGCTGAAAGCGAAAGACCCAATCAACGTGGAAGGTCTGAAACG